CATACTGGACATACCGATATCTCCACCAAGATTATCGAAGTCTCCACCCATACCAGAATCAATTCCGCCCATATCAAAACCGCCCATATCTCCACCCATACCCATTCCTCCACCCATCATACCCATATCTCCGCCCATGCCCATATCTCCACCCATTTGGTTTTGATCTTGAGGCTGAGCAAATGCTTTAGACTCGACTTTATTCCAATCGACTTCGGGTATAACTTTAGCTTTAGCATCTTTAGGAGTATAACCAAGAGTCTGCCAGATATTAATTTCATTCTGTCTATTAGAAAGAATTTCAGTTCTATTGCCAGACATAAGACCCTGAGGTGCTGGAAAAGTAACTCTAATCATCTCATAATTAGAATCAATGCTTTTAGATTTTCTATGCATTAAAACATAAATCTTCTGTATTAAAGAAGTAATTTGATCTGTAAACATCATCTGTAATCTAATGATAGATCTAGCAAAAAGAATAGATTCCTGTGATAAGGTATTTCTAGAATTAGTAAACTCTTCAATACCAAGCAATGAAGGAGGAATCTCAATACCGGTTAAAATATTTTTTAATAACTTATCATCTTCAGCATCTCTTTCTGAAGCTGACCCAAGATCCAATGTTTCAATATTAACCATTCTTTTACCATCTTTAGATGGAATATACACATCATCAAAGGTGGTTAAGTATTTAAAAACTGTATCAAGTGAGTTAATATCATCACCAGTAATTTCTCTCTTTTTTAAAGCTCTTCTAACAGCTTCAATTCTATTTCTAGCATCGTGATCATTAGTACAATCAACTTCAACTAATAAGTGTCTACCAGCTCTAGCTAATGCATAAATAGTAGATGAAACTAATCTACTAAGATACATCTTAATCATTGGTAATAAGTTATAGAAGTATGATTCGCCATATGGATCAAACTCTTCAGAGTCATTCTTAAAGTGCTGGATATTCTCTATAGGAATAAATCTAACTACTACATCTCCCTTAATATTATTCTTAAGGATATTAGTAATAGTGTCTTTAAGATCATCTGGGATCTCATCAACAGCTTTGTCTTTAAGATAAACTAAGACTGATTTATATAACTTATCTATGAGCTCATTAGAAGAATTAAGTTCATCATCAAATGGTTTGTTTTTGTTTTGTGATGAAACACCATTCTTACTATTAAGAACATCAACATAGAGATAGCCCATAATCCAGTTTCTTTTTCTGATTATAACAATATTTCTAGGATTATGATCTATAAGTCTAATCTTGTTAACTGGAATAATAGTCTGTTTATTACCAGAGGCACTACTATTCTGTTCTGGTTTAAACTCAATAGTTTTTGTACCATCATCATTAGAACTAATTTTATTAACAAAGTCAGTAATCTTATTAGAATTATCTTCTGAATCAGCTGGAACAAATGTAACGGTTTTAGTTGGGCCATTATATGTATTATCTGGGTTATCTGGATCAACTAACTTATAGTTAGATTCCATAATATGATTAACTCCATCATTAAAGTCTCCACTATAATAATCTTCTCTAATGAAACTTGGATTAGTGTAGTTTAAGAATGAGAAATCTAATGTAGGAGTTTCTTCATAGAATACAGACATCTCTTTAATAGATGAGTCCCTATCATCTTTAAACTTATACTTTTCTTCTTTAAGGATAATATTGTTAAGTTTAGCTGTATGAATAAAATCTGACTTTACGGTAGTAATCTCATAAAACCTATCCCCTTCAATTAAAACATTAGTGATAAGCTTTCTAATGATCTCATCCAATCTAATGGCTTTAACTATATTCTGAAATTCATCAATTAATGGGTTGAACTTATCAGTATCTTCCTTTTCAGAATCTACCTTAGCAACTACCTGTATTGAAATCTTAGTAATATCGTCCGGCGATAAGATATTATCAACAAATATTCTAACAGCTCTAGTCAATATAGGTAACTTTCTTATAACTGATTGTATATCGTCATAGATATCAATTCTTTTCTGTGATGCAAATGTACCAACCAGATCTTTTGATAACTGATCTACAATGTCATTATTAGACATCTTTCTATTAGCATATAATGAGTCTCTAAACAACTCAAAATATGAATTGCGCTTATTAGGGTCTACTGTAGATATTGAAGATAATGAATCTATTCTAGAATCAAGATTAGAATCACCAACTAAATCTTTACCTCCACCACCATTAATAGTAGACATTATATTTTTTACTTGATTAAACAAAGAAGGCATACTTAACTATCACCTCCTATTATTAAGTTCGTTCTGAATCTGCTGATTCATTCTTAAGGTTGCATCTTTTAGAGTTTCCATTTCACCTAATACATCAGCATCATTAACAATTTTACCCTGGTATGTTTCAAATAATAAAGCTTCAATTCGGATAAGTAAGTTCTGTTCAATCTCATCTTTAGATAAATATAATAAGACTTCATTGTAAATATAAGATGAAATGTTATTTACTACATAGTTAAAGCACTCTTTAATGCGTTGTTTATAATCAGTATCAGATATAACTTTATTGTCTAAAGTTAAATCAAAAGTCATTTCTCTACTGGCATAAAACTGCATTAACATATTAGTATGTGTTTCAAACATACTCAATGCTTTCTGATAAGCATCATTATCTTTCATATTTCTCCACGGTAAAAACATATAATAGAGAAATATCATAGTCAGTATAGTTATAATTAATGGAATCACTTACTGTTTCTTCCCTTTACAGAAGATCTAACTTCGTCATCTGATACTATTGAACTCATCATAAATAAGAAATGATCCTTATTAATAAAAATGATATCATCTTTAGTAGTGCCAAGATTCAACCAAACAAACTGATTATCAGTTTGGGATATAGCTTTTGTAATCTCTTTAAGCCTATCAGTATCCATATCTGGTATAGTAAGTATTGTCTTTTCTCCACCAGTATAGCAAAAGATTAATCTTCTCCAGGTAGGTGATTCATTTACAGTATTTTCATTAAGTGTGATTATATTAGTGTCCATAGTTAAACCAAATCCTTTCTTTATTATAATTATTATGATAAAAGAGGGATATCATATAGATACCCCTCTTATATGATTAACTACTTTGTTTCAGAAATCTCTTCTATTACAACTCCACCTGCTTTAAGAATCGCAATCTGATTAGAATACAACTCTACAATAGCTGGAGTTTTTATATTATACCCAAAAGAAGTCAATTTACCATACGAAGTAATTTTAACCCTTTTCTTTTCCTTAGTAGTTGGTTGCATAAAACCACCACTTTCTTTAGTTTTTATTATTCTATTATTAACCCCTGAGGTTAATGAGCTTCTTTGCATTCTCCTGTTCCGAGAGTCTTTTGAGAACTGCATAAGGATTGTAGGAAGTTCTATCAATCATTGTAATCTTAGCAGCCTCTGAAACCTGGATCTGATCATTGCTCTTCCAAGGACTCTTCTTGCCCATCTTCTCATTATAGAAGTCAAGGACATTACGAATCTTCTTTAAAGCAGACTCGGAGAATCTAAGGATAAATGAAGGTGAAGCAAATAACTGAGTAGCCTCATTAATAGCCTCAGGAATGATTTGAGCTTTGCCCTCAACCATAGAAGCAATTGGGAACTTATAATCTGAAGGATCAGCGCCCTCATTAAGCCAGTAAAGGTGAGTAAGCTTAAGAAGATTGGTGTTAACCTTTGACTCCGACTTATAAGCAGTCTCAACTAAAAGCTTACCAGCATTAACGCCATCCCAGGTAGCATTCTCAGCAATGGGAAGAGCCTTTGTAGGAACAGAAACCTCAGAAACCACCTGAGAATCTCTAATCTCCTTAGAAACTGTAGTTGAACCAGTACCAAAAGCGTTATTAAGAGTCTTAAGAACAGAATTCATCTCGGACTTATTAAAGTTACCAAGAATTGAATTCTCAAGAGTCTTACCTTCCTTAAAGTTAAGCTCATCAGCACCATTCTGAGCGGTTTTAGTAGCATTAGTATTAACTGTATTTGGCTTCTTGCCAACATAATCAGCAATACCACTTAACTCAGGATAAGCTATAGCACTTTCCTTAACCATCTTAAATTTCTTACCCTTCTTAGCAGGCTTTTTAGCTAAGGCTTTCTTAACTGCCTTCTTAACATTCTTCTTCTTATTACCTTTCTTTTTAGCAGCTTCCTGGATTACAGTCATAACCTTATAATAGTTATCGGTAAGAGACATTTCTTCATCCTCATCATCAATAGCCTTTCCATTACTTGAGACAACATTAACATCATCGTCATCAGTAATGTCTTCAGCTTCATCAGGAGAACCTAATGTACTTTCACCATCTTCAACAGCGCCATTACCGACATCAGTTAATGCTCCATCATCTTCAAGCGAGTCACTAATATCACCAATAATATCATCAGAGTCGTCATCTAAAGGTTTAGCCATAAGTTTGCCACCATCTTTATGCGAATCCTCGTCATCTTCTCTCATAATATTACGAAGTCTTTTGCTCATCCAGCGAAGCTCTTCAGCCTCTTCTGGCTGAATTGTACCTTTTTCAATGGGGATGTCAGCGTCTTCAACTTCTCCCTCATTACCATTAAGATCGTCTTCTTCGGCCTCTGAGTCATCAATTTCACACTCGCAATCAACTGGTCTATCCCCAGTCTTACAAGAAGGATCTGAGGTAAGAGGACTATCAGATCTTTCATCTTCAGCAAGAATATTATTTAAAGCTCTCATAACGGCAGATTCTGAAACATCTAAATCATCATCATCTTCGCTGTCATCATCGTCATCCATATCTTCGTCTTCGACATCCTCATCATCAAGATCATCATCCAGATCATCGTCATCATCCGAAACATCATCTATATCAGCATCATCATCCTCGACTAAGCCAGGATATTTTGCATTGTAACTCGCCCCAGTAAAGCCTGAACCTTCAGACATATCGTCCATGTCTGCATCATCTAAATCCTCATCAGAATCCATTTCAACATCTTCACCCGAATCAACATCTGGGACATATGTTGAGTCACCAACAGTAACTTCAACATCATTTGGATCTATATCTTCTGGAAGATCTACGGAAATAGCGCCAGAAACATCGCCATCATCTTCCATATCATCTAAATCAGTCTCTGGTTCACTGCTAACAACCTCAGTATCGTCTAAACCTTCATCACCTTCGAACAAAAAGCCCTCTGCTAAATCATCATCTTCAGGAAGCTCTTCGTCATCGTCTTCTAATTCAACGTCTCCTTCTAACTCATCATCGTCTTCAAGCTCATCAGACATATCGTCTTCATCTTCTGGAAGTTCGTCATCAAGATCTTCATCACCTTCGAAGAAAACCGATCCTTCAGCTAAATCGTCATCTTCGACATCCTCCTCATCGTCATCTTCAGGAAGATCTTCATCAGAATCTAAATCCGAATCAACATCCTCGTCATCCACATCATCAACATCGTCATCAAGATCCTCATCATCTTCCGCGAAACCGCATTCATCTAAATCAGGATCTTCGTCATCACCTTCATCTCCAAAACCAGTTTCGCCATCATCCTCAAAATCTTCATCATCGTCTTCCATATCATCAACTGCATCCGAATCGTCATCTAATTCGACATTATCACCTTCCGGAAGATCCTCATCATCTTCCTTAAGAATGCTATCGACATACTTTAATGTAGCCTCAATAGCAGCAACTGATCCGCCAACCTTTTCAGGATCAGTTTCATCAACATCTTCCCAAGCAGTTAATGATGGATTAGTCTTTCCACCAGTCATACCAAGAAGATCGCTACCAACTTCAGTATTTAAATCAATGCCATTTGAAGCTGGAACCTTATGTGTCTTAGTTATAATTTTCTTTCTAGCCATATTTAATATGACCTCCTCATTGAATTATTTGTATACTCTCATATAATAATCATGTTCATAATAGAATGAGTAGTAACATTTAAATTTAAACAAAAATACCTAAAATTTGACCAAAAATAATTCTAACAAATAATAGGGATGTTTGCTTCAATATTTGTTAAGAAAAAAATCTGTAAGGATGTGAGGTTTTTTACAACAAATGCCGTGAATATTTTAGATAATGCTAAAGTAAAAAAGCTGGCAGTTCTTATCGAACAGATTTGTAAAACAGAAGGAAGATACATTGATAAAATCGCTGTATCTCCTGATCAGGCAATTAAATCAATACTTAACCAGTATTCAGAGTTTAGGCCAAGTGTAGAAGCTTGCTTAAAAGACAGAAAGAACTATGTAAATGAGATAATAAGATTTAGTCAAAATAATGAAGCTATAAAAGATAACGTATCTTTAGCTTGGTTTAAGAAATTCTTAAAATACATATTAGAATGTGTTAAACATGGATTACATTTAGCTAAATCTTTCTTGAACAAAATCTTGGGAATTAATTTAACTGAAGCTTCTAGTAAAGATTTTCTAAAAAACTATAAGCCAGCAGTTACTGTTGGATCAGCTATATTATGTGGTACAGGACTTTGTTTAGGAATAGTTTCAGCTGTAGTTCTTTTAGGTATAAGCCTTTGGCTATTTGCTACAGGTAAGATAATTAAAAAATTGAGCTCTAAGCCAAGTATACTTGAAAAACTCAAGCAAAAAGGTACTAAATGGTTTGGTAGAGAGGAAGATGATCTGCCTGATGATCTTGCTCCTCCAGATTTAGATGTACCAAATGTTACTATGAGTTTTAATGTTAATACTTCAGAATCTTTATTACAATATGCACAAGACAAAGCAAAGTATAAATTGCTACAAGTATGTATTAAATGTCTTTGTATTTTTTGTTTAAAATCAGTATTAGCATTATATATGTCTTCTGATTTGGCTTGGGGTGTTACTATGCTTATAGCAGTTTTTACACCCGGTATGAATCTAATAACTTATGTATTAATTTGGATATTTATCGGATGTTGTTCGGCTTATAAACTTTTGACATATGATAGTATTAAGATTAATGAACCTGAAATGGTGTAAGACAAGAAATGACAGCTCAACCAAAAGAGTTCTTAAATGAACCATCGCTTGAAATTAGTTATAAGAGGCTTCAACCTTTTTTAAATAATAAGAGTTTTAAGTATAGTTTAAACTTTCTTAATAACAATTATAATCTCTCTGAAGGATCTAAAATATCTTTAAAAGCTTTTAAGAAAATCTTTTTAGATATGATATCAAAGTTTAAAGATGATGTAAGAGAAGATTTTGATGATAAGTATAAACAAAAAGGCTGGAGCAAGTTTTTTAATAAACTTAAAAAATTCTTTCACAAAGTGTGGAATAGAGCTTTCAGTATAGTATGTAGTGTTACTGCTAGTGCTGTAGTATTTACATTAGGGTTTGTATGCTTACAATCTCTAATGGCAGCAATAATAGCTTGTAGTATTTATACAATGATTACTTTTAGTATTAAATACTTTGCTTCTATCAACAGTAATACTAATATGTTCTATGAACCTGGGTATGTTGGGATACCTAAGCTAAGCTCTATAATAGACTTTTTTAAGTTTATGTATAAGTTTATTAAAGATACTATAGTAAAAGTATTTAATTGGTTCTTCTATGAGATAGAAGATGATAATAAGAAAGATATTCTTGTAAGAAGACGTAGAATCTTTTTATTAGGAGTTATTAGTGTACTAGTTATATGTATGATGGTGATTTAAAATAATCACATATACTATGATCTTAATAAATAAACTAGTTATTAAGTTTAGTTAACAATTATAAAAATAGAACTGACACAGATTTAAGTCATAGTTCTAGCATTGCTAAAAAGATGAATATTATTAAAATAGTTTAAGTAATGCCAGAGTCAACTTAAATGGGTTGTCTAGTGCTATAGATACAAATCATAATATAATGACAGGAATAAACAATGTTCCTGCATCAAATTTAGGAGGAATAAATAATATGGCTAAGCCTTTTTATAATTTAGGTAATGCATTTACTGCTGGTGGTCCTATTTCTGCTGGTGGTGCTCTTGTTAACAACGCTGCTGATTCATTTGCTTTCGGTATGGATACTGGAGCTGGTGATGTTGATTGGGCCGGTTTCGGTGCTAAACTTAAGACCGGTTTTGGGAAGTTCGTTGATGCTTCCAAAACTACACCTTATGTTAAGAAAGCTATGGAAATGCAGAAGATGAACACTGTATTAACTAATGCTGGCATTACAAATGGAAATATAAAGACCCTTGTCGGTACATTACAGAATCCGATTAAGAACATTAAATCCTTAGGTAAGGGTATGAACGCAGCTATGAAGGGTGTAAAGGCTGGTACAGCCGAGGTTAGTCAGGGTATTATGGCGGCTAAAAGAGCATTAGGAATTCCTGAGAAAACTTTCATGCAGAAAACCGCTGACTTCTTTACAAAAATGTGGAATAGGATTTATGAGGTTATTTTTAAGCCAATTTCAGAGTTCTTTGGTAGTATTTGGGATAAAATCGTTGGTGTTTTTAAACTTATTGGTGAGAAATTATATCAGTGGATAGGAAAGCCATTTATGGATTATATTTACAATCCAATTAAAGGTGCTTTAGGTTCTAAAGTTGGTGGTAGCGATGTTACGTGGGGTAATGTTTTATTAGTTGGGTTGTTAGTTCTTGCTGCAGCTGCAGTTATGTACTATATTGTTAAGTGGGTTTATGCCAAGTATAAAAATTGGAGGGCTAAGAGCTCCGGTCGTGTTCGTGAATCGTATATCAATACTCTTAATCGCCAGTCATTTATCGAGGCTAAGAATGTTGCTAGCTTCCTTAAGGAAAATACTTCTATGAGTAAGAAGGAGTGCAATAAGGTTGCTAACTATGTTTATAAGAGCAGCCTTACTAGAAAGATTAATAATCTTATCTAATTTAAGCTATTAAACTACTAATTATATGCCTAGGTCTTATATAGGCCTAGGCATTTTTTTAATATAAAGAAGGTGAGATAAGATTAATGAGTGATAAAAATGTTAATGGTTATACTAACGTAGGTCAAGGTACAAATTTATTTAATAATACAGATGTTAATGATTATACAAATACAACTTCTAAATCTGGGCAAAGTTTCAAACCTGGAGAAGCTCTTGGGGATACACTTACAGGATCAACTGAAGGCAATTTTGGCAAAACCGCAGTTAAACCAGGAGGAGTTGACCAAACTGTAAGCTCTGATAGAACTGGAAATACTCGTGATGCTAATATAAAACTTGATGCTGTAAATAACTCTGCATTTATACAGCCAAATCCCAAAGTTCCACCGGCTCCGGAAAGACCAGAACCTCCGGTTAAACCTGCAGAAGCTCCAGCAGCCCCTATAACTCCAACTCAAACAACCGCTGGTACATCGTCTCCGATTAAACCTGCTCAACCTACAATGACACCGACTACTGATAATATAATCAAATTAATCCCATCTAAGAAACAGATTAGTGAGATGTCTAGAGAAGAACTTATAAATCTTAGAAGCTTTCTTATTAAGCATTGTTATAAGGAAGCTATGCAAACATATGATATTTATAATGTAAAAAGATTTGCTAAGGAATGTTTCAAGACACATAATATGATTCCAGTAGTTTTGAATCAATATTATCCAGATGTTATTACCGATAATATCCAAAAAGTATATACTAAATTATTAGAGCTATCTAATGTAGAGGGTAATGGAGAAAATATTAAGAATGCAGTTCAAACACAATTAGATTATACAATGAAATTATTTTCTACTTCAACGGATTGGATTGGCATAGTATTAAGCAAGAAATTGGGAGAGTGGTCTCCTTTCTTTAAGAATACTACTATGGAAAATATGACTATTGGAAAATTCTTTATGGCAGCTGCATTGTGTGCATCTATTGTGTATCTCGTTAAAAAATTCTTTAAGTCAAAGTATTTTTTAGGTATTGGAGATAAGTATGATTTCTCTGATAGTACTAATAGAGCATACTTTGATTCTAGAATGAAGAATTTTAAAGAAGATGTTGATGCTAAGCTTAAAGAGTATATGAGCAAAGATATACCTACTGATGTTTTAATGATAAACTCCATTATACTTAAAGCAGAGGCTATGTCATTAGGATTATTGTTATCAGTTGCATACCAAAACTTAGATGAGTATAACATTCCATTAAATATCTTAGTTCTTACAGAAGTTTGTTGTTCAATGGTATTGTTATGGGATAAATTATTAGGTAGAAAACTTAAAAAGTCAAAATCTACAAGCAATCTCTATGATGTTATTTCAGATAAGCTATCTATCTCTATGGGCGTTAATCCTAATAATCCTAGTAGAGATATTTTTAGTAAATTAAATAAATATTCTAGAAGTCTTTCAAATGAAAAATAGATATAATAAGACTTATGTTAAGTATTTACTTAAAGAATCTAATCATAGAGAATTAACTAATAAAGAAAAAAAGTATTTAAAAGAAGTTGGTCTTGGAGGATTAGTTACATCAGCTTGGCCTTTGTGGGCTGGCGTAGCTGGATTAACCGCTAAACACTGGGTTCCTAATGTAGCAGATGCTCTTATAACACATGGCCCAGCTATGGCTAGTGGAGCAAAAACGTTAGGAAAGGGTATGTGGTGGTTAACTAAAAATGGTGTAAAAGGAAGTTTAGCTGCTGCAAAGATAGGATATGATTATGGTAAGCTCGGAGTTGATTCAATCAAGGATACCATTAAAGACTCTAATAAGGTAGTTAGAGTTAAAAGTAAAGATGGAAAGAGGGTTAAACTAATTAGAAAAGGTGAAAGAAGAGGACCGTTTGGCGGCGTAAGATCTTCCTTTGAAAGAGACTACAGGGATTTTAAAAGAGGAGGAGGTTTACACGGTAAAAAAGTGAAAGAATGTATCAACTTATTATGCCAATTAAATGGTAAAAGTTTTAATGAGAATGTTAAAGTATTCTCTAAAATGTATTCCTCGTTTCTCAATAAATATAAGCAGTATATACAAGAATCAATTGTTAATGATATAGTTCCTATAGATCTGTTTAAGGAATGCTTATTACAAAAACTTGAAGAATCATATACTATACTTGATGAAAAACAAGAAAAGTTCTTATATGATATGCTTACTAAGAACAAGTATGCCGAAGAGAATAGATTGTTTATAAAGAACTATTATAATAATGGTATGAGGTTTATGCTTAATGAAGGTATAGATCCTATTAACTTTAGAGCAGTAGTGCTATTAAATGAGATCAGCAAGTTTAAAAAAGCTGGGGTATATGGAAGAAGAGTTAAAAGATTCTTCACTGGTAAAAAGGGAAGATCGTATATAAATTACAGCAAACTTAATCCATCTAAGGCTAAGGATAGTAATAAATATACATTTGCTGGTAAAGAGTATAGTAAGCCTACTGAACCAGATTTACAAAAAGCTAGAGCTTGGCGAAAAATTAAATCAGCTGCTACTCAGGGAGAAAAAGACAGTTTATTACAAAAATTTATGCGTGATTATAAGATAAATAATGAAAAGGAACTTGATAAGAAAATGGACGATTTAGATTCAAAGATTTCAACTACTAAAGATGTTGGAAAATTTAAGTGGAAATCGTTATTTCCTGTTAATAGAAAAAAACTTGAAAAAAACGCTCGTATAAGACAACTTAGAAAAGATAAAGGGAAAATGGAAGAGCTTAGAAGAAGATATATGATGGGTGATACAACACTTACTGATGATGAGTTAGCTGCATTGCCTAAAGTATTTGGTAGAGGATCAAAATTAGGTAATTATTTATCTAGAAGAAGTAACTTAAGAGCCGATGATATACTTGCACAACAAACTACAGACTTGAGCAGAATGGCTCAATTAAATCAAGCTAGATCTACTGCAACTCCTTCAAATGGAGCTACTGGAATATCTCCTTGGATGAACCCAAACGCGTATGGTGGGGCTTTAGTAAGACAGTTTGGAACACCTGATCAACAACAAAGATATTTACCAACCGGTTCTGATAATAATAGACCTCGTAATGGACGCAATGCCACCGCAACTGGAGCAACTGCATCTACAACTGGAACAGCTACACCTACAACTGGTACAAATACATCAACTCAACAATCAGCTACTCTTGATGTAAGTAGATTAAATCCAACTGAAGCACCTAAACCAGAAGCTGTAAATAATGATGTTTCAGCATTAGTAAAATTATACAAATTACAATTACTAAGTAGGCAAAAAAAATCTCATAGTGATAAATTTATAATGCTTAAACCAGAAGATCTAGCTAAAGGTATATTTAGTTTAGCTAAAAATAGGCCAGAGTATGAACGTTTAAAAGACAGAATTTTAACTGGTAGTTTTGGAAAAAAGGGAACAGCAAATGACTTGTATGGTATGTTCAAGCAATTAAATATAAAGATTACTCCAGCTTATAGTTATAATGGTACATATTATTCTGATCCATCACAAATACCAGGTGGAGTAGATAGTTCAACAGATGCTAGGGGTAAAACTATTTATACGTCTAAAGCTAATGGGGAGAAAATAAACGTTAGTAGTGGATCTTTTATATATATGACTAAGATTAAAAAGGCTTTAACGAATCTTGAATCTGTTTCATCAGCATCTCAGTCATCTTCTACGCCAGTACAACAGTCAGCTCCTAAATCACCTACTCAACCAGCTTCTAAGTCGTCTGATTCATCAGGATCTTCACAAGCCTCTTCATCAAATACTTCATCAACTTCTAAATCGACCGATTCATCTGGATCTTCACAGGAACTTTCAGATACTACTCCGTCAAAAAATAACAAGGATAGAAAAAGAAGGAAAAAAAGGCCTAGAGACAATCCATATAATGAAAATAGAAAAGATACTGAAGAATCATATAATTACTTTATTTACAAATACTCTCCAGAAGTTCAATTAGCAGAATCTAGAGGTATATCTCCTAGAAACTTCTATCAATTGTACTTAATTGAAAGAGTTAAAGAAATGTATGGTATAAAGAATGAAAAGGTATAGACTTGTTGAAGTAGACACTTCATTAAATAGCATTGATAAACTTATAGAGACAGCCAAAGATGCGTTAAAAACTAAAGAAGGATATGAATGCAAAAAAAATAGCTAAATATAGTTTAAAAAATCCTAAAAAAGGTTTAAAACTAGCTATAAAGAAGGCATATCCTGAGGATAAAGATAGGCAAATGGATATGATAGAAAGTGTTATGTATGCATTTGATGTTTTAAAAGATGAGTATAACTTAAATAGTATTGCAGCACTTTTTGTCTGTATAAAGTTTCTTTTAGCTATTGCATATGGTAAAATACTATTGTATCCCAAACAAACAAAAAGGATTGTAGATCATTGGTGTAAAGTTGAAATAGATAGTTTTAGAGGAAATCATTCAAATTTTGGGGTTATTGTGGTAAATACTTTACTCATTAGTGTAATATTACATTTACCCTTTAGCGTATATAATCTTATAGTTGGAAAACATTATATTTGGTTGTTTGCTTTTCTAGCTGGGGTTTTATATAGAAGATTAACATATTCTTCAACAGTAAAATCATTATTAAAATAATTAAAATAAGAAAGGAAGTATGTTTTAAACATGCAGGTTAAAGATTTACCTACTATGAAGAAGTTTACATTTCCAGTATATGAGGTAGTTACTCCAGTTACTGGTAGGCATTTTTTAGTTAGAGCTATGACAGTAGCTCAAGAGTCACTTATTAGGGAAAGTAGTACTTCTGATTCAAAGAGATTACAGTTATTGTATCAGGTGTTATTTGATTGTATTGAGAATAAGGAACCGCCATTCACATCTATTGAAGGATTTCTTAAAAACTTAACAATTAATGATCTTGATGCACTTTTGTTTGGAGTTATTGTTTCTACATATGGAGAAACTCAGGACTATACAGTTAAGTGTCCTAGATGTGAAAATGAGATTAAGGGTAAGTTTGTTCTTCCAGAAATTATTGATATTACTGCGTATGATGGTAATGAGGATTTACTTCTTAAGGAAGTTGAAATTGAACTTCCTATTTCAAAGTATAAAGCAATACTTAAAGTGCCTACATTATATGATGAAAGAATGCTTAATATGAATAAGGGCATATCTAAAGATATTATTTCTAAAATGGGAGAGTATCTTATTGTTAAGAAACTTATTATTCCTGGAGTTGAAACTACCAAAACTGGTGAAACCATTGAAAAGGAATATATAGTTGATAAAGCTATTGAGATTTATACAACTTTTACTAATCTTCCAGCAGCTGACGCTAAGTTTGTTAGGAAGCAGTGGGATGAGCTTTTTGGTAAGTATAGAATTAAGTTAGAAGTGCCTATGCATTGTTCTAATTGTGATAATGAGTTTAAGAATCCTATAAATCTTCTTCTGGAGTTCTTTCGCCTCGCCTGGCAGTAGAGAACAAGAACAAGCTAAAGAAGCTAGTTTAAATAGAAAAGCAACTTTTATGGAGTTATTCAAAGCAGATTATACTGTATTTGAATATATCCCAGTGAATGTTTTAAATGAGCTATTGGAATGGAAGTTTAAGTTAGAAGAGGAAAAGAAAAAGCAAATGGAAGAAAGCTTACATAGTAGTAAGATAGATACAGCTCAAAGAAAATATGTTAAAAAGTAATGTATCTGATAGAGGAAATGTAATAGTTTCTTCTATCAGATTTTTTAGAAATAAGGGAATATTGAAGATTATTTAATGTTTCAATATGTTATTAAAGGAAAGTATACTTATTATGAGGTGTTTTAAAATGTACATTTTAAGTGAATCTGAAAAGAAACAAACTTTTAAAATAGTTGAAGCTGTAAAAAGTATTATTAACTCTACAGATACTAAATCAGTTTATAAAAAATGCTTACTTAAAAAGAAGCAATTTGATAAGAGAGTTTCTAAAGCAAAAACTGCTCTTCAAAGTATGAATATAGATGTAAATCATCATATTAAAAAGGTTAAAGAAATGTGTGATGATTTTTCTATAATGGGTATAATTAAAACTGTTGGAATCTATTGGGAGAACGCTAAAAAGACAGAACTTAATCCAGAGATCAATCATAAGGCGTTTTTATTGTTTTTAATATGTGTAATCCCTGGTCTTTTTGGTGAATGGATATTATCGTTTGGATTAGGGAAAGAAACTTCAGATATTATAGGATCAGTTTTATTTGCTCCTCTATTTGAAGAGTTAGCAAAATATTTATCAGTAAAACAAGGAGTTCATCAAGAATTTTGGAAGTTATTTAATATGGTAGAGTTTTTTGCATATGTTGTAAAGCCATTTATATTTTTCATTGCATTTCCTTCTGTTACTACTACAGCTATTTTTGGCGTTAGCTTAATTGTTAGATTCATCTGTGTTATGATGCATACTATTAATACAATGATACATAAAAAAGAATTAGATAACGGAAATACTAAGAGAGGTTTAGTTATTGGTATTCTTATACATATGTTTTGGAATGGGGTTTTATCAAATATTGTTGATGGAAAAAGTTTTTCTAGCTTAAAAGATTTTATAGTTGGTGAATTTGTATGGGCTGGATCTGCTCTTAGCTTTTTACTTTTAGTAGGAGCTATATATAAGAAAATAATTAATAAAGAAGATGAAGTCGGTGGAGTTGAACCAGCATATGCATAATGAAAACTATTTATTAGAGAGTAGTTTTTATATAAGTCTTCTTACCAATAGAACATTAAAGGAAAGTTATAGCAGTATATATAACAAATATCTTACAGAAGGTATACATCCTAGACTTGCTACAAAATTACTTTATGAAGAGGTTAAAAAGAATCAAGCTATTATAGATAAACTTTACAGAAAACTTAAGTGGCGCTTACAAAATATGAAGTCTAAGAATGACCCAAAGCTTACTAAGATGGTTAAAGATATTGTGGATAAATCAGATGAATCTAGATTTGAAAAAGATTTAGTTAAACTTCTTCAATATATGATTACTATAGATGCTTTGAAGGAAAGTAAATACCAAGATACTTTAGATAAAGTTTTAGATGTCTATGATGGCTGTATTAATAAAGGTAAAACACACGAAGAATCTGCTTTAAGGGCTTTAATATCAATACCATTCGTTTTAAAGGGAACACCTAGTGATACTAGTATTAAAGTGTTTAAAGTTTTAGGGCTTATAACAATATTAGTCTTACTTTGTGGTCTTATTAATGGAATATTGTTTGGAGGGTATATGTTTATATTTCCTCTTATAGTTGCTATATTATCTCTAATAATTAGTGGAGGAAGATATTATTTAATAGTATCTTTTTATTAAATGAAAACATATAAGCTAAAATTAAAAGAATGGTCCTGGTTGAATCCATTCAAATCTTCTTCTGAATTTGATTCGGGCGGACTGAATAGATTCCAATTCAGAAAGCAGTTCTTAGATCTATTAAGAAAATCAATTGCTCTTAGAATTAATCCTAAACCATACACTTCAACAAAAGAATTATATCAAGACTATTTAGAAACTTATAAAAAGATTACTTATGATGAAGCTAAGGTACTTGCTCAAAGCATTAAAGATAATGATATCTTTTTATTAAAAGAACTAAGAAATCAAGAATGGTTTGAATTTATTATGCATATTGTAGTAAACTATGGTACAGGATATGCATTCAATTGTAGGTCATATGGGGCAGATTGGGGTGACGATGTTTTTGGTTATGGAGTAACTCCGAATAGAAAAGTTACTAGATTTTTAAATCAAGTAGAAAAAGTATATAACTCTGACCCAATGACTGTGAGTAATTATTTAGATCATAAATATGATTGGGTTGAATTAGTATTAGAGTATGTTCAAGTAATGAATCGCGATATTGTGGTGGTTCAATATTTCCCAGATGGAGACGGGGTTCATTATGCTTATGTAAGTAAACCTTATGCCCAAAAATATATTAATACTATCTTAGATTATGATGTAAATCATAACTTCAAACTAGATGTATTTAAACCAGAAAGACCTAGATTAAAGTTTTTTGTTCAGCGTGGTGTTAAGCTTTAGCAATAAATGAGGTGATATTTTTGAAAGTAAAATTTATAAAGAAAGAACTTATGGAACAAAAGTTACTTAATGAATTATATGAAGATAGTCTTGGTGAAGATACTTTTAAAACTCCTAAGGAAGCTATTAGATGGTGTAATCAAATGTTTGAAAAAACTAAAGATAGAAAGTATAAACAAATTAGTAACTATCTTCATATCTATTTGTAAGGTGAGATGATATAAATGGATGATATAAATTTTTTACATGATGGTATAGAAATAGTCATAAATGAATGCCCAAAGGGGTTTAAAAGAAAATATGTTAAAGTTATCTCAGCAGCAATAGTCATTAGTAAAAACATTTTTCATGACGTTGGGGCTGGAGTAAAAAATATATTTGGAGGAGAATTAAAGTCTTATTCAAATCTAGCAGAAGAAACATTTGAACAATGCTTAGAAAGATTAAGAAATAAGGCTAAAGCGGCTGGATATGATGGTGTATGCAATATAAGAGCTTTTTCTCCATCAATAGCAGTTCAAGCATCTGAATTAGTTTTATATGGAATAGGATTTGTATACGTTCCAATGCATCCTAAAGCGCCAGATAAAAAGCCTAAAATATAGAAGAAGGGGCGATTATTGTGGAAGAGGAATATATTGTTGAAAATGGTAAAGTATTAGAGGGCATGCTCAATAATTTCTTCACTGAAGCTAAAATGAATAAAGGTAGTGGAAGTAGAGTTGCATTAAGGAATATGGTAATGCAATGTGTGAATGATTTAAAGTCCAATCCACAAGCTGCACAAAGATGTAATGCATCTATAGAAGGTAGAAGAAGAAACTTAGCTATTGGTGCTTTGAATAATGAAAAAGCAGCATCTCAAATATTGGGTGAGTATATTAAGAAATATGTTGAATCAGAATGCGTATCTGAAGGAGTTAGATTGGGCAAAGGTGGAAGAAAGAATCTTCAAAAGGAAATTAACAATGCTGTAGCTAAGTTATTTAGAAATACTAATCTTAGAATAGACATGGTTAGAAAAGCTCAACAAGCTACTGGGACTGCTCCCACTAACTCAAAAGAAGATTATACTCCGGAAGAAAGATCTAAGTACCTTAAAGAAGGTTATATTGAATGCGATAATATTTTTTATAAAGATGGATTGTATCTATCAGAAGGAGATTACCAAAGTAATGCAAAGAAAACTGCTAAAGGAACTATATTAACTATACTAGTATTTATTATTAGCTTATTGCTAACTAATATGGTTAGAGCTTACTTTGGTGGAACTCCTGGAGGGGAATTTGCTTCAGAAGCTATGAAGAATGGATTCACTTGGTTTACTTGTTTAATATTAGCTCCTATTATAGAAGAACCTGCTAAATTGATAAGTGTTAAGGGAGGATATGGTAAGCATTTCTTTTTTGCATTTAACTTTTTAGAGTTTGGGTTATATGTTATGATGCTAGTATCTGGTGGAATGAGTGTAGGTGTAGCTATTCTTATAAGAACTGTAGCAGTTATGATGCATGCTTTAACAATGAGAGTATTGGGTAGTACAAAGGGTAAAGGTATAGCTATGACTAGTTTTAAATTAGCTGTAAGTATTCTTATACACTTTATATTCAATGCTTTATTTTTAAAATATATGGTATTTGGTATAGCTGGTAATACAATATTATTATTTATAATAGGCTTCTTTGGAGTAGCATTTGGTCTTTTCTTGGTGTCTAAGATATTTAGTAGTAAGACTAAAAATGATAATGATTATAATGATTTTACTACTCAAAGCAACCTAGATTATGGAATGAGAGGTGGGTATGGTTATGCCTAAAAAAACTTTGTTTGGGTGCCTTCCACAAAAAGGTGTAGATGGTGATTTTAAAATCTATACAGATTTAGAAGTAATAATGCAATCTATATATGTAATACTTAATACTCCAAAGGGGTCTAGGATTTGGCAACCTGAATTTGGATGTAATGTAATGTCATATATCTGGGATCTTTTAGATGAAAAAACTGTTGATACTATGAGAACTGAAATAGAGAATGCCTTAGCTAGATGGGAACCTAGGATTAATGTAAATAATGTAGATGTTTCTATAAGTCCTTATACACAGGGAACTGTTAATGTAACTATAGAGTTTAGTTATGCTGGTAAAGATTATAGTAAGAATATGTCTTTATCGCAGACTAATATGAGCGATATATCGGTATATTCAATGCATTATTAAGATATGCCAAAAAAGAAAATTTTGAACAAATAGAGAGGAGAAAGAATCCGTAATGGAAACTAACTCCTCTCTTTTATTAAAACTTACATCTCTTTAATGTGCACATTATAGAATTTTATGTCTACTTTAGGTGTAACAAATTTTGTCCTAGCAGTAAGATATATAATGAAATGTCTGATAAGGTTTGCGCTAGTAGTTAAATACATATCAATATGATCAACTACTGTTGACTCTGGAAGTTGATACTTTGTAATTGAATATTTGTACGTATAATAAACTCTCCCTTTTTTAGATGTAGTTGAAGTGCGAATAGCTCTCCGGGATTTGTACTTATACGTCCAATTAAAGAAAACTGTGTTTTTAACTGGATCTTTAAGATATTTGTCCCAGTAGTCTAAGAAAGTTCCTAAAGTAATACCAGGAGCTTCTTGACTTAAAGGGTATCCAGTTAGCCTATTTGTTTCTTTATTGTAATGAGCAAATAGGCAAACTTCGTCAGTTGGATCATAAGTGATATGCGCTTTGTCTAGTAATTTCTTTAAGACAAACCCTCTTTGTTCGGCGTCATAGCACTCGTCCATAATCTTAGCTGCAAACTTGTGCTCAAGGACTTTCATGATTGACTTTCCTCCTCAGACTCAATCAGCTCAATACCTTTATCCAGAATTGTAACTTTTGCCGAGAACATATATCCAAGGGTATTGAGGGTAGTATCACTAATTTCGTGATCCTCTAGATCCTCAATGTTCATAGAGGCAAGAAGTTCTTGCTCTTTATTATCATAAAGTATATCCACAGTTGGAAAATTATACTTAATGATAAATGGATGACTATCTACAACTATTCTTTCAACTTTATTTCTTTGGAAGAATATTCTAGTTGATGCGAATGAGAAATACACTGGGTTGTAATTTTCATCCTCATGGTCAACAGTAAACACAGCTACCGATACATGGATTTGTGGAACAAAACAACGCATAACTATACATCTCCTTTAAGAGTTAATTTTATGGTAAACATAATTGCATTGCGATCTCTCGGATTACCATCGAGTATTATCAACTTGCCACTAGCATTTTGGACCCAGAAGTTACATCTCCAGATGGAATTTTCTGTAAATACTAGATTAACAAAAACTCGGTTCAGAAATGCTCTTAACGAATAGCTAAAAGATTCTTCTGGATTGGTTTGCCCATATGGAGTAACAGTATATCCCTTATCCTGAATGAATATGAGCTTATACTGCTGCTTTGATAAAAAGCACTTGTTAAATCTATCAATGCCTTTTAAGTGATCGATAATTACAGATATAATTTCATTAACTGATTCACAGGTATCGTTTTCAAGTGTAATAATCGGCTCCACTAAACTAGGGTTATATTTGCTAGAGATTGAATACTTAACCTTCATTTTAATCCCTCCCATTATACATTTCATTCCAAAGATTTTTAGCTTCTGGCGACATGGACAGAAATTCGATACATTTTTTAGCAGCTTTGCAGTCTCTTGCAAACTGCCTCCTATTTCTTTCTTCCATATACCTCGGATGAGGTAACCCAATATCCAGCCTACTAAGCTTATTGTGTCTAGCCATTTGAAAACTCCTCCTTATAGAGATATAAATAGATGTAGCAATACAATAATATATTTACAAAATTTGATATAAAAGAAAGAGGTGATCCTCATAGAACTACAAGATTTAGTATTACCTATCTTACAAAATTCTTTACCACATAAAGGCGAGATGGCATATTTTATAGATGTAGAATCTAATAAAGCATTGCAAGAAGTTGGTAAGATTGATGGTGCTTATTATATAACGAAGAACTTATGGAATAAACTTATTAATACTGCTAATATTACAGAAGAACAAGTTAAACAGTTTGCTTCTTTTATGCCGGGTGGTTATGTAGCATCTAACACATTCTATAATGCATTACTGATCTATATATTGGTGTTTGTGGCAGATGGTACAGTAGATAAAACTGTTTATAATATTAGTAGATACTATACTGCTATAACATTGTCATATATGAAAAGGAAGTATTTCCCAGTTTTAGATAAAAATCTTATGCAATATACCTTAGTACATGCACATGCTGCTACAGTAGCTAAACAAGGATGGAATGTGTTTGTCATTAAAGTGGCTGATGAAACTTTAAATAAATATATTGATATTTTTAGGGATAGAGTTTCTTTGTATGACTACTATCGTTATATTGTTGATATACACAATAAGGTTAACCAGTCAGTTAAACATTTAGCTATTAGATACTACAAGAATGTTGGTAAGGCCGATACTCCAGATATGACAGAGGATCTTGAGAATGCTTTAAACAATATTGATAAAGTTACTATGAATCCAAAATTTATCGAGTATATAGCTCAATTATCTGGAGTGTCTGAGATAGATGTTGAAGATATTTGTGTTAAGATCCACGACTTTAATGATGTTAATTCTACTATGCAGAATATCATCTTAAGATTCTTAAGACAGTATAGAGATAGAGAAGGTATCAATAAAGTTGGGATTACTGTTGCAGCTGGTAGAGGTCTTATTATGGAACCAATACCTCAGTTAGCTGCTAAGACTCTAATGGATGTTGGTATAGAACCAGATAAACAGAATATTAGAGTAGTTATTTTGATTGCACTACTGTGCATAATGTATGCGTAAATGAGATATAGATTAATACTTAAAGAAGATGTTAATCAACATTTATATTTTTATCATTTAGGTCCAAAGAATCTTGATAAGATAGTTTCATTAGAGTATCAGTATAGAACTAATAAACAACTATTCCTAATAAACAGTAGTAAATATAGATTTAGATTATGTAATGGATGGAATGTTTATCCAGGTAGAAATCCTGAAAGTTTAACTTTAGAAGAAGTACATGATGGTATATGTAAGTTTAGAAAATCAGTTAATGGATGTAATCAGATCTATCTCTTTAGATATCCACCATTTAAGGGTCTAGGATTAAGTATGTCTAAAACATTATCTGGTAAAGGAATCTATAGAATTGACTTATATAGAATCAAACTGTTACTTAACTATATTACTTGGGGTTGGGTATTGAGTAATACTGACAATAAGAAACTTAATAAAAGTTATTACGAAAGAGTTACTCCTATAGAATACTTTAGTAGATATGATGATAATGCTTCTATGAGATTTGCTGCTATGAGCCATATAAGTGTTTCACCAAAAGAGTACTATATACCAAAGGAATATTTTAATCAAATACCGATACCTAATACTATAGAGGATGTTGTTAGATATGAGGGGATATAACAATGAATCACATTACTTATCATTACTTAATTAATGGTTGGAATGATCTTAAGGGTCATTATCTTTATGATGCGATGCATATACCAAATAAGTCCATTCAAGAAAAGGTATTTCACAAGTATGTTGATGATATAGAACATAGACTTAAAAAGGAAGGACAGCTAGAGTTATTAGATCAATTCAATGATAAGAAGACTTTAAGAGAAAAAGCAGATCTGATGTTTAAACTTATCTATGATGCACAGTTTAAAAAAATACTTAATAGACCTTACTTTGGAGTATATGGTATATATACAATGCCTATAGATACTTTTGGTTATTTAGAACACCATAAGTGTAGAATTAGAATTGATTGTGATACTATAGATCCAGATCTTATTGTAATTAGATTTGGTAGAAATTGCTATAAATATAATGAATCTAACTGGAATAAGATATGTGAACCATATGAACAATCAGGATACTTTATGAAAGTGAAAGATAAGTCCGGGTTTAGAGAATTTCCTACAGTAATCTTTATGTTGCCTAGGTTAAAGTTTTTGCCAGAAGATGTAGAGGTATATAAAAGATGAGATATAGATTAATACTAAAAGAAGATACTTATCATAAGACTGTATATCATTTAAGTGATAATCCTAATTTAGATGGTGTAGTTTTAAAACCTAGTATACCTAAACTTAAATTTGATGATGAGAATGGTACCATCAAAAGAGTTTGTTTCTCAACTACTATAGACGGGTGTTTACAAGGATTATATCCAATATATCCTGGTACTTCTTTAGATGATCTTAGATACACTAGCTTTGAGGGAGAATATCTTTATGTATATGAGCCGTTTAATTCTGATTTTAGCTATGTTGATACTGATACTTTAGTTAAAAAGAGATTAGTTCCTGATGCTGAAGTTAGTAAAGAAGTTTGGATTACATCTCCGGTTAAAGTTAAGTTAGTAGGTACAATCTACGTGTATCCATATGATTCAGTTAAATCTTTTAAGTTTATTTGGAGAGGTAAACAAGATAAACCTGCTATTGGTATAAGGTTAAAATGGAAATGGGTAGATAGGTTAAAGGAAAGTTACTTAAGAGAAGACCTTGGTAATACTCCTAAAGGTTATAAAGATATCAATAAGATTATGGATTATTGTAATGAATGGTTTGAGAATAACCCAGATAAAGCTGATAAGGTTATATGGAAAAGATACATCCAAGTTAGGAATTGGATTAGAGAACTTAAGAAGTATAGGAGTAAGTTTGGACCTATTACTTTTGAAAGAAAGATTGATGAATTAAAACTCAATAAAGAAAAAACAGGTAAGGATGGTTATATCACATTAGATAGAGCTATTCTTATATTTTTTAAAAAATGGAAAGAGAGTAATTATAATCTGGAAGATCTTAACAGAAGTATAATGTATTGTTTAGTTGAATTAAGATCTTTCAGAAAGAAATTTAAGAAACAAGAATTTAGTTGTAAGCTATAACAAAAAGAAAAGGGCAGTTAATGTGGCTTGCCCAGGCCGAGTTTTGGTTAACTTTTATTTTCTTCTTTTTTAGCGGATTCCTGACGAGCAGCTTCTGCATCGCAGAGAGCCGACTCGTAATTAAACCCGCAGCCATAACAATCGTATTCGCAGTACGACCCGCCAGCGAAGCACATAGGCAATCCTGTAATAGGATTGATTTCAAAGTTTCTTGCCATAAAAGGCCTCTTTCTCCTACACTATAGCAGTAGGCGCTATGGGTTGATTGGCTTAAAGCTTTTTGCTTTTGCCACAAATACAATATATATACAATTGAGGTGATAATAAATGCTTTCAAATTGGGATAAAGCTTTTAATTCTGTTTTGAAGTATGAGGGTGGTTATGTTAATGATCCACTTGATATGGGTGGAGAGACCAATATGGGTATAACCAAGAATACTCTTATTAAAGCACAGAATGAAGGCATAGTTGATAGAAAAATCACAGTCAAAACTTTAAGAAAATCTGATGCACAAAAGATATATAAAGCATATTATTGGGATAAGATGTATTGTGATGATTATGAAACTCCAATAGATCATATCATTTTTGATTCAGTAGTTAACCATGGCATTAAAGGTGGTTCTAGAATAGTTCAAAGAGCTGTTAATAGTATGGGTATAGAAGGTCTTTCATTAGTGGTTGATGGTATTTTTGGTAGAATGTCTAGAGAAGCTATTGATAGAATATGTGCTTTAGAGGAAACTACTAAATTAGCTAAAATGATACTTATAAAGAGAAAGGCTTACTATGATGATATTATTGCTAGTAAACCTTCACAAGCAAAGTTTAGAAGAGGTTGGTATAATAGATTAAATAACTTAGCTAAAGACTGTGGTATTGATTGGAAGGTTTAATTTAAATGGCTTTCTCTAATACTTTAGATTCATTAAGTGCTACAGTATTAGCAGAAGTTGAAGATATAGTTAATAATAGAATAGCATCTTCTACTGAAAAGGTAGCTGTATTAACTCCGTCAAATAATGTAGTTACAATAGATCCTAGTTCTGCATCATTGTTTAAGATTACTTGCAGTTCTAATACAGCTATCTCTTTAGAAGATATTGATGAGATATACACTAATAATGGTGGTACAGTTTCTATATTATTAACTAGAAGTTCTGATTCAGTAGTAATTACATGGCCCAATAGTATTACCTGGAATGATGGTACTGCACCAACTTTATCACATGTTGATATGATAATTTTAACTACTTTTGATGGTGATACTACTTGGGTTGGTAATGCTATTACTGTAGATAGTACATTTCCTTCAGAATGATTACTAGAGCTATAAGACAGTTACATTGTAAATCTAAATCACCAGAAAGACTTTATTTATATAACTATGGGGATGAATGTGTAGATGTAACTGGAGGATGGGGTGTAATATATCAAAGTAATAAAACTCTAACTAAAGAATCTGACCATCTTTTATGGACACCATCTTCTGGAACTATGCAGCATGCTTGGATTTATACTATGAATACTATTGATTTTAGTCCTTGGTCAATGCTTCATATAGATTTTGAGGATTATATTACGAATGGGAATACAAGCCAATTTTATATATGGGCATCTACTGATAGGACATCTAGAGCTTATAATGATACAGGAAAAGTATTCACAGTTTTAGATACAAACTACGGAAGATCAATGGATAGCTATAAATATAAGAGAAATTACGACTTTACTTATGATGATTATTTAGCAATCAGGCCAAATGATACTAAACCAGATTTATCACAATACACAACTCCATATTATTTGGGAATAGGTCACTATTCAGATTATTCTCAAACTGGTTATGCTAAAATTTATGAGGTTTGGTTAGAATAAAAGGAGATGTATAAATGACAACTTATAGTAAACCTATATTTAATATACCAGTAAGTTTTTCTAGTAGTCCTATTGTTTATGTTTATAAAACAGTATCTTTTACATCTCCTTCTAATTTAACTTCTAATGGAACTTTAGGTGGAGATAGTTTTGCTGTATCTCGTTATTATTGGTCTAATGGAGAGTATTTATTTGTTGACGATCTTCCAGAAAATGCTAATGATGAGCATCCTGCTTGGAAAGCATTTGATTCAAGTTCTTCTACATTTAATTATATTTGGGCTAATGAAGATCATCATGGGTATATGATAATATATAATCCAGACCCTATAAATATAGAAAGTATAACTATTACTATGAGATCTTCAACATATGGTATTAGATCATTCTATTTACAAGGAAGTAATGATGGTATTAATTATACTAATATTGAATACTTTAATGCCGGTAATACGTCTCCATCTACTTGGAATATAACTGTATCACCTTATAACGGTTATTATAAATATTATAGGTGGGAAGTTGATAGAGGCTCGAGAGATTCATCAAGCTATACTAGTGTTCAAATGTCTAATATAGTTATTACTGGAACTAAAAAAGTTGCAAATAAAAGATTATACTTATACAATAATGGTAATGAATGCTTAAGTGTAACTGGTGGATGGGTTATTGACGAGAATTCTGCAAGTGATGGAACATATCCTTATAAAGGAGAAGATGGGTTATATTTACAGTATTCACATATGGGGTGGCCTGGCAGTTGTTTTATAACTAACAACATTATTCCCATACTTAGCTATTCAAAAATAGGATGTGTATTTAGAATATATAAAACTTATTCTAGATATCAATGTATTAGATTTGTAAATACTAATCAAATAGATTATTCATCTGGGTATAGTAACAGACCAGTATTTCCTACATATAGTTATTTAGCTACAGAATCTAGTCCATATGATGATGTTGGGTTAGCTTATGGAACAGTAAATCAATGGTCGGAAGATATAGTGTTATATGCTAGTGCTGAGCATGAGTGGAGATGGACTACTAATACTAAAATAGCAATAAACTTTTGGGGTGGAGATTCTGGATCTGGATATTTACACGTTAAGCAATTGTGGCTAGAGTAAAAGGAGGTATGATATGAATGGCTGTAGTTGATACTTTAAATTCATTAGGTAAAATCATTCTACCAAAGGAAAATCCAGTAGAATTAACTATTACCAATAACACAATTACTATAGATCCTAATAGTGGATCTTATTTCTTTTTAGATGATATAGATAGCAATCTTACTATTAACATTAGTTCATTGAGTGCTAGTAGTAAAACTATATACCTTAAACTTAACTTTGATGAAGACAATATTGTTATAAGTTGGCCTAATAATATAAAATGGCAAGAATTAATTTCACCTAATATTAGCCAATATGAAGATTTATTCATATCTTTGATGACTTTAGATGGTGGTACTACTTGGTATAGTGAACCTGTTATTAAGACTAAACCATTGACCGATTTAAGTTATTACATGGCTAATAAATATCCAGGTAGTTATAGAACATTAACATCAATACCGGTATCTGATATATTATATTTTAGTAAAATTAGACCCACATCGCTTGATAACACATTTTCAGGTGCTCTTGGTGCTTCCTCTGGTTCAACGTCATATTTAGAACTAGATGTATCTGATTTGGATACTAGTAATGTTACTAATATGCAGGGTGTGTTTTATTATTGTAGTTCATTAACTTCATTAGATTTATCTAATTGGGATACTAGTAATGTTACAGTTACGAGTAATATGTTTAGGAGTTGCAGTTCATTAACTTCATTAGATTTGTCTGATTGGGATACTAGTAAGGTTAGTAATGACGCTTTTATGTTTACAGATTGTGATTTGGAATATATGATCCTAAATTCAAATACTGTAAAAATGACTAAATCAAATGGTCTTAACAATACTTGTAAAATACTAGTTCCATCAAGTGCATTAAACACATATAAATCACATTCAGCTTGGTCTTCGAGAGCTTCACAATTTGATGCTATAGAAAACTATACAATTACTAGATCTAATGGACAAGTTACAGTGACTCCAAATACATAATATAAGGGGGTATGATATGAATGGCCTTTGTTGATACGATCAATTCTTTAAAAAAAAGAATGCTACAGAATTCATTAGAAAGAAGTATCACAGTTACTCCTTCTAATAACACATTTACAATAGATCCAAATAAAGCAGCTTTGTTTTTAGTGAATGTTGCAGCTAATTCTACTATAGCTGTTTCTACTTTAAATTCAGATTATACTAATACTGGTTCGGTATTTTCTATATTACTTACTTTAGGTAGTGATTCATATACAGTATCTTGGCCTAACAATATAAAGTGGGCTGATGGAGAAGCACCTGAACTTTCTTATAAGAATCTTGTTACTTTTACTAAATTTGATAGTAGCTCTGATTGGGTTGGTGGATCTGTAGTTATTGATGCTACATTTCCTACTGCTTAAATTGAAAGGAGATTAGAATGAGTGTTCTTTCAAATGAAAGTTTTTATTGGGCAAAAGAAACAGCTGAAGATATAAATGGTATACCAGCCAGATATACCGTAGACTTTGAAGGAAATGCTATTTGTACTCATAGTTTTAGCTTAGAGCATGTTTTTGATGATGCTACTAGTGTAGATTCTTATGGATTATATATGGCATTTTATAATTGTACAGGAATCACTGGAAGCATTTCGTTCCCTGAATTAACTAGTATAGATAATTATGGGTTAAGCTATGCATTTTGTAATTGTAAAGGAATCACTGGAAGTGTTTCGTTTCCTAAATTAACTAGTGTAGGTACGTATGGGTTATACGAGGCATTTTATAATTGTACAGGAATCACTGGAAGCATTTCGTTCCCTGAATTAACTAGTATAGATAATTATGGGTTATACGATGCATTTTATAATTGTACAGGAATCACAGAATTGCATTTCAGATCAGATATGCAATCTACTATTGGTTCCAATAAATATGGTGCAACTAATGCTACTGTTTATTTTGATTTATAATTAAAATGGAGAATAAATATGTTATATTCAAGTAGTATAATAGAAAATAAAAAAATATATAGAGCTAATTATCAAAACCTTGAGTTTACTGAAATTAAAACCATAGGTACGTATGGGTTATACTATGCATTTTATAATTGTACAGGAATCACTGGAAGCATTTCGTTCCCTGAATTAACTAGTGTAGATTCTGATGGGTTATCCTATGCATTTTATAATTGTACAGGAATCACTGGAAGTGTTTCGTTTCCTAAATTAACTAGTATAGGTTATTATGGGTTAAACTATGCATTTCGAGGTTGTACAGGAATCACTGGAAGCATTTCGTTCCCTGAATTAACTAATGTAGATTCTGATGGGTTATCCTATGCATTTTATAATTGTAAAGGAATCACTGGAAGTGTTTCGTTCCCTAAATTAACTAGTATAGGTACTTATGGGTTATCCTATGCATTTTATAATTGTACAGGAATCACTGGAGCTGTGTCTTTTCCAGAATTAACTACTATAAATCGGGAAGGATTATCTGGAGCATTCGCTAGTTGTACTGGAATAACGGGTGTTTCATTTCCTAAGTTAACTACTGTAGGTGGTACTGGATTAAGTCGAACATTTTATGGATGTACAGAAATAACTTCAGCTTCATTTCCAAAATTAGCTACTATTGGAAATACTGGAATGTCGTATATATTTTATGGATGCACTAGCCTTACAAGTATATCGTTTCCTACATTAACCTCAGTTGGAACTAATTGTTTTAATAATGCGTTTACAAATTGTACTTCACTTACTGAAATCCATTTTAGATTTGATATACAGTCTAGTATTGAAGCATTAGCTGGATATAGCTCTAATTTTGGTGCTACTAACGCAACTATTTATTTTGACTTATAAAAAGAAAGGAGACATGATATAAATGTCTGATGAAAATCTTATTAACAATGAAGAAGTAATTGAAGAACAGGGTCCTATTATTGAAGAGGCACCTGTTGAGGAAGAACCTATAGAAGAAACTCCAGTTCAGGAAGAAGATACCGGTCCTAAATGGTATGAATATGATGATCCTGAAGCAGTAAACTTTATTGGTACAAAGTTTATTAAGCCAGACTACGATCAAAATGCATATGCTGCAGTAGCTGGCTGGTGTAATGAAACACAGAAAGCCTATATTATTGAATCTGAAGATGGTACTTATTATGAATGTGTAGCTATACCAGAGCCAACTTTTGAAGAACTCAAGGAAAGAAAAATGAATGAACTTGAGTTTAAATTTGAAGAAGCAGTTACTGGTAGTTTTACTACTACTGAAGGATATAATATGCAGTTTAATGAAACGGACTGCAATAAGATGAATGGTAGTATCACTCTTAATAAAGCTACTGGAATTACTTCAGACTATTTAGTACAGGCTGATAACACTGTTATAGAAAACGTTCCAATTGAAACAATGGAAAGTGTTCTTTTACAGATGCTTAAACAATATAAGAGTATGCATCTTAAAAAGCAGATCTTTAGAGCACGAATTAATGCATGTACTACTAAAGAGGAGCTGGATAATGTAGATCTTACCTTTTAGGAGGTAATGTTATATGGCAGATTTAGTAGGAAGTATACATCAGTTTCTTAATAACTGTAAAGATACTATAGTTAGCTGGTGTAAAGATGCAGCTAAAACTGTTTGCTTGCCATTAACTGGTGGGACTGTTAATGGTAATGTAAGCACTAAAAAATTAACAGCGACAAGCGTTAATTCATCTGGAGATGTATATAGTAAACATATATCTATTGATAACCCATCAACAACTGGAGCTATAGTGATAATTAACACGACGACATCATATAATGATATATATGCAACTAGTGAAAATAATGATGACGAAGATAAAAGGATTGGATTTATTAGATTCAACCCAAATCGTGATGGTTATAAGGAAATTGAAATGGTTGTTCCGCAAATGATTAATAATTCTTTAAAATACTCTACTATAAGAACTGGTATGAATTCTTCTGGAGAATTTTATACTAAAGCTATGACTCCTACATCGGTTACAGATAATACTAACAATATCGCTACTACATATTGGGTTAATCAAGCTTTAGCTAATATGACTAAAGGATATAATACATCTAACGGAACTAGATATATTAAATTTCCAAATGGGCTTATGATATGTGCTGGATATGCTGCTAATGTAACTGCAGGATCAGTTGTAAATTTCCCTGCAGCATTTAAGAACATGCCCGATGTAGTTATTGTTAGACATTGGGGAGGTACTGGTGATTCTACTGTGGGAGCAAGTTCTACAGTAGGGTCTGCTCCAGTTCAAGTATATAACACTACAGTTTCTTCTTTTAGAGTTGGAGTACATACCGCTACTGCCGCAGATTCGTCTGCATATATAAATGGATCTTACACTATATATGCTATGTGGATCGCTGTTGGCGAATGGAAATAAAATAAAAAGACTAGATGAGTTATCATCTAGTCTTTTTTAGTTTAACCATGTTTAAGTTTGTTAAGGATTTTAGTGTGATTATACACACATGCAGAGTTCGTATCGTGTTTGCCAGTAATATTGCATTCTCTACAGTCTATTTTAGCATGTTCTTTACTGTATACCAATAACAGTTCGTAAGCATCTGAAAAAATTGCGTGTGCATTTGAATATTTACAGGTATGATATTCAATATTATAAGCACTACACTTACTACAATCAGAAAAGCTAAAACACCTGTTTAAACACGCTGCAAATACAGCTAAGGGGGTTGATTTTTTCATAGTTGTTATTCCCTTCTCTTGTTTAATAGATTATAATGATTAGCTATATCTATCAGCATGTAATCACAACATGTTCCATTAATAGCATATGGATATTCAGCGAGGTATCCACATCTTTTATCATTCCCATGGCAATATACATTTTTAAGCATTATTATAAATTTATTCTTTTTATAAGCTTTTAATAAAGTACCAAAAGCTGCTGTACATGATTTGAAGTATGGAAAAACTGGAGAATCTTTATTAGACTTAAAGAACATACAATCTGAATTACATGCTGGTTTAGCAAGACACTGATTTGTAAGTGTAACTACCATTGCTACAAATATTGATCTATGTGTAGCTACCATTTAGATATAACCCCGATCTTATCAAGAAATATGTTAAAATCACATCTTAGTTCTGGATTGAAGTTTTTCAGTATAAATGGGCATTTGCTACAAGAGCCCATATCACAATATTTTTTTGCTTCTAAAACTGAACGAACATGACTGGATTTATCCATAGAATGTAGCTCACATAATTTATACTCTGTATTGTATAAAAAGCATGTGCTACATTTATCGTTTTGCAGGCAAATTGATAATAACTGCAAATATGCAAATGGTAGGACGCGTTTACTATACATTCTTAACACACTTCCCAATCCGGTTGGTTATATCTGTGAAATAGCATTCATCCATATATCTATTTTTATGCCTAAAGACGCAGTGCTTATCACACCCCATTTCACCAAACATTGCGTGATAGGATTCAGCTATTTGAGCACTTAACAAACTATCATAATCTAGAAAAGCAAATCTACCATTAAACAAAGAGCAATTTAGATATACTTCATCTATCTCATTATAAAATTTACAGTTATAACAATTATCTTGACCTAAACAAAACGTTAAACTTTGAATATATAGTAGTTCTGTTAATCCTTTTAAGATCATTTTTTATCGGCGTTAAACAGCTTGAGTCCATCAATAGCAAATTCATTGATATTCTCAAAGTCTTTAGTGCAATCAGCTCCTAAACAAGTATCTTTACAGCTAAAGCTATAATCAGCAATTTCTGCAAGAATAGAAACTACTTCTTTAAATTTATCCGTAATTTCAATAACTATATCAATATCTTCAACTCTTACTCTAAACTTATCTTTAGGAACAATCAAATATGCTCTAACACTAGTAAACCTATCAATACTTTCTTTATATTCAAAATAATCTTTTTCAATATTGTTCATATCAGTATCGATAACACCTTCAAATGTAGTTAAGGCATTGAAGATACCCAGGTAATAATTATGAAGTTTTTCTAGTATGCTATTACCATTAGGATAATCCTTAATTGCATTAATAACATAAACATCACTATCAACTTTAGGTATACTTATTTTAAGAAAGTCTACAAGTTTCATTCTGTACCATCTCCTTTAATAAGAATTGCTGCAACAACCATAGCCCAGTATTTCTTTTTCATAAAGCTACTTTTCTTAATAAGTTTTGCAGTGTGCTTATCATACTTACCAGGATGTTTCATAATATCATTAGCTAGCGCAACACATCTATTGATAAAGTTCATATCAAATACTTTTTTATAATCTTCATAGCTAATACCACAGTCATCAGTGCAAGTTTCCATATATTGATTGTAAAATACTTTCATTACAGCATTAACATAGCTGTCATTAATGTGCTTCATTGTATTGAGTCCTTTCTTTCCAAGTTTCAAATTCATCCCAGAAGCATACTGGCATGTGTGTCATTACATTGCAATCTTTTGGGATAGCGTCTTTCTCAATAAGGCTATATGTAAAATCCAGAGGTCTTTCTTCAGGATACATATTAAGTAGATCTTCAATTAACCCGACTTCAAGATAATATATATCACCATCAAAACATTCAACCTCATAGCAAAACCGTTTGTCCTCATATAGCATGATTTCATAAGCTTTATTCATTAGTTCTTGAAAGTTTAACTCACAAGTACAATTGTATCTATCTACTTTGATTTCTTCAAATGGATAGTTCCAATATGCGACTAGAGTATTAATAGCGTCAGCTAGCCAATATTCTGTTACTAACCACTCAGTGTGTTTAAATGGATCATAATTATCTTTACAAAAGTATAATTGGTTATTTATAACCGACTCATAGAACTCTTTAAATGAACTAAACTCCCCAAGTTCTGTATCACTATCCCCGCATTCTTCACAATAAAGTTCTTCCCAATTAAGAGGTTCACTAGAGGTGAACAAACCACCACCAAGATGACTTTGATACACGTATACCTTTTCTGGCATTTTATACACACCTTTCTTTGCAGTTTACATAAAAAACTTAAGTAGCCGAGTACATCCCGACTACTTAAGTTGTATTATTATTCAGTAATTTTAGCGTAAACTGATGCTACATATTTTGGCTTTCCGCCAAATTGAGGAACAATGTTTCCAGCTTCATCAAACCCAAGTTTGACTAAAGTGGTATGATTATTAGCTACAGCCTTAAGACCTTTTTCAAAGTATTCCTTAATACTATCCTGATCAAGATTGTTATCTGCGGTGGTTTCTTCAGTTACAGATAATCCATCTCCATCAAAGCTAATGTCTTTTTTAACAGTAATTTCGCTGAAGTAGTCAATGATATTACTTAAGATATCTGTAACACCACTAACATTCTTATATACTTTAATTTCATTCTTATAAACTTGGTCTTTAGTAGATGGTAGACCATCATCCAAATATTTTAAAATTTTAAGATCTAATGTGATAGTCATTATGTATCGTCTCCTTATTAATCAATTTTAGCCTTGGTATGTTGTAGTATAGCATTAACAAGGCATATATCGTCTATATTAGATTTAAATAAATTAGCTCGAAGTAAGCAATTTTCACATTTTATACATTCTCCGTCTTTACTACATTTAGAACAAGTAAGATTAAGAATATACGGGTCGGAATAACTGGTTTTATCAAATAGTTCTTCTAGATTACACGCTACGTGAATAGACCCTAAAAACTTACTGTAATCACCAAATGTAATAGCTTTATTAGTAATTCCAACATATAGGAATGCGTATATTGCTTTATATGGTTTTAACATTTTTTCTTTTTCCCGGTATGGAACAATATTGCATTAACTATACAACAATTTTTAAGACATTCTACTTTGTATAAGTTTGCTTGCATGATGCACTTATGGCATCCTCCATATTTAAGACATGCTTTAGATAATAGTTTTAAGTAGCGATTACTATAATCAACAAAAGTCCACCACAGATTAACTTTTGTACTGTTAGTTAAAGCATCCATAGATCTTTTATCGATTAGTATTTTGTTGTGCATCCCAACATATATCATTAGAAAGATTGGTTTTGGTTTCACAACAACCACCACAGATTAAACATTAATATAGCTAGCGATATCCACTTACTTATTGCCATAAATACTATGCATCCTACTATACAAAGAAAGCATATTAAATCATCCTCCCATTGAGGCATCCTTTGGCAACTCCAATTCAAAGCAACAGGTATCTCTATTCCATCTGGCTATGTAACCAGTATTAAGTATTTCAATAAGATACTCTAATATTACTACATCGCCATAACCATCTCCATTGACAGTTCTAATGGTTATCGGCCATAGATCAGAATCTTTAAACACAAATTTAGTTGTATCATATAATCCTTTTGGTACATAAATTTTATCTTTAGGTCCTTTAAATATACCTAGTCGATCAATCAATCTATAGTACCACAAAATGTGCCCAGACATTATACTATATAACAAAGCTATAAATGCTAGAGCAAATGATCCAACTATTAAACTAATTATAATAACTATTGTCGTCATATTTACCACCACATACTCCTAATGATGATGCCATAGATTTGGAATGCATAAGACAGACAAGCCCAGCTCCAAGCATCTTCAAGTTGACTCCAGAACATATGGTTAGGATATTCTTTATCTGCCTTTTCAAACATTGCAGTAAAACCACAATCTGGTTTGCTGTAGTCTTCAAGACTATTATCATATACATCAATATAATTATCCTTAAAGAGATAATTACCATTTTCACTCTTTAGGAATCTAGCAAGATATTGAAGAATTAGATCAATGCAATCTTCTAAATACATATCCTTATATTCAACTTCATAGCACCAATCTTTATTGTAGAGTTGTGAATTTTTCCAGTGCTCATCAAAAGCCTTTTTACAATCATCAATAAGTTTAAGTTTTAAAACTGGAATAGTATACTGATGAGGATGTTCTCCTTTAGCAATTTCTTCTTCAGTATAGTCATCAATTCCAATCTTAACATACCCTTTAGCCAACTGTTTATATCTTTTTACTCTTTCATAAAGATATACTGCACTTGTATAATCTAGAGAAAAGGTCTCTCCATCATAAAAACCATTTCTCCATCTATTTCTATAAACATTATACCAACCTACAATCCAATCTCTAAATTTGTTCAGAAGATATTTAGGAATAGTAATAAAGTTAAATTTCTGTTGTTCGTTGATTACATTCTCTTTAAATTCTTCTAAACTAACTTTAAAGAACAGATCCAATACATCTTCACACTGTTTTATTCTATTCACGCTAAAGTACCATGTAAAAACATGCCACACAGCTTTCCAATCTTTTTGAGATTGAGGTATACAAGGACCATATACTTTACCAATTTTAAGATCGTCTAGCAAATGGTGATGATTAAGCCACATAGCTATTCACTCTCCTTTTTCAAATATGTTACATAGATATCGTCACTAGATACAACGATATATTCGTTATCACTATCCTGAAGTTTAAACTGTAGCTCTCTATTATTATTCTTATAGCAAATATCGAGCATTTCCTTAATGCTTTTAACTTCATCCCAATGTTCCTCATCATAACTAATCCACATTCTCATTTAGTATTCCTCCACTCTTTTTCCAAACTCGTTTTCAATATATTTGGGGTTGAAATCTTCAATTTCATCCAAATCATTGAAATCCCTTTCAAGCATTTTACTATCAGCTTTTCTTACAGCTTCAATGGTATCTGAAGCATCTACTTCAATGTTGCATTCTCCAATTACTCGATAAGTTACCACATATTTACACACTTTAACTCCTCCTTGGTGTATACCTCTTCAAGATATTCATTAGCAACCCTATCCCAATATTCATCATCAGTTTCAATAGCTAGCTTAAGGCTTTCACTACTGAATTTGATTGGAATATAGTTTGTGTTACTATCCTGTAATACAACTACATATTCAGCATTATCCCCAAACTCTTTTTGAATATCTTTAATAGCTTTATCTAATTCATTAAGATTATTTACTAAGATGTGCTTCATTGGAATTCTAGTTTCAGGTTCAATATACCAAACATACACTACCCAACTTTTATACTGATCTAGATTACCATGAATACCACTACAACTAACTCCATTGAAAATATGATTACTCATAAGCCACACCTCTCCATTATTCTTTTGAAATCTGTATATCTAAATTCATAATCGCCTACAAATATATCATCTAAAATAGATCTCATATTATACAACCTACTAATACAATAAACACATAAATACTGATATACATTGATAGACCCAAAAGGTATTTCAACCTTAAGACTGTATTTACAATCTTTACAAAATGAAGATCCTCCCTTATGTAAATAACATTCACCACTAAATAGAAATCCCATAATACCTTTGTGTTTACTAAATGCTAGATTGTTAAATGCATTATACATTGATAAATAACTTAATCGTTTATACTTGCTTAATTTATACATATAAACACCTCTCAACTATTCTCCTAAATGAATCAGATCTAGATACTGTGCTGTTTAAGAACACGTCGTCTATAATAGATCTTACACTAAAAAGTCTATTAATACAATAGATACATAATGGCTTATATGCGAAACAAGATCCTATTGGTATTTTAACTTTGATACTATGTTTACAATCTTTACAGACAGATGTTCCTTCATCACCAGCTCTACAATAGTTGTACATATAGTTAAGTATACCACTATTCCTACTTAATGCCATATTGTTAAATGAGCTATACATTACTATATAACTTAACTTTTTATATTTGCCTAAATCATACATATAAACACCCCTTTAACTAATATAAAGATCTGGAACACTAATAGTATATATTTATAAAATATCACTTGACATTTTCTATAAAGTAGTATATACTATTAATAGTCAGAAGTCAAGTAGACTAATAAAAAAAGAAAGGAAGTTTTATTATATGGATCAGAAATGTGAAAGTTGTAAGTTCTATGATGGAAAGAGTTGTAGGAGATATCCACCTAGATATAGGATTGCTGGTCAGTTTGGTGACTATGAGAATCCTATTGTAGAAGCTACTAGTTGGTGTGGAGAGTATCAAAAGAAAGATGGTACTACTTTGTTAAGTGAATAAGATTAAACAAAAAGAAGAGATCATAACTACTGGTCTCTTCTTTTTTATTACCTGCTTTTTAAATGTCTGCTAGAGAAGCATAACTCTAGGAGGCCTGCATTTCAGCAAGTCTCATAATAACCCCTGCTGCATTGGCCAATGCTAGCGGGAGGTTTCAAGGTATTGCTTCTTTACCAGGGAAGCATAGACCTGGAGGCCCTACTTGGACAGTAGAGCCTCAACGTGTTCGATGGTGCGAGTAAGGTCGAACACGTTGCATATCATTCCACGAGGACTGCCAGCAATTCCTGCATGCCCACCAGCTCCGGCACCAAAAATCTCGCGCATAATTTCGGCAGCGTTATGTTTCTTGCCACCATCTTCAAATGCAAGCGTCACCGAGCTTTTCTTGGTGCTGTAGCTAATGGTACAGGGACGTACCGTAGTATCAGACCCACAATAGGAAGATGCAGTAAAGTACGGGCCGCAAAAGCCTCTGATGTTTTTACTTTCATATACCAGAGAACCTTCGGTTTGCTCCTTCTTTTTAGCTTCCCACACTTCCCCTGCAGAAATGACTTCAGTATCCATGTGAGCGATCTTGTCAAGCAGAACGAAATATTCTGCCACAAGAGCCGTCACATCTGTGATAGAATCCCTGGAGAACATCGGCGGTCTGTGGTACTCATTGTACGCCCAGAAAGCGCGGAGCTGTTTCTGGGCTTTCTCAGGGACTTCCAGAACGTGGTGAGGGCCATTACAGTCGATATAGGCCGCTGCATTCCAGAATTCCTGTTCCTCGGGATTGAAATACCCCAGAAGAAGTCCGATGCCTCCTAATGTATCCAAATCAAGATGACTTACAATGATAGTTTTAGGCAGCATAGGAGATACATTCTCTTCACAAATGCTGTTCCAAACGCACGGAGCCGGATTGCTACTCCTGCTATCGTGATGCGCTAGAGTAGCCCATTTTTCAAGTCTAGGACTTCCGGTAATAACGTGCTCTCCATATTCGGCTTCGACAGTAGCATACGGAGCATTATCCACGTTAGCTACAGTTTTAGCAAGATCATACGTAGGGCAAAGAAGCACCTTAGCACCCTTCATGATCTCGGCGTTAATGTTGCTGTTGATGTTGTTGTCCATAATTAGGACCTTTCTGAGTTTTATACTCTTCACTGAGTCCCTCAAGTTCTAGCCTATCTACCCAGGTAGAATCAGCCAGATACCGTGTTGAGGAGTTTGTACTGATCGTTCAGTACACTTAATTAATATATATGTAAAATATACTGCTAAAAATAAAGGCTAGGTTTCTCTAGCCTTTCTTAATATAAATTTTCTGGGATTAATGAATCGTCCCAAGTATCCCCCACTCGTTTCATTTGGTACTTACATTCAGAAACTATTTTATCTCTGAAGTCTTTCATATATTTCTTGGGAGGACATCCAGGAATGTCAAGAGTCTCGCAAAACGCCTTCCCGCACACTATGCTTATTAAAGATTTCTTAAGATGATGGAATTCGATCTTAATGCCATCTTTTTCGGAAACGATTACTGCGTAATACATGTGTTTTCGTTTACCAGTGCTATAAAAATAGTTTATTCTGGTACGCCAATACTTCAAATAACTGTCCCGTTCTATCATGTTAAAACCTCCTTAAGGTTTATAATATACTTTCATTATATACTTACAATTTTTAATCTGAACAAATATAGAGTATAATTTCTTTTTTATTTAGTACACGGGCTAGATAGAAAAGATAAATTTTATAAACTATAGAGGAGGTGGTGGATTGGCAACTAAACCTATTGAGCCTGCATTAGTTAATTTAGTAAGGCAATATTTGTTTCCAAATATCACAGATGATCAATCTATAGCACATGTTTTAATTAGCTTTGATGGTAAGACTCATACTTGGAGTCAATTAAAGGACTTATTGTCTAAGGTAGCAATGACTAATGACTACAATGATTTAGACAATTTACCATCTATAGCTAATATAGTTAATGATGCAATACAAGCACACAATTCATCTCTTGATGCTCATTCAAATCTGTTTCAGGTAGTTTCATCAGAAGACACCGTAAGTGGAATGTCTGATGGTGGAATTTATTTTGAGATTGAGGCAGATGAGGAAGAAGAAGCAGAAGAAAATAATGGAGGTAGTTAAATAGATGCCTAATAGTGTAAAACGATTTACTATTAAACAAAAAACTGCTTTAGGGGATCTCATCTTACATCCTGAAACAGAGATTGCCCAAATTGTAGACTTTGAATCTGGAGTTAATAGTTTAATAGCTAATGCTGCTTTCCCAAGATTTGGGCTAGTAGTTGTTAATGAATTACCTACTGGTGATGATATTAGATATGATAAGATTTACTTGGTTACAGGTAATTCTGCTGATAATGATGAAGGAAATATATTTACAGAGTATGTTAGAGTTGGTAATAGTTGGGAAATTTTAGGTGAGCAGAGATCCGCATTACCGGTTGCAACTAGAACCAATATTGGTGTAGTTAGAATTGGTGATAATATCAATGTCGATAATGGATTAATTAGTGTTAATACTGCTACTACATCAGCTAAAGGTGTTGTTCAGGTTGGTGACAATATTGATGTTGATGCTGGTGTAATTAGTGTCAAGAAAGGTTCTACAACTGATTTTGGTATCCTTAAAGTTGGGGATAACATTGATGTTGCTAATAGTGTTATCTCTGTTAAGAAAGGTTCAACTTCTGACTTTGGTATTTTAAAAGTTGGAGATAATATTGATGTAAGTTCCAGTGTTATTAGTGTCAAGAAAGGTGATGCTAGTAACTATGGTCTTTTAAAAGTTGGAACCAATATTGATGTCAATGACAGTACTATCAGTGTTAAGACTGGTTCGACTACTGATAAGGGTGTTTTACAAGTCGGAGATAACCTTGATGTTGCTTCTGGAGTTATTTCAGTTAAGAAAGCTTCTACTACAGATTTTGGCGTAGTTAAAGTTGGTACTAACATTGATGTTGGTACTGGTGCAGATTCTGGAGTAATTTCAGTTAAGACTGGTAGTACAACTGATAAAGGTGTTTTACAAGTTGGTACTAATATTGATGTAGCTAGTGGTGTAATTAGCGTTAAAGATGGATCTACTACCGACAAGGGTGTTTTACAAGTTGGAGACTATCTTAATGTTTCTAATGGGGTTGTTAACGCGGATGTTGCTACTGATTCTGCTAAGGGAGTTGTCCAGGTTGGAGATTACCTTAGTGTTGCGTCTGGTGTAGTTTCAGCAGATGTCGCTACAGACAGTGCTAAGGGAGTTATTCAGGGCGGAGATAGAGTTACTATTAGCTCTGGTGTTTTATCAGCAGATATGCAGTATGAGATTGTTGATAATAGTAATGGTGGTACAAATACTCCTACAATTGCTGATGGATTCCTTTGGTTTGAGATCACTGGCGATGGCACAGATGGATTAACATCTAGTACATTAATACTTACAGCTCCAAGCAGTGTGACTGAAGGCAGCGCGTTAACAGTTACTGCTACAGTTACACCTAATACTGCTACTGGCACAGTTAGATTTACACTTGATGGTGAAGATGCTGGAGCCTTTAATCTTACTAATGGTACCTATGCTAGAACATTTAATAGCCTTGCAGTTGGTACTCATACAATTACTTGTGTTTATAGTGGTGACTCAACCTATAGGAGTGATTCTGCTTCAGTTGAAGATATCACTGTAACTTCGGCTTAATTCAATATAAACTATAGGGTATATGCCTAGGGTCTAATGCCTCTAGGTATATACCCATTTTTAATACAGAAAGAAAAAGAGGTGATTAGTATACCTACTGAAGTTATTAAACTTGGTAAAATTTATAAAAAGATTAGTAATACCACCTCTCAGGTACTTCACCCAGAAACAGAAACATCACAGCTAGTAGACTTTCCAGATAAATATAATAACTCTGGTAAATATTTGTCTACTGACGGTATTAACTTATTTTGGAATACTGTTTCAGCTGGAGATTCTTTACCAGATCAAGCTGGAAACTCTGGTAAATATTTAACCACTAATGGCACTACAGTTAGCTGGGCAGAATTAGGAGTAACATTACCATCTCAAACCGGAAATGCTGGAAAAGTATTACTTACAAATGGAACAACAGCTTCTTGGGTTTCTTTAAATAGCATTCAAGAGGTATTTAATGTTAATTCATCCACTACTTCTGTTACTTTAGAATCAATACCTAATAATGCCGAGTCTAAGTATATAGCAGTGTATCATGACGGGTTAAGATTAGTTGATAATATAGATTATACCTATAATAGCTCAACTAAATCAGTTTCTTTTAGCAGAAGCTTTTTAGATGGAGATCAAGTAGTTGTATACATTGGACCTATAGATTTCGGAACTGGAGAATCGTCTAGTGAGGGAGGATCTGTTGAAGGCTTGCCAAGTCAAACTGGCAATGCAGGAAAGTTTCTTACTACTAATGGCACAACATTATCCTGGGCTACAGTAAATGCCTTGCCATCTCAAACAGGTAATTCTGGTAAATTCCTTACTACAAATGGTACCACTGCTTCTTGGGATACTATATTTTCTGGGGATTATACTGATTTAACAAATAAACCAGATCTTACTTTGAAAGCTAATGTAGCTGATTTGGCTACTGTAGCTACTACTGGGGACTATGAAGATTTAACCAATCTTCCAGATATTCCAGAGATACCTGATCAGGCAAACAATGCTGGTAAATTTCTTACTACTGATGGAACTGATTTATCTTGGTCTGATATACTTAATGAGGTTAAAGTAAGTTCTGTTCATTATCCAACAATAAATACTAATACAGTAGTGCTTACACAAGCACAAGCTTTACCTAGTACTATTAGTAAATATACTATGTCGGTATATAGAGATGGTATTTATCTTAATCCTAGTATAGATTATGGCTATAATAGCTCTACTAGAACATTGACCTTTGTTAAATCCTTTAAAGCAGATGAGGTTGTAACTGTTTTATTTACATATCTTACAACTGACTCTCAATCAATGTTAGATTTAGATGTTGAAGAATATGAAGCAGGTAGTGGTATTACTTTCACTAATAACGCTATTAATAATAAAATTACTATTAGCGCGAATGATCAATTGCCTACTCAAACAAATAACAGTGGTAAATATTTAACTACTAACGGAAGTACTTTAAGTTGGGCTAATGTTGATGAGTTTCCAACTCAAGCTAACAATAGTGGAAAATTCTTAACTACTAATGGTACAACAGTATCTTGGGGAACTCCCACCGATACAACATATACACAAGGAACTGGAATAACAATAACAGGAACTACTATTAGTGCAAATGATCAATTACCTGCTCGAACAGGTAAATCTGGTCAATATCTTACTACAGATGGGACGAACGTGTCTTGGGGTCTTGCTGTTGTGCATCCTTCTGAAAAATGTGTACTAAATAATAATGCAAGCGGTACTATAACATTAGATATTGATGATGCAGTTATTTATAGTTTAAATATGACAGGTAATTCCAGTATTGTAATATCTAAAGATTCTACACTAGATGTGTATTCTACTAATAGATCAGCTACAATTACATTACTTATTAAAAATGGTGGTAGTTATATTATTAATTGGCCTAGCAACTTAAATTGGGCCGATAGTATAGCCCCAACATTAAGTATCAATAATAAATATGATGTAATTACTTTAATTACATTTGACAGTGGTACTACCTGGTTAGGTTTAAGTACTGGTTCTAACTATACACTTAGTTAAAGGAGGGAGAAGTAATCATGCCTACACCTAATTATACAATTGATAAGTTAAAACAGCATTTTACAGTAACTATAAATGAACTTCTTCCTACCCAAAGTGGTAATAGTGGAAAGTTCTTAACTACTAACGGAGAAACTATTTCTTGGGCTACAGTAGATGCTTTACCATCTCAAACAGGCCAATCGGGAAAGTTTCTTACTACTAATGGTACTACAGCAACCTGGGAAACTGTTGATGTTTTACCTACTCAAACAAATAATTCTGGCAAATATTTAACTACTAACGGTAGTGTATTAAGCTGGGCTACGGTTGATGCGTTACCAAGTCAAACTGGTCAGAATGGTAAATTTTTAGCTACTAATGGTACTAATGCAGTTTGGACAGAAATATTTTCTGGAGAAGTTAGAGTATCATCTACACATCACCCGACATCTAACTCTACTACTATAGTATTAACTAGTTCTCAAGTCCCAGAGTCTAATGTAGAACAATGGGGATTATCTGTATATAGAGATGGTATTTATCTTATTGACGGTATTGATTACACTTATGCAAACAATAGTAGAACATTAACTTTTACTAGATCTTTTGAATCTAATGAAGTAGTTAGTGTTAATTTTGCCTATTTAAGTAGTGATAGTGGAACTTCTGGATCTACATCATTACCAACTCAAACAGGTCAAAATGGTAAATTCTTATCTACAAATGGACTTGATGCAGTTTGGTCTGATTTACCAATAGCTTCGTCATCTACTCTTGGCACTATCAAAGTTGGAAGTAATTTATCTATTAACTCCACTACTGGGGTATTGTCGGCAGATGATCAACTTCCATCACAAACAAACAATAGTGGTAAATACTTAACTACTAATGGAACATCTGTTTCGTGGGGAACTGTTGATGCCTTACCTTCTCAAACTGGTAATTCTGGCAAAGTATTATCAACTAATGGAACTACTGCAAGTTGGATTACAGATGCATTTAGTTCTTGGGATAAAGATTATGATGACTTAACAAATAAACCCACTATACCAGTTGTTCCTACTACAGTATCTTCATTTACAAACGATGCAGGATATATAACTAGCGTTGCTTGGAATGATGTTACTAATAAGCCAACGTTATTCTCTGGTAGTTATAATGATTTAACTAACAAGCCAGATCTTACTTTAAAAGCTAATGTAGCAGACTTAGCATCAGTTGCAACTAGTGGTAGCTATAATGATTTAGTAGATACACCTACTATCCCCACTGTACCAACTAATATTAGTTCGTTTACTAATGATGCTGGATATATTACTACAGTTGCGTGGAATGATGTTACTAATAAACCAACATTTGCTACAGTAGCTACCAGTGGAGATTATGATGATTTACTCAATAAACCAACTATTCCTACAATACCTACCAATGTATCTTCGTTTACGAATGATTCGGGGTATATAACTAGTGTTGACTGGGACGATGTTGATAATAAACCCACATTCTTTTCTGGTAATTATAACGATTTATCGAATAAACCGGATCTTACATTAAAAGCTAATGTATCTGATTTAGCTACAGTAGCTACTAGTGGTAGTTATAATGATTTATCAGATACACCTACTATACCAACTGTTCCAACAAATGTTAGTGCTTTCACAAATGATTCTGGGTATATCACTGGAGTTGCTTGGAATGACATAAGTAATAAACCTACATTTGCAACAGTAGCTAATAGCGGAGATTATTCAGATTTAATAAATGTTCCTACTAATGTATCTGATTTTACAAACGATGCTGGTTACATTACTTCAGTTGATTGGGACGATGTTGAAAATAAACCTTCTACATTTGCCCCAGCTATACACAATCACGATTCTGAATATACTCCGTTATCTACTAGTGTAGGTTCTTCAACCCAAGGTGTATATACCGATATAGATGGTGTAATTAGGGCTATGACGTATCAGCTTAATAAAACAGTTCCAGCAGATGCTGTGTTTACAGATACGATATACACATTGCCAGAAGCTACTACATCAGAGTTAGGCGGAGTTATAGTCGGGGCTGGATTAAGTGTTACAGCTAATGGAACACTTTCAGCTGATAGTCAATTACCAACATTAACTGGGAACTCTGGTAAATATCTTACTACAAATGGTACTAATGTTTCGTGGGCTAGCATATCTGAATATAGTTTAACGAAGGCTTCTACTACTGAGCTTGGTGGTATTAAAGTCGGGGATAGATTAAGTATAGATTCTAATGGATTTTTAAGCGCAGATGAACAATTACCAACTATAACAGGAAATTCTGGGAAGTTCTTAACTACAGATGGTACATCTGTTTCGTGGGGAGATACTCCAGAATATACTCTTCCAACTGCTTCAAGTTCAACTTTAGGTGGTATTAAAGTAGGGTCTGGATTATCTATTTCATCCGGGGTTTTATCAGCAGATAATCAATTACCAACTCAGACTAACAATAGTGGTAAATACTTAACTACTAATGGCACTTCTGCGTCGTGGGCTAATATTACTGTTACAGGAGTTACTACAACTGGAAGCGGTAATGCTGTTACTAGTATTACAGATAATGGTGCTGGTCAATTAACTGCTACAAAAGGATTAACCTTTGCTACTTTAGCTTCCCCAGAATTCACGGGTACTCCGACTGCTCCGACTGCAACTGCAGGAGATAATAGTACTCAGATTGCTACTACTGCATATGTTGATGGGGCTGTATCAAGTTTAGTTAATTCTGCACCTACAACTTTAGATACACTTAATGAATTAGCTGCAGCATTAGGTAATGATCCTAATTTTGCTACAACTGTTTCTACTAGCTTGGGTAATAAGTTAGATAGCAATAGTGCTAATTACATTAAGTCATTATCCATTTCTGGTAAGACTATTACATATACTAAAGGTAACAATACTACTGGTACTTTAACAACTCAAGATACTACTTATACTCAAGGAACCGGTATTACAATATCTAACGGAGTCATTAGTGCAAATGATCAGTTGCCATCTCAAAGTAATAAAGCTGGGAAATATCTATATACAGATGGATCAGATGTATCTTGGGAGGATATTCCGGAATATACTTTACCTGAAGCTACTACAAGCAATCTAGGTGGAGTTATTATTGGAGATGGATTAAGTGTCGCTGCTGATGGTACTATTTCAGTGGATGATCAGCTTCCAGTTCAAACAAGTAATAATGGCAAATACTTAACTACCAATGGTACTTCTGCGTCATGGGCAAGTATTCCAGAATATTCAACCGTGACAACAAGTGCTGCTGGGTTAATGTCACCAGAAGATAAAACTAAGTTAGATAGTTTAGATAATTATACTTTACCGATAGCTAGTTCTTCAACTTTAGGTGGAATTAAAGTTGGTGATAATCTTACTATCGATTCATCTACAGGGGTACTTAGTGCAGATAATACGCTTCCGTCTCAGACTAATAATGCTGGTAAATTTCTTACTACTGATGGAACAGATGCATCTTGGTCCGATATATTAGATGAAATTAAGGTAAGTTCTATTCATTATCCAACTACTAATACTACTACAATTGTATTGACTGAACAGCAAGCTATTCCATCTACTATTAACAAATATGCTATGACAGTTTACAGAGACGGTATTTATCTTAATCCATCTGTAGACTATGGATATAATAGTACTACTAGAACTTTAACTTTTACAGAAGCATTTGATGAGGACGAAGTAGTCACAGTAGTTTTTACTTATGTCACTACTGATTCACAAGTTACATTGGATCTTGATGTAGATGAATATGAAGCTGGTTCTGGTATTACTTTTACCAATAATGCAGTTACTAATAAGGTAGTAATTAATGCTGATGATCAGCTACCATCACAAGCCAATAATTCAGGTAAATTCCTTACTACAAATGGAAGTGCTGTAAGTTGGGAAACTGTGGATGCTCTTCCTGATCAGACCAATAATAGTGGAAAGTATTTAACTACTAATGGAGCAAGTGCTTCTTGGGCTACTATTACACAGTATACATTACCTGAGGCTACTACATCTACCTTAGGTGGAGTTATAGTTGGGTCTGGCTTATCTGTAAATAATGGAACTATTTCAGTTAATGATCAATTACCGTCTCAAACGAGTAATTCAGGTAAATTCCTTACCACCAACGGAACAACAGCTTCTTGGGCTACTGTGGATGCTTTACCTCCTCAGTCTGGTAATTCAGGTAAATTCCTTACTACAAATGGTACTTCTGCATCTTGGGAAGATATACCCAATACTGAATTAAAAATAAGTTCACTACATTATCCATCTCTTGGGGATACTACAGTCACTTTAACTAGTGCTGAATCTATACCATCAGATGTTAATAAATATGCAATGGCTGTGTATAGGGATGGTATATATCTGAACCCAAGTTTAGATTATGGATTTAATAGTAGTACTAGAGTTATTACATTCAGTAGAGCTTTTGAAGCTGACGAAGTAGTTACAGTTATATTTACGTATATTAGCTCTGATACTCAAGCTGCTATAGAATTAGATGTTGAAGAATATGAAGCTGGTACAGGAATAGCATTTACTACAAATGCGATTACTAATAAAGTTACTATAAGTACTATAGGTGATGGGTTACCTTCACAAAGCAATAATTCAGGGAAGTTCCTTACTACAAATGGATCTGAAGCATCATGGGCAGATATTGATGCTCTTCCAGATCAAACTAACAATTCGGGTAAAATTTTAGTAACAGATGGAACTGATGCTGACTGGAAAGGAATATTTAGTAAGTTTGTTAATATTGCTGCTGTAAACGGAGCTCATACCGTAACAATTCCATCAGGATTCTTAGATGGAGAAGATTACGATAGTTTAGCAGTATATCTTGCTGGAGTTAAACAAAATAGTACTTATGACTATACTATTAATACTTCTACAGGAGTTGTTACTTTTGTAGACGAATTATTAGATGGAGATATAGTTACGGTTGGTATTTTTGCATCTACTGGATTTTATGACTCGTCAGATAATGATGTACAAGTATTATATAATCAAACTCCAGGTGTACTTACTTCTGATGGCTCTAATATGTCTTGGAAGAATTTTACCAAGATGTCTTATGTAGTTGATACTACATCTGCTAATGAAGTTATAACTATACCAGCTGCTAATAGAACTGATGTAGTTTCTACAGAAGTATATAGAAATGGGTTACTATTAGTTCCTTCTGATGACTATACTATAAATACTACTACCGGAAATATTACATTTGTAGTACCAATTCAAGCTAATGAGAAAATAAATGTAATTACTCAAAAATCTATAGTAGGTCAAGTTATTAATTACTCAACTGCAGTTACTCAAGATGTATCAGACAATAGTACAAATGTAGCTACTACAGCATATGTATCTAATAAAATAGCTTCTTATCAATATCAAACTGAATCTGATGTGAATACTGCTATAAATAATAGATTTGCTAATCCAGTAGAAAAAGTTAATGTAATAGCTTCAAATGCTAGTATAAGTATTAATCCTAATAACGGGTCTTTATTTATGTTATCATTATCTACTAATTCTACTATAAGTATTGGTACTATTCAGAATGGGCCATATACTACTAATGGGGCAACAATTACACTATATCTTAATAATACAAGTAATACAATTTCTTGGGGTAGCAGTATTACATGGATATCTGGATCGGCTCCCGATGTTACTACAAACCCATCTATTATCACGTTTATCACCTTTAATGGTGGGACTAATTGGTATGGATCTAGTGCTGAAGTGGAAAGCTAATGCTTAATTATAGTAGAAATTTAGAAATGAGTATAGTGGACGGCCATTTTAATGATGGTCGTCCTATTATACTTGGCTTGGAATATGTTTCAAGCTCTTATACTTGGAGAAGAATTGATGTTGATTCTAATGTAGTAACTATGACTAGTTCTGAAATAGACTCACATCCTATTTTTAGTAATATGTATACCGAGACTGTAGATGGATGTGCTATGGTTAGGATACCTAGATTTTATTTTATATATCAAAAAGTATCTACCGGTCATAAATGGTGGATAGCCCCATTTAGATTTAGAATAGGTAATACTTTAGCAGAACCGCATAGAGCTTTTATTTATAATGGTGAAGCACTTAAATACTTTTATTTAAGTCAGTATGAAGTATCTACAGATCCCGATAATAGCAACATGGTTACATCTGCTGTTAATAAAACTGTTCTTACTGGAAAATCGTTAACTCAAATGAAAACTTTATGTGAAGCTAGAAATACTAATGGTGTAACTGGATTTAGAATGTTTAATATATACCAGTTAGGTGCAATTCAAATGCTGTTTTTATTTGATAAAGCTAATCCAGATTCTCAGGCACTTTGCGGCACCGGACAAGCCAATACTGGTAAAGTTTTAGCTACTGGAGCTAATAATAATAACGGGAGAGATCTGCATGAACTTTGGGGAAATGCAACACATCTTATTGAAGGATTGGAAAATAGATCAACTAAAATGTATATTTGGCCTAGTGTTAGTAATGAAACTTTTGAGGATACCAATCAAACTATACCAACTATATCTGGTGGCGGATTTATTACTGATATTCAAGAATATGCTGCAAATATTGGTTTGTTTATAGCATCAAGTCATTCTTCTAGTGCTACTAACAATATGCTTCCTGATAAGTTTTGGAGTAAAGGATCTGGAAATTTAATATGTTCTCATGGTGGTAAATATTCATCTAGCACTGGTGCTGGACTATTTAACATTGGTGTTGACAATACAGAAGCAAACGCAGCTACCGCTGCATATACTACTAGATTAAGTAAATACGATTTAAGGTAACATAAATGATTTTACAAGTGACAGAAAGAGGTGATGTAAAATACCAAATACTTCATTACAACAGATTAAGAATCATATTATTAGATCATTAAATCATAAAGAAAACTATATACCTATTGCTAATCAAACTGATATAGTTCTTTCAGCAACTCAACAAGCTATTTTTACTATGAACAATGTTAAATATATAGTTGTATATGTTAATGGGTTAAGAATGGATGAAGGCGACGATTATACTTATAGTAGTTCTACTTATACACTTACTTTTACAGAAGCATTTGAAGGTGGAGAAAAAGTAACCGTAGTAATATCTTATTTTGATGATAGTGCTACTGATATAGCGTTATTTGCTACAAGTGATGTATATGAAAAGCCATTAGAAAAAGTAAAAACCTATAGTACTTTCTCAAATACCAATATAACGTTAGATATACTTAACTTTAACCTATTTGTAATAGATATGAGATCTAACACTCCAAATTCATTAACTATTAATATACCAAATACTTCAGGTCCGGCTATTGGTAAAAGTATAATGTTGAGTATAATTTTAGGATCTACATTACCAACTATTTCTTGGAGTAGTAATGTTATTTGGAACACCTCTGATACTACAGCACCTACTTTTGAAGCTAGTAAAAGTTATAACATCAGTATGTTCCAAGTAAATAGTAATACTAAATATATTGGGAATGTAAATAGCTCATTCACTACTTCTGATTTATTGTTAAGTAGTTAAAGGAGTAAATAAAATGGATTTTGTTGATACTTTTGATTCTTTAAAAAATTTTTTAGTTAATAAAAGATTGTCTAAATCATTAGAGAAAGCTGTTACTGTTAACAAGTATAGTGGAGTTTTCACTGTAGATCCTAACGAATCTAATATGTTTTTAATAAATGTTGTTACTAATTCAACTGTGGCATTATCAGCATTAGGTTCTGAATATACTAGCACTGGTTCAGTTATATCTATTCTAATGACTTTAAGTAATGCTAATTGGGTTATAACCTGGCCTAATTCAATTAAGTGGCAGGATGAAACTGCTCCTGAATTAACTCATAAGAATCTTATTACTTTAATGCATTTTGGGGAGACAAATACTTGGTATGGTGGTTGTATAGCAATAGATGATGATTTTAGTTAGAGGTGACTAGTATGTCTCTATTAAAGAAATCATCATTTCTATTTATGAATAACGGAAATAGACCAGTTGATCTGACTTATTATGCTAGAGATCATATAGCTAATTATGATACTATAACAACTCTTCCTACTGAAACTGTAGAATATTTAGGGTCTATACTAATTGGAAATATGTCCAATACATTTAGAGACTGTGCGTCTTTAACTACTATAGACCCCTCTATATGGAATACTGAATTTTGCACAGATATGGGGCATCTATTTTATGGGTGTTCTGATTTAACTTCTGTAGATTTAAGTAGCTTAAATGTAACTAATGTAGAAGATATGCAATATTCTTTCTATAATTGTACTGCATTAACTTCTGTAGATTTTACTGATTTGGATACACCCAATTTAAAAACAATGAGTTATATGTTCTATGGGTGTTCTGCATTAACAACTTTAACTGGTCTATTTGATATAGATGTTTCTAATGTAACAAACTTTTCTAATATATTTAGAGGCTGTACCAAGATAACTAGCTTTAATCTTGCTAATTGGGATATTACTGATAAATGCACAACTATGACTAGTATGTTTTACGGGTGTTCTGCATTAACTACTATAACCTTTTCCACAGAATGGGATACTTCTAAAGTTACAGGCGCTGGAAGTATGTTTAGAGGCTGTAGTAAACTTACTACTTTAAATAATGTAAATAGTTTAGACTTTACCAAGTGTTCAACCTTTTCATATATGTTCTATGGTGATTCTACATTAGTTAATCTTAATATATCAGACTGGTACAGTGAATCAACAACAACTACTTCATATATGTTTTATAACTGCACTAAGTTAAAGAATGTAGATGTGACTGGTATAATCCAAAATTCTCCTAATATAAATTCGATGTCATATATGTTTATGAGTTGTGCTGCGATGACTAATATAAATCTTTCAGGAGTACACGCTAGTAAGATAACTACATTAGCTAATATGTGTAATAACTGCAAAGGTGCAACTACTATTGACTGTAGCGGTTGGACCTATGATAGTGGTGTTACTACAAAATTAACTACCGCTAATGGTGTATTTCAGAACTGCACTGGAGTAGTTAATTTAAATGTAAATGGATGGGATGTAAGTCAAGTAACTGCTTTTAGCTATTGTTTCTATACGTGTTCTTCATTAGTCTCATTAGATCTGTCTGATTGGGTTGTTTCTAAATGTACTAATTTTAACTATATGTTTAGTGGTTGCAGTAAAATGAAAGTATTAGATATTTCCAACTTTTCAACTTTAAGTAACTCAACTATGACTGGTATGCTTAACATGACTAATTTACAGTATTTAATTATCGGAAGTAGTACTTTTAAATTTGCAATGAGAGTATCTAATTGCGGTGGTCTCAATACTTCTTGTAAGATATTAGTCCCAAGAGCCTTATTAGATACATATAAATCTGCTACCAACTGGTCTGCTAGAGAAGATCAATTTGATGCAATAGAGGACTATACTATTACTAGAAGTAATGGTAGAGTAACAGTAACACCTAATAGTTAATAAAAAGAAAACTAGAGACCATTAGGTCTCTAGTTTTTAATGTTATTTATAAAATATGGTAATTTTCTTCCACCTAAATCTGGTTTTCTTTTTGAGTCTATAATACTCATATACTAGAAGAAAGGTATAATACTTTCCGTGTTCTGGATTAAAAACATTCCCATCTTCGTCTGAAATCTGCCCTGTAGTGGACAGCATAAACTTCCCGAACATATGGGCATCTTTAAAAGGAAACAATCTTGCATATGGGAAATACCCTTCAAAGATATTCTTATACTTTTCTTCAGCATTGTGGGTATACTCAAATACAAAGAGCTTTAAATCATAGTTACCGGGTACTTTTGTTTCAGATTCAAACTCCGAGTAGAACTCATCTATACCCACTAAATTTCCTCCTTTAACATTTCAGTTTCTGAATCTCTGTAATTAAAATCTATATCAATGTTAAGACCAGTTAAATCTTTTACAGTTCCTTCAATTACTCTGTCGATGTTATTGTACACAATGTCTTCTTTTGTTACAATCGTATACCCAGCATTTATAAAACGAAGCTTCTCCTGCCCCACATATTTAAGAGCAAATACATCCGTATTTTCTGGGAGAAGCTTTTGAAGTGGTCTATAAAACACTTCTTCTATATCTTCATAGTCCCCAGTTTCGTCATTATAAGGACCAACAATGTCCCCATAACAGAGTAATTGATGATAAAAGTATCCGCTTTCCTTACATGGATATTTGTTGTGTATTAAGGTATCATCCCCATCTCCAATAACTACTAACTTATTAAGTATATTTTTCAGGGTGAACTCGTTGTTCACCCTGAACCAATTCGTCTTTGTGAAAGTGTAGTAGTTAGCCACAATTACTCACCGTCATCATATTCAATAATAACATTAAGTTCATCAGGAGCATAATAGCCCTTATTGTTATCTACCTTTGGGCTAGGCTTAATAAGAATTTCAAACTTATCAGTATCACTTTTAATACCTTCCGGTTCAACCCAAATTGTTCCATCTGAGATATACTCGTATGAGCTAAACAAACCGCATTTGATTCCTTCAAGAACATTTTGCATGTCATTGAAATCAATCATTTTGCTCATCTTAGTGCAGTAATCATACTTGAATTCCTTAAACTTGTCAGTATTAGTGCAGTTGTCAAAATCAAATACTTTAGTAATAATCATTATTTATTCCTCCTAACAGGTTTTTTATTTAACACCTTATCCCTATAATCTGTAATAGAAAAGTTCTTATCTTTCTTTAACATATTAAGGGCATGTTCACATTTACTAATATCATAATCTCTAAGTTCAAAAAGAGCTTTGAGGTTATCAATATGTTTTTGTTCAAATGGCATTTTTACCCCTCCTTATATAATTGGCTTACAAATCTTATAAAACACATACTCATCAACAGCTTCAGTAAGTTGATCTGCTACTGTGTCTATACTTACTGAGCTATTAAGTTCATGAGCATAACTACTTAATGTACATAGTTTAGCAAAGTAATCAAGGTTATCATCAATTCTCTTTCTAATCTCAACATACTTCTTATCCAGGTTATCAATATCCTCTTTAGTTAATTCTGGTGGATTAGTCCACATTGAGGATAAGATTTCTCTGTAAGTCATTCTTCAACAAGTTCTTTCAGCCTATTGTTGCACTTATTAATTTCATTATGTGCAGAAGTAAGCTGATTCTGAATAGCCTGAATGTTTACAAGTACATCAGATTTCTCTCTGCAAATTTGACCAATATGTTGCAGAGAGTTAATGTACTTTGGGTCGTTCATAGAACATACCAGGGTCACAACTTGTTTCAAAACATCTTCCATTTATATCATCCTTTCATTTAATTAGGTCTCTGAGTTTATCAAATAGTGTGCAATAGCCACGCAACCACGTGCAATGTTCACAATCATCTTCACTATTGCACGTATTCTCAATTAATTTTAGTAAAAACTCTGGCGGGTCTTTTCCTTTATCATAAAATACATTTTTAGAGAAATACATAGCTATATCATCATCTATTCCACAATCAAAGAAACATCGAATTTTCTGGCCTGAGAATCCACATTTAAGAGGACAATTGTCCGGGCAGTCTTTAAATTTTAAACAAATATTTCGAAGTATTGGTATAGTTATTAATTTTAAACTTCTTGTGAAATTGTCCATCAGCAGTCCTTCGTAAAACAAATAAAATAATGGGAGAGACCTAAACAGATCTCTCCCACGATAGATTACTTAATTTCTTTAGACCAGTGGATAAACACTCCCTGGTCAGTAACCTTAGCAGTAATGTCAAGGTTACCGTAGGGGATTGTATTGGTCTTGTCATCCTCGCCGCAATTATCCTCACAAAGTCCGATAATGTACGCGAGGATAAGTTTCGCATTTTCGCCAAAGGTTTTTCGAAGCAGTTTAATCTCTGGCTTACAGTTCAGTTCGACATAGTTCTCGAACTCATCCGCGATACTGTATTTCCCAGTGTTGCAAAGAATATCCAGATCGCTAGGTTCAATAGAGACAGTGACTTCTTCGGTTCCGATAAACTTCTTGTTAATCATAACAATACCTCCAGTTAAAATTTGTCCTTGAGAATACTAATGTACTCTCGCCATTGAGCGCATCTATAATTTCAACTAACTTAATAGTTAGTCTCTAGGGAATGAAATAAGTAAACATCCAAACACACTACACATAAACATTGCAATGGCAATTACTGGATGTAAGTTCTGGAAACATTTTACTAATCCACCCGGACTGACAACCAATGATACGCAGAATAACCATTTAATCTTGTTAATAAATTTAGTGAAGGTTTCACCACCAACACTGATGCCAACACATACAATCAACCAGCTTAAAGTTACTACTAAGAAATAGCTAATGATACTAGTAAACATAAGCACTTCAAATACATCAAACTCAGGGATTGTAATAGTCATTTAGATCATCCTTTCTTGATTTTGTTTATCAGCAAGTTGAGCTTCTAATGCAATCTGATCAATCCTATAATTTTCAATGATGCCATCTTTACGTTGGATTTCTTTTTCAAGATATGCATTTCTAGATCTAATATCTTTAATTTTTTGTGGTTCAAACTGATCTGCAAAACATACTAGCAATACACATGAAATACCACCAAGAGCAATAGTCGCTATTACAAGAGCTGTACAATCATAACTAGTTCCATATAAGAACCACCTGTATATTCCGTATGGATAGAACATCAAAATAAGTTTCTTAATAAATTTAAGTCCTTTAAACTTATAATCTCCATTAATAAAGCAGCTAACAATTACATACCATAAAAACATTAATGTAGCTACTACTGAAAACATACTGAAGTTGTTAACCCAAATAATCAACTGAGCCAAGGTTACATTAGGAACATTAATAGTCAATTATAATTTCTCCTTTCTAGTTAGTGAAGAACTCATCCCTAATTTGAGATGGTTCAACACTTCTTACATTCACATCTATTGGGTTAAAATACTGCCCAATCTCGCCACTGTAAATTCTTTTCATAGCTTCCTGTTTTGCCCCTTCTTCAGTCTTAACTTCTGAAGCATCAAACCAGAATTCACAGGTACCGTCGAATTTTACCACAACCTTAAACACTTTCTTCATTTAATATACCTTCCTTTTTAAAGATAACTATTTTTCATATCCACAATCAAGAACATAACTTCTAGATTGAACATATTGTGTCGTTTTATTAGTCCGACCGCGTTTTCTAAAGGTTTTATAGTTTCCTGGTCTATTATATTTATACCGATGACTTTTATCTGCGTTGAACTTGCAAATCAAAGAATTCAATACGCTATCATCGATATAGATACCCCTATAATATTTAGATCCAACAATATCAATTAAGTTTTTCATAACATCACGTTTAGGATAATGATAAGCTTTATAGTAAGCTTCATTAGGACTATCTAGTACCTCGTCATACAGTGTAATCATAAACTTCTTGAAAACTTGATAGAGCTCTTCTTTTGCTTCACTATTTTCACTAGAGGATTCATAGCGCCTAGCTTTTTCTTTAGAGATAACCCTTTCAAGATCTTTATCAAAATCTAGAACCATGTTACCCTTGAGAGTAATATCAATCATTTGAGGTTCCTCCTTTTATTTTGAACAAATTATAGGGTTTACTTTTTCTTCAAACTATAAACAAAGTCACTATACCCAGTAGGAGTATAAGAAAACAATGCTTCAGGATCAATGTTATAAATCTTAAGTAGTTGATTGATTTCTACAGGATATACATTGACACCTGATTCAATATGAAGAATGTCAATAATAGCTCTTTTAGTGATAAAGATCTCAGACTCATATGAATCATATGCTTGAATACAATAGTGTTTTGTTCTAATTTCATATCGATCTGATTCTTCATTCAACTTGGTGCTATTGAGAAGATCTCTCATAAGTGGATAAAGTTTTCTGAGCTTTAAAGTATATTTACTCAGATCAACTTTTTTACTATCCATAACAACAACTTCGATACCGCTTCTAATAACACTAATACTCATTGTTGACACCCTTTCTTTCATAAGAGGTTTTGATGGAATGCCTTGTTACGCCGCGAATAACTTTGCTAAGATACATTGACTTATACATTGAAACCCTCCTTATAAAGGTTTAAAGATGTAATGCGCTAATATAATATATATACAAAAACTCACATGAATGTAACAAGTATTACTGCCTAGAGATACTCTATGTATCTTTAAGGCAGTATTTTTATTTTTCTAAAAAGAGGTGATACAATGTCTGATAACTTAAACTCTGGTAGTTTATTAAGCTCTTTAAGTGGTAGCGCTAGGCCTGCTAGAACAACCACTCCGATGACTAATTCATCTAATGCTGGTAATAATAGTATTTTGCCAGGTTCGATGAGTTCGTCTCAAAGACAAGCTATCAATAGAGAGTTTTTAGATAATCAAACTAGGCAAACTAATCTTTTAAATAGTAATGCTATGTTAAATAATCTAGCAGCTCAAAACCAAGGAATGATGAATCAATTTAATGGATCATTAATGAGACAAATGGGAGCTATAGATGCAGCTGCTAATAAAATTACTAATGCTATAACGAATCAAACTAATCAATTAGTTAGTGCTATTACAAATATGAGTAGCTCAATTACAGAGTCTATTAAAGGTCTTCAAGAAGGAATTAACAACTTATTTTATGAACGAGCTAGAGCATACGCTAGTAAATTAGAATACGAAGAAGATCAAAATATATATAAAGATTATGCTGAGAATTTTATAAAAACTTTCTTTAGTGAAAAGATTATGAACATACTAACAAGTATTGAGTTTGTTTCTTTAAAAGAAGTTAAAGAACAAACTTTAAAATACTTGATGCAAAATGGTGGAGTTGCTAAGTTTTTAGGGATAAAGCCTTTAGGATCGGATCGAGCTAATAATATGGTTCCTTTTACCAAAGACATTGCTGATGCAATACTAGAATCTTCTAAACATTTATTAGTTATAGCTAATGCAGTTAATAATATTAATCGAGATACGCCAATCATATTAGAAAATTTTGGCGGTGCGCTTATAGATAAGCAAGATACACTTTTAAATATTAATAGAGAACAACTTATTAGTACTAATAGAATTGGAAACATACTCGATGCTTTTAGTAACAATTATATGAATGTAAATCAAGCTAGAGTAACTGAACCTATGCGTGGAGCTATAGATGTTATAAGAGAAGTTACAGGTAATAATCAAGTACAAAACATTGCTGACTTACAACGTGAAATACAGAGATTAGAAGGCACTTTAAATAATGAAAGACAAATTGCACAAAGATATGCAGATAGAGACGATCCTAATAGTGAATATAATAGAAGAAGAAATCAATTAGAACAAGATATATTTAGGAACGGTGGAGCAGAAAGGCAACAATTAAGAGAACAGCTTAATCAAGCTGGTTTAACTCAAAATCAAAGACGGCAAATAACCCAAAGAATACAGCAATTGAATGGGCAACTTCAAGTACTTGATAACGAATTAAGAAATTGGACTCAGGATTATAGAAATTTAGGAGCAAATGCGTGGGGAAGAAATTCTTTAACTAATGCTAATGTTAGAAGATCTAGAGCTGAAACTGAGAGAGAAGTTGCTAGATTAGAAAGAGCACTTAGAACATTAAGAAGAGGTGCTAGAAATCAGAATTCTTTCGATGAAGCCACTAGAAACGGTTTTGGGGCTAATTATTTAGAAAGTGAAATTAGAAATATAGAAGCCTATGCATCTGGTAGAAGTGGAAGATTTTCATCAAGAGGTAGAATGACACAAAATAAGGCTCAAAAAGATGATAGGGCTAAATTGATGGAAACGCTTAGGGATTCTATTAATAAGAACGTATATCAAACTGAAGAAAACACTAAAGCTTTGAATAAAAGTATAAGTGCTATGGATGTATTTAAAACATCTCTTTTAGCTGCTATTAATCCTATGAATATAAAGAAAATTGGTGAGTTTGGTTATAAGTTGTTTAAGTTTGTTTCTCCATTCTTCATGTATAGATGGGGATTACAAATGTTAACAGGAAAATCTCCTTTACCACTTATTGGAGAAACTTTACCTGGGTTATTAAGTAAACCGTTAAATTATGTAAGTAGTATACAGCTAGGGGATAAAACTTTAGGAGAAAGAGCTTCTGGCTGGTGGGGAACTATTAAAACTACTTTAGCAGAATTTTATAATAATCATTTAAAAGGTATTTGGGAAAGCATAAAAGATAATTTAGCATCTTTTAAAGAAACTTTTATAGGATGGATTGGCAAAGATTGGTGGATGAGAATATATGATACTTGGGAAGCTGTTAAAAAATATACATCATTAGGATGGGATGCCTTTTTAAATCCAGATACTGAAAAAGCAGCAATAGCTAGAGAACAAATAGTTACTAGTATTAAATCTGCTATGAAAGATGTTGTTATAAAATATCTTTTACCAGGGATTGTGTATGGAATTGGTGCATATACAGCATTTAAGAACGTAACTAATCCTGGTAAATTTTTATCCGAGTTATATAGACCTGTAAAATTTTTAGGGAGAAGGTTTGGTGGCGGATTTAGAACTAGAGTATATAATTTTAATGAAGCTAGAACAGTCCTTCAAGATTCAGCTATTAATGAGCTTCAAAGATATAATAAAGAATTTGGTTTAAGTAATATAAGGACAAATTTAAGAGCAGATGAAAGAGGAAATCCTGTATTAACTTTAAGAGCTAATAGATTTGGTAATTTGAGATCTACTAACTTTACTGGTCAGTTTAATCAAGAAAGAGTTTTAGGAAATGCAGCTAGAACTTTAATGGATAGATTAGGAGTAGATAGACAAACTGCTGACAGTATGTTACGTGAAGCTGCTACTGGAGGAGGAGCTAGTTATAGAATATCTAGATTAGCAACCAGTATAGGCAATGGATTAAAGAATGTAACTAGAGTTTTATCTGCTTTTATGAGAGGTACTACTTGGGTGTTTAATATAGGAACAACATTATTTAGTTTGTATAAAATGTGGAACTTTTTTAAGGATAAGGTAAAGCAAATAGCTGAAGCTGATGGGATAACTGGCGGAATGCGAGATATGGTATTATATGCTACTAAAAAAGGAATTTCTACTTTATTAGATGTTGGAAAGGAAATATGGAAAGAATTACCAATAGTAATGGGGTCCTTATGGGATGCCGGAAAGGAAGCTTGGAAAAAATATTGGCCAACGTTATTGGCTTCAGCGAAAGTTTATTTTGTACAAAAAGTTATTCCAGCAATAGGTAATATATTAGAAAAAGGTATAAATTGGATTGTTGAAAAAGCTAAAGGCTTAGTTAATATGGACAAAGAATCTGAGCTTATAAAAAAGGCCGAGAAAGAACAGTTTGATTTATATAGTAAAGAGATTAAGAATAGAGCGATTGAGTATAGTAAATCAGATCATTTAGCTGAGCTTGGAAATCCAACGGCGCTTCAAATGCATGAGGTTATGGATGCTTTGGATCCAAAAACTAGACAACAGTTATTAGAACAGCAAAATGGTGTTGGCAACAATAAGTACATTGGTGGTGTAAGCTCCAGTTATGAAGGTAAAGTCGTAGAAGAAGTTTCTGGTACTAAATTAATAAATATGCTTTTAGATAAAAAATTTTTCAATGGAGCTGAATATGTTAGAGACGACAAAGGTAATATAAAAATAGGAGCAGATGGAAATGCTATTAGAACAACTAGTATACCTTTTTCTGATATGGGAAAGGTTTTAGAAGCTTTAAAAGCGGATAGAAATGATGCTTTAGCATTAGCTTCTTTTAAAAATTATACTGAACTATTATCAAATAACCCATGGTTACAAGGTACTGAATTTAGAAGCATATTTGAAAAAATAGATACAACGATGTCTATAGTAAGTGATGAAGAAAACTATAAGAAATCTATGGATGAGCTTATACAGAAACTAAAAACAGGTGAAGTATATCAAGATCTAGTTAGAGCTATGGTTAATAGCCCTTACACTTATGTTTCACAATATACTGGAAATGAGATTAGCATCACCGGAGATAAGCTTCTTATGAGCGGTATGAAATTAGAAGAAGTAGCTTCAAAATTTGTGAAAAACTTAGAAGAACAAAATGAAAAAAATTTATCTAATAGTATACAAAGAGCTAAATTAGCTGATAAACAATTTAAAGATGATGCTAGACGAAAAGAAGAAGAAGAAAGAGCTAGGTTAGCTGAAGAAAAGGCTAGAAAAGCGGCAGAAGAAAATGAAAAGAAAGAACAAGAAAAACGTAGTTTTACGGATAGTGTAAAGTCTTTCTTTGGTTTTTCAGATAAAACTAATGCTGGTGGGGCTGGTTCATTAGGAGTTATAGCACAATGGGTTCAATCTGGGAAATTTAAACAAGCTATGGAAACAGCTATGGGATGGATTGGAGATAAAATCGGGGGTATTATAAAGTTTTTTAAGTCACAGAATTACGGTAAGATATTTGCTGATACTATGTCAGGGCTTGGATCGGCATCCGGAGCTATCTTATCAGCACTTTATGGAGCAGATAAGGCTGATACTTTTTCTAGAAATGCTTATAACTATGCTGTCAAGCATAATTTGAAGTATGCTAAAGCATTCTTTGGTGGAGCTAGAAAGTCTATACTTATGAGTGTAGATAATATTGCAGAACATGCTGCTAAGACAGGTCAAACTGTACAACAGATTTATGAGTTTCTTCAATCTCAAGGTGTAGAAAAACAATATATGCCTGGTGGAAAAGAATATGATCAAGGTAAAGGATACAACACTCAAGAAGAAAAAAAATATCATGGAAAGATTACAGATGCCAATGGCAATTATATAGGAGATAAATTAGGGCTTGGCGATGATTCTGATTCGAGATTTAATATGGCACGAGCTAGAACATTTAGTGGAGAAGGAACCCGTATTAACTGGCAAGATAGCTATAGTAAATTTGGTATAAATATTAAACGAAAAATGGAATCAAAATATGGAATTTTAGCTCTTGATGTGCCAACCTATGCTAAAAATACAAATAATGCAAAACTTAATGCTTACTTAAAGAATTTAGGCATTGAAGGAAAAACAGCAAAGGAGTTATGGGGTAATAATGGTGAGTTATGGTGGGGTAAAGGTGGAAATAGAGAAAAGATTCTAAAGGCTATGCAAGATCCTAATTCTGGTTTTGGAACCGAAGCTGATAAGATAGCATATATGAAAAATAACTATTGGAACAATTATAAATTGTATAAATTTAAAGATCCGGCTACTTCCGGGTTGTTATTAGATAGTTATTGGGTTGGTGGAGGACAAGAAGTATTAAGAAATACATATAATGTTATGGCTGAAAAATATAAAAGACCAGATATGAAGATAAATTATATAAAAGGTAAAGATGGTAAATATAGGTGGGAGAACTATAAATTATTTGATGATGCTCATATTAACTTTGCAAACTCTACTGGGAAATTTTTTGCGGCTGAAGTTTTACGTCAGTCTGCGTTAAGATATGAGAGCCTAGGGAGGAGACCAGATCATAAAGATGATTTAGAGGGTTGGAGAAAAAGAGTTCGAGATAATGCTGCATATTGGGGTATAAAAAGATTTGATAATAATGGCAGCTATGCTTTTGGATTTAGCGATACAACTTCTTATGACAAGTTAGCATATGGCGATGATAAAATAACTAAATCTTACGATAATGGTGATATAACTAACGAAACATTTACTAGAAAATTAAATGAGTTTATACAAGCACAAGGTACTAAAAGATTTGACACATCTTTTTCAAAAATTCTTTCTAAAACTGGTGGAAGTGGCAGTGAATATAATCGTATGCTCAAAATATTTGGTACAGATGAAAAATCTAAGAAGTTTATGGCGAAAGTTGTTGATATTGAAAAGAAAGCTCCGTCAGAATGGACAAAGGATGAGGCTGATATCATGGCTAAATTTGCTGGTTTAGTTGACAAATATGAAGCAGAATCTAAAAGTAGAGGTAACACAAGCACAATATTTTATAATACTATTACAAGTCAAACAAGCTATATTACCAAATTACTTGAGAAATATCATGGAAATGATGAAGCTAAGCGCACAGCCGTAAATAATACTAGAAAAGGCATGATAGAGGCTAAACATTAAAGAAAGGATGTGTTAAAATATGGCTAATCCTGTTAAAGATGTTAACTCAGATAAAGAAGCTCGGATAAGCAAAATAAATGAAGAGCTATCTAACTTAAAGCATGAAATAGATACTAAATATGTTCCTGCAGCAGAAAATTTAGGCACTGTATTGTCTGATTATGAAGCTTTTAAAACAGCTCAAAATAAATTTACCGAATTACAAAGTAGAGGAGTTTCATTTTATTCCGAAGAATGGAAAGAAAATGTAAGAAAAAGAGATGCAGCTTTATTAAGATTGAAACAAATTGGTAAAGATTATAGTGATAATCCCACTGTAAATTCTCCATTGTATAACCAAATGATTAAAGATATGAACAGTGTTTCAGAAAACAAAAAAGTTGCTGACGCTACTTTAGCAACTGCTATGAACCGACAAGCAGAATTAGAACAAGAAAAACAAAGTCTAGAGAAAGAGATTAATCCTCCGCAAGGTGAACAAGGGAATCCTCAGCCTAATCCATCTGACAATCCTCCGCAGGCTGAACAAGGAACTCCTTCGGCTAATCCAACTGACGATACTCAATCCGATACAGACAAAACAGTTTCAAATAGTGATAGAGAAAATTTAATTAATTCCGCTGCTTCTCAATCTAGAAATTCGTTATTATCTCTAGCATCTGACTCATCTCTTGGTATAGACATAAACTCTATTGAGCCTCCGATGTTAGCAAATCAAGCTACCGATAAAGAAAAACTAGATAAAATGTTAGCTGAGAATGAAAAATCTGATGGGAAAAAAATATATTATGCTAAAGATATTTCTCCGGAAAAGGACGGCTCAGCTATATCTGTTGTAAGAATAGATAAGGATAAGGAGAAAGATCATGAAAAGACAGAGCAAGCACTAAAAACTCAAGGTTATGAAAAACTTGAAAATAAAGATGGTAATATAAGCACTAAGTTTGTAGAAAAATATGAAGCTAATAAAGAAACTCAGGGAGTAAGTAAAGCCACTTCGGAAGAAGATTCTGCCCAAGATGCTGGACAAAATGAAAAACCTGGAGGAGAAACGGCCACAACAGAATTAAGTTATAATGATAAGAAGAAAAAACTTGAGGATGAAGGTATTAAAGAATATAATAAAGATGCAAAGCTTACTATTGCTGGTCATAATGTTCCATATGTTAAAGTTAACGGTAGTAATAAGATCAGATTTCCTAAATATGATAAAGTGATGGGTTTACCTCCTTTAAGAATTTTTACAAATGATCCAAAAAAACCATCTTCTAATATAGGCAATAATACATCGGATTTATTTGATGTTAATATTGATGCTAGCGATAGTAAAGATATTAAATTGGCTAAAGAATACTTTTTATATAATGTTGATGAAATGCTAGTAAATTCTTTCCCTATATTAACTATTCGACCGTTAGACTGTGAAAATTTGATGGGTACAAATGGAAATATTACTAAAGATAAAAAAACTCATGATGATATGAAACGAGATAGGAGATATAATATAGTTGATAATATTGTATATAAATTTGCAGTAACTACTACAAATAGTATTAATTATTCTCACCAAAATAATTTTGCTCAAAGTTCAACTGAAAGTAGTGGATTGGTGAGTAGTTTAAACGGTATGGGGAAATTCACTAGCGATTTAGTTGGTATAGGCCAAAATACTGCAGGGTTTGGTCATAATAATTTGATTAAGGATTTAACTAGTATGGGTTTAAATTTAGGAGGAGATATTGACGAGGCAGTACGGCAATTTATAGCAGCTGGTGAAGAAGGGTCTAAAGGATTAGGTGCAGTAGGTAGCAAAATGGGCAAAACAGTAGCAGATATAGCTAATTTAGTAACATCTGTAGTAGGTGGAGGTAGAATAGACTTTCCTGATGTTTGGCAGGATTCTCAAACAAGTTTTCAGCAATCATTTACTATAGAATTAAGATCTCTTAATCCGGATCCAACTAGTGATCAATATTTTTATGATATAATATTACCCCTATATATTTTATTAACTATATCCTTACCAACTGAAGGTAATGTATTTTCTTATAAAACTCCTCCTCTTATTACATGTAGTTTAGATGATTCTTTTATGGAGATCTTGTTAGGAGCAGTTACACAGATTAACTGGTCATTTGATACTAAAGAGATTAACTTCAAAAAAGTTCCTTGGCATTGCCAAGTTAACATTACTATTAGGGATTTGTATTCAGTAATGAGCCAAGCGACATATACTACTAAAAATGAGAAATATGTCAAAGATAGTAATAGAGAAATCATGACCAAGGAAAAGTATTTTGAAAATTTTATTAGAACTAAAGACAAAAAGATACCTAATGAAAAATACTATCTTACTGAATTTGCAAAGATTCCAGCATATATGAATGCTCTTGAGCAAAGGATGAATAAGGAACAAAAAGTTGCTGATGAAGAAAAGATGAAAAATTCTGTAAATGGTGGAGATAAAAGTTCGTCTCAACAACCTGAAGGGAACGTGTCTGGAAACAGCGGAGAAACTGGGAAAGATACCAGTAATGCCCCAAAAAAAGAAGAAATCAAAACCGATCCTAAAACCGGTAAGAAAACTTTAATATCTTCAATAGGAGGATTTGTTACTGGAATTACTAAAGGAATAAGGAATGTAGTAGCTAGTGTTAATAAAGTTATCACACCTGTTAGACAGATAATAAATACTGGAGCCACTGTTCTTAATGCAGCAAATAACGTTAAATGCGCTATTAAATGTGTAGGTCAAACTGCTAATTTACCTGGGTTACTTAATGGATCTTTTGCTGCATCAGTAGGATTAGCTTTTGAAAATTTAGGTAAAGCTGGAAATGTATTAAATGGATTATCTGGCGGAGTATTAGGCTCCGTTACAAAGTCTGTAGGCGGTATTTGTACTACTCTATCTGAACTTGGGAGATCTGCATTAGTACTAGATTTGCCTGAATATGTTTCTAAAGATGGCAAGACAATTCAATTAAATGATCCATTTAAAGTTGCATCATCAACAATGAGAGCTACTGGATTAATGGTAAGCAATATTTTAAATACTGTTCAGGGTGCTAAAATGATTGGTAATATAACTAAATCATCTGACCCATTAGCTACTTTAACAACTTATGTAAATGCCGCTAATAAAATAGTAGGCGAAGTTGATTTTACAGATAGATTGCTTAATGTTGCTAAAGGATCTGCTATAGAAACTGGTCAGTATACTGCTGGTCAATTAGCCTCTAATGCAACTATACAAGAAAGATTTAGGCATGTTGCCAATACAGTTTCTGGTCAAGCAGCTAGTGTAGCATCTACTATGTTTAATACTACACTGGCAGAATATATGATGCAACAACAATGGTTTAATACATATTTCCAATCTACTAATAATAATGCTGATCCAAGTAATCCTGTTAATATTAAAGACTTTAAGTATAAGGATGAAATAAAAGCTGCTATTGATTATGCAAATGGTAAAACAGATTCTGTAATAACTCCAGAGGTTAGTTGGAATGCAGTTAAAGATGCTGTAATGGATAATATAGATGGATCAATACAAGACTTTAGTAAAGGTGTAAAAGAATTTGCTAATACTACTGGAGATATACTAATTAAATCTGGCTTCTCTGGAGTAGTTAACACTGCTGGAACACCATTTGATGTTATATTCATGGAAAACAAATAAAGACTAGGAGAAATCCTAGTCTTTTTTTATATGTACTAAAATTAGTTTGAAAGTATTTTTGTTAAAACTGACCCAAAAAATTCTGAACAAAGATTGAGGGAAATTGTCAGAAAATTCTATACAATTTAGTTAAACTTCTTTTGATTATAAATCTATTTAACTGAGTGCGCATAAGTGAAATAGGTTTGTAATAAATATATAACAAAGGAGTTGTTGCTTTATGGAGTATGCAAGTCGCGGAGTTGCAGGCACAGGGCTTGGTCTGGGTATTTAATAGATGCCCTTAAAACCTTTTCTACTTGACAAGTAGGGTAAAAGATTCTATAATCTCCTTAGTACTTAAGAAAGGAGACTTTACGTGTGAATTTACAAGAAGAATTTAGACCTATTGAAGGCTATGAAGGTTTGTATGAAATAGGATCGTTTGGAACTGTAGTTTCTTTAAGAAGATACGGAATTCCTGGGAGATATATTTTAAAAAAAGTTAAGACTAAATCTGGTTATGTAAGAGTGAAATTATGTAGATCTGGCAAATGTAAAAGTGTTGAAATTCATAGGCTTGTTGCAAAGGCATTTATCCCTAACCCTAATGGGTTTAATCAAGTTAATCATAAGGATGGGGATAAGATAAATAATCGAATGGATAATTTAGAATGGTGTACAGGTCAACAGAATTCAAAGCATGCGTATGATAATAACTTAGGTGGAACAAAAAACCGGACGTTGTTACAATTAGGTAATATGAATAAATATAAAATGTATCTATTAGTTATATTGATAAATGATCTTGGAAGTCTATACATATTTAAGTCGATTAAAGAAGCTTCAAGGTTTATAAACAAGTCTAGAACGGCACTTATAGATAGTATACTGAATAAGTATAACTTGCGCGGATATAAAATTTATGGGTATAAACGTAAAGATTTAGAACAGTTTGCTAACGGGGAACCCTTACCAGAAGTGCTGAAGGGAATCCCGTGGGAAAGTTATCTTAATGATAACCAATCCTGTAACGACTATCCCTCAGAAGGGGAGTAGGGCTGATTTTGTCACAGTTCGAAATGGGTTTGCTTAACTAATGTTAAGTTAAGAGATAGTCTGAGCCACTAGAAATAGTGGATAACTCGATCGCTGGTACAGCGCTTGGCCTTCTTGATATGGCTGGTGGTTTAACTGGTCTTTTAGGTAATAGGAATTCTGATCCTGGCGATAAACCCGTCACTAGATATGAGATGGGTCTTTTCCAGCAGATCAATGATAAGAATATTGAGATTAGTGAACTTAAGAGTAACAGATATACTGATGCGGTTGCTAGTGGTTTACAGCAGCAGATTAGTGGTCAGTTAGCTTGGAATGCTACACAGAACGCTACTCTGGGTGCTCTTCAGGGTCAGATTGCTCAGTTACAGAGTATGACTAGAATTGTTGTTCCTAATGAGAACGTTTCACCCGGGTGGGGTAGAACAGCTGTAATGCCTGTTTCTTCATTACCACCGTATTTTGTTCCTTATCCTACTCCTCCTATTCCTACATCTAGCACGCCAGAAGCTACTGGCACTACTACAGGCGGTTAATAACATATTGTAAAGAGAGGAGATTGTCCTTCTTATTAATTAGGGAGGATGATCTCCTCCCACCTATATCTAATAGAGGTGATATATTATGTTAACCAAGAATCAAATAGTTAATGGTCTTACCAAATATATAGAAACTGAAGTGATATCTAAAATAGAAGATAAAGCTTTACAAATTATATTAGCTATAGGAGTTACTGCATTGAATAGGAATCATGATTTGATTAATGCTGTTTTAGATAATCAGTTTATATCATATTTAGTTAAAAAGAATGAAGAGGATAAATATGATTTAGATGAGTTATTTGATATAATAGATGATACATTAAAGACCTATGGTAAGTTACCAATAACTATTCCAGCAATCAAGTTTATTTCACCTACTGAAAAGACATTAAGATTCTCTACAGAAGATGTTAATAGACTTAGATCTTTAATGGAGCAAGGAGGGATGTAAAATATGGCGGACAATATTAAAGTTCTTAAAGCAAACGGTTCCAACGGCAGTTCGTTATTGGATGCTTTATCTAATATGGAGAATATTGGAATGGATCATGAAGAGGGACATATAGATGATAATCATAAGGAAGAGCATAGCTTTATTGATATAGTTAAGCAAAGAGCTGTTGAAGAATATGATGATGTAGTTACTTATATGGAGTTAGCTGAGATGACTGAAGAGAAAGAGTTTTGTAAGTTACTTAAAGATATAGCTCATGATGAATGGACACACGGAATGGTTTTAGAGCATATTATAATGCATTCTAAAGAAATGCCGAAAGATATTAAGGATGCTAAAGCTAATGCTGAAGAGGTTATGAATAAAAAGTAATATTGTTTAAAACACAAGAAGTCTAGGGGATATACTCCTAGGCTTCTTGTTTATTTCTTGAACAAATAAGGAGAATATTTTTATAGTTTCAAGAAAGAAGGTGTGTTACTATTGCATTATTAAGTAATATCCAGATCACAAAAGATCCTAATAGAGTTGGTCAAAGATTAACAATAACTGGTTTGAATATTTATGAATTAAAAAGGGATATACGGGTATTCTTTGGTAGAAACATACCAAAAATAACTACATCGGGTATCTCAATGACATATCATATATTCAGTATTGTAGTTAGAGGAGTATTTTTTGGAACTACACAAATCAGTTTTGAAGAGTTTTTTGTTGTAGAAGTTAAAAAAGTATTTGAATGGTTATATGAAGCGTTTAAAAGATCTTCATATAAAGAAGTTATAAACTTATTAGCACAAAACCCTAGAATAATTGCTTTAGAAAAGCCGATGGAAGAAGTTCCAAGTGAAGCAGCTAATAAGTTAAATAACTTAGGTGTTGAGCTTAAAGATTACCAAAAAGAGTTTTTATATTACTATTGGAATGCTACTCATAAAGTTGGTTTGAATGGATTTATAATGGCTTTTGAACAAGGATTGGGTAAAACATTTACAGCTATTTCTGCAGTATATGCATTAGACCTTTTTCCATGTATAATTACTGCACCTAAAAGTACATTATTATCTTGGAAAAGAAGCATAGAAACATTATTACCAGAAAAGTTCTTAAGAGAAGATGTTATAAATATTGGTACTAATAAATTTACAATATGTAATTATGAAGCTCTAGAAAAAGTACCTATGTATTTAACATCAACGCCTAAGTGTATGATAGTTGATGAAATACAAAATTTTAGGTATATGAATACTGCTAGAGTGCAGAATGTAATTAATCTACAGGCTACATATAATATAGAAAACGTAATGGCTTTATCTGGAACACCTATTAAGGCTCTAGCATCAGAGTTTGTACCAGTAATGACTTTAATAGACCCAATGTTTAGAGATTCTACTATGGCACAAACTATATTTAAGCACTTATATAATAGTGGCAAATATGATAATATAGCTTCAGCAGTTTTACAGGAAAGACTAAAACTGTATATGATTAGAAAAGAAGCTAGTAAAGAGTTAGATTTACCAGATAAGAAAAAATATGATATTACTTTAGAAGTATCTAATATAGAACCATATACACTTACTACAGTAATGAGAAATGTTCAAAATTATGTTGCTACCGAACTTGAGAAAAGACCTAAAAATGAGGTAGTTAAGTTATATGAAAATATTGAAAGATTATTATCACAGCTACCTAGATCTGAAATGTTTAGAGATGACTATTTAAGCTATTATTTAAATATGGTTAAAAAGTTAGAGAAAATGGATGTAAGACATCCACAATATAAAGATCTGATGGAAAATGTTAGGAATTTTGAAAAAGAAGTTAAAGACTTTAATAGTGCGTTATATAAGGAATTAAGTTCTACTAGAAGAAACATTACATCATATAAGTTTATCTTACTTGGTAGAGCTTTGGGTGAGTATTTTGTTAGAGGTAAAATTAGATTACTTTGTGATGTAGTTAGAGAGAATTTGAAAAGTATTACAGATATAGTTAATAAAGCACATAAAAAAGTATTAATATTTAGTACTTTTAAAGAACCATTAATGCTTCTTAATCAAGAGCTAGATAAAGCTGGTATTAAAAGTTTGTATGTTGATTCAGCAGCTAGTTATAATAAAAATTTTGAAGCTTTTGAAAAAGATCCTAACACTAGAGTTATATTAGGTAGTATCCAAGCTATTGGTACTGGAACAGATGGTTTACAGAAATGTTGTGATACAATTATCTTTTTAAATCGACCATTTAGAGGAACCGATTTACAACAAGCTGAAGCTAGAATACATAGACAAGGACAAGACAGTACTTGTCATATTTATTATGTAAATGTTGATCCAAGACATCCTAATGTCTTATCTCACGAACAAAAGATCTTAGATTGGTCTAATGATATGAGAAAGATTGCTGGATTATAATCTTATATATAAAGGAGATGGTAAATTATGTCAGTTGCTTTTCCTTTACAGAATGAACAAGGAGAAAGTTTAGTTACTAAAAAAGATAACGCTAAAACTAGAGTAAATTATGAAAGACATAATGATCAGATAGATACACTTGAAAGAAGAGATTTATTTTTATTAGATTTCTTAAGTAAGTTTGATGCTTTACCTATTGGTGCTATATTACCAACATCTATTCCTTATGCTGCTAATAAAATGCCAGATGGATGGGTATGGGCGGATGGTCATAAATATGGTAAAACTGATAACACTGAAAACCCAAGACCAAATCTTTGGAATGCTATTAAAAACACTAATGCTGTTGCTACATTAGATGAGTTTGAAGCTTTCTGTGCAGCTAATGGTTATGTGTCACAATCCGGTGAACCTGATGGAATAGTTCCATTTGGTAAATATGTTGATATGGGTGAAAATAATGACTATTTCTGTGTTCCAACACTTAACGATGTTTTCTTAATGAGTGTTACATCTAGAAATAGAAAGGGTAGATTGAGTGGTAATTATGAAAAAGACTCTATTGGTGAACACACTCACAATGTTTCAGCATATCCAGTTAATGGTGCTAATTTAAATACTACTAAACCAATTGGAGTTGCCTTAACTGATCAGATCACTGAAAAATTTGATACAACTGTTGATCCTCATTATAAAAAGGATCTTGCTCAGTATACATCTGAAAATAATAATAATGCTGGCACTGAAACTAAACCAAAATTAATTTCATATCAGTTTATGATTAAGGCTGACTTTACTTCTTTTGATTTAGCTAATACAGTTGATACAGATTGTGCTTCAGTTGGTGGGTATAAGCCAAATATTACAGCTCCAGATAGTGACAATTTAGCTGAAAGAATTTTCCCAGTGCCTAATCCAGAAACTGGTAAAATAGGGTCAGATTGGTTTGATACGGAAGGTTTGGCATTACAAGTTTTAAATGCAGCTGAAGGTCAAATTAATAATATTATAAATGATACAGCGGTTCTTAAGTCTGATACATTAGAGAGTTGGGGAGATCCTAATAGTAATCCTCAAAATAAAGTTCCTATTGCAGATAGTGAAGGTAAAATAGATTCGAGATATTTAAGAACTGTTACTACAGCTCAAATAGAGAGCTTATTCTAAACTATTGGTAGGTGATTAATTATGCCTACTAAATTAAAGATAAAACAAATTTATCCCGAACCTATTTCAACTTCAGAAGTTGAAAATAATTATGTTGATTTAAATACTGTACAAGTTATTACGGAAGAAAAACATTTCCAAAAAAGTTTTACATTAACAAGAGATACTTCTACATTTAATTGGCAAGATATTGTTAAATTTAATGGAGAGCCAGTAGAAGGTGATTATAATAGAGTTGGTTCAATTAGATTCTCTACTAATCTAACTACTCAAGCTCACACTGTTGCATTAAATGCAATTACTAAAGGAGAATCTGATACTAACGCAACTTTCGGAACTATTTCTGTAAGCATATTACCGGATAAAACTGTTTCTACTTATGCACCAACTCCAGCTACTTCAGATAATTCTACTCAAATAGCTACAACAGCCTATGTTAAGTCTAATTTATCAAGTTATTTACCACTTGCTGGTGGTACAACTACGGGATCGATAAAATGCGTAGCTAAAAATTTAGGGTCTACTTACGTTAATGCAGCTAAAGACACTGGAGCTATTATAAGTATGACAAATACAGATAGTTTTGGTGCTTGGCTAAGTGGATATACTAAATCATATAAAGTCGCTTTAGCTACTTATCCTGGTACTAATGAAGAGGTTCAATTATATTCTATAACTAAAGATAATGTAACTGCCGGTACAAATACTGCGAATAAATTTTTGAGATGGAATGCTAGTACAGGTGCTTTAATTGCCGACAGTTTTAGTGGAGCTTTAACAGGAAATGTTACAGGAAATTGCTCTGGTACGGCAGCTAATGTTACAGGCACAGTTGCTATAGCTAATGGTGGTACCGGAGCTACTACAAGATTAAATGCGTGTAAGGCTTTAACTAACGAGAATGTTGGATCATCACCAAATTATTTTATTACTATGACATCTTCATGGGGTAAATTTGGATATACTTCAATAGCAGATGCTAAAACTGCATTAGGCCTTAAATCTGCGGCATATACTGAAAGTTCAGCATATGCTACTTCAGGTCACACACATAGTTATTTACCATTATCTGGGGGTACTCTAACAGGTGCTCTTAGTACTAACTCAGATATAAACTTAACTGATGGAAAAATTATGGTAACTACTAATAGTACTGTAGCTGAGCACACTACATCGATAATACAAGCCACTACTGGAACTAATGATTCATGGCGAATAGCTTCAGGAGCAACGGCTGCAAATGCTGGTTTCATGGAAATAGCTACAGCGGATGATGGAACTGAACCAATCTATGTAAGACAATATAGTGGAACATATACAACTTTAAAAAGAACTGCTACTATATTAGATGCTTCTGGTAATACATCATTTCCAGGCACAGTTACAGCTCCAACATTTAGTGGCAGCTTAAGTGGAACAGCATCTTATGCGTATAATATAGCTGCACAAAAAATTTCAAGCCTAACTAAAGGAACAAAACCAAGTTCAACTGTATGGACATCTAGTTGGCTTAAATGCGATAGTGCTGGTACGGCTACAGCTAATAGATTAGGTGAATTAAGATCCTTTGTAGATTCAAGTGGAACTACCGGTTATGAAATGCTTTCTTATGATTATACATCTGGAGCTACTAGTGCAGGAACACTTGGAATTTATAAACCATTAGGCGGTACTGCATATACAGCTGCTCCTACTCCAGCCACTTCTGATAATAGTACAAAAATAGCTACTACTGCGTATGTTAAAGCTCAAGGATATATTACTTCGTCAGGAAGTATAACTGGAAATGCTTCTACAGCTACTGAATTTTCAGCAAGTAAGTCTGTTACATTAACTGGTGCTATTACAGGAACTGCATCAAGTAAAGCTGGGTGGTCTGTTGCGACATCCAGAAAATCGTGTAATGTCGGACAATCTGGATCATCTACTACTAATCCTTGGTATAAAGTGGCTACGGTTGATTTGTCTTCAACAGCTAATTATGACGCTTCAATAGATTTATTGGTTGAAGATACATATAGCAGCCATAAATATGGTATATTAAAAGCACATATTAGAACTGATGGTGACAAAAAAGTTGCAACTACTGCAACGGAGTTAACATGGTTGACACATACGGGATTTACTTTAGCCGATTTTGTTTTAGTATGCCCCACAACTGCAGGTCCTACCTGTGAATTATGGACCAAAATAGCTACTGGATATATGTATAGAAAATTTACAGTTTTATCTGAAGGTAATCGAAGCACATTTAGTAATAGTCTGTGGACACTCTTAAATGCCTCTTCTGCTGGTCAAGCTGCTAGTATAACAACTTCTGGAACTCAGATTGTTTCAACTAATGCGAACGTTGCTAATAACGCCGCAAATGTTACAGGTACCGTTGCTATAGCTAATGGTGGTACCGGAGCTACCACTAGATTAAATGCAGCTAAGGCACTAACAAACGAAAATGTTGGTTCCTCCCCAAATTATTTTATTACTATGACTACTTCATGGGGAAAATTTGGGTATACATCTGTAGCGGATGCTAAAACTGCTTTAGGTCTTAAATCAGCTGCATATACTGAAAGTTCGGCATACGCTACTTCAGGGCATACACATAGTTATCTTCCGCTTTCTGGAGGAACATTAACTAATAGCTTTTATATACAATCTTCTGGAATTACTAGAGGCACTGCCCCATCTGCTAATAAGTTCATGACTTGGGGATGTAAAGACTCTGCAGGCGCCTATATTGGGGCGTTTGAAGCAGGATATTATACTAATAAATCTTCTAAAGTGGCTATGTATGCATATAATACAACTGCCGCTACTGGTAATAATATAGGTAGTTTAGGCATAGGATGTGATACTTCTGGTAATGTTTATACGTGGGGGCCAACACCAGCCGCAACTGATAATAGTACTAAGCTAGCTACTACAGCTTTCGTTAATAGTAGATTACCATATGAAGTTGGTACTTGGACCCCAACGATGTCTGGAAGTACTACTGCTGGAGCTTTTACTTATTCATATACTGGCAGTGGTAAAAGATGTTTTTATGTTAAATTCGGTAAATTAATATTTTTAAGAGCAGCATTTATGTATACTATTACAACTGCCCCAGCTGGAGAAGTTAGAATAAATGGAGCACCATATGTTTCAAATAGTTATTTTTCTGCTCTAGCAGGTGGTAACACTAGACGTTGGGACACTACACAGATCGGTTATAATAAATCATATTTAATTGCACGAATTAGAAAAGTAGATGGTACAAGTGCGCAGACTACTATTAATTGGGGGTCGAGTGATACAAATACTACGTGGTCTAATGCAGTTAATTCAACGGACTGGATTATATTTAGTATTTGGTATGAGACATCGTAGAATTAATTAAAATATAACAAGAATATAACAATAAATTAAAACTTTAAAGTAAAGTGTGGTGATGAGATAATATGGCAATTGGAAGTGTTTGGGCAGATGTTCCTGTAGTTAGGGGTAGTGATGAGTATGGTATTGGCGCTGATTTTATTACAGCCCAAGTTAATACAGAACAAAACGAAGCTTTACAATCTAGAGATATTTACTTACTTAACAAGTTTAAAGAGTATTATGATAAAGCTCACATAGATAACTTATTCAGTAGATACAGTACTAATCTTGATTGGAAGGAAACTTTAAATAGTTATGAAGATATTATTGAGAAATACCCTGCTGGATTAAACTGGAAATCTGATGTTAATACTTATAGTGACTTATTTACGTTGCCAGCTGAAAATGATGCTGTAGTTAATGTAAAAGATGTTCAGGACAAGTATTATTTTATTTATTTTAAACCAGATGAAGATTCTGAAGGCGCTTGGACTCAGATAGATCCTAATGCTTATAATAATAATATAGTTGAGGAGCTTCCAGCATACCCATACATTTATTTAAATGGGTATTGGCAAGAGTTAAATATAGATGAGTTTTCTGAATTAGAACAGTCTAAATTTTTACCGAAAGGATCTGTAAGTAGTTATGGTGAAATAGCCACTACTTATCCCGAACCAGAAGATTATTGGGTAGTTAATGTAGTAGATCCTAATAAAGACTTCTTATTCAAAGGACAAGTAGATTATTATGAAGATATAGCTACTGAATATCCAGAACCGGAACATAATTGGTTGGTAGAAGTTATCAATCCAGATAATAATTGTACTTATAAGTATAATGAAGAAAACAATAAATGGGAAAGATTTGGTGAAAAGTATAAACCAGAAGATGGATGGGTTGTTAATACTATAGACACTAATTATACTTATAGATATGATATAGAAAGTGACTCTTGGATTGCAATTAGTGCTAATGCTATTCCTTTAGCTACTGAAGAAAATGATGGTTTATTAAGTAAAGAAGATTATGCCTATATTAGACAAATAGAGGGAGAAATACTTCCTAATATCTATTTGGCTATAAATGAATTAGAGCAAAAGATGTTCCCATTAGGAACTATAGTTCCTTATGCTTTTGATACAAACACTCCTCCACCTGGTTTTGTTTTTGCTGAAGGCTTATTATTAAGACGTGACGAATATCCTGATATGTGGGAAAGATTATATAAAGAACCTACAGATGATGATCCTGGATATGATTTTACAGTTGCTGATTATTTAAAAGATGAATATCCAGGTAAATTTACAAATGGTGATGGAGAGACTACATTTAGAACTCCTGATTTAAGAGGATGTTTCTTAAGAGGATTAGATTTAGGTAAAGGCTATGAAAAATATGAAAGACCATTTGGCTCTTATCAAAACGATGGAATAGGAGAACACGATTATGAATTAGAAGTTACTGGAGTTGGATCTGTAGACGAACCTGCAATTGAAGGCCATAGATTAACTATAGCTGGAACAACACCTAATGCTATTTCAGAAACTTCTATAATAAAAGTTCATACTTCTGCAGATGCTGAAACTAGACCAAAGAATATCGCTGTTAGGTTTATAGTTAAAGTTATTCCAACTGAAAACTTACCAACAATGGCAGATAATAATGCTCCTACTATTGTTGTACCTATAGATGCTGATACTCTTAATGGACATCCTTCATCTATATCTGCTACTCCGGGAGCAATACCAGTTGCAGACAATAATGGTAAATTAGATAACTCTTGGTTTAATTTAGATTCTATCTCTACAGAAAACTTTGTTCAAAGAAATGAAGTTTCTAGAAAAGATGCTTCTCCAGCAGAATCTTCTAATTTAATTCCAGTATTGAATGACTCTGGGTATGCTGATGGATGGATTAGTTTAGTTACTGAAGAAGATGTTGATAAATGGATTAGATTCTTTAGTAATGATAATTATGATATTTCAGAAGAATCTTATGATGATTCAAGAGATCTTGAAAAGAACTTCTTAACACAAAAGAAATTTGTTAAGTTCTTAATTGGCTTAAAAGAGTTTATTAATACATTTAAACAGCATTATACTACTGAAGATATAACTCCTACTAATGAGCGTGGATATATTTCTAATGCTGAAAGAATTAAGTATAGTGATAAATACACCAAGAATGAGACATATGAACTATTATATAATTTCTTATTAAGTTATATACCATTATCAGATGCTACTACTATACCAACTCCTGGTAAAATACCTATTGCTTTAGATGATGGTAAGTTAGATCCAGGTTGGATGTCAGATCTTTTCCTTAATAAGATAGGTGAAGATGGTGATACTGGTTATGCCGAAATAAGTGGTAGTAAAGATGTTCATATTAGAGGTGGTATAGTTGATAACACCTTAACTGGTTCTGTCAACTTACAAGGCGGTGGAACTTATAGCGTATCATCAATATCTCCAGCTAAAGCAGTTGTATCAGGATATGATGCAGTTGAAAATAGGGGCGGTAATGTTGAGATATATGCTGGAAATGGTGGAGAAAACTTATCATCTATTGGTGGATCAATAATATTACAATCTGGTTCTGGTAATTCTTATAATGGTACGGTAGATATTAACAATATTAAAGTAAACAAGAATAACACTATTTATACTAATGAATTGAATTTAAGATTACAACAAAATGATGGTATTAACAATACTAACTATTTAGAATTAACCAATTCTGGGTTATCTTATGTGCATGATAATTTAGTTAATGATAGTGATGATTTTGAGTTTACTCTTAATAATAATGGTACTGTAACTACTAATAGACCTAATGTATCTAATGGATTAACAATTCTTAATAATAACGCATTAGTTCCATTTGAGAATCTTCCTAAAACAGCTTTAGTTAATAATCTGGGAGATATTCTTCAGAACCAAGTTATAAATACCAATTTAGGTAATGTAATAGTTGCAGATATTGATCAGTCTACTACATTAACTATTGATGATGGTGTTTATACAAATGAAGCTAAAGAACTTACATTTGTTCTTACTATGAAAGGCTTGTATAACATTACTTGGCCTGTCAATGTTAATTGGATGTCTGGTGTTAAACCTAGTATTGATTATGGTGAAACGGCTATTATAAAATTATTTAGAGTAGATAATGGTGAATGGATTGGATGGAAAGTAGGAGATAGTGTAAGTACTACTGGTACTTCTAAAGAAATTATAATAGATAAATATGAGGAACCATTAAATGATTTTACTGGTACTGTACATAAGTATATTAGCAATATAACTTGGGCATCTGGTCAAGAACCACCTAAAGAAGATAGTTCAGTTTATATTGAAACTAACGATATTGCCCCTGGAGAATCTGCTAATATTGTTGTTAGAGTTCCTTCAGATGCATATGGTACTATTACAGTTACTGTTACTAATGCAGACACCACTGATGAAGTATACAATGAAACTATAACTCTTATAAATACAAGTAATACAATTGTTATACCCAATTTAACAATTGGTGATTATTTAATTGAAGCTACATATTCTGGTAATGAATTCTATAATAGTAGTAGCGTTAACGCAGCTCTTTCAGTAAAGAAGCTGGATACATCTATTATTATATCTGCTCCTACAGAGGCTACAGTTAATGATAGATTAACAGTAGCTGTCAATGTTGCTGAAGATGCTACTGGAAGAATACTGATTAATATGCAGGATGAAGAGAATGCTAGTGCAAATATGACTAATAATAGAATTCAAGAGAATGGTACTGTAACTGCTACAGTAAGAGCTGTGTATGGTGGTATTAATATTATTACTGCAGATTACACAGGAGATGATAGATACAACAGTGCTCATGCTGAACAGATTGTTATGGTTGAAAAGTTACCTACATCGTGCTCAATTGATGCAGATAATATTACCGCTGGAGAAGATGCTTATATTACTGTTAACGTAACTCCAATTGAAGCTACTGGTGATGTTACTATATCTCTTGATACAGGAGAAACTAGAGTAGCTGAGATAGTAAGTGGCAGTGTTAACTTTGCTATATCAGATTTAGAAGTTGGCAATAGAGTTATTACAGCAGAGTTTAGTGGTGATAGAAAGTATAGCTCCAGCACTAATACAGCAGAATTTACAGTGAGTTAATAATGGGAACTCTTAGATATTTAAGAAAGGACTATCTTAGAGGTGATATTTTTAAGTCTATGAATGATAAGAGGTCTAATAAAATTAGACTTCCTAATGAAAACTTAGATCTTAATTCATCGCCAGTTCAGATAGATCCTCAAACGCAGTATCCTAATGTAGTATTTATTGATAATGTATTAGATAGTGAAGTCAACTATACTATGTTATATAATGCTAAAGTTGGTACTATAGTTCCAATTAAACTTGATGATGTATCTAATATGAAAAGTGACTGGATTAAATGCGATGGTAGTACTTATAATAAAGAACAATATCCTATGCTATTTGATTTATTGAAAGATGCTTTCTATAATGTAGATCTTAATGGTAACGAGACTCCAGTTTATACTGATGAGTTTGTAGTACCTAAGATAGATAATAAGAAACTAGAGGATACTGAAGTAGTTTTTATGATCAAGGCAAAAGGTAGAGAAAAAGGTAATTACTATTTAAAGAGAGATAATCAAACTTAATCTCAATAAACACAGACACTAGCTGTAACTGGCTAGTGTCTTTTTCTATTCTGAACAAATATGGAGAACTTTAATATTGTCCTATAGTGGTGCTACTTAAAGCACTTTGATTAACTCCCATATAGGAGGGATGAAAGGAGAAATGCAATTACTTAAAAATAAAATACTTCTAGTAAAAGAATTAGCTCTTAGACTTTATCATAAAGCTAAGGGAGATAAAGTTGATGGGGAAGGTCTGCCGCCAATGTTAGACAAACCAAAGAAGTCTATTGAGTATAGTAACCTGGTTAGAAGAATGCTGTTATTTATATTTACAGCACAATGGACTATGTTACTGCTTACTTCAGAAAGAATGTATTTAAAGCATGGAGATATTGGTGCTAATTGGACCAAATTACTTATAGCTATTGTTGGAATGATGTCTGTTATATTAGGTTTTTACTTTAGCGGTCAGTATTCAGATAGAAATAGCGAAGAATTTAAAAAACTCAAAGAGTATGATAATGATAGATTTGATGAATACAAAGAAGAAGTAAAAGAATTTGCAGAGGATACTAGTGTAACTCCTAAAGCAGTTTTAGATGAAGATAAAGAGGATGATGAATAATGTTTAATAAATTACAGCAATGGTTATTGAAATTAATAGGTAGTAGATTTTCATCAGTATCTATTATAATGGTCCTTGGGTTCTTATGTTACTATTTTAATATTTCTGCAGCTACCTTGTTTGAATGGTATCATGGGGATATTAGTAAACTTACTGTTGCACTTAGCGTTGGAGCTTTAGTTTCATTATATATTTCTGCGGATCTCATTATGAGTAGATTAAAACATATAGGTGATAAAGTAGATCGTCATGATGTGGTATTTAATTCAGCCGCATCTATTAATGAAGATAATAAAAAGAATTTAAAAGTGGTCCTTAAAAAGATTGACAGTATAATACAAGAACTTGGCAATAGTTCCAATGTAGTTATTATACTGATACAGCAAAGCATCTATTTAGTTAGACCATCAATAGATATAGTTGCTAGCCAATATTTAGGTTTATCTGGAACTTTGAATGATCTTCAAAAACAAGCCTTAAGAAAGCATATTGATAATGAGAAGATTAAATTTATTAGAAATATGTCTTACTTTGTTACTAGATTCTTTGATCCAGATTTAAGAACTACTATGTTCAATCAAATGATTAAAACTAGTATTGACAAGGCCTTTGAAAGATGCTATGATGGTTTAGTAGAAATTTTAGATAATGGGGATACTGATTATGCTTCCAAATTATCTAAAGTTAGAGTAGTTGAAGATCAAATTGTACAAGACTTATTAAAAGGCGTTCTAAATATCGATTATGATATGATAGATCCTAAATTTAAAAGTAGGATGCCTGTTGACTTATAAGAAAGACGGTGATATAATATGCCAGGAGCTGCAAGATTAGGTGATAGTTGCACTGGTCATGGTTGATTTCCCAGTAGAGTTAACGTAGAAGGAAGTCACGATGTATATATAAATGGTATTCCAGCACATCGACAAGGAGATGGTTGGGCAGTCCATTGTTGTGGAAAATCCTGACACGGTAGCTCATTAGCTGCAGGTGCAGCTAGGGTATATGTTAATGGTAAACAATTGGGTTATATTGGTGCTCCAGTAGCCTGTGGGAGTTCAGTTTCTTCGGGTTCAAGCGATGTAATAGTTAATCCAGCTTAAGAAAGGAAGATTTATATGAGTTTTGTATTGCATGAGATATCAAACAATCTATTATTGAATGAAGAGGATATTCGTAATCTATTGCACAATCAAGTAATTGAAGATGCTAATAGAAATTTAGGTCTTAAAAAGTATAATGTTAATGCTACTGATATATGTGGATGTATAAAGGCTCTATATTTTAAATTTAAGAATATAGAGCCATCTAATCCTCCATCCTATCCTTATTCTCCAATAGTACTTAATGTTGGTTCTGTTATACATACTATAGTAGAAATGCTTTTAAAGCCAGAAGAAAAAGAAGTTTCTATTAGGTGTAGTCTACATGGTTTTAATTTGAATATGAGAGCAGATGCTATATATCATAATAAGGTACTTCATGAATACAAAACTATTGATAATATAGATGAGAAAACTACTTGTAAAGAAGATCATTTAAAGCAAGCAGTAATTTATACGTATCTATTAAATACCTATTGTAATAGATCTATTGAATGGATACAAATTATCTATATTGCTAGAGGTAAAGTTAATGTCAAGGTGTTTAACATACAAGTAACACCAGAATTGATGTCTAAAGTAAAAGATAGATTAGACAGACAATTAAGTTATTTAAGAACTTGTTTAGATAGTAATACTGTACCTTCATTTGAAAATGAATTTTGTAAATGCAGTAAATTCTGTGAGTATTATGAGTTCTGTAAATCATTATCATCATAATATAGAAAGGATGTCTTATTAATGCTTTTTGGATTAGAGTTCAAGGATCTTAGTAAGTTTTTTATTAGGCTGGATGATGTTAGTCTGGAGAATATCATCCCACTTAAAACTGAACAAGAATATACTGGTTGGAGATTTACATTTAGTGATGAGGTAGTGTGGTTGCCAATTGGTAATGTTAATGAAGTACTAGATTATGCAGTTGCTTTTAAACTGTTGTCTAATGCTGGATTGTATAATGTATTTAATGACTATACTGTGTATGGTGATGATGTTGGATTAGTAAATAAAGTTCTTTCTATCACAAATAAAGATATTGTTAAGAATATGACCAATAATAAAAACATTGAGATCAATCTTAACACTATTACTCCAATGCATATTGAAGAAGAATCTGTTGAAAAAACCAAACATGTTGGAGTTTTCTTTGATGACTGTATTGATTATTTAGTTCATGATGATACTTTAGATGAAATCTATTTAATGACTAAAGGAAATGCAGTAGATATTGCTGGCTATTTGTTTTCTTTGCAGATGGCTACCTTTAGAAAAGATAGACAAGTTCTTTGTGAAAGAGTATGGCTTTGCAACGATCTTGCATTAATGAAGTTTAAGATTGTAAGAAGTTAAAAATAAAAACCCTAGAAGAGATGTAAAGTCTCCTCTAGGGTTTATTATTATCCTAACGTATTTTTATACCTGCTGCACATTCTAAAGAAAGTATAAGATATACTGCACATTATTAAAGAAGTGTGCATCTTTTTGTTATTGAAATCACACTCTTTTGAACAAACACCATTACACCATTTAAAGTGCCTAATAGAACTTTTTATAATATACGTATTGTATGGACACTGGTAGTTATCTACGCTATGTGTTTCAGAGAAAGTTTTTTTAGGTTCACATCTCTTACAGGTAGTAAACTTTAAACAATTATTTAACATAATTGCAGCGCAGAATAATCTAAAACTAATTACTTGATTAGGAGTCATTTAATGATTACTCATTAACTTTATCATCCTTATTTACAACCAACCTAATAGTTGCAACATATTCTACGTTTTCATTAGTAGCATTACAAAAATCTTCTTTACGGTTATCTTCAAGTAGTCTATCCCACCAATTTAAAGTTCCTTGAGAAGTCATCACAAAATATACTTTATCACTGATATAAATAAGATCTTGTTCTAGACCTTCAATAAGTTCTTCAGAGACATTAGTCTCATCAGCATAATATTTTGTGTACTTGATTTCTTTAGTGGCACTATCAAATTTGGTACCAATAAACCTGTTTTCACCATTGATGAAATCAATAAATACTTTCTTCAGTTCTTCAAAGTTATTTGCATAATAAGTCTTTGTAAATCCATTATCATAAGTAGTATTCTTATCAAAATCATAGCTATAACCATTAATCTTAATCTTAAACTTGAAGTTGTTGTTCTCAGTCATTGTTAACAATCCTCCTGGTTTGATTTTATTTAAAGTTAAGCAATTTACCCAAAGATAATTTACATTCAGATGTAGTATTATTAGCGCCTTTAAATTTACAAAAACTACAGTCATAGACATTATTGTAGCACCAATATGATACAGCGCTACAGTAATTAGCTAATATTGGTAAATCTATATGTGATTTACCTAGGTTTGGATCATATGCATAGTAAAGGAAATGCCCTGCAATTTTTAACTCTCTGTGTTTGTACTGCCATTCTTCAGGAGGGCTTTTTAAAGTACAACAGCCACATACATTAAACTTACAGGTACTACATCCTTTATACAAACAATGGTTATTTAAACAAATATACATTAACTTATTAGCTATATTGATATTGTTCCATAACACTTTTTTATTAGTTGAAGTCATATGTTTTTTAAAGAAGTCTCTAAGCACGATGTACAATCCTCTCAATCAAATGGTTTATTTTCATAAATTACAAATCTAAATATGTTGCGCAATTCTTTTACACTTCCAGTTATATCTCCACAAGATGGTCCATTGCTTCCAATAGGACGCCTATAATAAAAGCATAAATTACAGGCTGGTAAGTTACAACTTTTCTTGAAGAAGTAGTTATTCATTAAGTTATTGAGTTTAGTTCTAATCTTGTCATTATCTTGTTTACTTAAGCATGCGTTGAATTCGTCTGGAGTAATACCAAATAAGCACCTTCTTCTATTAGTAATTGGAATAACCATATTATAAACATTACATTCAAATACACAGTTATAACAATGATCATTATTAAGACAAATATTATACAACATTATTTGAAGTACAACCTGTTTTCTTTTTGAACAAATTATAGAGAATACCTCCTGATTGAGTATTAGAAAGATGGAGAACACTGATATAATATATTTATAAAAGTATAGATAACTTAATAAAAGGAAAGAGGTGATGTAAAATACCTACTATAAAGAAACTAAAAATTAAAGTAGACCCAGATATGACACCGCAAGAAGTTGGTGATGAAATGAGTAAAGGTCTACATATGATGAAACATTTTGAAAAAGAAATGAATCATCATCCATTTGGTCATAAGTTAATAGCTATTGGTAAACCTATGATGCTTGGAGGGTTACATAATGCAATGGGAATGATGGAACCAGAAGTAATGCATCATATGTGCCATCATAGAGGACATCATCATTGTAAATCACTTGTTAACAATATTGTTAAAGGGATTATACTGTTTCTTATTTGGAAGATATTTGAAAGTATTGATAATAGATGCTGTGGAATGTGTGAAAGTGAATGTATTAGAAAGTTTAAGAATGATTTAAATGAGTGTTATAGTAAAATTAGAAAGGTTAACAGTTTATTGAATGAAAGTTATTTAGGGTTAAGTAAAGAAAGTAGAATTGCTATGAAAATTAAAGGGTTAAAAATGCTTGAAGATTATGTAAATAACATTAGAAATCAAACTAAAGATTCTAGAAATGCTAAGGGTATTGATATCTACAGAGCATTTAATGATGCTAGAGTTAATATGTTTGTTATGGAATAGAGGTCTTAGTAAAAATGAAATATAAACTTAAATTGAAAGAAGATAATTTGCCATATTTTGAAAAACTTAGAAAAGCCGTTAATGATACATATAATTCAGATCTTCAAGCATATGCAAAGCCATTATTAAAGAAAGCCGATTTATATAATAGCCTTGGATATTCTAGAAAAGCAATGGATATACTTGATAAGTATGAATATAGTATAAAAAAATTTGCCGGGCTTGGTAATGTTAAACTTCCAAATGGTCAGATGAGTAACTCTGTGTTAGACAGAATAAACAAACTTAAAAGTGCTTTAAGTTTAGGAAATCAAAACTTAGCTAGGAACATTTCTAGAGACCCGGAACAAATAATAGGAAAGTCTTCGAATCCGTTGTCACTTAATGCAATACCAAATTTTGATAATACATATACCCCAAGTAATTTTAATGATATAAAAGCTAACAATGCTATGAGAATGAGTCAATACTATAGAGATATAGCAGCTAATCCAAAGGATCAAAAGTTTTATATAAATAGGATATCTAAATTGAATGATATTAATAATGCTGAAAGAGATTCTATTTCTTTAGTAGATAGTGAAGATGCACAACAAGGTATTAAAATACAAAATAGTATTGATAAAGCTAACAGCGATTTGTCTATGAAAAAGTGGCAGGATCAGATTAATGCTGAAGAAGCTAAAAAAGCAGCTGAGCATGAAAAATTACTTGCTAAGCAGCGTTCTAATGAAATTGTTAGAGAAAAGCAACAGAAAGATTTAGGAGATAAGTCTTCTGCAAAAGCTAGCGAAATTAAAGAAAAGAATCTTAATCGTGACTCTTCGTCTAATAATATCGTATCTAATAATTCATCTAGTAGTCAATCTAGTTCTCCTTCGGATTCTACTGATTGGGGAAAGGTTGCAATTTATACTATTGTAGCTATTATAGTAGCTTATATCGTTTATAAGATAGTAAAGTGGCTATATAATTGGTATAAGAAAAGAAAGTCTAATAAAACTTATGAGTCATTTTATAGTGTATCAAGTTTTATAATTTGCGAAGCGGATGAAACTCATCAAGTTGGAAGTATTTATAATATAATGATGAGTCCTATTATAAAATTTTTTAAAAGTGTTTTTAAAGGTATTAGTGCTATTATATCGTTTATAATGAAAACTATAGCATGGGGTGCTAGTAAATTATATAAATGGTTTACTAGCATTTTTAAGAGTAATAATTCAACAGAAGAACTTAAAGACCAATATAATAATACTATATCTAGAATAAACAAGATAGCAAATACTAGTGTTCTTAAAGATAAAGTGTCTAATGTAGTTAAATCTATGCCAAAACTAAGTGAGTATATGTAAAATGAAGTACAAATTTAAAAGCTTCGTTCACCAGCATAAATACACATCTTGATTTTGATCTAGAGCTGTGCTATAATAACCTCATCTAAATTTGGATGAAGGGAAGAGATCAGAATGGGTTTAAACTTGTTTCAGTTTTTGAAATCAATATGCAACTTTAAACTGCTCTCTTCTACTGGGAATATCCAATCAGATTTAGATTATTACTATAATCAAACATATCAAGATACAAACCAAATGCTAGTGGATTTTAGTTCAGTATATAATGAGTTTTGGAAAGAAGTAAACATCCCTAAAATTAGTTCGTCCAATGCTCTTAATATTAAACTAGTTAATCCAGAACAAGGTTGTTACAAACATATAATGAAGATAGACTTTAAGAGAGCTTTTACCAACTACGTAGTACAATTGATGAATGCTGATGAGCTATCTCTTTATAATTATTATTGTAACAAAGTGTCTAGAATGTATATGTTTGAATCTAGTAAGAAGTATTTGTATAACTACTTCTTGACCAACATTATAGACAACAATAAGTTGAAAGAGTTAAGATACAATGTCTATGAAGATGTGTTGTATTTAGCATCTCATTATGGTGATATAATCAAGTCTGAAGTTGATGGTTGTTATGTCCAAACCAATAGGGAAGATTGTGCTTATTATGATGTATATGGTGAGTATAATACTAAACTATATGATAATATTTACTTTGTAGATAAACTACAGATAATGCAAAGAAAAGACAAGGTGCAAATTAAAGGTATCACTAAGAATACTCCAAATATAGTATATAAGTTGTTTAGAGATATAGTTAAAGAGAAAGATGATAGAGTTATCTATAATTATTTCACTGATAAGAGCATTCATATTTCTGATTGGTTTCATAAAAGTGATGATGGTAACTCTATTAAGATCATGTTAAAGAACATGACAGTTAATGCTAAAACTGAAACTTATGAGGATATCAAGAAGATACAGAAATATAGTGAGTATATTAACAGAGATAAATATTTTGATAGTGTAAAGAATACTTTGATCAGACTAATGAACCAAATTATTCTGAACAAATAGTAGACCATATAAAGGCTACTTTTCATTCATTACCTTGGGTGGGGTAAGAGATGAATTGTGGTCTTTTTTATTGTATGGTACTAAAAAATTCTTTTGAAACTTAATGTGTATAAGAGAGGAGGTGAGAAGCAGAAAACTATGTTTAATATTTGGTTTGATAATTATAAGAACTTAGAAGAGTATATAACTGAGTTTGCTGAGAATGATATGATACTTCCAGTATTAGCAGAATCTATTAGTGCTCAATTAGGCAATGGTATATTGGTTAGACACTTTCCTTTCTGGAGAAGGAATATGCCTGTTATTTTTGATATAGAAAACAATAAAGTGTATATCAATTATAGTAAGATAGAACTATTTATACCGTTGTTTAGAAAGATGAATATCTTAAAAGATGAAAAAGATAGGTTCAAAAGTATTTATAAGAATGAATTTGCTGATATAATGTCTGGATTATTTTATTACGGGATTCATGCTTATAATATTAAGAATAGAGGAGTTCTGATTAAAGATCAGTTAACGTTAACTTGGTATAAGAACTTCTTTCATTCGTTAATGGTGTCTTATTCTTCTCCAACATCAAAGGGTAATGCATTCTCTCTTAAAATGAATACTGCTTTATCTAGACAAGTCTCTGAATTACTTTACAGACCATTTTTACAGATTGTATTTCAGTATTATGAAAACTTAACTTATAAAGGTGTTTCATTTAATGAAGATCAAGAAAAACGATTAGACTTTATGTTTACACAATTAAACCAACAGGTAGTAGATCAGTTAAACACTTGGAACTATTCTAATGTGGATATTAATACTTATAAAGAGTGGTTTAGTAGCTTTATAAAAGAGTTTAAAATTTGCTTTAAAAATAACGATACTATTATACTTAAACAAGATCAAGACTTTATGGATATCCAAAAGTTTGAAGTATTGAATTTAAGATCTTTACAAAATGCGTATTATTATGTAAAGCCTTATATGGCGGAAAATGTTAAAGAACTTGAGACTGGTTTAAAACATAGATATCCTGCTCCACCTTTCAGAGAGTTGTATTCTTTAGCAGAGCCATTAGCTCAAACTTTAGCAGTTGGTGCATATGAGCTTAAAAAACTCAAGACTGCAGAAGATTTACAGACATTGGCAGCTAGAGGATTAGCTACATTAAGTTAATAATAGATTTATGTAACATTGATTAGTTAATAGTAGCTCCCAGTTTTTAAATAAAGACTAGGGAGATTTTTTGTTATGTGTTTAGAAAGTGAGAGATTTTATTGTTAGATAAAACTGTAACTGAAGGAACTAAATGGGTAGTTTATATACACACTTTCCCTAATAATAAAAAGTATGTTGGTATAACCAGTTTAGACGTTACTGAAAGATGGGGTAAAAATGGGTGTGGGTATAGGGGTCAAACAATAATATATAGGGCTATTAAAAAGTACGGTTGGGATAATATTAAGCACGAAGTAGTTATGTACAATCTTACTGAAGATGAAGCTTGTAAAATAGAGACATCTTTAATTAAAGAGCTAAATACTACTAATAGAGACTATGGATATAATATATTACCTGGTGGCAAATCTATGCCAATAACAGATAGATCTAAGCCAGTAATATGTCTTAATACTTTAGAGGTATTTAAATCTGAGAAAGAAGCAACAGAAAAATTAGGTCTTCCTAGAGGTAAAATAGGTTGTGTATGTAATGGAACTAGACAACATTGTGGGAAAGATAAGAATGGTATACCATTAAAATTCGCTCATTATGAAGAAGGGAAAAACTATGAAAGGTATGTCTATTCTCCACCTAATAGAACTGAAAAGCAAATTCTATTTGCTTCTTCAATTAAGAGGAAGGTTATATGTTTAAATACTTTACAAGTGTTTGATGGTGTTGGAGAAGCTGCAAAATTATACAACATTAGTACCGGAAATATATCGAGAGCGTGTAAGGGTAATAGTAGATATGCTGGAAAAGACCCAATTACAGGCGAATCTTTATCTTGGGAGTATTACGATAAAGATAAAGTTTATGAAAAAAGTGCTTATAAATATAAAAACAACTCATATAGAGAAATTATATGTTTGAATACATTAAAGAGATATCCTTCAATATCTGAGGCTGGAAGGGTTCTAGGTATTATGGCCGATTCTATATGTAGAAGCTTGAAAGATTCCAACAAGAGAGTTGGTTTATTAGGCAAAGATGGATATAGGTATTCTTTTTCATATTATGATTCTTCTAAAAAATATATTAAACTTCCTTTATTTAAAAAGTATCCTTCTGTATACTGTACAACTTTAAACAAGATATATGAGGATATAAGAGATGCTATTAAAGATACTGGTATTAAAAGAAGCTATATATTAGATATATGTAATGGTAAAAGAGGTTACAGTTTTTCAAAAAGTTACAATAAAAAGTTAGTTTTTAAATACAATGTATAATTCATTATAAAGGGTGTGATTACAATACCTGCAAATAATATATTTCCTGGAGTTTATGTAAGTATTCAGGATAACTCAAACTATGTCGAAGCTATTCCAGGAGCCATAGGATTTATGTGCTTGCTCTCTGAAAAGGGCCCAGATAATAAACCAGTGATGGTTACTAGTGTTTCTGACTTAATTTCTAAGTATGGTGAGCCATTAATTCGCCGTTATGGTCAGGGTTGGTATGTTGCTAAAGAGTATTTAGATACTTTAGGTAATCTTTGGGTTATGAGAGTTCTTCCAAAGAATGCTACTTATGCTACATTAGCTCTTAAGCTTACACAGAATCCTGATGTAATTACCACATATAAGAGAACCATTAAAAAAGATGAGAAGGATAATGATGTTGAAGTTCTTACTATGATTTCAAGAAAAACTACTGATGATGTAGTTCTTACTGTTGAAGATCTTAACAAGAAGCCTTTAACCGATCTTTTAGCCAAGGTTCCAACTGGTAAAAATGTTATTTTCCCAGCATCTGAAATTAATAGACCTGCCGAATATGAAAATGATATTACTCTTATGGGTGCTGAAGCCGGTAACGCTGCTGGTGAAGATGAAAGAGACGGTGGAGAAACTGTTTTCAATTCACCTATACTTGGAAGTACTACACTTAGACTTGATGGTCTTACATTAAGTCAGTATGCTTTCTCTGCAGATTATTCCGGGGTTTCTGATATTGAAATTAGAAATTGTAGAATACTTGGGCTTTCTGGTGCTACAGTTGAAGTTCCTGAAGAATTTTCTACTCAAGAAGCTCCTGTTGAGGAAGTAGAAGATCTTCCATTTGACACCAAGACTTTAACTGAAAGAAGTTTCTCATTTGTTAATGTTGAACTTGAAGATATTCATACAGTTCCTTCAATGGATTCTCTTCTTAATGGTGAGAATAATGCTGCTGATATTATCTTCTATCCATATGGTAGAGGCGAGTATTATAATAGACTTGGCCTTAAGCTCACTAAGGCTAGAAAGTCTTACGATAATGCATTTATTTTAGATATCTACGAGCTTGGAGATGACTCCGCTTACGCTAATTTAGTTGAGTCTTTCACTGTTTCATTTGATATTGACGCAAAGGATATTTCTGGTTCGTCCTTATTTATTAAGGATGTTCTTGATATGTACTCAGATTATATCAAGTGCGAAGTTAGTGAAAATAGTGAGTACTTCGGTCATTATGAAGAAAATTCTGAAGAGGTTATTGCTCGTACTCCTGGGGATAGTTCTACAAAGTACGACTATGAGACTTTAGAAGTTAATTATGATGATTTAGCTATGGCCGAGATTGAATATCTCTCTGGTGGTAAAGATGGCACTATGTATGACAAGAACGGTAATCTTGATTGGAATGCTGAAGTTGACGTTGACGACACTGGTAAGAAGAAAGAAAATATGGTTATGGCTTTATCAAATGCTTACTGTGGATTAAATGTCAATCCCGAGACTGGCGAGTATAACGATGAGATTACTGATACTGAAAATATGGACTTCACAGTTGTCTTTGATGCCGGTTGGCCTACTCCAGTTAAGGATGCTATAGTCGATCTTTGCGATTCAAGACAAAGCTGCTTTGGTTTCTTAGATAACGGTGTTGCTGCTGAAAATGGTAATAGATCAGCAAAACACGCTATTGATAAGAGACTTACAGATCATAATTATAATGATTATAGAGTTGCGTTATATGAGCCATATACAAAGTTATATGATTCATTTACCGGTACTTATTTCTGGGCTACTCCTATGATCCATGTTGCGTCATGCTTTACTAGAACTGCTAGAGATAAGAATATCTGGTGGGCTGCTGCAGGCCTTACTAGAGGAGCATGTGCCGGTATTAAGGACTATAGATACAAGCTTGCTGGTGGTTATAAGGATATGTTCAAGGAAGATGAGCTTAATCCTATTATGAGATTTAACCAGGGCGGAGATTGTATCTGGGGCAATTGGACTACTCAGCAAACCCCATCTGCTCTTAAGAATATCCACGTTGTTCTTTGCTTACAGTATATTCATAGAGTTCTTGAAAGAAATCTTAAGCAGTATGTGTACGAGTTTAATGATGAATATACTTATGCTAAGATTAAAGACACTGTTAATGCTTTCTTATCTGATCTTGCTTCAGAAAGAGCATTAGAGAGCTTTAGTGTTAACGTTGGCGCTACAGAGTATCAGAAGAGAAATAATCAATGCAAGGTTGATATTGATCTTAAGATTACTGGCGTTATTGAAATTATCAACGTTTCACTTAATGTTAACTAATTGGGAAGGATGGTGAGAATATAAATGGCTATTAATCCTTTTGTTAATGGTTTAGGTTTTAGCAAGTATAATTACCCAGATAGTATGAGAGGTATGTTTGGTGGAGAAAAGTTCTTTATGGATCCCTATACTTCGGGATATCATTTTATGTATTTCTTCCCACCAGATACTATCGGCAATGAAGTTGGTCAGTTTTTAACTACAGTATGTCAGGCAGTTACAATCCCTGGAATTACTGTTCAGCCCATTGAGTATAATGGTCTCAATGATATGAAATGGTATGTTCCTGGTATTACTAATCTTGAAAGAAACACTGTTGACTGCACATTTGTTGAGTATGCTGGTCTTCCTATTACCCAGATTATGGGTAGATGGGTTACTATTTTCAGAAATATTCTTTACGGTATCTCTGATCCATCAGCTCAGAACACATATTCTCAGGGTGCTTATAAGGGTAAGGCAGTTTATGCTACTACTCTTCCCGATGGATTAACTGTTCAGTTTGCTGCAGTTTTCACCGGTGTGTTCCCAACCAAGATTCCTACAGACTTATTTGAGTCTAACAGAGCTCAGCAGGAAAAGAAAGAAATTCAGATTTCTTTCCAGTTTGACCAGATGCTTACTGGTACTGCTGCGGAGTCATATGCGGCCTCATTAGTTGCTGCTACTAGAAATCAGGCTATTAGTACCTCTGATAGCATTTATGCTGTTGAAACTTCTAGTAACTAATTATTAAGTAACACTAATTATAGTGTATAGCTCATTCATTGGGCTATACACTATTTTATTTTTAAAGAAAGAGGTGGTGAGACTAGAATATGCCTAATGCATCACCAACAACAAAAGTAATACCTTCGTTTGATCCTTTTGATGTAAAAGAACAGCTTGTTGAACTTGCGCAAGATTATTTTAATCTTGATGAAATTGATACTTATGAATCTGGATTTATGGGGTATCTTATTCAAGCTTTAACTTATTTAACTTCAGATGTGTTATATCAGAATGCTTTTGCATATAATGAAGCTTTTTTAAATAGAGCATTATTAAGGTCTTCAGTAACTAACATAGCCACACAATTAGACTATAAAATTAAAAGTGCTACGCCAGCATCAGGTACTTTAACTATAGCAGTGCCTATTGATTTAAATGAACAAACTTCAATTAAAATTTCAGCCGGAACTAATATAGCTGCTGGAGATATACCATATAAAGTATATAATACATATTATATTAAACAGAATAGTAATGGATTACATGTAACTTCATATAATCCAGATACAGGTATAGTTGAAGCTATACCATATAATATAGAAATGTATGATGGGCAAGTTACGGTTGTGTTTGGAATACAGATTTGGCAGATCAATATTTATACTTATGATTTTTCATTTGAGAATCCTACCTTATATCAGTTTTATAAAACTAGTTTTACTGGCTTTGAAGGAGAAGTATATAAAGTATTAGTTGAGGTAGAGGAAGAAAAATATAAAGAAGTGGCATCAATATATCAGTCAGGATTTGATAGCAGAGAATATGAAATGGAATTAATGAGTATTGAGGATAATGAATATAAGGTTACATTAAAATTCGGAAACGGTATTTATGGTTATCAGCCTAAAAATGGTGCTGAAGGTAGAGTAACTATTTATACTACTCTTGGATCTAAGGGAAATATATCTTCTGGTGTAGCTAGATTTGATGAAAGATTAATTAATACTCTTAATGCTACAGAGGGAGAATTAGAAGTATTAAGTACAAATAGATTAGCTATACAGAATGGTAGAGATGCAGAAACTCTTGAAGAAATTAAGAAGCATACAATTGAATCTATTAGTTCTGCTAAAAGACTTGTTACTAAAGAAGACTATCAAGGCTATGCTGGAGTAACTGGATTAACTAATATAATTGCTCTTCCTATGCTTAACAGAAGAGATGTAGTTGGTAATGATATTACTATTTATAATGCATTATATGATGATGACTTTAAATTAGTCCCAACAGCGTCTATTCCAGTTAGATTAGACAGTTCTAATAGTTATATACCTAAAGGATCTAGTATTATAGGATTTGATGGGAATACATACTGTTGTCCATTTGATATAGTTTATGATGATTCATATGATGTTCCAACTACTCAGTATATTTATAACTTGGCAAGCACAAATGTTGCACCTATTCTTTTTACAGATACAACGCCAGACGATGTTGAAATGGCTGTAAGAATGATGCAAGCTAGGATATATCCAAATAGAGAAGAGATTGGATATACTGCTGAAATAGTCAAGTTAGATAATATGAACCCAGAGTGCATATCTGCAAAATTGTTTATTGCTAATAATCCAGAAGTTTTAGATTTAAAGTTTACTCAGCAATATAACAATAATACGGTCATGAACATGTCTAGTGATTTATTGCCATATAATCATTTACCGGTAGGAGAGTTTGATTGGAAAGTTGTATTATATTATACCTATCCAAATACTGATGAGCCAGTTTATTATGCCACATATACAGGTAAATTTAACTTATTTGAAAATGGTGAAGTGGTTGATAATGTAATAGATGTTCCACTTACTCCAAATGTACCAGAAATATATGCGACTATTCCAGAAGCTACATTTACATTAACTGATGATAGAAAATCAGGGTATTTTAAAGTTCCAATAGTTATACTAAATGAATATGATTATTTTGATAATAAGATAGATACTAGTACTTTTTATATTCAGTGTGAAATAGAAGATAAGGAGTACAAATTAGTTTTAAGTAGTATTAGTGATGGAAGATATGTGTATAATTCTAAATACATTTTCTTATCTGACTTACCAGTTGGAGAGTTTGAGGTTAAATTCAATTTATTTATGAAAGATGCTAACGGAAATTTTTCAGAACCAATTACAACATATAATGCAAATATAACTGTAATGACGGATGGGAAAAGAGTTTTGGATACCATATCAGATACCACTACTAAAGAAAGTACAGAGCCACAGATAGAATTAGTTCATTTAGGGTTATCATCAATAGATATCTCATCGCCAGATAACGGTGATAGTTATGTGTTTATATGCAATATTACTAAATTGCCACAAAACGCATCTTCTAGCATTTCAGTTAATTTAACTATGACAACTAATAGCTATGATTTAACTAATGAACGAGAATACTATATGGAATATACTGGTGATATGATTGAAGTAACGGATGATGATGGAAAGGCTAAATCATCTATGTGTGTATTTACTTCGCCAAAAATAAAAGCTAATACTATCCCAACTGGACAAGTTACATTTAAGATTAGTTTAAAATATAACGGAGCTAATATAACTACTTATAAGCAATCGTGTATCTTTAAACAAGATATCTCTAGAATTATTAGATCAGATGTCCATAAGTTTAGTGATGGATTATACTATGCATGTAATGTTCCAGTAATACTTAAAGATTGGTATGATAGTCACATAGAGTATCTTGATCAAGAAATTTTATCTAGATTCTTATACTTAAGTGAAAACTTTAATACTTATGGAATGCTTACTGATAGAATAAACATTAAGTTTGTAAGAACTTGTGGTCAATCAGTTAATATGAGACTTAATAACTACATGCCAAATCCAGTTAAAAGCTATCCAGATGATTTTAGTATTGATCTTCCTGTTAAGATCTATGTTAAATTATATGTTTCAGAAGATATTACAACTGATATAAATGATTTGATAACTGAAGCTAAAAACGTTATATACACTTTCTTACAGCTTAAATCTGGATTCAATACCAATATCTATAGATCTGAATTAGCTAGATACTTACATGATACTTTAGAGGATATTTTATTCTGTGAAGTAGTCGAGCCTACTGACGAAATAATCTATAGCTATGATATTGATAAGATACCTAGATCTCAATATGAAGTGTTGTATCAGTATTGCCCAGAATATATCTGGTTTGATAAAGACAATATTGTGGTTGATGTAAAGCTTATGTAAAAACAAAAAGAAGGAGAGCTGCCCCGCAACAGCCCTCCTTCTTTTTTATTCAATCGGATATACTTCTATAGGGATTATCTGCTCACCCTTATACCGCCAACCTGGAGAGCATACCCTAAACTTCTTAACGTCTCCTGGACCCCAGGATATTGTGGTGTGAGAACAGGAGTATACCCCTAAACGAAACACAGGTGATTCATATTTAATCTCAATTTCTTTTCCTACAACTTCAATTGGTTCTATATTGTTATCTTTTAAAAACTTACAAAACATTTTTTCGCCAACTGTGCCTTTTCGATGATCATACATGTAGTCCAGCAAAAATCCATATTTCGCACTGTTAAGTGTCCGCAATAGTTCTTTTACTTCTTTAACATCCACAGCAATACCCCCTAAAGGATTAAGATACTTTGATTATATACTTATAAAAAGTATTGCTCAGTTTTCATATCTTTATTCTTTAACAAAGCTTTCTTCAATATAGTTAACTTGCAAATATTCTTGCTTTGAATTACACAACTACTTCCACATCTATATGTAATCCCTTCCGAACTATGACACGTGATTTCATCAAATCTAGCACATATCTGGCCATATCGATACTCTATATAATATGGTCTCCAAAGAATTAGTTTACATCTTGAAGATGATGTATCTCTATATTCACAATCGGTATTACATTTAGTTTTACTAAAACATACATTCAATGTTCTAATAAGATATGCTATTACTATTGATTTATTACTTGGCATAATATCTGAACCACCTTATTACAAGATCTATAGCAAGTTCTATATTAAATACCAGTTCAAGTGTTGTTATGCTATTTCTATTTGAGAAGCATCCATACTTTAACGGAACTCCTAATACTTTATGCCAAAAATATATTGGCCTATTAATTAATGGAAGAGTCTTAATAGTTATATTATTAACACAAACATACGCTAATAAGTTTTTAGATAGTCTTTTCATATAAACTCTTTATAGACTTAAACTTTTTAGCATAGTATCTTTTTAGATATGCCACTTTGCAATTCTCATCAGCACCCATAAGACTAATAAGTAAAGTCCCACTAACTTTAGTTACTTTATGATCTTCAAATTGAGCTTCTTTAAGTTCAGTAAGAAACTTATATGCGAATTTATACTTGGTTTTACTAAATATAGTAATCATTCTATCAAGATCATATCCATTGTCATACCTGTCTTCAAAGTTATATATAATATGCATTCTGATCTTAGACCATTGTTCATATGGCATATTATAATAACCTTTTCTATCCATAAACACAAACAATATATCAAACTTTCTAGCAACAGAGTTAATACAGTAACAGTTTAGTTTAGCCATATAATCACTCCCTAACTATTGGGCATACCCAGGTTGATCCCATTTTTATAGGACAAAACTTTATAAATCTTACAGTACAATCTGATTCATTTTGATAACTTCTTAATATCTTAAATGCAGAATTATCCCTTGGTACTGAATTACAAACTTTAAACATACACATGTTAACACTACAAATATAGACAAAAGCGTCTTTTGATTCTAACTTGCTCATATTAACTCCAATCCAATAACTCTTTTAGCACACTATGAAACCCAACAAACCTAGTAAATTTTTCATAATGTGTTATAGGGCACGTATCTGTAAGAATATATCCAATAGCACTACAATGTCTACATGAAAGTAACTTACTAGACTTTTTATAGTCTAATGAACACCTAACAGTATCATTCTTCATACATCTATTTAGAGCTATAACATGTACTAGTAATAATTTATCTTTAGTCATACTTACCTCCTTATTTTAATCGCTTTACTAACAACATCAAAGTTAAAGTATTCAGTAAATAACTTAAAGTTCTTTAATATAGGCATCTTATCTAAATTAGGGAACGCATATTGAATACTTTTACACCAACAACATAATTTTTTATCTTTGCCTGGAACGAACTCACATCTTTTACTTGATAGGCATTGATTGTACAAGATATTTTTAAAAGCTAGTTCTTCTGCTTTACTGGCCTTCATACTTAAATACCTCCAAAGACAGGATAGCATTAATATAATATATTTATGAAAAACCAGTTGTAGTATAACATTATACTACATTATAGTCAACTTTTTTAGTCTGAACAAATATATAGAGAACTCTTACAAAAGAAAGGGGAGAAGTTAATTTGTTACCAAATATAGTATATAGCGGTTTTAGAAATGATAACGATTGGGATCGTGCTCAAACTAGAACATTAGATCCATATTCTTTATTAAAATCCGATTCTTTAAATCAAATTAACACTATCTATGGAAATAATACCATACTTAAAGGTATGGAGATGAAGATTACACCCGATACAGAGAGTCAAATTTTTAATATAACTATAAAGCCTGGTTGTTGTATTAAAGATAAAGTATTGATACAGTTTAATAAAGATACTTCTATTCTTATAAATTATCGGGAAGAAAATTTTAGGGAGCTAGTTAAAGATAGCTCAATAATGATAGTTGTTAATTATAAGTATGAAAAAGTTGTACCAGCCCCAATAGCAAAAATAGAAGTTATACAGGAAGATGATTATGATCCTGAAATTCATCTTGGTTTATGCCGTATATTCTTTGATTCAGAAGGAAACTACACAGATATAGTAAGACTTATAACTCCAAAAGATAACATACTCTATGAAGAAATTTTACAGGAAATAAACTCAACAGCATCTTCAGCAGTATACAATGTTTTAGGTGAGTTAGGTGCAGATGGCATTGGAGAATTATTAGGCACTTACATTAGAGTTAAAGGCACAGCTATTTCTGGAGATTATCCAGATAAGAACTATTTCTTATGTGATTCTATTCCTAAAGTAGAAGCAGTTTTAAGTGATGAGTTAGGTACAGTTTGGAGAAACTCTTTACACATTATAACTACCTTTGAGGCTAATAATAAATACTACCATAACGATTATATCTTAAAGTTAGATCCTAATACCTATAATGAAGAAACTCCGTCTTGGAATGTGTATACTCAAGTTTTAAATACAGATACTAAAGTAAATTCTTATTTACCATATTCAGATATAATAGTGTATGAAGATAGAGAGAGATATTATGTTTATGCTTGGTTTAAAGGAACTATTTATGGTTCTATAGAAGTTTATGAAACTGAGTTTAATTCTGATCAAGTAATAGTTAAGAATATTTCAAAAGAAGAACCCAATGAATCAGTTATGACAGAAGTATTAAAAGTATCAGATCGTCTTACTCCACATGCTATTATTAAAGCTAGTTTTAATAATAATAAGACTACTAGAACTAACACTACTACATTAGATTTAGATGAAACTACTACTAGAGATGATGCTACTATGAGAAATGCTAATAATATACCTAGTAGTTATCGAGTTATTAAAACTAATACTTATATTAATAATTGTTTAATCTGGAATGAAAGTAATGATGGAAGTGGTAGCGGATTAGATGCAGATTTATTAGATGGCAGAGAAGGTTCGTGGTATGCTTCTATGGATAACATTATAGATCTTGAAGTTAGAGTGCAAGAAAAATTAGATGCTTTAACTGAAGAAGTGGCTGCAGTTAGAAAGATAGCTGAAGATGCTATTCCAAAAGCAGAAAAGCATAAGCCATCTGGAGTGGCTATTTTAACTAATAGTGATGGCACATATTTAGATGATTATGAGCCGGATGTAGTTAAAGAATGGACTCCTGAAGAATTAGAAGAGCATACTAAAACAGATAGTGCTCCTACTGGTGGGGCTTTAGTAGGAAAAGTTGTTCCACAATCAGAGCTTTATATTTATAGAATGTTTGGGGACGAAACTCATCCAGAAAGTGTTGAGTTTACATATTCTAATAAGAATCCCACTGGAACTAATAGAATTAATTGTGAAGGTCACTTCCATGCTACAAAAGTTTATAACCCAGCCTATAAGGATATTGCAGAAGTTTTTGAAGCTAATCAGGATTGTTCAATGTCTAATTGCTTAAGAAAGATAATGTCATTAGATACATCATCTGGTTTACTTAGAAAATGTAGACCCACTGATTATACTGTAGTTGGAGTTTGCTCAGATACTTATGGGTATTTACTTGGTGCTTCGGAAACCGACATTACGCAATCTGGTCATTTATTGCCTATAGGATTAGCTGGAACTGTTTGGGTCGATATTGAAAATACATTAGAGCCAGATGTCAATTATTTAGGCTGCTTAATAGGTGTAGGGGACAACGGTAAAGGTAGAATAATGGCTAGAACTGATAAGAGATATTGTGTTGGTATGGTAGTTGAATGTAACCCAGATGAAAATTCAAAAAGAGTCAAGATTCTTTTAGGGAATCGTTGGACTGTTTAAAAGGAGAGATATAAAATATGATTATCTATAGATCAATTGAAGATACAACTAAAACCATTCGCATGAGTGATCTTAAGAAAATGTATCCTAATATTTCATTTCCAAAAGAAGTTACTAACGAACAGTTAGAGTTTTTAAATATACCTTATACTGCTGAAGAGTATGTTCCTCCTACTCCTCCAGAGCCTACTCTTGAACAGATTAAAGCTGAAAAAGCTAGAGCAATTCAGAATAGATCAAATATTCTTATGGAGCAGATTAGTGATGGTTATACTGATGGTGAAATTAAAACATTTGAACAGCAGAACTTGGGAGCTTTAGACATTCTTAATGGTACTTATAATAGCGAGAATGCTATGTTTGTTATAGCTCTTCTTAAAAATAGGCTTGCAAAAGCAGATGTTACTAACGAAGAGATTGTAGCTTTTGCTAACAAGATTAGAACTAATTATACTAATGCATCTGCATATACTTCATTAGTGGTTGGAACACAGCAGCATCTTGAACTTCTTGTTAGAGAAGCTGAAACTAAAGAAGAGGTGGAGGCTATTGATGCTTATTTTACCCCAGTTGTTCCTGATGTTCCAGCTGCAGAACCAGAAGAAGATGAAGACGAAATAGTGGAAGAAACAGATCCAGAGGATACTAACAAAGGGCCTACTGAATAATAAACTATACAAGAAGAACACTGTGCTAGAAATAGTATAGTGTTCTTCTTTTTTATTTGAACAAATATAGAGAATTTAAACAACAAAGAGGTGAATCTTGGTGCCCAGTATAAAAAAGACAGAAGAAGCATTAGCTAAAGTAATTAAGGAATATATTATACCTAGCACTGCTGGCAATGCTGGTAAAGTATTATCTACATTAGATGGAACAACACTCTCGTGGGAGGGTGTTGATAATATTTTACCCACTCAATCTTCTGAAACTGAAAATAAGATATTAGTGAGCGATGGAGCTAATGTTTCTTGGAAGGCTATCAAAATGAAGCACTTTACTATTTATGCTGAAGCTAACCAAACAACCATCCCAACCAGTTCTTACAATATAAATGCATTTATGCAACTAGATGTTTTTAAGGATGGTATTAAGTTAATTGAGGGATCTGAAAATGATTACACCTATAACACTACTACTAAGGCAATTACATTAACTACACCATTACTTGATACAGACATTATAATGCTTGCATATTTAGTTTTTGAATAAAGGAGGCGATGATATTTGTCAACAATTTTAAGACACACTTTAGATGACACTGCAATCACTAAAGAGTTTCATGAAAGAATATTAACTATAGATGATACTTGTGATTCTGCTGAAGTTAATAAAATTCCTGTAGCTAATCAGCATGGATATCTTGATAGAAGCTGGTTACAAGATTATAACAGTTTTAAAATTAGAGATCTTCAAACTGTTGTTAATGATTATGTTACTGATTTAGACGATATTGAATATGTTCATTTAATAAATTTGGGTAGTAGAATAAGTGTTCAATTAACCTCACCAGATGAAATTGATGAGAGTTTACCATATAGAAAAGCTTTAATCTATAGATTTGTAGTTAAAAGTAATTCAGATGATTATACTATTACTTGGACTTCTAATAAGCCTAATTATAATATAGTTTGGAATACTTATTCAGAGTCAGCACCAGAGTTAGATGCTAATGGAACTTACTTTGAGTTTATAAGTACTGATAATGGCTTAACTTGGTACGGAACCAGCTCTAATATGACTGACTATGATATTCACGATTATTATAACAAAACTACATCTGATGATAGATTTGTTCACTATACTGATACAGAATTATTAGTACCAGATATGACTAATATGGCTGGTAAATATCTTGTTAATAATGGATTAGAGTCATATTGGGCAGATTATAAAAAGTTAATATATGTTAGTTATCCAAGTACTGATGTAACATCAATAACAGTTCCGCAAGAATATATTCAAGATGCTACTATTACAGATATTTTTAGAAATGGAGTCTTATTAACTGAATCTGATGACTATGCTAAAAATAATTCTACTGGTGTAATAACATTTACAGATATAATACGGGCTGGTGAAAAGATTTCTGTATTTACAGAGACTAGTGTTAAAGCACATTCTTATAGCGCATTTAACAATCTTGAATTAACTAATAGTACTGCAGATACTCCAGATACATCTGATAATAGTGACAAGATCGCCACTACAGCATATGTTAATAATAAACTAGCCGAATATAATTTAAGTAGTACTTTGGCATCTTTAGATTCTCCAGCGTTTAATGGAATACCTACTGCTCCAACTGCTGCTGCGGGTACAAATACTAACCAAATTGCTACTACAGAGTTTGTAAATACTGCTATAACAAATAATACAACAACTACTACAACTGCTATAAACAACGCTATTAATAATTTAAAAGATAATGCGCCTTCTGATTTAGATACTTTAGGGAAAATTGCTACTGCTATTGATAATGATCCAAATTTCTCAATCAATATTCATAATGAATTAGATAACAAATTAAATACTAGCATTTCAGAAGTTGGAGAAGGTAATGGAGTAGCCAATGTTTCTGAAGAAAACGGAAGTTTAATTATCACTAAAGTTAATTTTAGTTTAGCTGATCATGATCATGGAGATGCATATTTAGCAGCTACTCCTAATGTAGGATCTGGTGTTACCCCAATTTATACTGATGAAAGCGGACAGCTCGTTGCTTCTTCATCTACAGTTGGAGATTCTCAAACTCCAGTATATTTACAAGATGGTGTTTTAACAGCTGTTAGTGCAAGTATAAGTTTAGCAAATCACAATCACGATGATCTTTATACACCATTATCTGAAAATGTTGGGTCTAATATAAAGCATATTTATTCCAATGAGAATGGTCAACTTGTTGAATCAGATGCTACTGTTGGAGATAATTTAACTCCTGTATATCTTGATAATGGTGAATTAAAAGTTATTTCTGGGAGCGTAAGTTTATCAAATCATGACCACGATAACAAATATGCGCCACTTTCATTAAATGCTGGTTCTAATATAAAACATATTTATTCTGACGAAGAAGGGCATTTCCTAGAATCAGATGCTACTGTTGGTGACGAATTAACCCCAGTATATTTAAATAATGGAGAAATAACTGCAATTTCAGGTAGTGTAAGTTTATCCAATCATAATCACGACGATAGGTATACTCCGTTAGCTTCAGATGTAGGATCTGGAATCAATCCAATCTATACTGATGAGTTTGGTGGATTAATTAGATCTACTGCTACTGTTGGAGATGATGTGACTCCTGTTTATTTAAACAACGGAGAAATAACTGCTTTCCCAGTTAGTGTAAGCTTATCTACACACGATCATGATGATAGATATGTTGCAATTAGAACCAATGTTGGTTCTAACACTACACCGGTTTTCTTAAATGGAAATGGAGTAATAACTGCATCCTCTGCTTCGATAGGAAATAATTCAGTTCCTGTATATATGGATAGTGGAAGTATTACAGCTTTTACTGAAAGTATAGGTAATGAAACCACTCCTGTATTTATTGATTCAGGAATAATTACAGCCTTCTATGCTGATATAGGAGATAATGATACTCCAGTATATATTGATGATGGATCTATAGTTAGTACAGGTAAGCACTTTAGCGATTACCTCCCATTAACTGGTGGAGAAGTTACTGGTACCTTAACATTAACTAATGAAACCTTACCATTAGTAATAGGAGAATCTTTGGCTGAAGATCACCTTGAAATAACTTCATCATCTATTCAAGCAAAAACCGGAGATGTTGAATCTGATATATCAATAAACCCCGATGGTGGGGCTGTTACATTTGGTAATAGTGAAACAGGGACTGTTGTTATAAATAATGGAACAATTCATGCTGACAACATAGTCGGTGAAATAACAGGAGTTATTGATAGAGCTAATAAAGACAGTAATGGGGACATTATTGTAAATACGTATGCTCATTTGGATTCACCCGATTTAGTTGGAACACCAACTGCACCTACTGCAGAATCTGGCGATAACTCTAATACAATAGCTACTACTGCTTATGTAGATAATGCTATTTCAGAATTAATAGATTCATCGCCAAATGCATTAAATACTTTAAATGAGCTTGCTTCAGCATTAAATAACGATTCTAACTTTGCTACTAATGTTTTTAACGCTATTAATAATAAAGCAGATAAATTCTCGGACGATATAAGGTTAATAGATACAACGCCTAATACTGGTTTAGATGAAACATTTACCGGAGAACGTTATGATAATAATATTAGAGGTTATGCTGTTGATTCAACTAATCTAATTGGTACTATAAGATTTAGATCTAATGCCAATGCTGATGGAGATATAGTTAAATTTATAAGAATGTATGTTGGCGATAGTTCTATTTCGGTTAATTCTAGATATGATCACGAAACAGAAACTACAACATATTATACAGAAACTCAAACTCCTGATTTATCAGATAATAGTACTAAAATAGCTACTACTGAATTTGTTAAATCAGTAACAAACAATATATTACCAGATCAAACTAACAATGCTAATAAATATCTTACTACTGATGGTACAACTGCTTCTTGGGCAAGTGTTGATGCTTTGCCGTCTCAATCTGGAAATGCAGGTAAGTATTTAGTTACTAACGGTACAACTGCTTCTTGGGAGGATATTACTAATACTGAAGTTAAGATTAGTTCTATACATTATCCTTCAGAAGGAGAAACTACAATTACCTTAACTGGCTCAGATGTACTTCCAAGTGATGTCAGTAAGTATGCTATAGCAGTATATAGAGATGGCATATATCTTAATCCAACTATTGATTATAATTTTAATCATAATACTAATGTACTAACTTTTACTGTTCCGTTTGAAATAGACGAGATAGTAACTGTAATATTCTCTTACATTAGTTCTGATACACAGGCTTCGTTAGATCTTGATATAGATGAATATGAGGCCGGAGATAATATTACTTTTGTCAATAATCCTACTACTGGTAAAGTTACAATTAATGCAGCAGCAAGCACTGCAACTGATTCAACTAAATTAGGTGGAGTTGAAGCATCTAATTATGCATTATTAAGTTCACCTGAATTAACAGGAACACCTACGGCTCCAACTGCTGCTGCAGGCACTAGTACTACGCAGATAGCCACAACAGCATTTGTTACTGGTGCTATTTCAGATTTAGTTAGTGGCGCTCCTTCCACATTAGACACTCTGAAAGAAATTGCTGATGTATTAAATGATAGTAGTACTGGTATAGGTGCAATTAATACCGCATTAGAAGGCAAACTTAATACAAATATCACTACGACCGGATCTGGTAATGCTATTACTGCAATTACTGATTCTAATGGCAATATTACTGCAACTAAAGGAAGTACTTTTAGTTTAAGTACACATAATCATACAGGAACATACTTACCCTTAAATAACGGTATTTCTGAAGGAAATTATATAGCTTTTAAAGGTAGTCATGAAGAAGGAGTAGCTCCTAGTGCTACCATAGAAAAGTATATTACTTTTAGAGATGCCAATAGCCATAATATGGGGTCTTTGTATTTTACTTATAATACAGATATGTCCTCATCAATGGCATTAAGAGCGTATAAAACTACTATAGCAAATGATGCCGGCAAGCAAGGACAGTTAGGAATAGGATGGACTGCTGATAATAAAGTCTACACAGTAGCGCCTACTCCTGCAACTTCTGATAATAGCACACAGATAGCTACTACAGCGTTTGTTAAAGCTCAAGGATATACAACCGCTTCTGGACATAATCATGATAGTGCTTATACAGCTAAAGCAGAGTCAAAAGGTTCAGCCACGCAAGGCATTTATACTGATAGTAATGGAGCCATCCAAGCTATGACTTATTCTTTGAATAAGACAGTTCCATCTGATGCCATATTTACGGATACTAATACTAAAGTTAACGTTACTCTTGGAACTACTACTAAAGCTTATTTACTTGGTACTTCAACTACCCCTACAAGTACTGCTGCCGGGGTTACTGCAATTTCAGACACAGGAGTATATTTAGATACTACTGCTGGTATGTTAACTGCTACAACATTTAAAGGAAATTTAAGTGGTAATTTAACTGCAACAGCACCTACAGCTCCTACAGCAACAACTACTACTAACAACACTCAGATAGCTACAACTGCTTATGTTAATAATAGATTTGCTAATTCTACAGAAAATGTTAAAGCCTTAACTTCTGCTGCAACAATTGCTATTAACCCAACAGAGAGTAGCTTATTTACATTAACATTATCTAGGAATGCTACTATTAATATATCAACAATTTCTAATGGATACTATACTACTAATGGTGCAGTAATTACATTATTTATGCCAGCACATAATTATACTATCTCGTGGGGATCTAGTATTTCTTGGGTAGAAGGTAGTGCACCTGATTTAAGTGAAGGATATAATATAATAACATTTGCTTCACCAAATGGCGGTACAACTTGGTATGGTAGTGCCCTTTCAGTTAGTTCATAAGGGAGGTGAATAGATTGGCTGATACTAATAAAACTAGAGTAACTATTGAAATGATTAGTCCGACTATTTTATCCAAGGCAGAAATTGAAAGTTTATATGCTCCATTAATTTCTCCGGCATTATCTGGAACGCCAACTATTTCTACAACTCCTGATAAGACAGATAATAGTCATAAAATAGCAGATACTGCATATGTTAAAAATAATTTAGCCGATTACTTACCATTAACTGGTGGAACTATTTCTAACAGTGGTGCCGTTAACGGATTAACAATCTATAGTCCAAAGAATAATTATGCTTTAAGATTTTCAAATGATGTAGATAAAGGAACTGCTCCTAGTTCTAATAAGATACATGGAATAGAATTCTATGGATCAGACACTTCTGCAACTAATAAAAGATTATCCAATATAGATGCTGGTGTAACTACAGAAAATGCAAGTTACATTACAATGGCAGCATATGGATGTAAAACTTCTACAGATACTACTAGATCTGTTATTGGGGCGTATGTAGATGCTAATGATAATATATACACATCTGCTCCAACTCCAGATACCAATGATAATAGTACTAAGATTGCTACTACAGCGTATACTAGAAAATATGCTGCAGCAACCTATCTACCCTTAACTGGTGGTACTATAACAGGAAATATAGTCTATAAAAATGCTAATATAACCAGAGGAACAGCTCCTTCAGCATTAACTTATCATGATTTTGCATTTAAAGATTCAAATAATGAATATATTGGATTACTTCGTACTGAATATGATACCAATAAATCATCTTTAGTTAGTTTAAAAACTTTTAATACAACAGTATCTGGTACTAGTAATAATATTGCTAGATTAGGAATCGGATGTGATGCTTCTGGGAATGCTTATACAGTTGCGCCTACTCCGGCTACAAATGATAACTCTACTAAAATAGCTACTACAGCATATACTAGAAGTTATACAAGTGCTACTTATTTACCATTGACAGGCGGAAATGTTTCTGGCAATATAAATAGAACGCATACTTATACAATAGGAACTGCACCTAGCTCAACTCAAGAATCAAAATATAGTTTTTTAGATTCAACTGGGCTTAATATGGGGACTGTTTATTTTACTTATAATACTGATAAATCGTCATTAATATCTTTAAGAGCCTATAATACTACTACTAAAAATAGTAATGGTAACATTGGAATGCTAGGTATTGGAAGTAACTCTTCAGGAGCGGTGTATACTATAGCCCCTACCCCAGCTACAGCAGATAATAGTACTAAAATTGCTACTACTGCATATGTTAAAAGTAACTTAAATAGTTATTTACCATTAAGTGGTGGAGTTTTAACTGGAGCTCTTCAGTGTAAAACTACTTATACTAATGGATCTGGAACAACATATACCAGTCCATTAATTCAATTTAACTCTTGCAATGCTAGTTATGGTAATAATGTTGCTTTTGGTGGGTTAAGTAATACTATTGTTGGATCTGGCGAATCAGTAAATAGCCAGTTAACAGCTTTAGCTGGAGTTGAGGCAGAACAACTATATTTAGTTTCAGATTCAGTAATTAATTTCAAGGTTAATTGTAATACTTGGGCTAATGCTAAAACAATTACACTCAATACTAACGGGGAATTATCAGGATTAACCAAAGTAACTTCAACTAGCTTTGTAGGAACTCTAACTGGAAATTGCTCAGGAACATCTGCAAATGTAACTGGTACTGTTGCAATAGCTCATGGTGGAACTGGAGCCACTACTAGATTAGAAGCTGTTAAAGCGTTAACCAATGAAAATGTTGGGACTGCGGCTACTCATTTCCTGACAATCACTACATCTTGGGGCAAGGCAGGATATAGTACAGTTGCTAATGTCAAGTCTATTTTAGGATTAGGAAGTGCCGCTTATACAGCTAGTACAGCTTATGCAGCTAGTAATCATAATCATGACTCTACTTATCTGAAATTATCTGGTGGAACTATGACAGGTCAGTTGGTAATTAATAAAAATACAGGTCTTTCTGCTACAGCAGCAAATGCGTGCGCTTTAGTTATTGGTGGTACTCAAACTGCAGCCCATATAGAGATAGATCCTAATGAGATACAGGCTAAATCTAATGGTACTACTGCTACTGCATTATATCTTAACAATGGTGGTGGAACAGTATATTTATCTAACGGAACAGCTATTTCAGCAGCTAATGGTACATTTACAGCAACTAAAATAGTTGGAGCTTATTATGCTGACTATGCCGAATGGTTCCCTCGTGGCGAGGAAACAGAACCCGGTGATGTTATTGTATTAGATTTAGATTCTGATAAAGAACAATATATTAAATCTAGTAAAGATAATAAAAAGGTTGTTGGTGTTCATTCTGATAATTATAGCCATATAATAGGTGGTGAGCAAGCTCCTGAAGGAATTGATCACAAAGAATATAATGAGCCAAAGTATATTCCAGTAGCTTTATGTGGTAGAATTGAAACTAAATTTATAGGCGCAGCTAAAAAGGGAGATTATGTTGTTCCTTCTGATATACCTGGCGTAGCTAGAAGTTATAAAGAAACGGATAATCCTTTATCTGTATTTGGTATGCTGGTTGAAGAAGATAATTTAGTTGATACAATAAGAAGGTTAAAGGTTAAATTAAAATAATAGAAAGCGAGTGACATTTCACTTTGAAAACTTATGAAAATGAAAGACATTTTTTAAGAAGAAATATAGACACTATTTTTTTAATGATGGGAAATGAATGCAATCTTAATTGTAGATATTGCTTACAGCATCCTTTAGTGGAACATCCGATTTCTCACGAAATAAATCCAGATATATACTATTTTATTGAGCAAGTTTGTAGGGAGAATATTCATCTTCCTTTAGATCTTCGTTTTTGGGGAGGAGAACCTTTAGTTTTTCTCCCCAATATTAAAAATGTAGTATATGAAATAGAACAAAGAGATTTGCCAGTATCATTTAGTACAATGAGTAATGGTAAATTAGTAACTGAAGAATTAATAGAATATTTTAAAGAACATAACTTTAACTTTGCTATTAGTTGGGATGGAAGAAATAGTATAAAGACTAGAGGATATAATGCTTTTGAAGATAAGAAAGATATATTATTTCAGATGCCACATCTTTGTATAAGTGCTGTATTAAGTGCTTATGCATATCCTAAACAAATCTGTGAAGATTTTCAACAGCTAGATAATGAATATATGGAAAAAACTGGATACCACATTGGAATGAATGTAGATGACATATTTAATACCGGAGATCTACCAGAAGATCTTTTAAATTTTGATTATGACAAGATAATATCTGAAATGATTGAGCTAACTAGCATTTTTATAGAAGATAGACTCAACAATAATATGCCACCAGAACATTATGCTATAAACCATTATATTGGAAATATCTATGATTCTGTTAAGCATTTTTATAGTGCTGGAGACGATGCTACCTGGAATAATATCTGGTGTTGCTGCGGTAATGGTTATACAACTTTAAATCTTGGTATAGATGGAACATTATATCCATGTCATAATACTAGTCATAGTGTAGGAAATATTAAAGATTCATATTTTCGTTATCTTAAAAATGTAATTAAGTATGATACTACATTTAGGCACCATTATGATAATACGTGTAACGATTGCCCAGCAATAAGTTATTGTCATGGCGGATGTAAGTTAGTGTCTGATGAGAATAGGAATAAAACATATTGTAATTTAAAAAAAGCTATAGTTCTGCCTGTAATTCAGATGCTTACTGAATTAGGAACAGAACTATAAACAAGGGGGAGTTGTTTTATGGCTAAAAATGGTACTATAAATAAAACAACTTTTACCGATCAATCTAATATACAAGGCGGAACTTTAATATTAGCTAAAGCTATTCATGTTGCTGAATTGCGAACTGCTATTGGTAAACTTGAGCAATACTCTGTAAATGTAGATAATTGTGGTCAATGTGCTTGTCAGAATAAGTGTACTTGTCAATCCGATAAAGAATGTAGATGTGAATCATGTCAAGACGCATGCACAGAATGTACTTGTCAATCTGATAAGCAGTGTAGATGTGAATCATGCCAGGATGCGTGTATTGAATGTTCTTGTGAACAAGTTCGTTCTAATTCGTGTTCTAATTGTGGATATAATAGTTGCGATTCTTGCTCAGGTGGAGACGATTGGGGAAGTAGCGGAGGTTATGAATAAATGGCTACTTGGACAGATTCTACATTAAGTAATAAAATAAAAATTAAAGCTGTTCATGTCAATGAAGTTAAAAACGCAATTCAATCTCTTATAGATAAAGCTAAATTGTCATCTACAGTATCAATAGGCACTATAAACACTAGTAAAAAAGTACTTGAATCTAATATTTCAAAGTTACAAAAATCTATAAATGCATTAGAAACCAACTTTTCTGGAAATTGTGCAAAAACTCAATGTACTTCAAAATGTGAATCTTGTCAAGATTCGTGTACACAATGTAAGTGCCAATCTGATAAAGAATGTAAGTGCCAATCTTGTCAGGATACTTGTAAACAGTGTATATGCCAAACGGACAAATGTCAAAAATGCCAATCGCAATGTCAATGTTATGATGGATGCTATGACGGTTGCAGTGGCGGAGATGATTATGGTTCTGAATAGCTAGTATAGAGAGAAGGTCGGTTATTATAATATCTTTAAAACCCTGGTATTCTAAACTACATTTAAAAGTATTAGATACCATAAATAAAGACATTTATAAGTTTATATATCACATTTCATTAAGAAACGACTATCTTGGTCTTGTTATGAAATGGGATCAATCATGTATTGAAATAATAAAAGAAACATTGTTATTTAAAGATATATTTTATAATATAGAGATTTCTAGTATTGAGGATTATGAAAGTATTAATCTTTCATGTAAAGGAAATACACACAAGTTTCATTATTTTTGTGAAGTATCTAAATATAATGATCTAAAAAGTATCCCATGTTTAGGGGTATATATGAGCAATGGAAAGTTTCCTTATAATGTTAGGGAATCCATAATAAATAAGGGTGAAAATCTTAAAAGAGCTATGTTTAAGTTTAGTTCTATAGAAGATTATATTAGGTTAAATGATTATACTTTATTTTTAGATACTGAAGGAAATGTATATGACAATGTTCTTTTTATAAACAATGTATGCAATATTTTCAATGACAACATTGATGTAAAGTTGTTTGACTACATAAGAAAGAGAGTGAGCGTATGATTAAAGTTATTAATAACACTTCATTAGTGTATGATATTACAAGAATACCACACATTAATCAGTATAGAGACATAACATTATATGCGTCAGAAACAGAGGATCAGTTATATATAAAAGTTGCTTTTATATCTGGTACAGAAGCTTTTGAAAGCTATATCTTGGAGAAGACTTTTGATAAGAATGCTATTAAAGGTACATTATGTGATATAACTTTTATTAGATCTACATCATATTCGCCTTACAATATTTTTGTAATTGGTAGGAAGTTTAATCGTGTAGATGCTCCTTTAAGAAATCCAACTAATGAAAGAATATTTTCTTTTGCAACATTATATATAGCTAATAACGGCGATGTCTACATTATACCTAGGTGGAGACTTACACACACCAGTAATAAGTTTGATGGATGTGATTATTCTGAAGTTGCATTTAATGGTAGAACTCCACAAGAAATATTATTTGAGTTAGTACCAGAAACGGTAGATATCACTAAAGCGTGGTATATCAAAAAGGAAACTCTTGGTGACTCTATTGATACTAGAACATCTGTGACCTATTTAGAGAACCAAGTAGATGTTTTGTATAAGATTATTGAAAAGCTTATAGCTGCTACAAATATAGATGTATCAGAATATGCTGACATTCTCGATGCTGTTGATAAAACTTCAGTAATGAATATTAACAGTATTGAAAAGATTGTAAATAAGATTAATAGAGATAAGAAATATATTAGAACTAAACAGAAAGAGTATCACGATAAATTAAAAGCAGCTGGGTTTGATGCCTAGTTTAAAATTAAGAGTTGGAAGTAAGTGTAATCAGAACTGTAAGTTTTGTCATTCACATAAAGGGGATGAATATGTATTCAATCCTAAAATCATCCCCTTTATTAAATATAATGATTTTGATAATGTAACTTATGGCGGTGGGGAACCATTAGTATATTGGGATATTATTAAACTGATTGTTGAGTCTATACCAGACATTCATTACACTATAGTTACAAACGGATCATTATTTAATGAGGAAATGTTAGAGTATTGTACTAAATACAACATTAGAATATACATTTCATTGACAGATTACACAAATATTTCCGACTATACCTATACATTAATAGGTAAAGTGCCACAACTTGGGACCGCAAAACTATATGATGGAACTAAAACTTTTCAAGAACTGGATAAATTAGTTGAAAACTTTAAGTTAAAAACTGGTAGAGATATAAATAGCTATTGGTATAACTTAATGCACACTACATGCAACAATCCTAGTATGGTTTACACTGATGAGATGAAAAAGCATTATATAGATAATATGAAAGAAAGGCTTAAGGATACATTATATTCTAAAAAAATAGGTTATCCTACTAAATGGTCATGCATGTCACAAGATCTTCACACATTTTTAGTAGGGAATAGAATTCAAGGATGCAATACATATAATCATACAACAATTAGTTTAGATGGCAGGTTTATGCCGTGCTCATATATAGCAGAATATGGTGCTTCGATAGAAGATTTATATAATTATGATATTCCAAAGTTAAAATCTGAAAAGTGCTATGATTGTAATTTAGTATATAAGTGTCATTCTTGTTATAAAACTTTAAACAATGATCAATGTGAAATTTATAATGAATTGTATAGTTATGTTGAGAAAATTTGTAACGAATACAATTTAGATATAGATAAATTATAATAAGGAGGTGTAACATTTGCCCGAAAAATTAAAAGAAAACTTATATAACTATCCAAACAACCCTAATCCAATTAACCCAGATTATCCTTTAGAAGCTATTTTAACTGAAGCACATATGCAAAATACTATTACTTCAGATATGGTATCTATAGTAGCTGCAAAAGGAAAAATCCCTATTGGAAATCCAGAGGATAGTTATAAACTTGATAGTAGTTGGTTGGGAATAGATCCTGATGCATCTTATGCAGTAGACGCTACTACCACTAGAAAAGGTATTATAGAAATAGCTACAGAAGCTGAAGCTAAAACTGGTACAGACACAGAAAGGGCAGTTACTCCAGCGGGTGTTAAAGCTAGTATTTTACAAAACACTCCTAAAGCTACTACAGCACAATCTGGCGTAGTTACATTAACTAATCTTATAGATAATTCTCAAGATAAAGCTGTTACACCATATGCTATACAAAACTATTTAAGCAGTAGTAATTTTTCAAAAGCTTCATATACTGGATATGGGATAACCAAATTTGCTAGCACTACAAATGTTGCAAAAGTATTAACTGATTCAGCTACTAAACCAATTAATACACTTAAAAATGATACTAACTATAAAGAACAAGCTGTAGATCCATATTCATTGTATAATTATGTTTCTAATAATACAATGTATTTTAATGTTAACAAACAGTCTGTTGGTGGTATTATTTTTAGAGATTTAAGTGAAGACGATACAGCTACTAGAGTAACTGCTACTGAAAGAGCTAGACTATACGTTAATAAAGATAATGGCAACACTTATTTAAAAGTTAATGGCAGAACTGCTACACTTTTAGATAATGCAGGTAATAGCGCTTTTCCTGTAAGCATTACAGCAAGTACGTCTGTAATTACTCCATTAATTAAACAGTCAAACGGTAATGCTCCTAAATTAGGAACTAAAAAAATTGGAGATACAAATAAGCCTATTTATATTGCTAGCGATGGAACTATATCAGAATGTAATAATATAGATACTGTTAATAACGCTACTAACGCTACTAATGCCACTAATGCTGATAAGGCTATTAAAGACGGTAACGGTAATATAATTACAAGTACTTATCTTCCATTAGCTGGTGGAACTATGACTGGGCCAATTAAGGCAAAAACAACTTTTACGGATGCTAACGGGGCAGAAAAAAGCCATACGTATAGTATTATAGATTTTAAAACAAGTGGGACAACAGCTGGAAATAATGTTGCATTTGGTGGTAACAGTAACGCCATTTTTGGCTCTGGTGAGTCTTTTATAAATCAATTAAATGCATTAGACGGAGTTGAAGCTGAAGATCTTTATTTGGTGTCTGATGGAAATATCCATGTAAAGATGAGCGAAAACAACTTTGCTAATTGCAGAGAAATATTTATAGATAAAAAATATGGTCAGATAACTACACCTAGCAATATTTTAACTAAATCTCCTGCTGTAGTTAGAGGCACTGCTCCAAGCTCTAATATAGAATTTTCTACATTTGATTTTAGAGATTGTGGAACAAGTTCCGGTAATCATAGAATAGGATTAGTTTCCACAGTTTATAAAACAGATAAATCCTCTTATACTGGTATGTATGCGTACGATACCACAGTTGCTACAGGTAATTCACCAGCAGATTGGTGGTTAGGTATTGGTTGCGATAAAAATGCTAAAGTTTATACTCACGCTCCAACACCAGCAGCTACATCAAATGATACTAATATAGCCACTACAGCATTTGTTAAAACAGCTATATCTAATAATAACTCTAGCTATTTGCCATTGGCTGGAGGAACTATGACTGGACAGATTACCTCAAGTGTATCTTCCGCTTATTGGGTTGATATAGCGGCAAAGAGTTCAATAATTGCTTCAAATAATACTTCTGGGGCTTATGGATGGTTAAGTGGTTATACAAAGAGTTATAGAGTTATGCTTGGTGCGTATCCCGGAAACGACGAGATGATACAGCTTTATTCATATACTAAAGCAAGAGCATCTGCAGGCGGAAAAACTAATAATACACCAACTAGCTATTTTACTTGGAATGCTGCAACTGGAGAAATCAGAAATTCTGGAGGAGCAACACTTTCAAGTACATTAAACATTGCACCAGGCGCAGCTAATAATTACTCCGAAGGAATTAGAATACAAAAAGCTACTAATAATTGGGCAACTATAGTATTAGGATGTAAAGCAGGGACTGTTAACGGCAATCCAGCAACTAATGGCGGATGGTTTATTGGTAATAATACTTCTAATCAACTTGTTATAAATAATACAGATTCTAGCACTGGAAAAGCTTCTATTTGGATAGATACTGATAAAAAAGTAACTATGACTGGAGCATGTAATGTAGTAGGCACTATAACTCAAAATGGAACTGCAGTGTCTCTAAACGGTCATACACATTCTTATGCCGCTTCAAATCATAGTCACAGTGATTATTTACCATTAGCTGGCGGAACTATGACTGGTAATATTACTAGAAAAAACACATCAGTCACTAGAGGAACAGCTCCATCTTCTAATCAATATATGTCAACATATTATCAAGATTCAAAGGGGAATGCCATAGGATGCTTTGAAAGTGGATACTATAAAGATAAATCCGCTAAAACAGGTATGTATACTTATAATACTACAGTAGCATCTGGAGGAAGCGTAGGAAGTGTAGGAGTAGGTTGTGATAAAAATGGTAATGTTTATACATGGGCACCTACACCAGCATCTGGAGATAATAGCACAAAAATAGCCACAACAGCATTTGTTAAATCCGCTTTAGCTTCTGTAAAAGATGAAGTAGTTTCTAAAAAAACTGGATACTTTTATATAGGTGATGTAATTATACAGTATGGATATTATAATGGTCAAAAAGGTGAAGGAGACCAATATAATAAAGATAAAAACGAAATTCAACTTTTAGTTCCCATAAAGACAGTATATAGCTTAATGGCTACTAGTAGATCTAGAATTAATAGATGGGATAAGGGTGGATGCATGATTACTAACAATGAGCTTAGATACGATAAAAATGGAAAGTTAGTTGCTTTTAAAATTAGTTGTGGAGATTATCAAGGATCTAGGGCTGGTGATAATACCGATTGGGGAGCTTATTGGATGGTAATAGGAACTAATTCATAGGAGGTGAACAATCATAGCTATTAAAACCGAATCTTCAAAAAGCATAAAATACAAACTTACTGAAGCTTATTTAGATAAAGTACTTACTACTGACAATATTGCATATGAAGCTAGTGATGTTACATTACCTGTAGCTGAAAACAATAAAGTAGTAGTTACCAACGATTATGGATTAGTAGATTATTCTTTTATAGAACCATACACCACTAGTGTATATGATACTGATACAGATACATCTATAGTAGTTACAAGTGGCGATACAGGAAGAATAAACAACTCATTGTTAAATACTACTAATTCTAAAACTAATGGAGCTAATAAAGTTGTTGTAACAGATAATGCTGGTTTAATAAATTATAACTTATTAAAAGCTTCTACTACTCCAACAGCAAGTTATATACCAATAGCAAATTCATCAAATAAACTTGATAATAATTGGTTAAACAATGTTGTAAGTTCTAGTGGCGCTACTGATAAAAGTAAGTTTGTATTAACTAATTCTAGTGGTAAAATTAATAACAACTTATTAAATACTACTACAACTCCAACTGCATCTTCTATTCCATTGAGTGATTCAAATGGTAAAATAAATGATGCTTGGTTAACTACTACAGTAACTTCTACACCTAATACAATAGTTAAGTTGGATTCTACTGGAAAGTTAGATGCTTCATTAATTAAAACCGGGTTGTTCATCCCAATGACTGGTGGAGAACCTAGTGGTAATATTTTAGTAACTAGACCGGGAGATAGTGCTAATAAATCTTTAGATAATCTTAAATCTAAATATCCAAATTTCTACGGGTTTGGTGCTAATTCATATACAGATGGATTTTTAATCGGTTTAGATGGTTCTAGTAACTCTAATAATTATTTAGTAATAGCTACATTAGACGATGGTAATGAGCCAATTTATGTTAGACAATATGGTGGTACACAAGGCTATCTAAATATGGCTAATAATGTAGCACATGAATTAACTTTAATGGATAAAGATGGATATACATCAGTTTTAAAGTTAACTTCTGCTAATGATATTATTAGTACTAACGGAGGACTATCTGTTAAAAGTAACATTACATCAACTAATGGAAACTTATCAATAAATGGCACTTCTAGTTTAAAAGGAAATGTTAGTGTTGGAGAATCTACTTCAAAACCTGCCAATTTAACTGTATATGGTACAGGATATTTTGTTAGAACTACAGATGCTGCTGGAGCAACTAATAATAAACCTGCTTTAATAGTTGGTGGTTTAGACACAGCTATGCATCTTGAGCTTGATGGTAATGAAATTCAAGCCAAGGCAGATGGAACTAACTATGGCACAATAGGTATTAATATTGATGGTGGAAATGTTTCTGTTGGTAATGATGATAAAAATTCAACAGTTACTTTAAGAAAAAACACAACTATAACTGGAACTGGTACTATAGCCGGTAATACAACAATTGGCAATGACAATTCTAAAAGCACCCTTAAAGTATTTGGTGGGGTTACAGCAGATAATGGTTTAACTGTTAATAATGCTGTATTAACTGCTAATAAGGGTGCTACTATTAAGGGCGCTGTACTTGATGCTCAAGCTGGAACTAAAACTACTACATTAAATGCTACTGGTGCTGCCACTTTAGGAAGTACTTTAAGTGTTACTGGTGCTAGTACATTAACTGGGGCTGTAGAAGCTAAAAACGGTATAAATGTAACTGGAGGTAATATTACAATTACTGCTGGTGCAAGTACAACTAGCGGTATTGCGAATTATATTAGGGGGCAAACTGCTGCTAATGACCATTGGAGAATTGCTGGAGGTGCTACGGCATCTAATTCTGGTTATCTAGAATTAGCTACTGCAGATGATTCAACAGAGCCAATTCATATTAGACAATATAGTGGAGATTTTGCTACTCTTAAACGCACTGCGACTTTGCTAGACGGTTCTGGCAATACTACATTCCCAGGAACAGTAACTGCAGGAGGGTTATCAACTACTGGGGCAGTTTCTGTTGGCTCTCTAAAATCAACCGGCTTAGTAGAAGCTGGTAGCATGAAAAGCAATGGTACCTTTTCAGCCAGTGGCAATACAACTATTGGTGGTACTTTAGGAGTTACTGGAGCTACTACGTTAAGTAATACTTTAACAGTTACTAAATCTACTACATTAAACGATTCATTAACTGTATCAAAAGCTACTACTATTGGAGGATTACTTACTGCTAATGGTCATATAATTATACCTAATGGTGGAAATGTTGTAAGTGCATCTTATAATAGTCCCCATTTAACATTAGGGTCAAGTACAGGAACACATATCGAAATAGATAATAATGAAATAGCAGCTAAAGCAAGCGCTTCTGATGTTGGTGTTTTATATCTTCAAGATGGCGGTGGTAGTGTTAAGATTGGCGGTGGAGAAGGTACTGCCGACTTACAAGTATGTGGTAAGGTTCTTATAGATAATGGAAAAACTTTGAATATGAGAGCCGAAGATGGTAGTGAAAGAGTAGTCCTTAGAATATCTAGAACTGGCGGTCATGGTGGTGGTGGTGACGATGTATTTTTAACCGGCGGCGGCAATATGACAGCTATATTTAGCGGAGATGCGTATGGTGACTGGTCTTCTTACGTTAATAATAATTCTTTAGCTACTATTGAAGCAGAAGGATTATGGTCTGTTAAAGCTGCTGAGGAAAAGGATGCCAATGGTAATACAGTCATTAATAAGTATGTAGTAGGTGTTGGTAATGGTAAAGGTGGATATAGTGATGATTTATATTTAATGGCTGATAAAGACCTTATTATTCAAACTTGTATACATAAGTTTGATAGTCAAGCATCTGGATATTTTGGATATAAAAATAGAAAAAGTTTTGTGTTTGGTAATAGCGGTAATTTAACAGTTCCAGGTGTTGTAAAGTGTAATAATGGTTCAGCAGAGTTATTATCCGCTACTAAAGGAACAAATTATACAAAATTATCTAATGGTTTGATTATTCAATGGGGGTCTGGAGTCGAAAAGGGATCGGATCAAATAATATCATTTCCAGTAGCGTTTAGTAACACTAAATATCAAGTTGTAATAGCTGCTACTGACTCATATGGCGGAGCTGACCCAACTTACGTAAAGTCTAAAGCTACAACAGGATTTTATGCTAGTAACGATTATTGGAGCAACATGACAATATATTGGATTGCTATAGGATATTAGTTTGAAGGTGATAACAAATGGCTATATTACAACCTAAAAATAAACCTACTAATCATATTCTTAAAGAAGAATGGTTAGATACAGTATTAACTATATCTGATACTGGAGATGCTGGAACACCAGAAGTATTAGTTGATTCCGATATTAATGGTAAAATTTCAGATAACTGGTTAAATGTTACCAAACAGAAGGTAACTACCTCAAGTAGTAATTATGATAGAAATGCTTCTGGTTATCTTGTAAAAGTTAATTTAAACAGCACAATAGATCCATCATTATTAAACTTATATCATTCAAATAGTAATACAGCAATAGTCAATTTAGATTCAAATGGTCAAATACCGTTAAGTCTAATACCAAGTTCTACCTCTGGAGGAATTAGTGGAAGATTTGTAGAAACTAATTCAGATGGTAAAATTGACTATAGCTTTTTATCTATAACTGCAGATGTATTAGCAAATACTATAGTTAAAACAGATACTGATGGGTATATTAAAAGAAGTTTATTAGATATAACTAGAATAATTAGAGTACTTAAAGTTACTGTTTCAGCTAATGCTAATTATAAGATTAATGATACTTCACAAAATTCTAACGCTAATTCTAGTGAAACTTTAAAGATACCTGAAAATAGAAAAGATCTATATGTATTTCACAATGGAATGCTTTTGATGGAGAATACCGACTATACACTTGCTACTAATGGTACATTTACATTTACAAATGGGTTATCAAACGGAGATGTTTTACAAATCATAGCCCTGAACTAGTGAAGAAAATAATTCTGAACAAATATTAGAGATAGTGAAGTATACTCCAGACTACTCTATTATCTCTAATACCTATCTTTTAAAATAAAGGAGGTGAGGAGTGCTGGCTTATACATATAAAGGAATACAAAATGTTACTAACCAGAATGTAGACCCTACTAATAAAACATATTTTATAGAGCATGCTGAAACATCGGCTAATCAAGTTATAGTAAATCAAGAAAGAAATATTAGACTTAATGAAGTATTAGCAGACTTAGAAACCAGATTATCTGGTGATTCTATGTTACCTTCTCAAGCCGGTAATAGTGGTAAGTTTTTAACTACAAATGGATCATCTATGAGGTGGGCAGTTGTTGATGCCTTGCCTTCACAAACTAATAATGATGGTAAGATATTATATACTAATGGTACTAATTCTTATTGGGCTACTCCATTAGCTTTAACCTCTACAGAATATCCAAAAGTATCTGTTGATAGTATAGGTTCCTATGGAAGTAGTAATGAAGCTGCTAGAGCAGATCATAGACATCCAATACCTGTTTATCATTTAGAAAGTTATAGCGTAGCTATTGGCGGAGAAACTGAAATGTATTTAACTGAACAACAGTATCCATCAAATGATAGACCTGTTGGATTCCATTTATATAGGAATGGGTTATTATTAACTCCAGATGTAGACTATACATTTGATGTTACTAATAGAAAGATTACATTTCAGAAAGCTTGTGAAGCTAGAGAAAATATTATTATAGTATTAGGATATTTGCAAGGATATAATTCTCAGCAAACAGAGAGTAATATAGAGAATATATTAAATCAGATTTTAACTACTACAGATTTGCCATTGATGGATGGAGAAGTTGCTATTGGTAATTCTACTAAAGCAGCTAATGCATTACACAGGCATCCTACAGATACTAGTAGAGCTCCTATATTCTCACCAAATTTTACAGGAACTCCTACATTAACTACTTCTCCAGGTCTTAATGATAATTCAAATAAAATAGCTACTACAGCATATGTAATGAATCAATTTGATCATTACAGTAGTAATGTTGTTGATAATATCATACCAGATCAGACAGGTAAAGCTAATCTAGTTTTATCTACTGATGGAGAACATTTAAGATGGGTTCAAAATAAAAGTGCTCAAGAGCTTCCTGATTATAGTACTGCAACTTCAGGAGATGTTTTAGGTATCGATGAAGAAGGTCATCTTCATTGGACTGAAGTATCTTCACCCACTGGAATTCCAGATACTATTACAGCAGAAGCTAATGAAGTATTATCGTTAGATAGTAATAAAGAACCGATATGGAGACCTATATTAGAAATTCCTAGTATTTCACCACAGTTGCATGATAAAGTTCTTAGTAATGATGGATATGAATTATTTTGGAAGGATAATCCAAAGTTAAATGTTACATCAACAGTTGTTCCTGCTAATAGTGCTCCTAGAGCATATATTGGAGTTTCAGAAGAAGCTGCTAGAGCTGACCATGTGCATTTAAGTGATGAAACAAAGGCTGATATAGATTCACCTGAATTTACAGGCACTCCAACATCACCTACACCTAGTTTAAATGATAATTCCACTAAACTTGCTACAACAGAATTTGTTAATAGTAAAATTTCAAGCAGTGTTACAGAACTACTTAATACTATAGATTATGATAATTTTATATTAAATGATGATTCAAGAGTTAGAACACTGACCAATGTTGTAGAAAAACTACAAGATCTTGGTAATCTTGATGAAACTATAAATGAAGTTACTATTGACTGGAGTTTGGGCAATGTTGCACAGTTAATGTGTACCAATAACCTTAGTATTAACTTTGAAGTTAATAGTACTCAAAATAGCAATTTTAGAGAAGTTACACTTATTTTATATGCTGCTGATAGCTATATGATTGAATGGCCAGAAAATGTTCACTGGAACGATGTGAATGCACCCACATTTGAGACAGTGATGTCTATAATTAAGTTTGTTACTATGAATAATGGTGACGAATGGTATGGAAGTGTATTTGGTAACTTCAATTAAAAGCTATTGACAAGTGAGATAAAACTGTTATAATAACAAGTAATCTCAAAAAAGAAAGGTCGTATGTTTATGATTAGAGTTAAGCTTAGTGTTCCAGAAGTTGAAGATCCTATTTTTGACGATGAAGTTACTATGAACAATATCGAAGACTTTGAAAAAAAGTTTGACGAAATGAATGTCTATGATAGCTTCAAAGGTTATAAAGATAGGATAAGAAATGATGTGGAAAAAGATGATGGGCTTTACAATAAAGAATATGATATTACTAGAAATAGTTTCCATAGTAAGATGACTACAAATCTTAAAAAAGAAGAGATTTCTGAAAAGGATAAGAAGTTCCTTCAGCAGTGCAAGGAAAGTGATCTTTTTAAGAAAGCACCTAAAGAAGTTATGGATTTTCTTAATAGCTTGGACAATATTAAGTTGCCAGAAATTGATCCTAATGAAGAAATTTCATTCTGGGTTACTTATCAGGCTACATTCTTAACTGAGCTGTACTCACCAGAGTTTTTTAAGAGAAATCCTAATGAAGTCATTGACAATATAGATGATCTTTCAATTAAGATTGCTATTCCTAGATCTGAATTAAACACTAAAGATGCTTTTGGATTAGTTAAAAAGAAGTTTGTAAATGCACTGTTTACTACACTTAATATTGATCCAAATACTCTTGGTGAAGATTTTAAGGATTCTTTCTTGGCTAAAACTGGTATTATCTATTTAGACATTATTGGCGTTGATCTTACTAGAGCTACTAGAGAGAAATGTATTGATGATAGTGATGTAGATGAATTTATTAAGAATCTCTATGATGAGATGACTAAAGATACTGATATCATTACTTATAGAAATATTGTGGGATTGATTAACTAATAATAAAACCCCTCCTCATTTTTAAGTGAGAAGGGGATTTTATTATCCTAATTAAGCATACTCGTGAAGATCGTCAAGAAGCTTGTTATAGATATTTTTAATAGCTGTATAATATCTCTGCTGTTCTTTTTCTGGGACAGATAACCCACGATATCTTCGAGTTGCTTTCTGGTAATTGCCGTGTTCTATTGCCAGATATTTCTGGAAAACAATAATCCCAGCCTTAATAGATTTACTGGGGTCTGTATAAAGATCTTCAGATGTGATTCCGGCTTTAGCTAACTCCTTTTTATGATAACGCGGAATAACTTGTAAAAATCCGCGTGCGGAGCTAACTTTCGGATCAGCGGTAAGTCTATAACTGCTTTCTACCTGGGCCATAGCGGTAACCCACAAGGCAAGCTTAATATTGCCTTTGGTATGATTTAAAACCGCTGACGAGATGCTTGTGACATATACATCCCGAGTCATTCCCATACATTTGTACTTATTTCTGTTAAGAATTTGATTAATATGCTCTTCAACAACTACATCAGAGCTGTCAATCATCTCCAATTTTGACAACTTTTTCCAGTCAAAAGATTTAGGCACCTCTTTTGGAGGTTCTATTTTCTTGTTGATTGGCGGGATGTTATTTTGCGGCACTGGTGTTGTTTCATATTGATATAACTGCACCCCCGCATAAATTCCAAAAGAAATGACCGTAACAGCGATTGCATTGATGATTCTAATCATACCCAAATACCCCTTTCAAAGGTTAATTTCTCCCAAATAGGGAGATTGATACTACCACAATATATATACAACTAAAATTTTTTATAAACGGAGTGATATAAATATGGATCCTAACGAAATCATTGATACCCCTACTGGCGATACCCCTACTGGCGATACCCCTACTGGCAATAACCCTGCGCAGCCTGATACAACCCCTGGCGCTACTGAAGGTGGCGAGGGCGAAGCTGCAGAGAGCACCGAAGTTTCTGCTGGAGCTGCTGCACTTGATTCACTTGAAAAGAAGTTTGCTGATATGACTGCTACAGAGTGTGCTCTTGGCTTTGGCGATAGTCATTGCGATTGGAGAGCTCCTCTTGCTAAGGTTGCTGTTTTTGCTGCTGCTGAAGAAGCTGCTGATGCGGCTAAGAAGTTTACTGTTGACTACGATTTAGATGGTACTGAAGAGGAGATGACTGGCCCAGCTATTGCTGCTGCTGTTCTTGAGAAGTTCCACAGCAAGACTCAGGGCAAGATTGATAAGGAAAAGGCTATGTCTGGCGAGAAGGAAGAAGAGAACAAGGAAGAAACTGGCAACTCAGGTGGGACCGGAAACGGTGACCCAGAGGGTACTGACTAATTTACTATATTAAATATAAAAGGATGTGATAGTTGTGTCTGCAGGTAAAATTGCTCTTGAAGAAACTGCTAAAAAATTTGCAGATATGACTGCCACTGAAGGTTTGTTTGGCTTTGGGGATCTATTTTGTGATCATAGATCCCCATTAGCTAAAGTTGAAGTTTTTAAAGCTGGTGAAATTCCTTTAGATGAAGATGTTCAAACTTTATTAGATAAAGCTAAAGCATTACACAATAAAACTAATAGGAAGAAAGAATTAGATAAAAGGTTTTATGGTATTGAGGATAAGGAGACTGAAGAGGACTCTACTGCTTCTCCAGACACTTCGATATCTACTACTGATGAGGGCAACGATACTCCAGATAGTAATGATAACCAAAATGAAACTGTTACACCTAATACTGACCAAGTCGTAGAAACACCAACAAACAATGATCCTAAACCGGAACCTGTAGTTGAACAAACTCCAGAGGAAGAAGAAACTCCAGAAAATTCTGATCCTGAAGAGTCAACTAAAGATGAGGTAGAGGATTTAATTAATGAGTTAGATGAATTCATTAATGGTAATAATTCACCTAACACACCTGATAATGAAAATCAGGAGTTAGATGAACCTTAAGTGGCAAAGCTTCTATTAATATAAAAAAGGAGGCTAAAGAAAAAACATATGAATCCTAATGAAGCACCAAGGGCTTTTAGGCCCAATCGTTGGGGTGAATCCACAAAGATAGTTGTTGAGAATAACTATTTTGGTGAATGCCCCGGTCTTTATAATACATTTGAATTAAATTGTTCTGTTGCAGATGGTTCTAAGTTTAACAATAATACATTTGTTCCAGAAGCATCTACTCATAACTTTATTAATTTATATCAGGTTGATAGTGGTACAGAGGATAAGCCAGTTGTAATTGAAATAAAGGATAATGTTTTTGAGTGTAGTACAGATACTAACCCAATCAGAGTTGCTTGCAAGGGTGCCCCAAAGAATGTTGAAATACATATCGAGGGTAATAAGTATATCTGTGAAAATCTTGATGAGAATTATAGTGGGCTTTTCTTTATTCAGCCCTATAATATGGACACTGAAGATTTAAGTGGAGTTACGATTTATCTTAAGGATAACGTTATCCCAGAAAATGCTAATCTGTTCTACTATTATGCTAAAGATGGTGTAGATTCTAAGTTAATTACTCTTAATGAAGAGTTACTTCCAAAGGTTTTTATCTTTGAAGTTGATGAGGATGGCAATGCTGGTTGGAAGCAGCTTTCAATTTTACAGTATCTTTCACCTTATTCAAAACAGAAAGAGCTTGATCCACTTTTAGCTGCTTTGGAAGTTACTGATGATACAGATACTACTACACCAACAGACAACACTGATAATACAGATGATACTGATGGTGGAGAGACTATACCAACTGGCGAGTAATAATTAAACAATAAAGATACAGTAGGTGTTATGCCTATTGTATCTTTTTATAATGTGTGATATAATTATAAACATCTCTAGGAAGGAGATGAGAGTAAAATATTTATTATTAAAGAAGTAGATAAGTCAGATTTAGAAAAATTAGCTGACGCATATTGTAAAGCATTTTTACCATTAAGACCTACTAATGTTAGTGAAGAAGTTAACATAAAGAATATGAAGAATTATTTTTTGAAAGATCTTCAACAAAAAATGAATCAATATGATTCTATACAAGAATGTATGGTTGAAACAGATACAAATGATTATGTGGCATATTTTTCAGCATATGCAAATCCAAAATCAGATACTGGAGATTCTTTTGTACATATTCCAGAGATTTTTGTTAACCCAGATTATCAAAAGTATGGTCATGGTAGAGCTATAATGAGAGATGGATTAGCATTATGTTCTGCTAGATTTGAAAATAGTGAATGGATTGATCTTAATACTCAACCCTATAATGAACGAGCTATTAAGCTATATAAGGCTATGGGTTTTGAAGTAATGTTTGTAATAGGGCATACCGATAATTATTATGTGGTAGGACCAGATAATGAAAAGCACGATATTATTAGAATGGCAAAACCTTTACACGATGAGTTTGCTTTTAGGCAGTATCCAAACTTTAATCCTACTAATGAAAATAAACCTATTATAGAAAACTATTTTACTAAAGATACTAGGCATACTGAAACTTATATTAAGAAAGATCAATTCAATGAAAATATAGAATTAATTAATGAAACTGCTACATATCCAGTTAAGTTCTATGATAAATATAAGAAAGACTATTATGGTGAGATGATTAGATTCCAGTATGGAGTATATGAAGATGATATGTCTTTAAGTAAAAAGGAAGTTAATAGAAGAGCTAAAAGAGACGCATCTACTCTATTATCTGCACAAGAAAAATTACCAGACTTTACAGTATGGTGTGGAATAACAGATGTATCAATAGCTGCATATATAGTAGTTGCTAAACTTAATGGTGTATGGACATTTACTATGGATCATTATTATGATACAGATGGTAAAGTTCTAAAAAAATTAGTTGATAAAGCTGTTAGTATAACTAAATTAAAAGAACTTAAAGGCCAAGAAGATTTTATATTGGAAAGTATGATGAAAGTTGATGGTTTAAGAGAGAAGAGTAAAACTAAATATAGATCAGTGTTTAAGATTAATGATGAGTTCTTAAATAGTCTAAAGCAACAAGAAATCCCTCAAGAAGAAACTCCAGAAGAAGAACCAGCACAACCTACTGGAGAAACTATACCACAAGAGAAAGGACCAACGCAGCCTAATGTACAACAACCAGTTCAGCAACCACAAGCTCAACCGATTCAGCCTCAAAAACCTGAATTTCAAACGCCATTACCAGCATCAGCTCCGATTGAACCTAAACTTAAAAACTACGATCAATTCATCAAAGACAGAGAAAAGAAACAAACTCAACTTGCAAAAGATATCAAATCTCAAATTCAGAAAACATCTAAACAAAAACTTCCAGAACCACAAGTACCTGAAACTCCAGAACCAGAACAACCAAGTGTTGATTCAGAAACTACACCAGCCTCTTTGGAAAAAGATTCTAAACAAATTGTTAAAGATGCTGAAAAAGTAAGTTCACAAGAACCTCAAGATAATCTTGAAGATATTGGGGAATTTCCTCCGGATATGTTTAAGGAGCCAGATGAAAAGAAACCTGAAATAAACTTACCAGGGAGGCCGGCTGTTAAACCTGTTATGAGAGACACCAATAATGTAACTAACAAAGTTCTTAATGATTTACCTAAAGGTAGAAATGTATCTCCGGTACAAATAATTGATGTTGATAATATAACTAACCCAGATATTAATGGAAATGGTAAGCAAGAAGAAAAACGAGATACTGTTCAGAACATAATGAATCCAGATATTAAGAAACAATAAAAAAAAACTACCAGACCTAATTTGGTCTGGTAGTTTTTTGTTAATCGCTTATCTTAACTATATGCTCAGATAGTATACTAAAACCACAAGTATTATTCTGATCAGTTATCAAATTAAATTCACAGAAGTCACAATTTTCATCACAGCAAGCATTCAGATTAAATCTACTACTAAATATATGTTCTATTAATTCATTATTATCTATTCTAGAATAGAATGAACACCTTCCAGATCCCTTTCTAAACAAGTTACACAATCCACATGTAGAATGACTAAAGCATGTATTATTAATTATAGAATACATCATATAAGTTAAAGTTTTTAAGGATTGTAAGTTATGCATTTCTATAGGTTATCTTAGAAGCAAAATCTCCAAATCCACAAAATCCGCCTGGCCTACTTATTTCACAATCTTCACAACTGATATCGTTAGTACAGCTATTGACTAACTGATTAATCATTGGACTAACAGTTTTATCCAAATGAATTATAAACTGTGAAATATGTCTTTCTCTTAAGCTACAGTCTCCATTCGACAATGCTATAGGACAATCTCCCTTGTAGCATTTAGATGCTGCTTTACATATGTTAATCAATATAATACACATCAGCAATCTAGATTTCTTAGATGCCAGTGAAATCATTTTCTTTCCTCGTTTTCTTTACACATTATAAGCTTCTTTATACTATACTGTGCAACGCAATTAAAATTTTTCTCTAAATTACAACTTTCACAAGTAAGGTTATTATCACAAAAATCTTGATATAACTTTATCAATTTAATAGGAGATACACAACATTTACTTCCTCCAAAACGTTTTTGCATAAACTTACAACTAGAGCATGGTTTGTTATAACAATAATTGTACATATAAATTAAACAGAATGCTATTGGTAACTTTTTTAACATCTTTTCATGGTTCTCCATATTGGGTCTAGTAAACAACACTTAGTTGCTGCTTTTATAACTCTAAATTTGCATCCATTACAACAATCAAATCTACCATATATAAAATGATTATTACAATGCTTCATAAAGACATCCCACAACTGTTTAACTGTAGGACTGGGAGATACACCCACTGACTTACCTCTTAGTATAGAAGATAATCTATCTAACGGATTTACATATAAAGTTAATATACATCTTTTAATTAATGTTCTAGGTTGTATGTTTGGTTCATAAAAACTACAATTCTCACAGCCAGTTGATATACAGTAGTTCTTAACTATAACATAGATTAAATTATATACTTCGTTCATTTAGAGTAACCTTCCAATACCCATAGAAATGATGTCTTGATACAGGATATCTATCTCCATATTGATTCTTTAATAATAAGCACTTATTATTGGTTTTATCAAAGCAATAACAGTTTACACAGTACATATCCATACCAATAAAATCAAACACGCATACCTTATTAATTAAACAATAGCTATCATCTTTTACATCATATCTACTTGGGACTGTATCTTCATTTTTAGCTTTACATCTTTTACATCCAAGTTTACTGAAACAATAGTTTCTATATATCAATTCTATTATAAGTTCTATCTTATTTAAAGGCATTCTTATTTCCTTTTTGAACAAATATTAGGAAGAACCAATTCATGTAAATAGATTAAATACGCACAAGTAAACCACACCTTGCCTCTCAATATATTGTTCCTGTTTACACAAATAGTACAGTTTCCAGTACACATTTTTCTAGGATTAATTATAGGAGGCACAAAGAACTCTACATACAACATCAAACTTTCTTTGTCAAAAGTTTTGGTAGTTCCATTATAGTTCTTTTCAATAAAATCTAAAACAGATGGTTCTAGAGAAATCATACGATTAGATATATGTGTCATAGTAAATAAAGTTATAGATTTATTATTCATATGAGCCCCTTATTTTTTGTAAAACTATCCATAGAGGACAAGAATAAGTTGTTAGATACCTCTTTCCTCTAAACACACATCCAACACAATCAGCATCATTTTTACAAAATCTATTTGTAAAGATTCTACAGATATAATTTAATTCATCTGAACCAATAGCATTGTAATATGGTTCAGTGTGAATATCCTTATTAAACTCTTTATTTAAAATTTGAGTTACAGCAAATATATACCACGATTTATAAGGGTTTACCATCTGAGTCCCTCCAGCAGCAAACTAAAGCCTTATTCAAATAGATTAACAATATACAAGTACACCATCTATCATATTCCCTATTACCATTTAAAATACACCCATCACATATATCGACATCTAAGCCTTCATATTCTGGATTTGCATAACTACTACAAAAGTCATGTATATAATAATTTAAAGTGTCTTTCTCTATATTTTCTGTTTCATCATAAAATCTATTAGATAGATCTTTAAGCAGCATAAAACGATTAGATGTCATAATAATTGTCATGAAATACTTTCCACCAACAGTCAAGTTATACACCTCATTTGAAAGGAGTTTTATTAAATATGAAAAGATATAGACTTAAACTTAAAGAATCAGATCAACCAATGAATCCACCAAATGTTCCACAGGTATCTGATCCAAATATGCAAGCAGATCTTCAAGAACCTGCAGATACTGATAGAAATGAAATTCAAGTAATCACTTCAATACCTCCCGAGATGAAAGAGTCTTTACAAAAGTTTTTTAATAAGACTCATACCCACCCAAATCAATATTATCCAGAAGACAAATCAGATAATCAAGCTATCATGAGATATCTTGGTACTGATAATAAGAACTTTAGTTTTAGAGTAGCCGCAGTTCAAGGTGACGAGATAATAGCACTCATAGATAGTATTCCTCTATTTATAAACAACAATCAACTTAAGGTATATGCATCATATACCTATGGAGATCCTACAGATAATTCAGATATTAATCAGCAAATGATACAGCAAGCTATTCAATTAGCTATGAAGAACCCAGATCCACAAGTACAGTGGATGGTTTTTAATGATTTATCTAAACACGATGACAGATCGTGGGTAAATGCTTTACAAGACTTTGGTTTTATCCAGCCATATAGATTTGTAAACCCAGCTTTTAAAGACACAGTTGTATTGGTTCATGTTATTAGATCTAATGCTCCATCTCAATATCCGATTACAGCTGAACAAGATGTTAGAAATGCTGGGGAGAATCTTCCATTTGACCAAGCTAAAGATGAATTGTTAAGCATACGTTAGTAAAACTAAAGACACTAACACAATAATATAATATATATAGAAAGTTTGTGATAAAATGTCATTAGATTTAAGTAAATGCTATAGAGCTAAAGTTACAAATAATAATTATAAAAAGGCACCGGCAAAAGCTGCTCCAGGTAGTGTGGAAGTATTTGTTCCAGACTGGACAGCTGAGAAAGTGGCTGGCAATAGAAAAGGATTAGTATGGGCAGCACCATTAAACGCATGCTTCTTAGGTTCAGATTCAAAAGAAGCTAATAAGAATGTTGGACAATGTATAATACCTCCTGTTGGATCTGATGTGTGGGTTGCAATTGAAGACGGTAATTATGCTAATGCTTATTATTTTGGTTCAGTTGCATTAGTTAATCAAGATACTATCCCTGATGATAACAAGCAATTATCTTGTCCTCAAAATGCATATACTCTTTTAAAAACCCCAATGGGTAGGGGCATTGTAGTTGTTGACGAAGGTAAAGATAAAAAGAGTGGAATAGTTATAAAGGGTAAGGGCTCTAATACTAGTAAAGTATTAGGAGATAGTAATCAAATGTATATAACCCTATCTGAAAACTCATTTAACGGAATACGTATTCAGTCTGGAAATGGACAACAATTTATTATTATTGATAAAGATGCAAATACAATTGATATTGTCCAAGGTGGATCAAGAATACATATGACTGAGGATAGAATAGATATTGAATCTGATATAGTTAATATCAGAGGAGAAACTAGAATTAATTTAAACTAAAACCGGATACAGGGAGAAATCCCTATATCCGGTTCTTTTTATTTACACACTAAGTTTATCGATTTTGTTCTGAATATTTTTAAGATGCCTTTCAAGCTTTTGAATAATTTTAGTTCTGGTATGACTAGATTTTTTATGGAATTCAATTTGCTTAATCAAATTTCGTTCTATAGCTAACAACATATTCAGAGTAGGATTGTCCACGATACACTCTCCTTCTAAAGCTGCTTATAGAATTAATGACGAGTACTATCATACCATCCGATTAAAATAGCTATAAACATTAGAATTGCGACAAATGCTGCTCCATATTCAATAATTATAGAGTTTGTTTGATCTGGAGGTTGTTTAACCGATGTTTCCGTATTTTGATTATGATGTCTAACCATGGGTATAAATATAAATGTATTTCTTCCTACAGGAACAAACATAATAATCTCCACCTTTTATTGTTGTATTAACTTGTCATATCTGTCATAAGCTTTTTTCTTCTCAAGTTCAGAAGCATTATCACAGATATCTGAAACTATATCGTGTATCTGTTCTTCAATATTATTAAACTCATCAACTTTAACTATTATACTATTGTCATATTCATCACAGTAGTTTTTCTCTGGAACTGCTTCCATAAAAGATTTGATTAAATCCTTTTTACTTCTAACTGTGCATATGATATCTTTACCAGTATAGTTCAATTGGTATGTGATTATAAACTTCAACCCAGATTCAGCATAGTTATCAATAATCATTTCTTCAATGTATCTAGATAACCTGAAGTTTGATCTACAGATTGCTATATCATTCTTATAGTAACAAAATTTATTTACATAATCTGTAGCTAGCTTTTGATGTTCAACCACATACAATCTACCTAGATCTTGTTCAGCTTTAGTTAAAGTTAACGAATCTGTACTGATAAACTTATTTACAAACTGCTCATGCCCGACTGCTTCATAGTAATTATATACTACTTCTAGATCTACATTATGGGATAAGAGAGAGTTTGCTATAGCAGCGTACTTAAACAAAGTTCTATCTACATTTAAAAGCTTACCAAGATTAGCTGTAGCACTAACTTCTTTTTCTCTATCAATAATGTAAGCATCAGTTAAATAGCTAAGATCAATTCCAAATCCAAGAATATGAGTTGGGTTATATAGTTGAATAGCTTCTTCAATTCTTTTTTTACTGCAAGTAAAGAAGCTTCTTTCTTTAGTATGATGAAAATATAGGATTTGGGATAGAGCAGAGTCTATCCCATAGCTACTTATTAGAAAGGACATTACAGTAATGCCAAATGGTACTCTGAATCTTTTCCGCCATTTGTCTTACAGTCATTCCGGTAGTGTTAATAGTAACAGTATAATCACTATTGGAGTATTCTTCTGTAAAGATCTTGTTAGTGTATGCTCGATTAAGTTTCTCCTGAAGTCTTCTAGCTACATCAATAGGATCATTATTAATAACTTCACGGCTATTCATTCTATCCTTAATTGTATTAGAATCAGCTACAAACACTATTGTGAGCTTGGCTTTAGGAATCATATAGTTGGTCATACCAACACTATACCAAAGATCCTTAAGCATTTCTCTACACACTGGATCTGAATCATCCGAGTAAATATTATCGTAGTCTTCAATGAGCAATTCTGCACAGCATTTGGAGTAAACTGCTTGAGAAAGACTATACCTATCAAACAAATAGATATCTCCTTTCTTTGCATAATTCTCAAGCTCTTTAGAACACAGCAATTTATCTGTAGTATGTACAAAATCAAATCGCTTAAGTGCATCTGCTCTTTCTACAAAACTCTTTGAATTAAAGAATGTTTCAATACAAAGTTTTGCAGTATTCTTAAGATATTCCGCATCATTAAAGAATGAAGTCTTTGGATAATTATATGCTGGAAACTTCATTCCATATTGATAGACATGCATAAACTGGTTAATCTCGTTAATAGCGCTGGTCTTGCCGATACCATCTTGTCCTTCAATAGCTACAATCATAGTTAATAGTCTCCTTTCACAGGGTCTTCTTCAGCATACTTGAGTACAACTTCAATACCGCTATGCTTCTCAAGAGAATACTTACTGATACATCCAAGATAGTGATAATGTTCATCATTATCTTTAGTGCTAAACCATACATGAATCTGTCTATAGTCTTCATCGAATTTACACAACACTTTACCTACAAACTTATCCTCTCTATGCAACTTATCTCCAACCTGGACTACTGTAAAGTCTTTACACCTAATGAGAGGAACATTCTCACTAACTTTAGTTACAACATTATTTTCATCCATTTCAAATTTATCCTCATTAGGAAATTGCTTATAAAACCAGTCAACTTTATCATTATAGTCATATGCTTTAGTAGAGATGTTATGACCATATGCTGCGGTCCAGGTACTGTTATCTAAAAATTCCTTATCAAAACAGAGAAAACCGTTATTATCATCAGTTACAATAGCAAGGAGCCTAGAAACATATTCCTTATTCATTAGTGTCTCCTCCTTCTTGGCAATGTGCCATTTGAAGATGTACAAATATAACCATTATCGTAACTGTTTGGAACAGTAGCATTTGTAAAATCCCAACTTGTATCCCAATTATTTTTTATGATATATTCCATAACATCTATATGCTTTAAATTCTGATGAGCATATATAGGGTCATAAGGGGTCTTTAAATGATTAATATACATTGAGTTTACTTTATCTATAAACTCATTTTTTAGCCATTCTTTAGCTAGATAAAAAGAGTTATCGTTAAATGCTGAAGATACATGAGTCTGCGAAGTATAATACGTATTATTATTAGATGGAAGTATACTATTAGCTATATCTTTATAATCGATGTCCAACTAAACCACCCTCACGAGATCCTTATTCATTAGCATCTCCTCCTTACAGGTTGAACTCCATTAGCCGATGTGCATACATACCAGGAGTCAGCACAATAACCAGTACTAGCTGTCTGAATATCCCAAATAAGATTAAAGTTGCTTTTAATAATATATTTTACAACTGAAGAGCACTTTATATCGCTCGGAGGATATCTAGGTATACAAATATCAGATTTAATATACATATTATTAAAGATTATTTTGATCTAAATAGTAATAATCATACACGCTAATACCATCTTGAGTCTCAGAGTTCATTATACTCTTATACTCAGTAGTATCTACATCACTAACTTTTTTGTGGATCCTCCTTAGAGGCTTCTTTGTATTCTGCTCCATTTTCACTAACAGGCTCCTCCTTATTAAGTTCTTCAGAAACGCCAGTCGAACCAAAACCGCCTTCGCCTCTGTCTGTTTCTTCCTTGTCAACATCACCTTCAAGAATTCTAGCAGAAACAAATGGGGCAAAAACTAACTGAGCAATTCTATCGCCTTTTCTAATTTCAAAATCTTTATCACTAAAATTAGCCAAGATAACACCAATTTCACCACGATATCCACTATCAATAGTTCCTGGAGTATTAAGTACAGTAATTCCGTGCTTAAGAGCTAATCCAGATCTAGGTCTAACTTGAATCTCAAAACCTTCTGGGATTCTAACTCTCAAACCTGTATGAACAAGCTTATGACCTCTAGCTGGAATTGTAATTTTCTCAATAGATCTAATATCCATTCCAGCATCGCCTGGATGTGCATACTCTGGAAGATCTGCAGTAGGATCGATCTTTTGAAAAACTAATTTAGGCGTACTAAGAATACTATCTCCATCTCCACCACCAAACATCTTGAAAAGATTCTGAAGTTCATCTAATCCAGCCATATCCTCTGGATTAAACTCCTCATCTCCAATAGTACCATCTTCATTAGTGAAAATATCTTCAAGTTCTTCTTCATTAGGTTTTGGAACACTATCAAACACCTTTTTAAGCTCTGGGTTATTTTCTATTGTTTCATCCAACTTACTACCCATTGTCTCAATATTAGAATTGTTTTCGTTAACTTCACTCATAACTAAACTCCTCCTAAAATTTTAAAGATTAAGGAACAAATTAAAAACTATTAAACATCACATTAATATGCGATATTTACTCCATTTACCCTTGCGGGAAGGAGCAATTCCAATGATGTTATTATACATCATTATTCTTAAATGTCAATAGTTTAAGTTCAATAGTCTATCACAATATTTAATTACAGTATTAATTACAATAATAACTACAATAAGACAGACTGACAGACTTAACTGACAGAACTGTTTGGTACTTAATTACAATAAGTGTTACTTAATTACAATAGTTTGGTTCTATTTAGGTACTGAAAAGGAGAATTACAATATTAGTATATATTTACAAAAATTGAGATGGACTAATATCTAGCCCATCTCAATTAAGCTTTACCAGCGTTTATATCTCCAATTACATCCAACATACTTATTAATACAGTTTCTCAGTTTAGAGATAAACGCAAAATATGAGCATTCATGATATCTACCTTCATCACATACGACTAATTCACAATCTCTACAGCTAGTCATTATACACTTATTTCTTAAATTTCTAAATAAGGGGTACACTATTGCAATCTTGTTATACATAAACGAATTTAAACTTGATAACCAAGTTGGTTTTACTATGATCTTACATCTATAGTATGGATCTTTAAGTGGGCATTTAGGAGTACATCTAGATTGCCCCAAACAAATATTTTGAATAAATATTGTAAATGCTATCAAATCAGGTTGTCTAGGTTTGTTTGGTTTATTGGATTGAATCATTTTCTTCACCCTTTTTTAACTTGATAAATTCCTCTTCAATTGCTTCTAGTTCTGGAGTTGACATTCGATATCTGTAAATAGTTCTTACTATGCCAAACTCAGATTGTGGTATTAAGAAGTCTTTCTTATTATCAGTGCCTTTAAACCAGTATATTAGGCCGTGCTCTTTGTCAAATGTTTTCCCAAGATAATGAGTAGCTTTGTACTCATCTGTTAGGCATTTAGTTATAGACATCGAAGCTTCAAACCTATCCAACTTCTTGTTTACACGTTGCCTATATCTTCTAATACTATGATTAGTGATATAGAAGTTATCTGAAATTTTTTCTTTAACACGATCTCTTTCATATAGAATTTTACTTACTTCAGCATCCTGCTTCTCCTTCATATTTCCTCCGACTATTATATTTCTCCCACATAGTTGCAAATATACAGTCTTCTGTATTACTAAGTAACTCGCAATCTGAACACGTAAGTAACGTATCACATATATCCACAATCGGACTATCTACTTTTTTATAGAGTCTACATGGTATTACAAAGTCATACTCTCTACAATATAAATCACATTTATCACAAGATCTTTTAGTTAAGCACAAGTTTAACATCTGGATTATTAACAAGTTTGCTAAAGATTTCTTGGTATCCTGCATATTATTTTACAGAAATAACATAAACCTCCTTTAGAAAATTTATCAAGTATACAATCTCTACAATCTGTAAAACTACAAAGTTTTATTACGGGATTATCTTCGAGTATAGTGCCTTCTAAATCTACGGGAGCTATAGAATCTCCATATTCAAATATGCACTCGTTCCTAAACTTACAAGTTCCACAATACTCGTAAGAATAACAAGTATTTGTAGCTTGAATATACAACAAATTACAGCTAGCATTAAGTTCGTTAACTGTCATTTGTTTAAATTGATAACCACACTATTACTGCCAATTATATTATCATCATGAGTGCTTACAAAACACTGTGACGCTGCACCCATATGTGAAAGTAACTTCGCAATATCATTCTTACGATCATCATCTAAGAATGTAGTTGGCTCATCGACTAGCATAATAGGAACACACTCCCCCATAATTTTTAATAATGCTAATCTAAGAGACAATCCAACTGCTACCATTTGGGCTCCTGATAACTGCTCAAATCTCTTATCTCCAACAGTTATTAGAACTTTAGACCAATCTATCTTAATCTCACCCAAACCAGAGAAACTAAACAGATCATAAAACTCTTTATTTAATACAGCTACTACTGGATTAAACAAAGTTTGTCTAAGTCTATTTGGCACCTCAGAAAATATGTCTTTCCAATGCTGTATAGCTTTTATCTTATCATAAATCTCATTCTGCTTAACCATAAGATTATCGATAGTAGATTTGGATTGATTATACATATCGAGATGCTTCTTACACAAATCAACCATACTAATCAAATGATCAAGATTTCTCAAGTTGGAGATTTCTTCCAAGCTAGGGACACCAGAAAGCTCATTAGACAATCTTTTAAACTCAGAATAGTTTGGCATCATAGACTTTTTAATATTTTCAAAGATAGATATCTGTGATTCATAATAACTCCAAGCTTTTTGGACCCTATCAAATTCTTCATTGGTTACTTCAGATGGAGAATCCTTACAAAGTGCTTTAAGGCTATCAATTTTAGAATCTATTTCAGATAATTTATTTTCAATAGCTTCCTTAGCTGATAGACCAGTTGCTCTAACATACATAACAACTTCTTTATAAGGATTCAATTCTTTAACTAGATAAGCTACTCTTTGCTTTAACTTTAACAATTCATTAGCATCAATATCGTCAAGTTTATGATACTCTTTCATTAACTGAATTGCTTCTTCATTATCTGATATTTTATCTTCATTAGTGATGTAGTAGAAGATGGAATCCTTTATATCTTTGATGTGTTTTAACTCTTCTTCAGTATGACCTACTCTCGGAAGTTTTATGTTAATGTATTCATCAATTAGATCAGTCACATTGCATGACTTGAATCTTTCAGCTTCTTCAGATAATGAGTTAATTTCAGTAAGATTCCTTTGGTATGCTTCGTACTGAACTTGCTGTGCTCGTAAATCGGCTATAGTTTTTTCCGGCTTAACAAGAGTATCAACTAAAGCTTTAGCCTCATCATATCTTTTTTTCTGATCACGCAATATAGCTTTTAATGAGGCAAGTTTATTATGCATTTCTTCAAATCTATTTAAAGAACTATTACTAAGATGAGGAAGATCGTTAAGTTTATTAAGTTTAGAAGAGTAGTCACTGTATTCAGATATTAACTCATCATACTTAATAGAATTCATAAGATCTCTATTGTGCATAATATCATTATCAATATCTGATAATTCAGACTCATATTGTTTAACCATTCTAGTAAGTTCAGTATTACCATCACTTATTCTCTTTGAATCTATTATCAAAGAAATAAGTTTATCTACTACAGCCTTACCATTGCCAGAGAGGAAGATATCAGCAATTTCTCCCTGTCTGACATAAGACAAATTGTATAAGAGGGCTGGATCAAAGGAAAGATGATCATATACATCTTTTACTTTTTTAAATACAGATCCATTAGGCAGTTTTAATTTTGCACCCTTGCATGTGCGCCCAATTTTAGTCCCGTCATCCAACTCTAACACAATTAAAAAATCTTTATCGGCTGGGCCTATGTATGCATCATTAGTAATACCTTTAGCCACCTTACCAGTTAACGCTAGAGATATGGCTTGCAGAATGGTAGTTTTTCCACTACCATTCTGCCCAAGTATAAAGACATTCTTATTATTACTGCAATCAATGTTTAAATCTTGGATTTTTCCAAAGTTATGTATTTGTATTGTTTTGATCACGGTTTCCTGAACATCTCCTTAAATAAGCTTTGTGCATTAATTCTTCTATCTTTAATTTAGTTCTTACTTCTTTTCTCCACTCTGGGCACGAATAATTTCTCGATGCGATCTTATCCTCAACCATGCTAAATACATTAGTACTAGTAGACTCATGTGTTACTAGCCTAATATAAACTGATGATCTGCCAATTGAGTGCTCTTCGCAATATTTAAAATACTGCTCAAACTTTGGTATATCCGAATATGTATCAATTCTCCCAAAGGTATAATGGTAATAATACCCACCAGTACTTATATTAGCAATAGCACGGTTTTTAAACATAGTATATAAACGCTTTATCGACGGGTACGACACTAATTCAAGATATAGATATTTATTTGTTAGAAAGTAATCTAGTCCTTTTGTTATAAAATCAGATTCTGTATGGGGTGGCTTTACAACAGAACCTGTTCTAAAGTACCATCCATATTTTATAGTTTCCTCGCCATTCTCAACAATAATTTTATTATAGTATCTTTTTAGAGTTTTTTCAATGTAGTCATTTACAACATTGATATCCTCTGTAACAAATTTATAATCAGTTGAATCTCCACCGATGTTAGTTATAACTTCATACGCTGGCATCATCATTCTCCTCGTTGATAAGCTTATCAATATCTTCTTTATTTACTGGTTCACTATCAAGTTTTAATATGAGTTATGTATCTTAACTGTTTTTATCACACATACCATTCTCCTTTTTTACATTTTTAATGAAAGCCTCAAGATCTTCTTTAGAATAGATCTTACCATCAATTCTAAGATTATATGATCCAAGATCCATATCGCTAAGAACTTTTTCTAGTACTCTCAAACGCTCTTCTAATGTAGCTTCTTCTGGGAAAGTGTAACGAATAGTATTACTAAAGAAATTACTATATCCTTTATAATACTCGTTATTATCCTCGTCGCTAGATTCATAAAAATACTTACTAGCTACACAACTATTTATACACATGCAAATTGCAATTACACTAATTGTAGCAGCTAGGCAAATGCTAATGATTGCATCAGTTGACATTAAAAGTCATCCTCCTTATCAATAAGACCTTCCATCTCTGCATTCAAATCAACTTCGCTGATCTGGTTTGTCCTATCAACAACAGGAATCTTAATACCACTAATCACATCAAGAACTTCAATTTCACCTTTTGCAAACATCTTCAATTTCATCCTTTCATCATCTGATAATTCTGGGAACATTAACCCAAATATCTTATCTTGGTTAACACTCTTAATTTCGACGCTATCCAAATCCAATTCTTCAGAAGTACCCTCAGTTAAGTTAACTGGTTTATACTTTAAGAAGACATTGGGTTTGGTTATGGCGACTGCTTCGCTAGATACTATGAGATACATTTTATCATCATCGATAGCTTCCTCCTCACTGTCTATTAAAATTGGTTTCATTTCTGGGTAAGTATGTCTATTAATACTACCAGTTTCTGGGTTTACTTCAACGTATGACGGGATACAGTTTTTACTGTATAACTCATCCACATTGAACATATAACTTGACCCAGTAGTATGAAACCTGCCACGATCATAGCAAATGTGACAATCTCCAGCGATAATAACATCATATGGATCAAATACATGCGCATCCTCCTCTACTATTCCTGCGAACTTATTTTGGTCTATAGTAGTAAAATGACTAACTAAAATTTTATTTCCTTTGAAGTTATCATTTTCAACTAATTCTTTTACTTCCAATAGATCAGCTAATAACATCCCAGAGTAAGGAATTAAGTAAAGTCTTGTATTAGCTTCAGTATAACTATTATAGCTAATGAAGAAATCCCTTCGTAACTCTTCAATAATAGTGTAGCTTTCAGCTGCATAAAGACTTTTCTCATATTCTTCCTTGAAAATACTCGCTGGACAAACTCCGTCGATGCTAATCCTGTCATGATTTCCAGGAATAAGTATAAAACGAATTTCATTAGGATTGTTAATCCTAATGCTATTAAGAGTATCCTTAACCCATAAGAGATCATTTGGCCTAGGATTGTCGCTATCCCAAAGATCTCCAGCAAACACGTATGTGATAGCATCATGATCACCAAACCTCTCTCTATGAGTTTTAGCTATATCCTTAACAATGTATGCCCAAGAGTCTCTAATCTTTTGGGCATACATTTTATTCCTACGATTAGCTCCAATATGACAATCTCCCATAATATAAATCATGTTCTAATAGCCTCCTTATGTTTTTATTATAGATTATATCATAGTTACTCATATTAGTCTAGCCCTTCTTGGTTACACAATTTTAAAAAAAGATTACGTTCTTTCCAGAAGGTTACATTACATTTGTTTAGCTTATGGTTATAGAGTGGACAGGTTTGACAGTCATCTTTGAACTGATTATGAATTACACCTGCTTCTCTAACTGCATCAGCTTTTTTATCAAGAAGTGGTTTCTCATCAAATGAAATATTTTTAACCCAATCGTCCATACTATAAACGAGTGCTGCACACTCGAAAGTGTGCAGCACTTTGATATTGAGCTTACATCCTTGGCATTTACCCGCACAAGGATAACTCAAAATGTCCTTTATATCTTTAGTTCTCATCGTCGGATACATCAGGATTTTCAAGTTCAATTAATTTAACATTTTTACAATCAACAAATTTATCTTTATATTGCTCGACTTTTGATCCACCGGCGAGACCTATAATAATCTGATGGTTTTTAGATAGTTCTCTAATAGTATCAAAATCACGCTCTGGAGTATACAAATCTGTCAAGAAAACGATAAGATTAGTTCTGCCTTTTTCAGCAGTCATAATCATTCCTTCTGACAAATCAGTTCCTCCGCCACTAGGAATTTCAAGCGACCTCAATTTACTGGTAGTAATGTTCTTATAGTCCTGCACAAAATCAGTATCCCACAAGAGCATATACTTTACTTTACCAATAAAGGAACAAATTTTCGAGATATTTCTAATAGCGTTAACGATATCATCTGACATAGACCCAGATACATCAACCATAACAGAAACATCTTGATAAGCATCCCTTCTACTGCCAGGGCAAATCTCACCAAATCTTCTGTTAGGTCTAATCCAAGTCCTCTGACGATAGGCGGTCTTATTACAGACTCCACCTGTAAACTTACCAATAATCCTTTCCCATTCAGACTTAAGCTTCTGAGGTTTTGGAAGTTTTAGCTTAATTATCTTATTGAGCTGGTGATTGTTGCCAAACATCTTTGCAGAAGATTCTCCAACAGCTTTTTCAAAATCTTGAAGAACCTTATTAACTGCATTATCAATTTGTTCACTATCACCAATACTAGGATTCATCCCAGTGTTGTTAGGATCACTATCAGGATTATTTCCATTCTCAACAGTAGTTGCTGATGAATTACTATTACCCTGACCATCTCCAGCACTACCGATCCCAATACTAGGCGGATCTTTAATATTTGCCTCCATCCATTTATACAGATCTTGCCAAATATTATGATCAGCTTTCTTTAGGAAACCACTAATATATTTTCCAATATCTGCAGAGTCCTCAATTTCTGGAATTTCGTTATCTTCCGGTTCTTCAGGTTCTTCAGGTTGAGGATTAGCAGCGGCTTTCTCTGCAGCTTCCCTGAGCTTTTTAGCAATTTCAGACAGTCGCTTCAGAATTTCTTCCTTTGAATTATGCTGATTTTGTTCTTCAACATATTCAGTAACTGTCATACTATTATACTTCATAAACTCTGGGAAGGTAAACAAATATGAATTAATCTGGGCATCCATTGCAACATTCTTAAGTTCATGATTAGGATATTTCTTTCCTGTATAGCTCATATGCCTGAAGATAATATGACAAGCTTCATGACTAAGCAGAAAAGAAAGATAATTTATCCTATCATCAAAGTCTTTAACTTTACTTACAATATCTTCATTAAAGTAAATCGCAAGGTAATTGTTGACCCAACGAACATATGCGATACTTCCTTTCATATATTCGTTGGGTCTAGCAAATACGGGAATCCTTGCGAGGACATAATAGATAAAGAGTTTGAAATAGTCAGTTTTAAAACTAGTAACAGCTCTATCTCTAATCCTACGGATTGCTTCGTCTGCTAGACCCAGATTCATTCTATCTTCTCCTACTTACTTCTTAAAGTTCTTAGGGAATTTGTACTTATCAGCTTGCTCAAAATCAAATGTCTTGATGATATCAAAGTTATCATCGTAAACATCGATCTGAGGAGAACCATTCTCCATATTCATCTTAGCTGCGAAAGTATAGAAGAAGATATGTTCCTCACCCTGAGGATCGGTTTCAATAACACAATTACTATACTCAACAAAGTTAAACGGATATTCAGAACTATGCTTGTTCATAATATTTCTTGTAAACTTCCAGGCTTCTTTCAGAAGATGGACAAGACAACGACTATCATGAACAACCTGAATATCGTTAATCATTTCATCCTGAAGCATACGATTAACGAAATCCAATTCATACGACTTATCTTCACAATAACAGATAACATTAGCGTCTCTGATAACATCCTGAACATCAGAGAAGCAATGATAGAATTCATCCCTGAACTCTTTATTCTCCTCTGTTTCAGTAAACAAGTTGTCACAGATACGAGTCATCTTAGCAGAACTTGAGACAGGATTACTCACCAACGCAAAGAAGTGCGCGTTGGGAATCAAATGAGTATATACTGCCTTTACAATTTTATCAAGATTACCGAGGCCGGACTTATTAGCAGGAAGAGCATTATTAAAATCATCAATAAACTTATCATCAATAACCATAATTCCAGCATAACCAGGCATAAGAATACCACGATAATTGTACGTCATACTAGTTGTCCTCCTCTTCGTCATTGGACGCATTCATAGCAGCTTCTGCAGCAGCAGCACGTTCTTTGTGATTCTGCTTATATACCTTCCTAATATTATTAAGCCTCTCAATATACTGATAGAAATTAGCATCATCACTATTAATCTTCACCTTAGTAAGAACTTCTTTAGTATGCTCAGGGAAGATATTCATATAATTCTCAACCCACTGGAACATACTATCCAATTCTTCATTAGACAAAGATTCAGCGTTGCTCATAGCATTAAGAATATCTGCTTTTCTCTTAAGTACATTACTAATATCCATATCTTTCTTAAACAGATCAATCAGATTACTAAGACCTTCATCACTTTCAAGGCTAACAATAATTTCATCAGTGTGTTTTGCAACATACTCCTTTCCAATAATACCAGAGCACGCAAGCAAAACTACATCTTTATCAAAATATCCATGATGAGTTTTGTTATACTCTTTAGCTACCAAGATCATATCGATCATTTTAGTAAATGATCTTGCACACGCAGGCTGAGGGAATTCAAGCTGCTTATTGGTCTTAACCAGCTCTTCTTCCATACTGTTAATAAGATGCGGAACATTTCTTCCAGTATTTTTCAGCCAACCCTTCCACGCATTAAGATCATTACCAAGCTGGATCTTGCACATACGAGAACTTACTGCCAAGTCCTCATAGCTAGATACCAAGTCATAATCTGACGTATCGGGATTACTGGCGGTCATGCACCAACAATCTTCAGGAAGTTTGTGCTCGTGCAATACGCCATTCAAAAGCATAGGCATCAATGCATTAATTACAGACTTATCAGTTCTATTAATTTCATCAACAAACAACAATGTATTAGGTTCAGTAGGAAACCATGCTGGCCTGGACCAGTGCATTTCATCCTCAACACGATACGGAATGCCAATAAGGTCCTCTACTGACTGAAGAGCTGCATTAATAGTTACTAACTTCTTTCCATGTTCCTTGGCAATCTCTTCAGCCATAGCGCTTTTACCACAACCTGTAGTGCCAACTACTTCAGCAGTGGTTCCAGCCATAAGACACAGCACAACAGCTTTTTTCACATTCTCACGAGTTTCAATCATTTGTTAGTTTCCTCCATCAGGAATACGTTATTAAATAAATATTAAATTAAGCAACTTAATTAAATACTTAACCTCCCTTTCTGAACTTAATAACTCCGGAACACTTATAGTATATATATACAAATTTTTAGATAAAATAAAGGCCTAGATAACTTTTATGCTATCTAGGCCTTTATTCAGTTAATTAAACATCTTGTCGATTTGATCGATATCAGCTTCGTCAAAACCAGTATCTGGGATAGGATAATCATCTTCTGGCATAGGAGCAGAAGGTTTCTTATACTGCCTATATGATCTTGGCTGAGGCATGTCATCGGGTGGAATAAATTTAGTTTCACGATATCCCTTATCCTCATAAGAAACATTAGAAGGAGTATAGCTATTACTGCTACCTCCGCTATTATACTTGAAGGTTTGAACATCATCAAGTACAAGCTGCTCCATAGCAATTTCACAGCATTTACAGAACATTCTAGTAGTGTTTTCATTCATAAACATAGTGAGCTTCTTATCATCTTTATTAATAGTAATGCCACAACCCATTGGATCATAACTATTCTTATAGAACTGCAGTGTAGAAGTCTTATCTTTAAATTTATGGAAAAGCTTTTCACTATAAACCTTTGGACTACCATTAGACTCAGTTTCAAATACGGGTCTACCATCTTTTTCGACAGGTCTACCAGTAGTCTTATCATACATAGGAACTTTAGTACCAAGTCTACGCAAATAATAGCTATCAGTATACTTACTAAACATTGCAAGTTCATCAGCACTAAGAGACATCATAACCTTCTCATTAGCCCAATCGCATTTAGTTTTAACTCCACCAAATGAATTAGTCTCTTGAACTCCGGGACACATCTCAATAGCGCAAGACATGTCATGACTACCATCCTTATAATATGTAGTATTCAAATTAAGCTGAAAGCCAGTATTCTTAGAATAGGTCTCCATAAGAGTTCTCTTCTCACCACGGTCGCGAACCTTCTCAGCCCTCTTGATAAACGAATCACTCATCTTCGTCTTCCTCCTTATTATTTTGTTTCTGATCCAATGCATCTGCTACATCATTAACAATATTATCCATAATATTAAACACACCAGTCATTATGAATACAAATATAGACACCCCTATCATCAAAGAACTATACTTAATACCTATATTAAAACCTAACTCTCTAAACAAATATACAGTAAAAGGATATTCACTAAACAATATCCCAAATACAAACTTATTAATAGTTGTCATTGGTGCATTCCAAAAAACATTTACAAGTACGCCAATCAAAGTTATTTTAGATAAAAATAGTCCTGCAGCTTGAACTGATTGAAATGCTATGGCTTCATCTAATAATGATTCTAGTTCTTCTTTAGTGTATCTTTTAAAATAATTATAACCAAACATTACTTAACTTTTTTATATTCCTTATACATTGCGTTAAGAAATGCTTCTGAGATAATTCCAAAAACTGCAAGCCAAATAGTAGTTGTGCTAATACTAAAGTTAAAAGGAACTCCAATGTACTTCATCAAGTTTATACCAATAGGAAGCCAATTGCTAGACATAAACAAAATGTATATACACAAATTCTTAAATGTAGCAGCAATTCCACTAGCTACAAAAATATCTTGCCATAAATTATACATCATAAAAATCTTAATAGACAATGCAGTTATAGCGCATATAGATGCACCATAAAGATTAGCTTCTTTGTTAAAATTCGACATCCAAACCAGCTCCGTTCATAGTAGTTTTAAATGTATCTTTAGTAATGGTATCAAGTGACAAGGGTTGATATGCTTCACTAATACCATCATAAAGATATTCCCATAGTCTTACTCTTTCTTTGGGATTGTCAGATTTAATGCTCATGAACTCTTTTTGAGTATCAAATGCTTCATATGCTTGTAAAGCCCAGTTTTCCATCTCTCCGAGCCTATGCGAATTAGCTCCAGATGGAGGTTGATTATGTTTTCCATATGCGCCAAGGGATCTTCCAAATATCTTATGGTCAGGTTCATGGTGTAAGTGTAACATGTACATCCAACCAACAGAGCACTTGTACGTATTGTTATTATACACTACATCAGTTTCATAGTCAATCCCTACTAAGTTTTTAACCTGTTCAAGCTGATCAATATTACAACACCTAAATGGTTCTTGAATAATCTGTAATCCATGTTCTTTTATATCTTCTATAGTATCATCAAATTGAATTAATTCTTCAAGTTGTTTAGTGTATATCTTATCTTCAGTACAATCCACTATCTCAGCGAATTTAAGAATTGCTTCAATAAACTGCTCTTTAGTATCATTATAATGCTGTTTGATATACTGATCCATAAACCAAGTTAAATGCAGCTCATAAAGTTGTCCGACATTCATTCTAGTGATAACACCTAATGGATTAAGTACAACATCAAGATGTCTACCATCAGGCAGTGTTGGCATCTTTTCGTCTGGCATAATAATAGAAATAGTTCCTTTATTACCATGCCTATTACTGATTTTAGATCCAACAGTTAAAGGTCTTTCACTATAGATAGAATACTCAACAACGCCAGTGTCATCATTGATCTTTTTAGTTTTATCAAGATAGCAATACATTTCAGTATATTTTTGTTCATCTTCAAGATAAGAGAAAACGTTCTTCATCTTATCTTCAAGCTTTTGTCTTTCAGATACTTGCTTTTTTAACCAAGCACTCATTTGAGTATTTTCTGACACAGAGTTTTTAACATAGACTTTAGATGTAAACCTACCATCACTATATGCCAATACTTCTTCAACAGTTGGAGTTAATCCAGCTAATGATTCTGTATCAACATTACCTAATTTAAAGATTACATCACCTTTATGAACAAAGTCTCCATTATTAGGAAATGGCATATACTCGCTAGAATCTGGTTTTATGTTAAACAAGCAGTCATTATTTAAATTAATCTTAGCAATATGATTGCATCTGTATGCCATCTTTTTAGCACAAGATTCAGATACAACAATTGCATCCTCGAAATTCCATCCATCCAAGGACATAAACCCAACTAAAAGATTCTTACCTAACATTAATTCGTGTGTATAAGGATTAATGTTATTAGTGTGTGCCAATGTACTTCCTTTACAGAACTTATCACCATCATTAAGACTAGTTAATAATGTTTTATCAAAATCTGTAAATGCTTTATTACTTAAGTCAATTACTTCTCCATCTAAGTCATTATACTTAACTACCATTAAGCTGTCATCTTTATAGATAACCTGACCATCATCTTTAGCTAATTTTAATGAGGAAGTATACTCTGTATATAATGACTCATTTCCAGTCTTAACTAAAGGAATTTCAGGGTTAGCTATATTTATTGCCTGTCTTTGCTGATTACAACCCATTTCAACTCTAATACCATCGTTATGACAAAGTAATGGAATCATTTGAGAAGCAGTACTTAATATACTATTAGATTTACTTGGCTTAAGTATTCCATTTTCAAAACCGCAATCCGGTACCAGATGTTGACATATTCCAATAGCAGGGCCAGATGGAGAATCTATAGGATCAATAATTCCTCTATAAGATTCGTGCAAATTTCTTACTAATGCACTACACGATTCTTTAGCAATTCCACCAGGACCATTGTATATAATTCTTGACATCATACACAATTCTCCTAAAGGATTAACCGAATCATCAAGGATTCTACGCTGATCCAAAGTTAAGACCCCAATTATAGCATCGGTAAAAACATTATTACTCTTTTTCTTTTTATTGATTTTGTGTTGCTGAGCAAGTTTATAACAAATCCATTCTGAAAGTCTAGCTCGTCTTTGGCTAATATCATTAATCTCTCTAATTGGCATATTCTGATATTCTAATCTATGTTCATAAAGATACTTTATCATATCTTTCATAGAATAGGGATTATCAAAAATTCCATTTGGAACCATAATATAATCAATAAGATCTAATACATTAAGTATCTTATCAAGTTTAGAAGCTTTATTCCAAGACTTTAATACTCTTTTGAATGCTTCACCATCTTCTAAGCTATATTTAGATTGGCTTTCTTCAAAAGACTTACATCTTTCAACATCATTAAATGGGTCAAGAAGATCTTTGAAATAATCCTTCTCAAAATTAATATAAATACATTTTTCAACTTGTAATGATAAACATCCATCCATTGGTTCAGAGCTATAATGAATATGTGGCTCATTTTGAATAAACTCATCACCAAAACAGTATATCATTAAAAGAAGTAATGGCCACTTATTAGTACTAATCCTAAACTCAGTTATTTGTTTGTCGAATACAAGAGTACAATAAGTGTTGTGTATAAGTAGAGTGTTTTCATTCTTATTAAATATTGGTATATCCGATATCTGAAATATTGGAATATACCTATTACCATTGATAAGATACGATCCATTCTCATATAAAGGGATCTTTACACTAACTTTTTTCTTAGATCCATCTTCAACTACACCAACTTGTTCTGCAGTAAGTATTCTACACAGAGTTTGAGCTGTTGGATCTACTACATCCACTTTCCCGTGTTTAAATAAAGAAAAGCCTGTGGAGGCTAATATATTTTTAGTAATAGTCTCCACATTATCTATCTGCTGTTGTCGTATTTCGTAGATGTTGTCTTTAGGTGTTTCAAATGGGATAATGCTATACAAAGCTTATTCCCCCTTATCTTCAGGCTCCTTTAAATCTTTTTCTTCAATAGGGAAGTCTGCAATAATGCTTTCATTAAAGGTATCAATTTCCTTAATGTTTAAAAGTGAGATCTCAGTAAAAGTATCTTTATACTGTGAGTTATGAAGTATCATATTAATCTTTGCAGTAAGCCACATTGTAAAGCTCTTACCCAGTACTTTATCATAAATATCTCCGAGCTTATTTTTGAATTCTTCTTTCTCAATATACTCGGTAATATTAAAATTAAGCATAGTACTTCCACAACCCTTTGGCTTAATCTTTGGGTTGAAGTTAACAATTACACCAAGTCTACGTTTAGTAGCATCACTTAATGTAATAACAACATCACATACTAACAATGTATCCATTTTGTGTACTGGCATATTTAATCATCCTTTCTTAAATAAATAACGCTGATCTTAACAATGAAAAGTCTTTTACTTCTTCTAATTGAGGTAATCCCTCATTTAAATACTTTTTAAGATGATATGAAAACCTTTCAAAAGCTAATGCTTGTTCAGGCATCATACTAATAATCCTATTTAGACCAACAAATTCATACCCTTCATCTTGATGAAGTCTATATGAATTATAATGATTACTAGCACTTCTGCAAAGCATAGCAATTATTAGCTCAAAGTTTACTAAGTCTATTGTAGCACAAGATCCATATATGTCAATTATTTGATAGATATACTCTTGTATACTTAAATCGGACTTGTTATTCTTGTAGGGATTGTTAAGCAGAGTTGATAATGTTGTAACTGCATTAACAACATCTTTAGATTCAATATTAACTTTAGCAATCTTCTGCCCTGAAATAAACTTATAGCAATTAGGATCATCACCATATGGTTCTATTAATGGATCAAAGTTTTCTATATTGGTAAGCTCACGTTCAACCCCATCAATATCAAATATTACTGTATCATTATTAGTCATAAACATACCGTCAACTTTAGCTCTCCAAACGCCATTTTTCATATCAAAAAATTCCTTAAACTCTGTTGTCGGATCATCTACAGAACCACTAGTATGTTTAGTCCTAAGTGTTAACTGGGTTGTTCTTTCACCTAACGACTGGGCAGCTATAAGACCTATTAAATGAGATTTATGAACATTAAATAAATCACCATAGCATCTTTTACAGATTTTACTGTCAGTACATGTAATAGGTGAATATAAGTCTATTACCTTACCAATATATTCTTTATAGTTATCATCTGTGATCTTTCCTTGTTTAGTATATCTACCGTGTAGCATTTTAGCTATCTTTTCATCTCTTACATAGAACTGAAAGGTCTTATCTTCATCACAATGATCCTTATCAGATAATTGCAATGGAGATAATAGATAAACTAACTTTCTAGTAAGATATCCAGACTTAGCTGTGTTTTCAGCAGTATCTATTAATCCTTTTCTACCACCATAACAGGTAGTAAAGAATTCTTCTTTAGTTAACCCGTCCAATAAGGAATGAACAACCGGATCAGGAAGTATCTTACCAGTAACATCGCTAATATACCCCTTTTCCGAAGCGATCTGTCTATATTGATCCCAATTACCTCTAGCACCACTTCTAATCATAAGAGTAGCACTATTATCTTCTACGGTATCTGGGTCAAAATGCTTAGGATCTTTTATTATAAAATCTTTAACACTAAGTGTTCCGAAGCTATTACTAAACCCTTCTCTGCACAACACATCCATCATATAAATCCAATCATAACTATTGATTACTTTTTCAGCATAATCTATAAAGGCATGAATCTTCTTTTTTACAAGTTGTGTATTGAATACTTTAAACAACTCTAAATTATTCCAAGAAGATTCTGGTATAGCTTTTTTAAATAACTCAATACGTCTTTCAGTGGTGGGTATTCCAAAATACTCAGTTTTAGCTGAATAGTCTCCTGAAGTAATTTTAGCCAAACCCATAACTTCGTCCTGTTTAAATGTATAAGTTATTTCTCCATTAGATGGTAATCTTTTATTAGATGTAATCCACATCTTTTCAGCAGCATCTTTTATTGAGATACTACTAGGCACATACATGGCCATCTGATCCCCATCAAAGTCTGCGTTGTACCCATCTGTAACTAAAGGATGTATAGTTATAACATCATCCCAAATAACGTCAAATACTTTGGAGGATTGGAATGATGGCCTGTGTAAAGTAGGTTGTCTATTAAGAAACACATATGTTCCAACTACTATTTTTTTAAGTATTGACATTATTGATTCCTTTAAATATGGCTTATCATAATCCCTCAATACTTGTAATGGACTTATGTGATTTTCTTCAGCAACTAATCTTAATACTTGTGGTTTATATACTTCTTTAGCAATTCCATAAGGTATCTTACAATAACCTAGTGGTAGATTTGTTCCATCTACTGTAATAACTGCTCTGCCACTATAATCTATTCTTTTCCCTAACACACTAGATCTAAGAAATCCAGTCTTCTTTTCAAATTTGCCAAGTAGAGTTTTAAAGAGCTCATCTACCTTATATTGTATGGAAGTGTGTGTTGACTGGAAAATAAATGGTGCGTACTCAATATCAGCTAATTGCCTAAGTATATTAGTATACTTTTCATTTAACTCATCTGAAAAGAATTGTTTCTCATCATTAGCAGATTGCATAAGTGGTCTAGTTTCTGGTGGTATAACTGGAACATAATGAAGAAAAAGATACTTCTCATATTTACTTACAAATTCTTTAAAGTTATCGGAGTGTTCCATTAGATATGGATATACTATATCCTTAAATGCTTCTGGTCCACTCTCATATCCGTCTTCAGTTCTGGGTCCAACTATTACTTTACCAGAATCATCAGTTTTCACACCGATTCTACCAAGTATTAGTTTACTAATTTTTAACTTACTAATAGCTTTAGATATGCTAATCTTATCTAACATATCTAATAGTATTGGATTAACTATTACAATGTTTTTAGGTATTTCTATAGCTGCAAATGTAGTTCTTCTCTTATCACATGTATCTACAGTAACTCCGCAATATTCACAGGTTAATCCTATATGTTCTTTACCATGAAGTCTTCCACAGCTACATGTATAATCTTTAACTGGTCCAAAAATAACTTCACTAAATAACCCATCTTTATGGAAGGATCTAGCTCTATACATTATTTGTGGGGATTTAACTAGTGGCAATTTACTACACCACTCATTTATATCAATAAGTTCTAGTTTCAAAATAAGTACTCCCTTCTAATAGGATACTTATTATTATATACTAAAAATTAAAAAAGTCAAGTGGATGGATGTGTATCCACCCACTTGAATTATATTATTTATTATTTTTTCGTCTATTACAATCTTTACAAAGCATTTGAAGATTGTCTTCGCTTGTATGGCCGCCAAGACTCCACGGAATAATGTGGTCACCTTGCATATCTTCAAATTCAAATTTCTTACCACAAATCGGACATATATGATTTTGTTTCTCATAAACACGTCTTTTCTGATTTTCTGTAAAAGATCTAATAGACAAATATTTCTCATAGTTAATACTTCTATCAGAAAGAAGATATGGAATAATGCCAGAATGTTTGGTTACATCATCATCTTGCATAAGTTCAGTCACTTCTTTAGAAAGATTGTTTACATCATAATAATTATCTTTATATTTATTATAAAGTAAACCCCAATCTTGGCAATCTGTAACACCTTTTATTTTTATCGGGAAAAGATCTTTAGCCCAAGTGATTACAGCCTTAAAGTATCTCCACAATTCACTCGCATCTAAATCATGTTGATGAAGAGCCATATACTCTTCAATTGAAGACACATTAGTCTTATCAACTATCCAAGCAAGTACCTTTTCAAAATATTCTTGCCTAATTGAATTACCTTTAACATATCCTTCAGAAAGTTTATATGCTGCACAACCCTTTTTAGAAAAATACAGCTTTGCATCAGATACCCCAGGGCCACAATATGCAGCATTCCTTAATTCTTGACTGGTTAAAACAGCATTAGCTATATTAATAGTTTTAAACCAATCTAGTTTTTGAGCTTCAGTACCTTCACAGATTTCGATAAGTAATTCATAATTCAAAATAGAATTTTTCTCTTCATCAGATAAATTATGAAAATATCTTGCGTTTCCGTCTATAACAACTGCAAACGTATCCGTCACAAATTGACAAATCGAAATAGTTCTTTGCTGTCCATCAATCAGCTCATACGTATCATTGCCTTTATCATCAACATTTTTAGACCAGTACATTGCATTAAGTGGCCTGTGTTTAAAAACTGATACAATAACTTCATTTCTTTGTTTTTCGTTATATACAAACTCTCTTTGAAAATTAGGTCTTATAGTAAGTTTACCATTATATCCAAAAACACCATCATCCCCAAGATCAACATATCCATTAACTACTTCAGATACTTTAATAGATTTTGCCGTATAAGTCATATCTGCAGCCATTATAATTTTCCTCTACTTTCTTTTTATAAAAATTCTAGTATACAATCTCTTACCATTAATAACCCCGCATCCGCCTCTATCTTCATCACTTTGCTTATACTTTAATTGATTGTCTAATATATGTTTAGGGCAACATGCTTTAGTATTACCACTAGCTTGCCACACTATTTCAAATTGATCTGGACAATATTTATCTATAAACGATATTGGAACTCCCATTATGCCAATATAGTTATCAGGAATCTTGTCAGTTTTATCTACATTAATAGCGTCAAAATTATCATATTTAGGATATTCTTTTGGGTCATATGTTGCATATAACTTCAATTCCTGATGTCGTTTATTATGGTCAAGATTTGTGAACCAACAAATATTACCAAGTGATTGATATCTAATACCATCTTTCTCAATCTGATTATCTCGCTTAGGAGCATTATTAGGTATTTTAAAAGTCATGCTTTTATGGGCAGACGCACCAAGCCATATTTTATCATATTTAAATAGTGGAAATATCTCTTTACACACTATAGCATTTTGATTTCCTATAATTAAAAATTTTTTATCGTATTCTATTAATTGCGCTAAGTATTCTCTAAACAAACTAAATGGAGGATTAGTTACAACTATATCTGCTTCTTTTAAAAGATCGATGCATTCTTGATTCCTAAAATCACCGTTAGATATCAATGGGGTCGTTGTACAAAATGAAACATCATTATCGTTACCACCACAATATTCTACTTTATATGTAGGTTTTTCTTTATCATAATGAGTAGCTATAAGTTTCTTTAATCCTAGTGCCCCAAATAATAAATGAAAATATTCCCAAAAAGCTGAACTTTCATCATCACAATTACACAATACAATTTTATCTTTAAAATGAGATTTATAATAAACTAATTCGTTTTCAACATCTATTCTCTGTGTATAAAATTCATCGTTTTTTTCTTTTTTAGCTTTATGCAGTGTCTTAATACTATTAGCCATATTTTAATAAAAACACTCTCTCTTTCTTATTCTCTATTTTTTTTTACTGTGAGATAGTGGTAAGTGCCACTATCTCACAAGTATTACATCTACTTTAAACTATCAACAATTTCATTTACACAAAAACTATCAAGATTAGTTAAGTTATTCTGTGTTTCTTTTAATTCATCTTCTACACTTTGCAGTTTCTTTTCAGCATTACAGATCTGCTTAAGATTGTACTGCATAAGTGTATCAGTTAACTCATCAGAAATACCAAGCTTCTTTTTAACACGATCCCTTGTCTTATCATTCAAAGGATTCAAGTAAGGCTTCATCTTAATCAGCCAATTAGTAAGATCAATTTTATCTTGAAGAACTTTAACTGCCTTATTAAGATGATTCTCTACAGCTTTCTTATAATAACTATAGGTAGTTTGTACAATTTCAGGCAAGCTGTAATGTCTCACAATTTGCTTATTGTGAAAAATCAGCTCACATTTTAACTTACCCTTAAGCTCTTTATTCAGATCATAACTATCAATGTTTTTCCCTCTCGGTAAAGATACTTCAACATTTGTAGTATCCTTACTAAGATCTGTAAGGGATGCATCTTCAAAAGAACTTAACAAACCCCTGGGTGAATTTTTCATCAAAGGAAACTCTAATATATTAAACGACTTTTTATCCGAAGCTGTTACATATCTAGCAACTGTTTCAATAGTTCCAACACCTTTACTATACAAATCAGCTGGGCACGGAACTTCAATTGTTCTATATTGGACTCTAACTGATTGAGTTTTCGGATTCTTTAAAAGTTCAAGAAGATCTTCCATTTTAAACTTTGGAAGATAAAACGCTATACAAAATCCTATTGCATATACAAATGTTTCATAGTTTGTCAAATGACAGATATTAAGCGGAAACGGTGTAGGCAAATACTCCGGTTCTTTATTACCCAAATCATTGATAAAATATGGAACATCGTCTATATACTTAAAAGCTAATTTCAATATTCGTGGATCCAACATACATTCTGTATATCTAGTAGCTGCGGCTTCAATTGGATCCAATCCGACATTAGATCCAAAATTACCTTTGCCTTTCATTAACCCATCTCTAACCATCCCTTCAATACATCCAGCGATTGAAGAATCACCGTGTGGGTGAAACTTTCCCATAGTCTCACCCACAACTCGTGCAGTCTTAGTTAATGAATCTTTAGCTACCAGGTATGTTGCATATAATGTTCTTCTCTGTACTGACTTAAGCCCATCAGCTTCGTAGCAAACTACTCTACCATCATCAATATTAATATATCTTCCGTATTCTGTGTAGTTTGCTTTTACAATGTCACTAGCCGCTTTTTGCGTTATATATGCCATTATAAATAGTTCCTCACGTAGTATTCAAGTTCTTCTTCAAAGTTATCCATCATGATATCACTATTTGTTTCTGCTGAACCTTGTTCAATATCTGACGAATATCTTCTCAAAGCAACTAAAGTACATAACAAATCATGATCAGTTCTTAATTGAAGATCTACATCCTGCTTCTTTTTAAGAATAGCTTCGTAGTCACTATCTTCAAGTTTTAGATGTTTTTCAATGTCTTTAAGCTCATCAGGGGCCATATACAATGTAGAATCAGTATATCCTAAACATCTTAAAATTATCTTATTAATACTATCTTTTTGATCCTGTGTAATCATACGTTAATCACGGCCCTTCTACAAAACTGTAATTTTTAGCCTTAAATTCACTATAACCATCTGGAGGAGAATCCTCAATACTAATCAAATGCCACTTCCAAGAACCTACTCGATTTTCATTAGTGCCACTATAATCTCCACCACCTCTACCATTACCAACCGCAGTAAGAATAGGAAGTGGATCAATTATACCCCAAACATTATACTTACTCGCATTATAATACTTATGCATATCAATATAACCCTTAAGAGTATGATTCACTAAATAACTGTGCTCATAATCAATTGGGGTTCCTGGGGTTGTATCATTGCTTCTACGACTACAAGATCTCCCCCAAACAAATTTATAGGTTGGGATACTAGGCTGCTTTTCTTTAACTCTATTACTTCTGAAATAGAATTCATCACCTTTTTCATTAGCATAGTCCCCAACCCACAATACTCTTTTAGGGTTCTTATAAATTAAACTATGAATTTTTACCATAAAATCAGTATCAACAAAACTATGCTCAGTTAGCTTTAAGCCGTCATCAAAATCTAACGGATAATACACTTTCTTATTCCAACCACGCTCTGACCCTATAACGCTCTGATAATACTGACCCACAAATTATCCTCCTTACAGGAAATTTTCACACCTAGGCAATCCACCATCCCAATACAACTGTATATTCTTATTAATTAAAATAGTATGCTCATCAAGTAGAGGATCTATGTTAAATCCTTGATCAAAAACTCCTTCAAAGTAATCCTTATTAAGGCAATATACAAAGTCAGAGTCCTTTTCTCTATTTGATGCAATATAAATTACATATACCCCATTAGTATCTGTGGGCATGTCTACTAGAGCATAATTACCAAATAACTGTATCTTATGTCCATTAAACATACCCACGCCAGTCTTATTTACATTTACTCTTTTCCAATCATAGATGGCTTTGTGCTTCTTACAATATACATTTTTACTACCAGTTCTCTCTTGCATCTCTTTGCAATACTTGCACTCTTCCGGTTCTATGGTTTTTTTAAGAGCAACCTTCTGAATCATATTCTTACTGAAAGTGTTAAAGTTCAATATAAACTGCATTAAAGTTTCTGGCCTGAATTGCAGTTTATGCTTTGTAATATATTCCTTCGCATTAATTACAATATCTTCCAATAATAATCATCTCCTAACTAAGAATTTACAAACTTTTCCTTTCTGGCCTTCTCCCAAGAAAGATCTGTTTCTTTCTCGATTAATTTAGCTAAATCTATAAGTCTAGAACAAACCTCGCTTGCTAAATCTAACTTAGTGTAATCAGAAACTTCTTTTCCTAAATTATACCCTACTTCAAGCCATTTGTCAACACGAGTTTTTATATCAGTAAAAGATGTCCTAGTTCTAGTTGCTTGACCTTGTGATTTATTTAGGCTTTTAAGATTATGTTCTTTAGTATATTTACTACGATATTCTCGTCTATTTAACTCACTTGGAGTTATCCAATGCCATCCGCCATCTTTTTCCCAAATATCAATAACCATATTATTAAAACTTTCTGGCATTGGTACAGCATTTTTATAATAATCCTTAATGTCTCTGTTAATTGTATTAACAGCAAACTCTAGATCAAATTCTTCGTTTGGATCAGTTATATCAACTTCATACAGCAATATAACTAACGATCTAGCGCAATTGCCCTGCTCAGGAACTATATTATAAAACGTTTCAAATAACGGGCTAATCAAGCTAAATGTTTTCATATCAATAGAATTTAAAACTGTAGATTGATTAGTAGCATTCTGTTTTTTATCCCTTGAAAAAAGTGGCATACATCTAAGATTTGTGTGGATTTTAAGATAGTTATTAATAGCTTTAGCTTTAAGACCTACGTTTTTAGAACTATTACTACCAGTATGTTTACAAAAAGAGTCCATACAGCTAAGCATAAATTTTCTTCCATTAGGCGTAGACCAGCAAGAATTATTCATCAAGTTTTTAATTTCAGATACGTCATATGTTGCATGAAACGGCATAGATAATACCCTCCTTCAAATATAGGGGGCCCTTTAATAAGGGCCCCATGAATAAACTTATGCCTATTTAAACATTAAAGCCATGACTTCTAAACGCAGGGGCAACCCAAGCTTTATAATCAATGTAGATTTGCGGATTATAAGTAGTTTTGAAGTTATCCTCAAAATCCCAGCTAAATTTAAGATCATCAAGATATCCACATCTACTTCTATATGGTTCCGGCATTTTATCTACTAGATTATATAACTCAGCAGTAAGGGAATCCATAGCCAGCAAAATAAACTGTAAACGACACATATTGAACGTTCTTCCAGAGTCTTCGATAATTTTATCATACTCAAGAAGTTTTAAGATGTCGTATTTACTAAGACCACGGCCCAAAGATAAATTTTCGTAACAATTATTTTGATAACCTCTTAACGAGTCTTTTTCAATTGTAAAGTAACATCCTTCAGGACCTAAGTACATGTTCTTATCCATATCAGCACACCAATTAAGATTATACGTATAACCTTTATTATAATACTTGCCACCGGTGGCTGGGTTAACATAGAGTCTCCTGGTAATTTTAAAACCCAAATCCATGAGACCTCCCCAGATTCTTTTAAATCTTACAGGCCAAGTTTTATATTTAGGGCGATCGCATCCATTGAAAAACACGAAGTTAAAATATGTCTTTCTAACAATGCTAACTCCGTTCCAAACAAAAGGATCATTAATATCACGGTCATTAAACACTTCGAGAGCTTGCTTTCTGCCAAGAATTAATGGTGTTGGCAATAACTTAACAATATTTGTAAGCTGCAAGATATCGACAGAAATACATCCGGTCAGTTCTCTAGATAATGTATTGTCTGTATGAATAAAACGTGTAAGTGCGCCTTCAGTCATTTTATTACTCCTTTTCAATTTTTTCAGATATATTATATTTATTAATTATCACCATAGCCTTCGTTATCCACAATACAGATTCATTAAAGCTAAGATCCTTAAAGTCAGGCTTAGCATCTAACGTCCCATCATAGCCAGCATAATACATATCTTTAGCCAGCTTAAAGATAAGATCTTTATTCTCAAAATTATACGACTTTTCTATTTCAGGAGTAATCCATTTACGTCTAAACCACTTGTCTCCTTTCAACTCCTCATAATGATTAAGCCAATCACGACACATGTCAAATACATTATTAATTACATTTTCTACTGGTTCGTTCATAATCTTCAAACCTGAGTTTGCAAATATGCTTACGATCAATATCCCTAATAACCACTCCTTCAGATTTGCCAAACAGATCACTGTACTCTTTCTTATTATCGGGAGTTCCGATCACTGCTTGGCTTTTGTTAAACTTCTTTATCCATTTATAAGTTACACCAAAATCAGTAGGAAGATCCTTAGCCCTGATTCTAGTTAATTCAGGAGTTCTTTCCAACTGAAATTGAGTACAAAAGATATCCAGTGCATTATAATCATACCAATAATCAGTACTATCAGATTTCCATCTAGAAATATCCGAAATATCTTTTTCTAACAGTTTTTCAAATTCAATGCAAGGAATAACCCTAACATCAAATACCCTAAATTTACGACTGGCCAAAGTATTAACACTACAATATTCTTTACTACCATTAGAGATATTATAGCCATATACCTCACCAAATACTACCATTACCACATCACTTTCAACATCATCAGCAAAGCTTTTGATCAAATAATCACAAGAACTCAACACAGTGTTAACTGTAGAATCTGTGATAATTCTATCACCTTTAGCATGAACAATATTCGATCTAGTTCCTACCAAATAATCATCATTGGTAAGGATAAGTCTCATATTAGTTCCATCGACTTTTTCAGTTACCTCAAGAATTGATTCGGGATCAAATTTATTTTCATCATATACTTCATTAAGTAGACAACCTTTAGTACCAAGCTTATGATAAGTAAGAATACTTGGATATTCAGTAAGAGTATTTATTTTTTCTAAACCAAACTGCTTAACTGCTTCGTTTAACCAAGTACTTTTAGAGCTCATTCAATTTTCTCCTTTTCTTTAACTAGCTCTTCTAATTTATCAATAACCATCCTTAAACTACTAACACACTCAGAATAAGCATCTAATTCTGCATTCACATCATCAGCAAGATCACTTCCTTGAAAGTTATATAAATCATTAAACGCCCGATCTGCTTCACATGCCATATTATGAAGTCTAACCCATTCCTTATTAGTCACAAATACTTTCCTCCTATAAATTAAGGACTACTTAATGTAGTCCTTAACAATTTCTTGTTTGTTTTCCCAGATATGCTCAATATCTTCTAGGTTAGATGGCGTTACCTGGATCAAGTGTCTAGTATTCTCGTCAAACGCGCATTCATACAATTCCTCCGGAGACATTTCTCCAAGTCCTTTATACCTGGATATATTAGCTCCCTTTTTCCTATACTTATTATAAGTAGCGTCATCAAATATTGGAATAAACTTTTTCTTTTCATATGTTCCAAACAAGGGCATTACTCCAATATACAGATTACCGTTTTTAATAAGCTCAGATGCAAACTTACCAAAGAACGATACTAGCAATGCCGCAATATGCAATCCATCAACATCAGAATCTGAAAGGCAAACTACTTTACCATATCTAAGCTCATTCAGATCTGGGTTATTAGGTTTAATTCCAATACTGTTGAAAATTGCTCCAAGAGTTTTACTATCTACAATTTTGTCAAAACTACTATTCAACACATTAAGAATTTTACCTCTTAATGGTAGAACAGCATGCTTTGTTACATCTCTAGCTTGAAGAAGAGTACCACCTGCTGAGTTACCTTCAACTATATAGAGCTCTCTTTCTTCGAGTTTTTTACTGGTACAGTCTCGAAGATTCTCCACATTGACTTTATTACCCTTTTTACCTTTACCCAAGTTTTTACTATCTTTCTGCATTTTAACAGACTCAGCATAATCAATCTGATCTGTTACAAATTCAGAAAATTTATCTAATAGCTTATCCACATTATCTTGATTGAAGATATAGTCATATTTACCTCTACCTCCAACCAAGCTATACTTTTGTTGTCCAGAAAATGATGGATCAGATAGTTTCGCTATCAACAATACATTAATACCAACTACCATATCATCTTCTGACACATATTTATCTTTAGCCTTTCTAAATAGATAATCATTAAAAGCTTTTCTGATAAATATTCTGTCAGCACCAATAGTGGTCATTGGAAGAGTATTCACAATACTACTATAACTGAACTGCGTAGTTTCTGACCTATTCATATATACAGTAACTTCATCAGTAATTTCTTTACCTTCAGGAGTAACTCTTTTACCTTTAATAGTTCCTACACAGGTTTCTTTGTCAGATTTCTTCATAAAGTTAGTAACAATATCATTATCAATATACACATTAGATTCTTTTCCAGATTTATCAATTACCTTTAATGATACATTTACTTTCTCATTGTTAGCTGTAACCAAGATACATTTAAGTCTCTCAATTACATCATCTTTAGAAATTTCAACTGTATCAAAGTATTGAGGATCTGGTTTAAATTCTACTTTGGTGCTATATGATAAACCTCTAATTACATTAGGTTTAACATCTTTACTAGGACTATTATAAAAGATATATTCCTTATGAGACCTTTTATCTTTTACAGTAATGTTCAAATATTCTGACAAGGCATTTACAATTGTTAAACCTTCGCCATGCAACCCAGACTTCTGATCATAAAGATCATTATCGAACTTGCCACCTGTACGAAGATCTGTACAAATTTCAATCGGGACATCATATGTAAGACCTTCTTGTCTGATTGGAATGCCTCTACCATTATCAATAACACTATAGACTCCTTTCTGATAGTCTAGTGTCACAATAATAGTATCAGCTTTTTTACTAAGCAATTCATCTGCTGCATTATCAATCACTTCTGTCAGTAGATAAAACGGAGTAGTAGTATCTCTCACATAATGTCCGGGCCTAGTTTGAATATGTTCAAATTCACTCACATGTCTTATCGCCATTATCAAGTTCCTTTCCTAAAACACTCTCTGGCAGTGAATCTATAGATGGAAGTTTCATAAACTCACATACCAAAACATTTTGACCAAACACATCATAGTTGGTCTTAGTTATACAGTACTCTCCAATAATGCTTTCTTCGTTAATCTTATAAATATACGCATCTTCTTTATCTACATTATTAAAATCAGCAACCTCTTGAGCTTGAATAGACCTAATTATAAATTGAATTATTTGAAGTGCTGGCGCAATTCGGGAGTTTATATATTCAGCTTCTTCTTCTGATTCAAAGTTTTCAACAGGAATTGTATCTGGAAATACTTCTTCTATGGTAGCCATATTAGTAGTTAGCAAAAATCTAGCACCTATAGCATATTGCTCAAGTAGTAGCTTTTCAGGTATAGTGTAAGTTCTAAAGTTATTACTTACATACTTCCCTTCATTTATACTGCTAAAATATTTCAGTAACTTCTTAAGTCCTTTTACTGGATCATATTTTCTAAAAGACTGAAGTACTATTGGCTTATAATCACTAGCTTCAAGTTCTTTTACATCACTAATTACAGGTATTAGAAATGTGAAGTTAGAACTTTTAGGAGTAGCTTTCAAATATTTTTCATCGGGTCTACTAATCATGTTTAATCCCACAGATATCCGAAATAGTCAATAAACAACTGAAGTCCCTCATCAACTTCTTTTTGGTTGTCGAGATATCTACTAGAAGAATCTTCCATAGACATAATATCCCACGACTTAATCATTTTGTCAAGCATATTATCCCAAATTTCTTCAAGTTCTTTATGAGACTTACAATCATTTTTAGGATCCATTTTAAAGCATCCGGGGATACCATGCCTATTATAGTTTTTAAAGTTGACCAATGCTCTTTTAATAAGATCTGCCAAATCATGATCCATATTCCAAGCATCACGATTAATAAACTTATTTTTTCTAGCTGCATCAAGCTGTTGGTCTAACTTATCAAACCTAGACTCCCACTTAAGTTTCCATCTTTTGTGAGACTCTTTACACATACGAAGCCTTTGTCTAAGAATCTCATTTTCTTTTTTAAGCTTTTCAAGCTCGGTCATTTGTCATCACTCCAATGTGCAATCAAAATAATGATAATCGAAACTAACATTTTGATTATACACCATTTCAAATACTTTTTCTAGTCTTCTACAAATATCATCTTCAATACAAAAACCATATGAACAAGTTTTTATAATATTATCATTAAAAGTTCGTAAATCTAATATAATTGCAATCTCTCTAGAAACGTCTACTACATTATCTCTATACGATATAAAAATTTTCCAATATCTAGACATACTATATCGTCTACTATGTACTAGCATAAAACTCAAACTTATAATTTCATCCTTCATAATACGATCCATAACAATAGCATTAAATCTTTGACAATACAGCATTAACTTATTACGCTTAGTAAGTTTACTACTGTAATCCTTAGCCGATCTATACAAATAATCCCTCCTAAAGTAGAACCTTAAATCTTGGAACATTAATAGTATATATTTACAAATTTTAAGGTAACAAAAATAAAAACAAAGAGAGGTTTCCCTCTCTTTGTTTATACGCTAAATAATTACATCTACAATAGCTATTATAGCTATAATTGGATACACGACTGTAAGTATTACCTCTAAGAGGTTCTTAAATTTACTATTCGTACAAATAGATATATCATACAAGGCTATTCCGAAAAACATTATAATTACACATAGTCCAATAAACATTTTTTTTTCTCCTTTACAGAACTGCTACGACGATAGCCATAGCTTCTTTAATAGTAAGCATCTTAATAAATGAAAATGTAAACACGCTAAACATCTATGCCACCTCCTTTCTATAGGAGATAACATAAATTTTAGCTGGTCGAACGCAGCTCATTGCTGCAACAAGTTACTTATTAATATTTCGTTAGTTATCCTATCAGTTATTTCATACAATATTTTGCATGTTTCTGGTGCTGTTCCTATAAATAATAGATTAACTCCATACCTTGCAAAATCAAACACTATATTATTTTTAAAATAATGTAGATTTTGCTCTTTATATCGTTTCACCTCCTTCTTCATCTCATCACTATTCCACGCTAACCTAACAAGACTTGATGCAAAAACTTTGAGCATAGGCTTACTTAGCATATGCCCTCCTCCTTTCTCCCTATTATAGGGAAATTACACCCATTTGAAATACAGGTGCAATAGAAGTATATATATTCAAAACACAAAATAAAAGTAGACACCGCTATTACAGCAGTGTCTACTTATTTTATTTAACCATTAATATCAATGCCCATACCTGTTATAACAGCATTAAAGTATTCTCCAGCTCCGGATAACTTAATTTCAGTAGTAATGTCAGCACTTCCATTTCTTATTATATCAGATATAACCTGTCGTTTTACATCGGAATTTTCAGCAGATACAGCAAACATTTGCTTAATAATTTCTTTACCTTCATTACCATATGATAATAAGCACCAAGTATCCATTTCACCCATTCTTTGACCTCCAGCTCTAGCTTTTCCTCTAGTGGGGCTCATAGAAGTCTTAACATATCTACCAACATTTCTAGCATGAGATTTAAGTTCAGCAATCTGTTCAAGTCTCTGGAAATACATAATACCACAAGCCACAGGATATCTTGTCTTAGCATTTGGACCTAATTCTGGTATAGTCAAGTATTCACAGAATTTAGCACCAAACTTTTTACTAGCTGCAATTATTTGATCTATGCTATCCCCTTGAAATGGAGCTACTAATAATTTTAATTTACTCTGTATAGCATCTTGAACATACTTATCAAATTCACTAGAATTCATGGCCCTCAAGTTCTGAGCTATCTTAGAACTATAGGTTTTATTGTCAGTACCGTCCATAGATTTATATAAGTCTATAATAAAGTTTTCAATAGCAGTTCTTCCAGCTTTTTTATTGTACATATTAGTCAAAGTTTCAGTAGCTTTAAGCATTATTCTAGATGCAGCTAATTCATGTAACTGACCAACATTCATTCTTCCAATTACACAAAGATTTGGATATATAACTTCTATAGCTTTTCCATCTTCTGTGTGAGGCATAAGATTATCTGGAAGTATCTTAGTAATAACACCTTTACCACCATGCCTGTTAGATAACTTATCTCCAAGATTAGCTGGCATATAAGATACAAGTTCTATAATGACTTTATTACCTTTAAATGCTTCTCCATGATCGGTATATTTACCAGCATTGTTAAGTATAGCTCTTTTATCAAAGAACTTCTTTCCACCAGCCTTAGTTATAGCATCATTAGATTGGGCATAGTACTGTTCAGTATGATTAATAAGATCCATAACTTGTGATACATCACCGTTAGGGAAGAACTCACATCCAACTACTTTACAGTCAGTTGGAGCTATTAATTCATAATCATCACTTAAAGCCATATCTCCTACAATAGATTTCTTAATTCTAAGAACCGTATCTCCAGCTTTAAAAGACTGTCCAATTCTAGGGAATACTTCAATCTGATCATTTGGTAATAATGTAACTTCTGTTTTATCATTATGTAACGAAGTAATTCTCTTAGCAAATGATTCTGAAATAATAAAACCGTCCTCATAGTTATAACCCATATATGACATATAACAAGTTAAAGCATTGATCCCCTGAGTAAGAGTTGGCTTAATAAACTGATTAGATGCAAGTATTTGGAACTTATTAACTTTATCTCCAGCTTTAACTGTAGGTGTATATTCTAATGCTGCATTCTTTCCAGAGCCTGAAATAAGACATTTAGGTCTAATATCTATGATTTCATTTCTATTATCATCACCTTTTACTATAATTACCTTATCATCAACATAAGTTACTGTGCCGTTTGCAGACGATTTTTTAGCAAAAGTAGATGAGCACATAGCCGGTATAACAGCCTCAGCGCCGGTACCAATAATAGGAGCTTCAGAATTCTCAATAGGAACCGTCTGTCTAGCCTGATTGGCAGCCATGATAGCTCTAGCTTGGTCATCTGCATCTATATACGGAGTGCAGGATAACGCTGGTCCCATTATTTGAGTATTTTTAGGATTAATCTCCATTGGCATAAAACCGTGTTGTTCTGAATCATACAAATGACCTAAAGATAAGAATATTCTAGTTCCAGGGTCTCCTTCAGAAGTATCTGACGGATCTAAATTACCAAAATGAGATACTCTAACCGCTCTATCTCTAGGCATTATAGCATCAGAATTTGGCAATCCACCGGGACCAGCTATTCTAACTGCTGCATAGTTACTAACTTCTTCTATTGGATTCTGTTCCTGTAATTGCTGAAGAGCACCCTGATCTCTGAAGAATTTAGTAACAAATCCAGAGTCTACACTAATTTCTTTATTAGGATCATAAAGATGCTTTCTTTTAAAGTTACTAATCCCCTGGTCAATGCCCTTTTCAACGGCAGTTGTAATAATATCAGTTGTTCTCAAATATACATTTTCTATACTTAATTTATCAGATACAGCGCCTGAAATAGCTTTATCCGCACAGAATGGAATAATCTCCTTAAGCACAAATGGTAATTGATTGGATTTAAGAACATTTTCAGTTTGGACATCTACAATATATTTAATACACTGTCTTAAAACATACTCAGTTTTAGCAGCTCCTGTATATGCCTTTAAACATTCAAAGGCTTCTTGCGTGGAAGTTATATTCTTAAATTTATATTTTCTAAACATCAATCTTAAACCAGTCTCAATCACTCTATGATGAACATTAGTCTGATCAAAATCACAAACCAACCATTGTTCATTATCTAACTGATAACAAGTTTTACCTCTAATCTTTTTATCAGAAAGCATATGATTAACATTATAGTATCTAAGCACGCCTTCTATACCAAGTATAAGAGAGAATAACAAAGCTAATGGGATTTTAACTCCACCAACAAAGCATCTAACGTCTTCCTGTTTGTTGAATATTCCATAAAAGAAGGAAATAGATGAATAGTTAGTTCTAATTTGTGAATGATGCTTCTTAACTATAAATATAGGAAGAGTAGCCATAATTGTTGGGAAGAACCATTTGAGTCCACCAGAAACAACAAATCTATCTTCATGAATAGCTGGAACTCTAAACTTTAAAGTAACCGTTTTTCTAGAAGTTGTAATGCACTTAATATTGATTATATCAAAATCTGATTTATACATTTCTGTATCAGCACCTAATGATTGTGTAAACCAAACTTTCTGTACTTTATATCCAATCTCAGATAATCTACCAGATACTGATCTAAAGATGTCATTAACAATTTTATCTTGATATTTATGTCTTCTAGCAATAGCCATACTAATATTGTTAGTAATTAAAGAATTAACTAATTTATTATCATTAACCTCATCAATATTCTCATCCTTATCATATCCAAGTTCTCTAACAACATTCTCTTGTTTTTCAATATCAGGAGTTATCTCTGGTATGTCTCCTGGTTTTATTGTTTTCATAACATTCTTTAATACTTTAGTATTTGCAACAGCTGCCTGGGCAATATCTATTTGCTTCTGTTTATCGTTACTATTAACAGCATCTACAGCTGTAACTGCAGCTTGTGGATTTGCTCTAGTTAATGCATTTAGTCTATTTGCTAAAACAGAACTATTAATACTAAAGTTATTCATAATAGATCTTGCACTTTTGCTAATCTCTCTTACAGCAGCATCAATATCCGCCTGCCCTATAGCTTTAAGCTTTGATTCATTATCGTTAGCTTTTTTAATAGGATCCCTTTTAGCTACAGGAAGTATTATCTTTTTAACTATAGGATTACTATCATTTTGTTTATCTCCTCTATCAATAATAACATCTTGCTTAATAACTGGCTTCGGCGGTTCTTCTTTTTTAACCATTTGGAATCTATTATTGAAGGTTGGAGTAACGCCTCTAGTTTGAACATTATTAGTAGGAATATTCATTCTCATAGCAGTTCCAGCTGGGTTAGGCTGCATAGGAACCGATTGAGGGCGATTATTACCAAAGCCGAAGAAGTTCTTTATTTTACCAAACATTCCTGGCTGAGGAGGATCTACTTCTGATTTAGGAGGCATCTTTTGTAAAGACATTCTAAGATCCGCCATGGATATAGTCTTTTTCTTTTCCTCTTCCTCTTCCTCATCAACAATTCTTGTATTGATAGCATCTCTAATAAACTTAAAGCACATTTGGAATGTATTCTTCTTATCCAATGCTTTATCATAAATTAATCTAAATTGACCTTTCGATACAGAAAACAAAACTATCTTACTATATGGAACTGACATATACTGCATCTTTCTTAATTTATACAATATGTTAAAAAGATACATATCCTTCATATTAATCTTTTGTCCTAATATACTTGAATCTACGACATACAGTAATATTTGTTCATTTCCCAAGTTATTCATACTATTAACTGTATTAGCCATAAAGTTAGATGCAATTTCTACATATCTTAAAGATTCTAACTTATTCTTCATATACATCATATATGGTGTAATATCATATACAAAAGTTTTATTATTAGAGAATTGTGATAAAACTGGATATACATTAAGTGATCCATAGTTCTTTTTAACTTCTTCAGTTCTAGTTATAAGTAATTTATTAAAAACTCTCAACGATTTAGGCTGATATGCATATAACGGTGGCATATTAAGAGGAAGCCTATCAAAATAAGTTGCGCCTATTGGGGCACCTTCAACTAAAAGATGTATTATATACCCTTTTCTAGGAATCATAAGATTAGGTGCCATAGTAGAATGAAGTTTTAATGATTTAATTTGCATACTCTAATACCTCCAGTATTACGCATTAACAATATCGTCCAGATCTGATTTAATCCTAAACGAATTATCATCAGTCAATACCGCTGTTGTAAATGCTTTACTGACATTTTCAAAAGCAGCTCCTCTTCTCCAATTCTCATAAACAGCAACCTGTTTAAGACCAACTCTAAGAGGTTCTCCTTTATGATCGCATCTATATGGTATAGCAGGAGTTTTTGCATTTCTAAACAACTGGGACACAAATACCTCAAACGCCCACATTGGTACTCCTGGAAGAGTATTATAATACATCAGTTCAACCAGTTTATCTGGGTTTGTAATATTAGTTTGTTGGGCAAGTTTTTGTACCTGCATAACAGCCCCTGTTGTAGAGCCAGCAGAGTTCTTCATAGAGCCAAATATAATATCTTTTGCATAGGGAATCCTAAACGCATTGCCAATATCCTCCAAATCATCTGGATCATTAACTAATAAAGTAAAATCATATGGTAAATCAAGAACTATTTTAAGTTTTCCAGATTCAATAGTAAAGCTTTTAAATGTCATTTCACCACTAGCATTACTTAAAATTTCTTCTTTTGGTACAGTAACTATTATAGGTACCGTTGCAATAACATTATCGTGTTTATCCTGAATACAAACATTTTTAATATCAGGGTTAGATGATAAGAAATTAGCAGCACCTTTAGATGAAGTTGAGTGGAATGTCTGCATGGTTAATTGAGCTCCTCTTTCACCAACAGCTTGTGCAGCAAGAATTCCAACATTATACGATCCAAGCTTATCATAAAGATCATAAGGTAAACAATCCAAACCAAGTTTAAATGGCTCCCAATACACTGGCGAAATAATATCTACTTTCTGGCCAATGTAATCTTCTCCGTTTTCAATAATTTGACCATTCCATAGTTTTCTGTGATATAACCCATTAGCCATATATTTATCTCTAACATTAACCCTTAAAGGTTTAAATGCATGATTGCCTTTCATAGCAGGATCCAATACTATAGATGCTGCTAAATAAATAAACTGTCTAGTCATATAACCAGAATTAGCAGTCATCTGAGATCTATCAACTAGCCCAGATCTACCAGAAACTGATGTAACATAATAATCACTAGGATTAAGGCCTTGCCCGGTTGCTGTTTTAACTGGAGTAGGAATAATTTCTCCATCCTGATTGGCGACATATCCTTTAGCTACAAATGATGCTTTAATATTGCCAACTTTCTTTTCAGCTCCAGATGCTAAAAAGTCAGCTATTAAGTTATCTGTATCAGCAAATTCTTTCATAACATCTTGTGTTAGTTTTTCCAAGTTTTCAGGTATTTCTGTACCCTTAGAGAAAATTTCATCCTTTCTTTTAAGGAATTTATCATCAAGCCTATATATGCTGATATCCAATGTTTTACCAATTATAGTAGGAATTTTACACGCAGATCTAGCTAATAATCCAGCTCTATGAAATATTTCATCAGAAGGTACTTTGCCAATTAACTTCCTCAATATTTTAATAGCACCTTTACCATTAACTTGTTCTGTACACGGCATTCCAACTATAATCTCAAATATTGCTCTACCAGCAGTTGTTACAGATCCATTATATTTAACAGGAAATGCTGCATCATTATGCTCAAAAATAACTGCTTCAGCTTCTTCAACTGTATTTACAGTAGGAGGATTCACTACTTTTGGACCCTTATAATCAGCTGTAAGATAATATATACCTAACGGAACATCTTTTTTAAATTCAAATGATAAATCGTCATCACCTTTAGAAGATGAGCAATCTTTCCCAATTAATACTTTTTCTTTAGCCAACTTTTGAGCTGTACTAGTTATAGGTAAAAATATAGCCATCTGATCTCCATCAAAATCCGCATTAAATGGTCCACATATAATTGGATGTATGTGGAATGTTTCGTCGTTTACTAATTTCATATACATTCCTCTGACAGAATGTCTATGTAAGCAAGGATCTCGTTTAGCTAAAACTACTTTACCTTCCATAGCTTTCTTCAATGCATTAATGACTACTTCCTTAACATTTGCAGGAACCTCATTAGACTTTTCTTTAACTTGATCTATAACTCTACCTATATTAAGCTGAGTTGCTTTAACTCCGGCTTTTTCTAAATCATCTTTAAAATCAAATAATAAATTATGTGTAACAAAAGGTTTAAGCAAAGTTAATGCTATATCTTCTGGAACTCCTATAGTATTAGGCTCAATATTAATATCTCCAGTAATAACCGCTCTTGCCGAGAAATCCATTATCTTACCTAAAAGATTGCTTCTCTGAATACCTTGCTTACCTTTTATAAGATTAGTTAACTCCTGATATACCTGATATACTTCTTTTTGTATTCTAAGAGTAACTGATCTTAAGTTATTCCCAGTAGAAAATCTAACTACATTAGCATCATTAATTATCTGTGAGTAGTAACTATTGATAGGTGTCATTTCTATTTTATTTCTAACAATATCAACTGGCCTATACTGTGGGGGGACAACTATAAGTTTATCAATAAATGCGAATGCCTTATATTTCACAATATATCTTAATAGTTTTATTCCAGCATCAGTTACCATATTCTTTTCAATAAGTTGCTTACATATCTCTTCAGTATGCTCTATAAAAAAGGGGATACCGTAGTATCCCAATGAATTCTTTTCTATCGACTCTGTATCTGGATTTAATGAGATTTCTCCAGTAAAAAACTTTAATAAAGCAGATGCTCTTCTATCTGCTATTTCATATAACAATGGATGTAATACTTGTGTGTTCAAGGAAATAAACCCAAATACACTTCTCCATCTTGCACTATTTGGTAATCCAAAAATATAATTACTAAAAAGTCCGTTATCATCAAACTTTTCAGCTTTCATAATATTAGCTGTAGTAACTTCTTTTACATCATTATCAGCTATAAATTTATTAATATCAAGTAATAGCAATTATGTAACCTCCTTGGTTACTGTTGAGTTCCTTCTTCCTGGGATACAGTAATTTCCTCCTGCTTAGAATCAGGAGTCTTTTCTACATCAGCAGAGGTATCCTCAACTTCAAATTTTCCATCTCTTAAATCTTTTAAGTTATGGAGTGTAATATAAAAATCTGCAATAATTTTGTCAAATCTTTTCATAAGTCTTTCTTTAACAACTGCTCTACATTGCTTAATAGTTCTAACTGCAGGACCAGATTTAGCAGTTTCAATCCTAATACCAAATTGATTCCAAACTTCACTAATAGCATCCATTAAAGACATATTTAATAATACTTTAGCTTGTCTTTGCAGCTTACTCGCATCTAGACTAAAAGGAGAATTCTTTTCAGTATAAGGATACTTCTTATCAGGATCAGTAGCTTTAGGATCAACCACTGTGGTTGGATCTACATAGCAAATGCTCATATATTCCACCACAAGGTTATCTAAAGTATCGTATAATCTTTTATCTATTGCAATCTCATAAGGACGCAACAAAGTTTTAAGGTTTTCTCCTGGAGTGTTATCACTAGCTAACACATTAAACCACTTTTTAATCAACATTGACATTAGTAACATACATCCTTTCTACTTGTGAATTAATAAAATCCTTATAGTCTTCTGAAGCAACTTTACGTAAATAATCAACAAACTCATCAATAAACTTAAACCAGTTTATCTCCAATTCTTCATTAGTGTTAACATCAACATACTTATACTGATATAACACACTAATACTTTCTATAACTATTTTTTTCAAATTAGCATGATTCAAAAATTTATAGTATTTACCAAGTTCCCTACTAACAATAGTACTTTGAGCATATGCTTTTATATCATCTGATAAAGGTTTTCTATCTTGAGATATAGCAGAGGCACTAGTTAATAACTTAAGTAACTCAGTTTTATCTGGGTCATGATCTTTAAGAAAATCATAACAATATAAATTAATCAGACAATTATTGTCTAAAGAGATATGATATGAGTTGATTCCAAATATCTTAAATATCAATGGATTACATATGTTAACCACTGTTGTATAAGCATTATAGTTACTAAGTTTATTAGCAAGATCTTCATATTTTTTAAATATTGGTTCAAAACATACTTTAACTATAGATCTATAGTATATTTCATACTCTTCAATTCTATTAGTATTCTCATTGACAGAAATGTTATTGATTGTACTGTTTACAAACTTTATACCAAAATTAGTTCTTAATAACCAATCGACTTCATTCTTACATATGCTAATCATGTATGCTATAGGATTTTCTTCTGGTTTTAACGATGGTAAAGCTTTATAAATAACTGAGCTAAGTAATCTTAACGCATATCCGTCTGAAGTATAACCTGTAGTTACAGAAAGAAGATCCCATATCTTTTTACCAGATTTAGTAGGATAAGTACTCATTATAATACTGTTAATTATCTTATACAACTTATCTAACGTACCATTATTGATCATATCTCTACAGATATATTTTTGCATTTCTTTTTGTGATAACTGATCCATAGAATCATCTGTTAAATAACAAACAATAAAAAATCTAGTTCTGATAGAAGTTTTAAATAAATCTTCAGATTCCTTTAGATTGATATTCAGAGTATATGTGGAATCCTCTTTAACATTCATATTAGTACCAAGATTCATATTAGTATAAGTTTTATCTATAAGATAAAATAGCTTATTACTATACTTTAAAAACACTTGATATTTACTAGTAGACTCCAAGTACTCCTTCAAAAACTGTTCATATATGTTTAACAGATCTTTATTAAGAGTTAACATATTATTAACTACACCGAAAATATCATTAAACTTATTAACTAAAGCAGCAAGCTCTGTAGAGAAAGAAGCTACACTGCCATTTGAAAAAATAAAATCAATGGTTTTCTTTTGTTTAGATTTTACATACATTTAGGTTGCTAGGGGTAGTTGTTGGCTACCCCTAGCTTTATAGCTCCTCTCTAGTTATTATTTCTCTTTCAACGCATCTGTGACTGCATTACGGACCACTCCATAAACCTCGGGGTATTGTGAGTTAATGCTATCTGTAACAACTCTTTGAAGCTGTTCACCAACTGCTTTAGTAACAATTTTTTGCATTTCAGAATAGATTAGATGACTGGTCATATGAACCCATTCATCACAGAAAAGCTTAATCTGATCAGTGAACTGTTCTACTTCATCAGCATCTCTAAACTTATAGATCTGCTTACTGGATTTACCTTCAAAACTATCACTAAGATACAACACATATGCAGGAAGACCATCTTTTTCAAGAACTCCAAAGGCAAACTGCATTGTATGATTAGTTACAGCATTAGTATATGTACAAGAGAATTGTTTAGTAGCAGTATCTGGATTATTTTTATACTGTTGCACAATATCATTAACTGCTTTATAAAATACTTCAGCATTCCTATAATTAGGATTTCCATCTTTAGTAGTCTTATAAGCATTCTTATACAATACAACAGCAATACCATTTTTAGTATCAAAAGCGCCTGTATCGGTTCTTGGAGCTGAACCAATACGGACTCGATCATTACCATTTTCATCCAAAGCAAAATTCAAATACATGCTATGCGTTTTGTTGTTATAATAAGTATTCATCTGGTTAAAATACTTCCTTTCAGATATTCTCCATAAATAGCATAAATTAATTCGCCCTTAAAAACCATATCTTCATTAGTAGCACAGCATACCATCCATCTATGCTGATAAGATCCATCTCCACAATCGCATATACTACAACTTGCTCTTAAGTGGGCAGGTGGATTAAACCTAGACACAGTATAAATTGCTCGTCTAATATCATTAGAAGCAGGTATCTTGTCAACAGTACAATTAAACTCGAAGTATTCGGTGTCATATGGATTGTTAATATAACGACCAAACAACACACGATCAACTTCTTTTTGACCTTTTCGAACTAGTTCAGGTCTGTTAAATTTAGTACGATAGTCTCTAATAAATTTACGACTCTTTCTACCATACTTGTTATAAAGATAGGCTCCTACTCCAGCAAGACCAAGCAATTCGATAATCATACTTTAACTCTCCTTAACTACAATATTAATTACAATAGACTAACTAACTCTGATGCTTATATTCTGTAAAATAGTTTCTAATAGTATCAAGCATTTTACTTCTGTCATACGATGGAATATTCGCTATAGATGCCGCTTTGGCATGGCCTCCGCCTCCGTACTGTTCACTAAACTTACTTAAATCAATATCATCATAAGTAGTTCTAAGTGAAAATACTGTCCCCCCATCTTTTTCGTTAGTTAGAACATAGCACACATTTTTAATTTCTGGGTGCTGTTCCTCTAAAAACCAAGATATCTCAAACATAGGAATATTCTCTTCTGACACTAACATCACAAATGCAGTGTCACCTACATATGAGATACATCGGTCAATAGCGTAGTTAAGTTTACTTTGAACTAATTTATTATAAGTATTTAAAGACGCATCACACCACACTGGTAAATAATCATTTCTAATTGGATCATTCACACAGTAGTTAGTTATTTTGGAAAGTCTATCATTGAACTTAATGTATTTGTTTCTGGGATCTTGAAATACTATACAGTCATATACTCTTTGAAGATCCCTAGCAATTGGAGACTTCTCAAAGTGCCAGGTGTCGTAAGCACTAACCGCTTCAACAAAATCTGCATATTGAACTAACTTGGGACATTCGTCTTTAAACAATTCATAGAATATTTTTGTAGCAGATATTTCCTCATTGATATGTTTTTCTACTTTATCGTTGTATGTAGTAGCATCCCTAGAGGTAATGTGATGATCTATCAGCTTTACGTGCATATCACCAACAGAATCTTTTATTTCGCTCCAGATCAAATCAGATAAAGATATATCTGCCAAATACAACCATTCAGCATTTTTTATACAACTTAACGCTTTATTAACTGTATCTGAAATATAATACTTACCTCTATTGTACGAAGCATAATGAATCCACTGGAACTTCAATAGCTTGCCTATTACTGCACAACCTATTCCATCCAAGTCATTATGCGTAACTAAGATGTTATTATTATAATACAAATTAACAACATCCTTTCTATACTTTAAGATATTTATTATTATACACTATATGTTCTAAAAGTCAAGTATAGTTAGACATGATAGTCATAACATTTATATACTTCATATTCAAGTTTACTTATTTTATCTCTAATCATTCTTCTATACAATCCTCTAGCAAAGTCCATCATATCATACATTCCAAAATACGATGTAAGCACTTTTGGATGATCTGGCTGAATGATTAACTGCAAAGAATATAGATTATCTGTAAATTTATCAATAGGCTTATTCTCTTGTATAAAACTATTAATTTCTCTAATTCTACCATATAAGTATTTTACAACACCTTTAAGTGTAAGTGTAACAACTTTAGTGTTTTTATCAAACTTAAAGTTTTCAGGGAAATAATTCCTAAGAATATCTACTGCAATATCTATACTAGTTTCATCATAGTAATCTATATCATACCTTTCACTTAAATTAATATCATCAGACTCCCAATAATTACTTACAGTATTATCAATATCATCAATACTTTCACTAGGCGATTTCAGCACAATCATTTTACTATGCATATAAAGCACTCCTTCCAAGACTATAGACTTTCCTAAACACTAATAGTATATATTTATAAAAATCAGGATACTAGGACAACTTAATGCTCCCAGTATCCTGATTAAATTACTTTAACAGAACTACAGCTTTAACAAAGCCAGCTCTTTGTGTTGGATAAACTGATCCTATAATGATTCCGTTAAATCCCTTATCTCTATCAAAGACGTTATCATATAAAGTAAACGCATTATCTCCTTCTGTAGATGCAATTACTTTTCTACCAATTAACTTATGAAGATCTGCTGAAGATGTTTTTATATAACAAGTCTTTTTACCAGTTAATGCAACTAGCACTTTATTATTGGATTTTATACTTCCACAAATCACAGCAGGATTAGTAGTGACAACTCCAATATAGCTAACTGGATCATATGCCATCGGCCTAATTAATCCATCTGAACAGATGCCTACTAAATCTCCATCAGAATACTGAAGATCCGGATCTGATTCAAACTCTTCAGCAATATCATTTCCACCACCAGTGTTAATAGTAAATGCCAAGTTGTCATTAATGTTAAACTTATAAGTCTTATCTTCAGGAATATTGAACACTACATTGCGATCATCATCATATGTAATATCCAAATTATTAATAGTAAACTTTTCTGTGCCAAAAGTAATAGACTTACCTGTTCTATTAGCAAGCTTTTCAATAGCAGTTGGGGCTAATGTGCAATCAATATCAACATTTTCAAAATCCTTAAATCTGGCAGTTCCTGAAATATCTCCAACTAAATTAACATTATAATCTCTAGCAAAGATATAAGTATTTTCTTCACCAGTTTCTGCATTAAATTCAGTTTTAAAATTAATACCATATGGAGAACTGTTCTCAATTATACGGGTAAAGTTTTCTGTAAAGTTGTTTTTAGTAATCAAATCATCAAAGGTAATTTGCTTTCCTAATTCAGGAGTTTCCAAAGATTCAGCTTTAGTTGCAACTGCAGCCCTTTTAACTTCAATATCACTTAACGGAACCCATCTTGGTCTTTCATCCATACTAGTAGCAACTACTATTGATGGATATTCAGCTACATTCTTTACAGAGATAGCACCTGGTTCAGTAGAAGTATAATTACCAACTAATTCAGCTAAATCAAATCTAAGCTTATTAGCTAAAGCTTTACTATCAATATTAATATTAACTTGTGTAGTGCCTTTAGCAATTTCGGTATCATCTACTTTAACAAAGTCATTACTAAACTTTAACCCAAAGTATGATCCAGGTCCATTAGCTAAAATCTGATGAGAATTATTATTACTATCTTTAACTATAATCCTAGTAAATGCTTTTGGATCAATATAATACTTCTTATCAATATCACCATCAGCATTAGTTGGTTCAGTATAAATAGCCTCATATAACCCAGGCTGTTCTGCTTCTAAAAAGGATCTCTTTTCTGTAGGAATATTAATAGTCCAAACATTTGAAGATACTTCATTGAAGTTTTCATTCTCTACAAAGCCACAATTAGTACCTTTATAAAAGATATCAAATCGTGTGGTATACATATGCCTAGGAACAATATAATGACTATATTCGTCACCAAATGTAAACTCCATTTGACGAAGATATTCAACTACATCTTCTTTCTTTTTAAAAATATATGCCAATTAAATCAATCCCTTTCTAAAAAGAAATCTGAATCCTGTCAAGCTCTTCAATGCTTCCAGCATTATTAATAGCAATCTGATACTGCTTTAATTGCATGTATACACTAAACTGCTTATCAAGCATAGCATGATACACCTTATCAACAGTCTCTCTACTTAGATTCATATAAACATTATCATCAACATCAACTAATACACCATTCTCTAACGAAGCATCTGTCATTCTATCCAACATAGCTCTAACCATTAACAAATCCTTTTCTGCAAATAACATCTTAATAGTAAGTTCATCATTAAGTTTTATTGGAACACTACCACTAAGTACCTCTTCATACTTATTCTGTAATTGCTTAAGCATCTTAGCTCTAGTACCTTCAAGAGTTTCAGTTTCAATTTCTTCATCAAGAGCGACTCCTCTCGACATCAACATATCATCAGTTATAACTTTAGGAAATGAAACATTCTTAAATACTCTTCTAAATTCATTAGGGTCTGTATATGTTTGACCTTTATATTTATAAACTTTTATAAGAATCACCTTCTTTTAAATAAGTTTTATTATAACGTGGTTATCATAGTCCTCAATAATACTGTCGTCAACACCAGTATTAATTGTATAAGTATATATAGTATTCTAAGAATTGTATACTACAGACACTTGCCCATTAGATCTAGTAATAGTATAGTTTTCAACCGCTTCAATCCTAGATGCTATTGATGACCAATTTGAAGCTGTTTGATATGTGCTTAATAATGACTGCGGTACTAATATTTTACAAGTACTATTAAGGCTGCCACAGCTGGAATCAATCATGTTAAAAAACGGACCATCTATTATAATATACTGTAAGCTTGTACAACTTGAAAACATATATTCCATAGCATCTGAAGCAACTACTGATTGAGATGTCCATCCAGATAAATCAATTACTTGTAAATTATTAGATCCTTGGAATAGACTCTCCATAAATTGCACATTAGAAGTATCTAATCCAGATAAATCTATTGAAGTCAACGCCTTACACCCATAAACTAAATATCTTAAATTTATACATGCACTAGTATCAATACTATTAAGATCTACAGAAGTTAATGCCTTACAATCCTCTAATAAACCAACTAGTCTATCAGGTCTAATAGAACTTAAATAACTGACTGCTTCTTGAGGTAACTGAGTCATAGTCTGATAATCATTAGGATAGGTTTTCTTAATGTATCTCATTGTAAAGTTAGATACTAATGGTTTAACTACGGAAAAACTACTATTAACAGTAGCATTATAAAAATCTGAATCTCCAGAATATTTGATTATAACTTCTTTATACCCAATATCTAAATTAGATACAGTAAATATTGTAGATTCTGTAAGAGATCTTCTCTCATAATATTCATCGTCATTAATGTATATATCAAGATATCCAGTAGCTTCTGAATTTATAGAAACAGTTATAACTACATTGGATCCAAACGCTATTTCAGATCCAGATACAGATACAGATAGATTACTCTGCTTCAATGGATGAAACAAGTTTCTATACACTACTGGTATACTAAAGATTGGTCTAAATCTTTTCATTGTATTATATCACTTCCATTGAATGTATCTATAAATCAAAATAAATAGTTGCGTTTGTGGCTCTAAAATTATTACTATATCCAGTTGTTGATTGTATAACAGATTTTGCATCAGCTCTAAAATGAATAGCTGTTATAGTATACGTATTACGAAACATCTGATCTAGTCCGCTACTACCAACACTAACTAACTTTGGAAATGACATACTTGTTATACTAGTGCAATTACTAAACGCGTAATATAATCCATAATCTCCTACGCTTGATAGCTTAGGAAATGATACCGCAGTAATACCTGTGCACCCACTAAAAGCGAATGATAACCCATTACTGCCAACAGTAGTTAATTCAGGGAACGACACAGTTCCAGTTATGCCAGTACATGAATTAAAAACATTATATAAACCATAAGCATCTATTGTTTTAATATCGCTAAATGTTAAATTATTATAGCTTGCTGTTTTTAGAATTGTATTTTCAATTTTAAAACTAGGATATAGCATTAGTCATTACCTCACTACAAATCAAAGTAAATAGTAGCATTAGTTGCACCAAACTTATTACTATAACCATTAGAAGCTTCTATAACAGATCGAGAACTAGATTTAAAATGCAATGCAGTTATTTTAGTACAACCATAAAACATATCTCCAAGCCCGTCAGAACCTACAGTAGTTAATTTAGGAAATGATATACTGCCAGTTATCCCTTTGCAATTATAAAAAGCCTGATATAACCCATCAGTATCAACACTAGTTAATTTAGGGAACGAAACACTAGTAATTCCATTATTACCACTAGTTGAACATGAAAACGCTGATTGCATCCCTGCACTGCCAATAGTAGTAAGCTCCGAAAACGGTATAGCACCAGATATATTAATACAACCACCAAATGTACTAGATAAACCATATTCAGCAATTGTTTCTAATTTAGCAAATGAAACACTAGTAATACTAGTGCATCCATAAAATGTATTATTAAGTCCAGCCTTGCCTACACTACTTAAATTTGGGAATTCTGCTGCCGTAATTCCAGTGCATCCTTCAAATCCATAGCTTAAACCATATTGACCAATAGTAACTAATTTAGGAAAAGACATGTTACCAGTTATTCCTGTACAATTATAAAACGCTTGATATAATCCCGAGTCGTTAATAGTAGTTAATTCTGGGAAAGAAACCTTAGTTAGACCAGTGCAGTTATAAAATTTATTACGCAATCCGTTAGCACTTATTTCAGTAACATTATTAAATACTCCTTTTAATGAAAAAGTATATGTGCAAATGGCATTACCATTAGAAGTCACAAAATATCTTGTTGTTCCTATCGGTTCCCCAGTGCTATACATTAAAAGACTTTTATTAAACAGTATAATCACCTTCTTTAAACTCATAGTAGGAGTCATCTATGTTTTTAACTAGCATTATAGACCCATTCAAATCAATACTAGTTTCTTCATTACATTCTAATCTAAGTATCTTTAGTAATGCATCTTCTCCATAGTTTTTAAGAAAAGTTCTAGCATTACTATCTATATATACTCTAAAAGAAGTATCTAACATATTTATTTGTTTTGATTAAGAAGCACTTTAAAGAGTTCATCTTTAAACTCATCAAAATCTTTAATCAACTTAGATCTTAAATTGGGATTATAGCTCTTTTTCCAATCTATACGATTCAACATCATAAAGTAATGAGCTTCTATTAAATTAAGCATATTCATCAAGTTATCAGTATCATAACCTTCTATATCATTATTCACGGTTTCATTATGAATTGCCCCAGCTGCACAAGCTAACGTTGCACCAGCAATCACAGGTATAGTCATAATTAAGATACCTTCTTTCCATATTGATTATCAGAAACTAAATACACTCCTAATACTTCATCCCAATGTTTTTCTTGATTTGGCTTAAATCTACCAAACTTAAATATAATATTACTATATTTTTTATAGTTATCTAAATCACCAATCTCATCTTCATAATAACCTGTATATATTACAAAGTCATCATTACAACCTTTATCTCTAAAATACTCTATCAAACTAATAACTTCATCTTCTTGTAAAATTGGTTCTAATCCACCAATCACTATAGCAGAAGTAATAGGATTATTAATGTATCTCCTATATATTTGTTCATTTGATAACTCATGCATTTTAGAGTTGTGAAGCTGGTAATTCTGACAGACTTCACGAGAAATACCAGCTTCATCACAACATTTCCAATTACAATAGCAAGTTCCAATAAACATGGAAGGCTTCTTGTAATTGACAAAATCTTCATCTTTTAGATTTGAGATTCTCAAAAGAGTTCTCCTTTTTGATCAATTTCATACCAATCTCTTAAAGCAAACTCTGCTTTACGTTCTTTAGAATAGGACTTCTCTGGAGTGAGGAATCCTACAATTCTCTGCCAAGTAGTAGCAACTGGCTCGCCACAGATTGGGCAGGTTTTACCAAAGAACGAATGATTATTTTTGCAAGTGCTAATTCTAACACAGAAAGCAAAGTAATTAACTCCTTGATCAGCAATATAATTAAGAAGATTCCATGCTGTATCAAAATTAGTTAAAGGAGCATCCAAATTTACATGTGCTATAGAACCGCCTGAACATGCTCTATCAAGTTCTGCACTAATTCTAATCTTTTCATTAAGTGTAGTTTTTACTCCCAAAGGAATCCACTGATTCCCATACAACGGAAGCTCATAAGCTTCTTCTGGGAAGAACATCTGATCTTTCTGCATAAGAACAGCAGCAGCTCTTTCTCCAGGGATCTGCTCTATATTAATCATATAATCTTTATCTTTAGCAAACTCTTCTTTAGTATCGGTAAGGCATTTAAGAAGATCTTTAGCAAACTGAAGTCCTTCATCAGTATAGAAGGTATTACCAAACTCATCCTGATAAGTAAACCCAAATTTTTGGACAGCTTCATAGATTCCAATAATACCGATTGTATTATACTGAGATTCCATATGAAGCGCACCACAAGTATAGTTTGGAAGTAATCCTTTTTCGATGTTTCTTTTAATAATGTGCCTAATCACATCAAGGGTTTCACAGCAAAGGATTGTCCTTTCTTTAAGTGATTTAAAGTACTCTTCTTTAGTAGAAGACTCATAGGCAATTCTTGCAAGATTGATAGTGTTAACTTTGATAGAACCAACTTCTAGAGCAGTTCCTCCGATTGAGTTAAAATACCCAATTTTTTCTACATTAGATACCAATCTACAATTATGGGTTATAACTCCATTAGGAAGAGTAAAGTATGGTTCATCTTCATTTTCCATTTCAAAGCAGTATACAAAGTCATCATCATAATCAATTTTTTCAATAGACTTAATCTTAAAGTAAATCGAATTGTTCTTCCAAACATATACATTCTTCTGTTTTCTTCTAATTGTTTCATACCATCTAATACAATAAACTGGGTAATTTCTGTTAAACTCTTCTTCTCTGATAACAACCATACCATCGCCAGTTCTATCAGAAACATCAATAATAGTATTCATACCAAGTGATGTAAAAAGAGCTTCCATTTCATAAATAAGCTTTTTCGAAGTTGAATAGATTCTATTAGAGTTACCACCATCAGTAGCGTAATACCCATCAACAATACCTTTTCTAAACTCAATTGATTCAAACAAACAATCAAGATTAAGTTCCTTTTCATTGCAATAGTTACCAGATACATATTCTCTAATAAATTTAGCAACTTCATCATTTCTAATTACTACAGGATATACATTGTTATAGATCTTGTTTAATGACATAATACTAACTACATCTTCTGGAAGATTATTAAGAGCTAAATTATACTTTTCTTCATTAAGGCTTAAATTAACTGTAGTAGTATATGTATCCTTATGTTCATTATCCATAGATCCATCACCAAGATACATACCAATAAGGTATCCATCTTTATATGTATAACCTTTATTTTGTTGCTGACCATTAAGTGCTTTAGTATTGAATTCAATATAATCTTCAGTGGTAAGTTTATCAGTACTAATATCTCCTCTAAGAGTTGGTGTAAGATGGTTATCTGTCATATATAATTCTTTATTGTTAGTAGTAACAACCTTATACATCTCTCTAGCAGGAAGTTTAATTAATTTACCATTTACCCAGTTACCATTATGGAATACTGTAAAGTTTCTTTTAGTTTCATTATATGGAGATTCAAATAATTCTTTAAAGGTCATGTAATTAACTCCATCGGAAGATTTACTTAAACAATACTGATCTCCACTAAAACAACAATTACTTAAACTAGTAACATCTTCTGAAATATAAAAGTTACTATCATTCCATTTCATATTGTGTTTGCAGCACCATCTAGCAAAATCCTCATCTGCAAACTTACCACCAATTCGAAGAAGTGCATAAGTAAGTACTGGGAAAGTCATCATATTTCTGTCCCTAATTTTACTTACCATTCTCATAAAACTCTTCTGATACTCCATAAACTCATCTTCATAATCAATCATATAGCTTCCATCTGGAAACTGCTTATCTCCAAACAAAGCTTCAAAGTATTCACTATCAAAAATAGTAATATTTGTAACCAATATGTTCACATTAAGACGCTACTCTTAATGTCTGCCTATTTAGACAGCTCTATGTCACCATAGAGTGCGGACTATATCACGATCTTTATTACTAAAGACCCCATGCACTTCCACTACCAATCGCTTGTAGTGTACTCCCCAAAGGGATAGTCTCTGAACCTTGTTTACATGTGTAAACCTTGGCTGCTAATTATCTCTATTAGAGATTTTTCAGCAATTCACATGGTTTGCTTTAACTATCACTAGTTAAAGGCGCAAACAGTTTACGCAGACTGATTAACTCTCAGGAACGGCTGATTAAGCCTAAAAATTATTTCTTGGTGAGCTTGATCTCTGTAATATTCAGGACTCTTAATATAATATCCATTCTCACAATCTTTCTTCCAAAAATAGAACGAATATATTAAGAAATTTGGCAAACCGCAAGCTCCTGAAGATCTGTTTGACATGAAACTAACAAACTCACCAACAAAGTCTGTAAATGTACTTAAATGCTTTGGAGGTTGAGCATTAAAGTTATTTTGTATAAAGTAAAGACCTTTCTCAGCTAAGTCTTTTAAATCATAAGCAAAACAGTACGGTAAGAAACTTGTACTGTAAGCATCATGGTTATAGAAGTGTCCATCCCATTCATTCTTTAACCAATCTTTAGCGACTTCTAATCCATACTTCTTTTTAAGTTCATAGAAGATCTTGTTAAAAGATTCCAGCTTCAATTCTGGCTTTCGCATCTCTGTCATAAGAGAGCAAATATCTTTAGTACTAGCATTTGCATTACCATCAATTGACGCATCAGCCGTAGTACTATTCTTATCAATAAAGTTATCAATAAACTCTGTGTTGTTTAACTGACTATTGCTTAATCCATTCAATATAGTAAGTTTATTACCATATTCTTTCTTAAGCGCTTTCAAGCATTCAACAAAATCTTCATCAAGCTTAATTGAAATATCTAAGTATCCAGCCATATAATATACTACTCCTCTTCTCCATAATGATTAACATATTTAACAGCTTTGCCATAAGTCAAGATAGTACCATCATCCAATTCTAAAACCGGCACTGATCTAAAACCTTTAGCTTTCATAACTTCTTTGTCTTCACAGACATTATACTCAATATTCTTATCATTAAGTTTTGATTCAAGAATTTTACATTTGGAACAACCTGTAGTATAAAGTAGCATAAATATAACTTCCTCCTATCTATATAAATAAAACCCTTGTTAGTACTAAAAATTATAGCACTAACAGGGGTTAATGTCAATATTTTACTTGATTGGGAAATCTCTCAAAAACTTCTCAACCATAGGGTCTCTCTTAATTTTATTTTCTGCAACTTCTAGTTCTTCATCGCCTTCTTTCTTTATATAAATAGGTACTTCATCAATTGCTTTATTGAATTCTTCCATCTGATCTGTAAAGGCTTTAGAGATATTGCCTCTAGCAAGTCTAGTAAGTGATGGCCCATACTTATTAGCAGCTTTTGAATAAAAAATTGGCTCACCAAAAGTTCTTGAATCTACTGAAATAGTAACAGATCTACCATACTTATCTTCATCCATTCTATTTCTCCATCTCTTTATATAAGCAAGTAAATGAAGAATCACATCATAATCTTTAATGTTTGGTGTAATAAAGATACACTTCTTACTATTAAGCTTATCAATAAGATCCTTCTCAGCAGTAGGAATCTTAAATTTAGTATCAAATGTTTTAGAATGAAGATATGTTTTAATCTTGAATCTAGGATCACACTCTTGTCCAATATCATCGATAAGATCTCGTTCAAGACCAATTGCTTCTTCATAAGTCTTGTTATTAAGTGTAATTGAAATAATAACACTGAATTCAAACATTAGTTATCTAACTCACTTTCATTAATAATTTTTTTGTCGTATAGGCTAGCTACATAATATTCTACCTGACATCCTTTTGAGTTGCTTATATCATTTACAAACACTATAATATCTGCATCGGCCATTAAGCTAATAGTAATACCAAGATACTTAATATCATTAGTATCATTACCACCGAGCATAACTGAATTAATGATAGTTGCATCAGGATATTTAGACTTAACTTTAGTAGTGACATTTTTTCTAGTAGCCATAATTTCTGCAGTTGACTTACCTGTAATGGGCTGACTAATAAATACTTTCATTAGTATCAGATCCTTTCTTTAACCAAGATTCTCTAGATCAAGATCTCCATTGGAGCTGGTTCCAATATTATCAAGCTTGCTAAGCAAATCAAGTTCTTTATCAGAAAGATCTGATTCTTCTTTAGCAGATTTCTTAATCTGAAGATTTTTGTCCCAAGGATTGTTAGTCTGAATCTCTGCTCTTTTCTGAGCATACAATTCTTCAAACTTCTGTCTAAAGGTTTCGTCAGTATCGTAAAGGTTCTTAATGTCTCTACGAGCAAACTTAAACTCTTTATAATTCTCTAGTGAGGTCTTAGAACCAGAAGTAAAACCTTTAGATTCTCTAATAAGATGTTCCTTGGTCCAAAAGTCTGAAAGTCCAGTAGCATAATCCAACACTACCTGAATAGGAACTTTAGGAGCAAAGTTCTTGTTTTTAACAAACTTAATCTCAGTCTTAAATCCTCTAATACCCATCATATCATAATCAACATCTCCTCTATTTCTAGAGGTGCAAAGATTAAATGGGTAATACTGCATTACAGATCCACCAGTAGCTTTTTGGTCTGAGCCATAATTAAGTTCATTAGCTTGAGGAGCATATGGATTAGCAACAATCTTAGATCTAAGTTGCTGAATAACTACCAATGTAACATTTGCTTCAGCAATAATCGGAATTAACTGATTCATAATAAAACCGAGTGTTCTAGAATGCTCTCCCATTACTTTAGCCATTTCTTCAGCTTCAAGGCTCTTCTTGGTTGGAGTAACTGATTCAGAATCCCAAATTACAATATATGGAACATCGAGAAGCTTATTCTTAATCTTATAAGAAATAATACCCTTAATAATTGATGCAATATCTTCCATAGTGATAGTTTTAGAAATAAGTTTTGTACGCTTTGGATCGCACCCAAGATCTACTAGTCTCTGCATATTAATAGCCTGTTCAACATCAATATAAATTCCTAGAGCTCTAGGATCATACTTTTGAAAACCAACTACATATTGAACTGCGGCTGTAGATTTTCCACTACCAGCTCCACCAGTCATAGCTACAAGTTTACCAAGTGGAACTCCTCCACCCATAACAGTATCAAGAAGATCAATACCAGTAGGAATTACTTTAACATCGCTATCAGCATCTTGAATATTCAATCCCTTAATAGAATTGAGTTCATCATCAAGACCTGCAAGCAGATCATTAGCAACACTTTCAACTATCTCATCATTCTTCTTACGAGCCATTTCAAACCAACCCTTTCTTTTATAATATTAATCAGCAGCGGATTCTTTTGTTCTCTCCATAGCTTTAATCAACTTATCAACAGTGTCCGCAGTTATAGCATTTGGATCATCTGTGTCAATAGGATTCTCAAACTTATTAATTAAGTCATATCTTTTCTCTAAAGATCTAGTAGAACTTTCTTCTGCATCTAATTTAGTTTTAAGTAATTGACTAAATGTCTGAGTAATAATACTTAAATCTGCTGTTCTAGGTAATGTATGAGAACCTCTCAAAGCTGTCATAATCTTATCTTGAAGTTCCTCAATAACTACACTAGCTCTACTACTAATTTCATCATATTTACTTTTTCTTTCAGCTAACTCACCTAATATCTTCTCAAGTTCTTCAGTTTTATTTACCATACATAGGATCCTCCTCCATCTCTAATATAATCTTTAAAGCTTCATTCAATGGATAGATAATCACTCTTTTACCATCAACATCTTCAGTAACAATTCTCGTTGTGTTGATCATATCATATTCAAAAAAATTTGTCAATACAATAGGATCAGCATATGGCTTAGAAAGTATAACTCCAGAAAATCTTGGATTTTCATGCATCTTGGATCTATACTTTTCTACTGCATCTTCATTTTGCTTTAAAAATTTACTAACTTGCTTATTCAATTTAGGAAACAAAGATTTGATATCCCAATCATATCCAAATTTACATTCTAATACATATGGATAACGTATAGGATCAGTAAAAAAAATATCTCCAAACTCAAATTCACCATTACCAGAGTTTGGAGATCTTGTACATTCATTCTCTCTTAAATTCAGGGTTGTTTTTATATGTTCAGCTATTCTATCTTCAAAATATTTTCCTTTAGTTTTATTCTTATTAGCCATTAATCAACATAGATCAGAGCATTAGGAGGAAGCAGCTCTAACCTCTGAATTACCTTATCTTTAAGATCATTACCTAACTGGGCTATATCTCCATTAACTGGTATTTCTCCGAATGGAGTAGTTAAGGTAGTGTACTTAACCCTGATATTTCCAATAATAGTCATTATATCAGCTAAACATAAATACAAAAACTCTGATTCATATTGATATGGAATATAGTATAAAGACTCTGGCTGTGCTCTATAATATTGTATCTTGAGCTTATCTGGTCTCATCCCCATATTAATTCTTAATCTATTAGGGGGGAAGAATCTCCAGGACATTCCTGCTTTTGAAAAGTGTTCTATAGTTTTACTTCTATCAACTGCTTGAACATCTGTAGGAAGTTGTTCATATCCAGTAATTGGTGCCTGATATGGCCATCCATTTATAAGCATATTAGTAAAGGGCATTGGTATATCTACAATATCCATTATCTGAGCACCTTCCGGCTCGTGCAGTAAAAACATATTTTCATCAGCAGTTTTATTTTCTTCATCCTGACAATCTAAAACCATCTCTTGATAGTCAGGCACATACTTACTAAATTCCATTATAGAGAAGTTACGTATATACTCCCACATGTCATCATCTGTCTTTTCAATAGTAACATTTGGATAACCTAATCTTTGTTTAATAAAGAATATTACTTTTTGTTTAGATAACACTTATAATATCACCTACCAAGGACTTACTTTTTCTTGAACAACTTTTATAGTGTCAACAGTCTGTTCAAAAGTAAGTTTGTTAGAATCAACTCTTTCTAGTTCTTTAAGAGTTGGTATAGATAAATTATTCATTAGCTCCTCAAAAGACATTAGTCTATAATTCCTATAAAGTATATCTTTTTTAGCATCAATAGTTTTAGCCCAAGATCCTGTAGTAGCTGGATCATCTTTATGCTTATTAGCAAATTCAATAACATGTTCTATTGATTTAATTGGTTCCTTCTTTTGCATGCTATCTACAAAAGCAGCTGCTTTAATAGGGCCCAATCCACCTACTCCAGAAATATCATCACCAATATCTCCCATTATAGATTTCATATAGATATAGTCCTCTACTGGAAGATCTTTAAAATTATCTAAATACTTCTGTTCATCAAAAATCCCTTTTAGCCAAGTCTTATAATTAAGATATTGTTTAGTACCATTAGACTTTCTCATGAACAATACAGTATTATGATATTTTAAAGTCTGGATCATATCCCTATCCGAACTATAGATAATGTTTAAATTAGATTCGTCCTGATATCTATTCTTAATAAAGTACTCTGGTACAAAGTCGGATTCACAGAATGAAAGATATGATCCATAGGTATGGTAAAACTTTCTAGATGCTTTCATTATAGTTTCAATATTTTTAAGGACTACTTTGTGAAGGTCATCATTATCACAAATATCACTAGTAGTCCTTTTCTTGGTAATAGATCTTTTAGATTTATACTCTTTATAAATACTTTTATGATATTGATATTCTCCAACATCAGCGAAGGTATAAATATTGAAATCTATACCTCTATACATAGCATATCTATAATGATAACTAATCCAATCTAGCCAAGATATAAAAACCATACTATTTGGTTTATCAGTATGCTCTGTAACACCCATCATATTTTCAGCGAAGTTCTTTACATAGAGTAACCCAAGGCTATTCTTTAAATCCAAAAATATATTAAGAGTTTTAGCCTTACCATAATTATTAAGTAAAGTATCTAACTCATTATATTTGGGGTAACAACTTATGATAGGCATCGGCGGAATCCTCCAGTTTTATTATGCTTTGATATAAACACACATACTTTGGATAATCTTTAAACGTAATATTATGATGCATATGCCCAAAAAACCAAACCTTAAAATCTAATTTTTCAGATACAATATCTAGAGTCCTAGCAGTAGGACAATCTACACACCTAACTGTACCATCATCTATCTTCCATTCTGGAATCTTATAGTTACAAGACATTTCCCATTTAAGTATTGGCTTAATAAGCTTATTAGGCGGAGTATGTGTAAGCACATAATCAACTTTGTTATTAACTCTTTCTAATTCAAGCATTAATTTAAACCATTCTCTATTATTAGGATTCTCATCTGACCACCAATTAACTCCCTCAGTCCGGTTACCTCTGTCAATTGATGTAGCTCCACCCATACACATAAATGTTTTATTCTCTATTGTATAAACGTTTCCACGCTTCAGATAAAATACATTATGTGTAATTTCGCCTACTTTGTTACCATACCTGTATATTTCAGGCAAGTCTTTAAGTCTATCAATATTATCATGATTACCATCAATAAACAATACTTCACAAGGAAGATCTGATAGATAATTTAAAATTGGTTTCTCTATATTATCTATAAGCTCTTTCATAGCTGGAGTGTTATTAAAGAACACAGCCCCAAAATCGCCAAGCACAATTATCTTATCCTGGCTAGTTAGATTAAATCTTATTGACTCAAATTTATCCATACTACCATGGCAATCACCAGTTATATAAATCACATTTTTGCACCTCTCATTTGCCTGTAATTAACATAGCAACCTTCTAGATTTGTCTCTATTGAAATGATAGATACAATACTAGATTTTTTATAAATATCAATATGCACTTCATCACCAATAGCATTTTTAAAACATTCATCATTAATAGTAGTTTCAAAGCTTGAAATACTACAATCAATCCCAGATAAAAGATTCATAGTAGAAGTTTTTGCCTTACTAACAATAACAAATTTAGCCTTATTTTCATCGGCTTTAACTCCAACATTATCAGCACCGAGTATCCTAACAGATTCATTTAGCTTTTTTATAATCATTTTATCAAAATCAACAGTGATCAATTTAGGATACTTATCAATGTCTTGCCTTAATGAATTATTATACTTGGTAGTCAGTGCACTGAAATCTGGGATTACCATTTCAATGTCACTAATTCCATCAGTAATAACATACTTTTTATTATCTTCAATAATATCAACATAATCAGATGTTGTATTTTTCATCATCTTAAGTATTGGGAACTTCGAATCAAGATTAGTAATTCCAAAGTTAATTGGTTCTTTAATAAGATTGCTCATATCAACATAGATGTTATAAGATGTATCAGCACCTATTTGACTAATTTTAGAATTAACTATTTGTAAATCAGGAGTAATACTACTAAGCTTACTAAGCACATTACAAAACTTATCAAAACTATCTTTATTGAATCTCACACTGATACACTCCTTCCATATGTTACCTCAGGTTCAACCTTATTTTCACCAAAATCTTTACCAAGTTTGTTTCTATAAATACTAACACTGTTCCATAACTTTCTACTAATACACTTTAAGTAATCCATATCTTTTTTATCGTTATCTGCAAGTATAACAATCCTTGGATTAAAAGCTAATGCAACAGAAGAGCCAATCTCAAAAGCTTTACCAATATGTGCATTAAGTGCAGCTACATATACAGAATCTTTTGGAAAGATATCAAGATTATAATAGGTATTCAACACATCAAAAATACCTTCACCAATTACAATAGTTTTATGCTTGATGTATTCTGAATAAGATCTTTTGTTATTAATTACATACACATCAGAGCCTTCTGACAATTGAATTGTATCATACCTACCAAAATAATCAAGGTCATCTTCTCCATAGATTCTACACACAATCTTCTTTTTGTTATAGGTTAAAAAGTTAACAGAATCTTTTGGCAATCTTCTTGTCGGCTTGTACTTATCAGATCCAGAATAAATGTTTTTCATTTCAATACTGGATATAATATTAATCTCATCTGGGTCAATGTTAATATTACCGAGTCTATGGTTTAAATATGCTTCTGCAGCATCTGTGATAGTGTATTGTACAAAACTTGAATAACCACCACTAATTGAAGTTGAAGATCCCTTATAACTAGATTTAGGTAAAATTACATTATCAATATGAAACAGATTAAGTAACTTACTATAATGCCCATATTCACCACATCTAGCACACCTATAAACCGGCTTATCTTTGGATACATAAAGATGCCCTTTAGTTTTATTATCTGAGTCTCCACAAAATGGGCATCTAAACAGATAATGAGAACTATTTTGAGTAATATAAACTAGATGCTTTCTAATCTCATTAAAGAAATCTTCGAACATAATTATCCCTCAATTCTTCTATAAACTACCATCATATCTCCTAGCATAGAAATAAAATGCAACCTCTTGTCAATAGCATTATTGAATCCATTAACATAATGATTCATAATTGGAAGCATTACAATAGGAATATTCCTTTCAGTATAAATCTTTTTTACTAGTTCACCGTAGTTGACACTGTTATTACCAAGACTGTTTCTAATTTGGAATATAATCTTTGACGCATTACCAAAATCCATATTAATTACAAAATCAAGATATCTATCAAATAGATCAATGACAATCTTATTAAGATCTGTTGAAACAGAATAAACCAACTCATTATTATCATTAACACTGTTTTGAATAGTATTAATAATAGATCTCATATCAGGATAGCAATCATTAACAATGTTAAACACATCACTATCTACATATGATACTCTTTCCATATCAAGAACATACTTAGCTCTATCAATAAGTTTCTCTTTAGGCAAATCAGTAAATTTATACAAATCGCATCTACTTTTAATAAAGTCTGGAATGCCATTTTCAAAATTTGCTGTAAAGATAAATCTAGAGCTTAAGTTAACATTTATCTCTGGATTCTCAATAGGGTTTCTCAAAGTCTTCCAAGCATCTGGAGTTAGATTATCTGCCTCATCCATTATTACCAATTTAATGGGACTATCAATAGGAGGATTCTTAATAAACTCTAATACCACGTCCCTGATAGTATCAATGCCTCTATCACCAGAAGCATTCATAAATAAAACATCTGCATCATTCTTAATAAGCATATTCTTAATAACTAGTGCTGTTGAAGTTTTGCCTGTGCCAGGATTTCCAACAAATATACTATGATTAATGTTTTTATCAGATACTTGCTTCTTAATCTTATTAACAATGCTATCTTCTACCATTACATCCGTAAGTCTACTAGGTCTATATTTTTCTACCCACAATTCACTCATACAACAAAACTCCCTTCTATATAATTAGAAATATGGAACACTTATAGAATATACTTATATTTATCGAGATAAAAACCTCCCTGTTACGGGAGGTTATTTTATCATAAACTAGATAATTTGTCTATTGATTGCTGTAAAAAGCTATCGTCAGTTATTGTCCAATCATACACACCTATATCATCATTATAAGACTTCTGTCCAAGGAAATCGTCAGTAGTATCGCACATAAGTTCATACATATTATCAGTATCTATAATAGCTTTCATTTGATCATATTTTTGTTTAAGATACTCATCAAGCTTATCTAACACTTCATCATAAAATGTTATTGGATGCGATGCTTTAAATCTACTAAAGTCATTTCTTCTAATATCTATTCCGTGTAAGAAGCATACAAATCTAACTGCTTGAAACAATCTTTCTTGAGCTAAATATATTGGGTAATCATTCTTTACTTTGATATGAAACCCAATTCCATATGGACTATTATATAAATGCATCAAATTAAACCTGTTAGGATAATAGGTCTTAACTGGATCTGTGAGATGATAATAACAAACACAATCTGAATCCATATATCTTTCCCACATTTGATCAGGTTGAGTTGTCCTATTTATAAGATCTCTAACTTCATTAGTTAACCCAGCATAATCATAACCATATTCATATGCAGATAATATCCATTCACCTAAGAAGTAATTATATGCGCCACTAAATGTATCCCCAGCTTTAAATCTCTTTCTAAACTCAACACTAAAATTTGGAACATACCTATCATCGTAGAATGTAGCGACAGGTTCTTCATCAAACTTATAAATACCATCTGCACCAATAATTTGACCAAATACTTCAATAGATTCTGTAACTATTTCTCCACATGACCTATCAGTAACAGTTAATGTAACCTTAAGAACACCCACTGTAAAAAATGCTATAGCTAATATATTTTTTCTAGCATAGGCAGTATATTCTATCGGCTCAGATAATAGATTGTTATCTATTTCCCAAGTATACTCAATATCATTCTCATCTATTTCTCTATCAGGATCTGTTATAGTGGCTTTTACCGGTACATAAAATGGTACCTCTTTAGCCATTATAACATCCGTAGGATACCATAAATCTACTTGCATGAGTGAATTATCCCAGCTAAAGCTAAACCTCCGGCAAGTATTTTGTAGGTAGTTCCATTTCTTTTAAGTCTAGTGTTCTCTTTCTTATAGAAATTAATCTGATCCTCATAATTCTTTATAAGGTTAGTTGTTTCAAGTTTATAACTTTCATGTAATTCAAATAAATCTGTATAACTTTTCTTTAAAGCATCATGCTCAACACTTAATTTATCATATGCATCTCTATACGCATCTCTTTCAATAGTTAACTGCTTAACCTGTGCTTTAAGTTTATTAGCACCATTAGCAATAGCGGTCATTTTCTTTTCAGTAACATACCACCCACTATCAAAGTTATACGACTTATTCTGTGAAATAACTTGAGCACTAGTTACTTGTAAAACTTCAATACCTGCATTACTTGCCTGTGGAGATGTCAGACAAATCATCAAGCACACTAACGATGTCACTAGATGTTTTAACTTCATGAACTACAACCTCCTTTGCTTTAGCTAATTCTTTCTCTAAATTAGTTTTAATACCATCAACTCTACTGAGTATATCTAAATATTCAAAATGATTATTAATGACCTTTTCTTCAATCTCAGACATTTTAGTTTTTATCTGAAGATTCTCTGTTTTTAATACTTCAAGTTCAACTGTTCTAGCATTTAAATTGTAACACATATATCCTAACCCAATAATAGCAGCTATACAAACAGCTAAAAGTATCTTAACAGTTTTACTACTAGTCTTTACTTCTGTAATAGTATGTGTAGCAACTTCTTTTCCTTTTTCTGTTAAGGATGATAACAAAGTATTATCTTTTAAGCTCATTTTAATCAGCTCCAATCTGAAGTATCTACTTGTTTAATATCTAAACTAACATTCTTATTTAATTGAAATTGATTACCTCTCACTTTCCATTCATCTTTAGATCTAGCAGTACTAAATGTAATACCAGCTTTTCGCTTAATATCATCACTGATGTGCTCTGGTATATAAAAGTAATGATCTAAATCCTTCCAATCTCCTTCACATACTTCAATAGGTATATCAAGTATTTGGCTATGATAGTTTTCATGAGAAGATATGCACAACGGAACAAAGCCAACTAAATTCATAAAATGCAATTTCATTACGTTTTTAGATAGGTCAAAAACGGTATATACTTCATCTCTCATATTGTACATAGCTATTTCAACTAAATTATAAAGAGTATATGGATGATGATGAATCTCTAAAGAACACATAGTTGGAAGATTTCCAGTATGATAACACATTAAATCAGATCCCAAAGTACCTTTAACAAAGGTTAACCATCTCTTATACTCATTAGAAGATCTGACATATTTTTCTACATTTCTAATAAATTTAGTTAGACTTCTTTCATCTTCCTCTATTTCATCAAGATCCATCAAACAAAAATACTCTGTGCCATAAGTTGCGCTTTCTAATTTGACATCTCTGTCTTCTTTATTTCCAAATGTAGTAGTCATAATAAGTTAGTATTATGAGAGGATAGCTTTAATATCTACCCTCTCATTTATATCTATTTAACTAATTGCCAGTATCATCATCGTCTGGGTCTTCATAAGACATACCAGGAACTGTAGAAGCAAAAGGATTGCCCATTGTGATCGGGGGAGTAAATCCAGCGGGAGGATCGTTGTCATCATTGTTTTGTTGACCCTCTTCCTGTTGTTCTCCACCTTGCTGGCCATCGCCTTGCTGACCATCACCATGTTGTTCTCCGCCTTGCTGGTCATTGCCTTGTTGTTCTCCACCCTGTTGCTCTCCACCTTGCTCATTACCGCCTTGTTGCTCTCCACCTTGATTATCATTATTACCAGTGTTCTGTCCAGCCTCATCATTTCTCTTTTTAATTACATCAGTAATAAGTTTAAGGTATCTATCCTGTTTTTCAATATAGTTTTCAGTATCTTTCTTAAAGGAAGTTCCATCTCCTTCAGAAAGCATTTCTAAAAGATCTTTATGCTGTTCAATATCAGTAATAACAGTATAGTAAATACTAGTTAACTGCGATAATGAATATGCATCAAGCTTCTTCATCATTTCTTCTTTAAGAGTAGATCTTAATTCTTGCTCGGTATAGATTGTATTAAGAATTCTATCAATGTTCTTTCTAGCACCTTCTGTATACCCGAAGAAGATAGGGCTCTTTGTAACATCAATATAATCCGCAAATTCAGCATACTCTTCTTCTGGCTCAGATAACGTCTCAATACAATCAAGTGCTTCTGTAAGCTCTTTAACAAAAAACTCAAGTTCAATATCGCTATAAACACTCATATCAGCAGAAAGTGTTCTCATTATTATATCAGACTCCTTTCATATTAGATTTCATACATAAATTTTACTCCAGAAGTTCTATATAGATCTAAGCTACTTTGAATACCAACTAGTTCTTTATCTGCATCTTTAAATATTCCGCTAAATTTACCCCACAAACAAATATCATTAATGATATACATCATTTCATCAATTTCAATTGAACTAAAATTATACTTATCATGAAGAACTTTCTTCATGGCCGTGAAGATATTATACTTACTATCCTTATGCTTAAAAATTATATAAAACATATCATAAGATATATCATTAAACTTTTTTACATAGCTAAGCATCTTACTAAAATTAATTACATAGTTTCTATCAAACAACGCTTTTGTAAATTCAGGATCATTAATATAAAGATCAATATCATTATATTCAACTAAAGACCACATTGGATCGAATAAAAGATCAAACATAGAACCGCTGTAATAGTTATTATAACTATCAAGAATAAGTTTTGTATCAATATTTGTGTTCTTATATTTTTCTTGAACAAACTTCTTCTCTAATTTGTTCAGCTTCTTATCCTCAACTTTAAGATTATTTGAAAGTTTAAATAGTTTGTTATATTTACCAAGTTGTAGTTTATCAGTGTCAACAGCATAGTTTAGGATATCATTCCAGTTATATTGATCTTTTAAGGTACTAATTACATGTTGCTCATAATTAGTACCTTTAAAACCACTTTTCTCTATTGAATGTAATCTTTCTTGCTGATATAACTTATCATAGTTTAATTTATGATCACTATAAAGATACTTAATAGCATCAATTAGTTCTGTGTCAAAAAAATCTACTATTTCTTGAATAGGCATCTTCTTAAACGAAGACAATCTAACAAATTGGTTTAATACGTCAAGCATGGCATACCTACCATAATCATACTATTATTCAAGTAATCTCCAATCTTAACATTAGCAATCTTATCAAAAATTTTATTCTTATAAACCAGAGCATAAGTAAACAGTTCAATATACGATTCCTTAAAAATCTCTTGATCCCAAGAAAAGAATTTAACAGTTTCTTCAAATCTAATAATATGCTCTGCATAAACTGTTTTATCAGTATACTGAATAAGTTCTACCAAAATGTTTCTAGCCAAAGTATACATCTGTTCATTAATCAAAGAAACTAATCCTGCATTTTTTTCCTGCATAACTCTATTAGACAAGTATCTAGTATTTGCATAATACAACAAGAGATAAATATCAGTAACTGCAGCTGTAAGACAATTAGCTTCTTCAGAATTGAGCTTCTTAAATTCAGAGTCATTTAACACGCAGAATTTATATTGATCCTTTTCCATTAAAAGATACTTATCAATAGTTCTAATATCCTTAGGATTTCTACCAACAGTTTTAATCAACACTTCTAGATACTTCTGTCCAAGCTGCTTAAATTCATCATCATTGGAAAACATTTCATGCCCATCAACAGCACACATTTCAAGAGCTTTATAAGCTGAAATTGACAACTCATTAAAGTCTTTATCCGGATACTTATTGCTGTATTCATAAGTTGCCGCAAATACACTAATCGAATAGATCAAAGATGTACAGGGTATACCAATCATACCCCTATTAACCAACATAACAGGGATTGCTTCTGGATTAAACACTCCAGTTTTCTCAATAGCTTTAATAATACCTTTATACTTCTTTCTTCTGTCTACCTTATAAGTTTTAGCTAGACAATTCAGAACATCCTTATTAAGATAAACTTTTCTACCTTCCTCCAGTTCAGATTCCTCAATATAACTAATTCCCATAACTGGCTCTATCACTTTATCTTCCTCCTTGGGATACAATGTAAATTCATCAACTACATTCCACCCATCTTTATCTCCAACCATTATACCACTTTTCTGTTCAATTAGTCTATTAGTATCTGAATGATCTATCGCTTCATCAATCACATCATCCAAATCATTGATATCAAATACAACAGATTCCTTGTTCTCAGGAATAGATGAGTTATCCACAGGCTTATCCACAATATCCACATTATTAACTTCCTCAACTAAGGAAGTCATATCAATAGTAGACAGACTATTGTTATCCCAATCCATTTCAGTATCATAATTAGATTTAGTTTCAATGTATTCCTTGTTAGTAAGTTTTTCAAGCAATCCAGTAATTTTATCAAACTTATCAATAACCGAATTAAGTTTGTTATACTTATTGTTAGCTTGAAACATGAATACATACATAGCAATGTTTGAGGCAAAGTTGATTAAGAGCTTACTAATGGTTCTCATCTCCGCCCTAGACAGAATCATAGTAAGAGTATATTCAGCTTTTACAAACATTACTTTATACAAAGGAATACCACGATTATCAGTAACTGGAATAAATTTAAGGCTAAGTTTATCATTCAAAACCTTTTGAAATACTACTTTGTTAGTATACTTATTGGATACATACCAGCCATTACTAGTAAGTGTTTTGTTAAAATATTCTTTAATAGAACTAGCTTCACTATACAAATCGAATACAGTGCTTAACATCGCAGCATTACTTCCATTCAAACTAATCATTTGCTTAACATCATTCACATAACTGCTTAAGCATAGCATAACATTGTATTTGTAGATAATGTTGGTAAATACTCCAATCTCGGCATAGATACCAACTTCAGTAAACAACTTATTAGTTAACGACCCAAAATTGAAACCAAGTTTACTTTCTTCAATATTGAACCACTCAAACGAAGTTTTTTCTTTTAGATCTGACATTTTAATTCCTCCCATTTATTTGTCAACGTAATTGTAACACACAATTTTTATCTGTCAAGTGTCACATCAGAAAAAGCTTATCCACAAGTTATACACAGGTTATCCACAATTTGTTATTTAGTTACAATATAGTCAGTTCTAGTTAATTTTACTTTTTTAACATAGTTATCCACATATCCACAGCTCCTACTATTACTGAAAAATAATACATACTACTACGTAGTATGTATTATTTTTGTAAAAACTGACTTTATAGCACTATAAAATTTTTTCTCCGAAAATGGTTATACCCTAAAAAAATGCAAAGCATACTTTTACAGGGTATAATAAAGTCGGTCGTGTTTGTTTGCTAATAACAAACACTCCCTCCACTAGATAAACTCAGTCAAAGAAACAATTTGTATCAATCCAATTAACTTTAAACTTGAACTATTGACAGCAATGAATAACCAGTGTATAATCCAAATTAATATAAAAACATGATTAACAGATTGGTTTAAAAATGCTTATGTGTTCCGCCCAAAAACACACTTGACAAATTGACCAACTTGTGTATATAATCATGTTAGCAAGATTGTATAATCTTGTACATTAAAAAATTTGGAGGAATGCTTCAATGAATGAATATAAAATTTTGTTTGGTTTTGCAACGGTAGATTTCAATGAGAATATTGGTATTGTAATTGATGAGACTGATGATTACCTTATTCTTAAGAAGCCTTATACGCTTATTAAGCAGCCTACTAGTAGCGGCTCTATGAGTGTTGCGTTTGTTCCATTTATGATGTCTGCTGGAGTTGGCGACGGAAACAATGTTAAAGTCAACAAAACTCAAATAGCTTGGTCAATGGTTGAGCCAGATATAGACGAGAATCTGGTTAATAACTACATCACACAAACCACAGGTTTAGTTGTAGCTGGTTCAGATGTTAAGTCAGCTGCATCAAAACTTTTAGTCAAATAATTGAAATGGACGGTAGAATATCTAACTACTACCACAACAATATAAGTAACATCTCGTCAGATCCTGATCAGTTGTATTATAGAGCTGAAAATGCTATACAACTGCTAATAGATTATTGTTACACCAGAAATTGTGGTGAAGAAGAAAGGGAGAAATTGAATGAGCTTTTAGATGCTTTAATTGAGTGTCATGAAAATAGCGAACTGGATTTTGTATATGATAACAACTTGGACGGTGAGGAGGCAATCTATAATGACTAATGCAATTGGATTTGTAAAATGTTATACAAATGATTCCAATTATAATACTAAAGTACTCTATAACGTTATAGATACTAACAAGTATAGAGGATCAAATCTAGCATTAGCTATTAATGACAAAACTACTACTGGTAAGGACATATCTAATTTCAAGTTGGATATTAAAACCAGTACAAACATATCTAAAGCTCCATCTAAAAATAAAGAATCATCCTCATTATTAGGGTTTTATGATGAAGATCTTTTTACTTGCAAGAAAGAACCAAATGTAACACAGATGGGTAATGTATATTACCTAGCTACAGAAGGAAGTATTACTAATAAAGAAGAGTTATCTAACAGGTACAACTTTGATCAAAAATTAACCTGTACAGAGTTTCTTATGGCATATCTTAAAATGAACTTTCAATTATTCAATAATCCTAAAGATGCTATAATGGAAACTATTAAGTATCTTGAAGGTAAGTTCAGTTTTATACTATATATAAACCCTCTAAATATTGTGTATTGGTATACTACTACTGAATTGTTCTTTAGAAAAGACGAGAATAAGTTTATTATTAGTTCGGATCAAGTTGATTGGGCAGAGGATATGAGATCTGATCATAAAGTGTTGTATATGAACTCTCTTGATTTTAATATGGTTAGAAGCTTTAAATCGCATAAGGATAAAACTGATATAGTCTACACATGTGTATTTGATAATACTATTGAATCAGTAGTTGCTATGTATACAGTTAAAGAGTTATTCAATCCTAAAAAGATTAATGTCATAACCAGTTATAAAAATTATCTCGATGTTCAACAAGCACTACAAAACGATGAAGTATTTAATGTAGTAAGAACTGAAATAGATAAACTTGCAGAGCTTCCAAGTGAAGATTATGATGTGTTTGTAGATTCAATCAATATTAATTCACAGTACAGATTGATTTCAGACATTTATAAGATGCAATATAATGCTAATACTGAAGAACCCAATATGAAGTATTATCCAATATTTAGAGAACTACGAATCACAGATATTGTAAAACTTGGAATTTATCTAAAGGTTCCATTTGGTAGATTTAAACTGTGTGAAAGAGAAGATAATGAATATTATAATACCAATACTGATATGCTGTTTTATAACTGTGGTAATTGTCCTACTTGTATCAGAACAAAGTCTATCTTTGATAAAATTGGATATGATTTAAAAGATACAGCTTTTGAAGATCCAGTTATTAAATATAAAGACCATAAGATTATTGACAATCTTAAGATAAAGAACTGTGAAAATTTTATAGATAACTGTATGGATGATTTTGATTTTAGTGCTTTAGCAAATACCATAACAAAGGATGCCTTTAAATATGTTGGATAAATTTCGTGAGTACTTTTTTACTGTATTAGGTTTATCTTATGTATTACTAGAATCTATTATTGTGTTGCTTGTAGTGTTTGGGATGTTTGTTATAGCTATACTAATGACTATTTGTATTACTCCGTTAGCAATAATAATAGGTATTTACAAATTACTAGAAACATGTTACTATAAGGTAAAGGGGAGATTTTTAACAGATGAATTATAATGTAATTACAGAAGCACTCTTATTTACCTCAGTGTGGATTCTAATATTAATGCTGATAGATATAGTTGAATTTCATTTCAAGAATAACCTAAATAAACTTAAAGGAATCAGTTATAAATTTGCAATGATGCTTCTTTTTATCTGGTTTTTTGGATTGAGTCACAATGTGACAAACGACCCCTTGACAAATACAATTTCACAGTATATAATGCTCTTACACTTGAACTTTGCAGGATATATTGCAGGAGTTACTAAGTACTTGACATTTTAGAAAGGGGTAATTTAATATGAATCAGGAAGTTGAATTGAAAGTTGCATTGGCTAATGTGATTAAGCAGGTTATCACAGACTGGCAAGATGATATTGGTTATGATTGGACCAATAAAGAATGTGCTAAATATGTTGCTAAGGAGATCCTTAAAAAGTTTAAAGTGGAGCCTATTGACAAATAATGGATATTAAGTATAATATGTTTATTGCGGGTTTTGGAAGAGATCTAGAACCCAAAGAGGAAGAAAAGAAGCCAGTTATTATTGGTAGAAATAAGTTTGTTTCATATTGTGTATCTAGAGCTAATCTTGGTACTAATACTAAAAGGTTTTTAAAAACACTTGACAAGTAATTTTTATATAGTATAATATCACCTAGAAATGCTAGTTTCCCTCCTCCCTGCCGTGTTGCGCGTCTTTGTTATACACTCCTTTACATTGTGGAGATCTTTTCTAGCATTTCTGCTCCACTCCTTATTATGTTTTAATACAGAACTATCTATAGCTAACTTAGTTAGAACCTCTAAAGAGAAGGTCTTGGTAGTTCTACTTCTTACTTTCTAACATCGCGGAGACGTGGGTGAGTAGTCGAAACCACTAGTCTTGAAAACTAGTATACCGTAAATTCGGTATCCCGAGTGCAAATCTTTCGGCGTCTCCGCCATATATTTGAACCTTATATAATTAAATAAATTTGAAAGGGGAAGGTTTGCATGACTGAAACTATGACTGTGCATCAGGCACTTTGTGAAGTAAAGCTTGCTGATAAGAAGATTAATCAAATGTTTTCTAATGCTAATGATTTTACTGTGATTGGAGTTAATACTAATCCTGATAGTGCTAAAGCGAATGTTAAGGGTATTGATCTTGATACCTTTATTAATAATGCTAAATCCAGCTATCAGAAGATTAAAGATATCTTCAATAGAGTAGATGCGATTAAAGCAGCTATTAGTAAATCTAATGCAGCTACTATGATTAATGTTGGTGGTAAAACTATGTCTGTTGCAGAAGCTATTTATCAGATGAAGTATGGTATTAAGAATAAGAAGAATCTGATTGCAAATCTGCAAAAGCAAAGTAGCTATGTCCAGATTTCTTTTAGAACTGCTGAAATGGCAGTTGAAGAAAAGCTTGAAAAAAGTGTAATTGCTCTCTTTGGAAAAGATAACATTAAAGCTAATACTGATGAAGTACTTGATTATAAAGACAAGTACAAGAAAAAGTATATGCCGGTTATTGTGGATCCTATCAATATTCAAGACGCTATTAATAAACTCTCTGAAGAGATTGATCAGTTTGAAATGAATGTTGATAGTGCTATTCAGGTTAGCAATGCTACTACTATGATTACTATTGAATATTAGGAGTTGTAATAGCTATGGTTGATCCTAATACTGTTACTATTATTATTGGCTTTCTTTCTCTGGCTTGGTACATTGTTATTCTGTGCAATGTGATTGGAATTAACAAATCTCTTAAAAAGTTAGTAGAATTGGAACTTACCAATAAGTAAAACTTTGAACAAATATTGGATATCTATCGAAAGTTCTAAACACTGAATTTCATAAGTTTTAGTGGGTTTCTTATGTAAAAGAAAAAACCCACTCCACTTATAAAGAATAACGACTGTATTGCACGCACAGCCTAAATTCTTCTTTATTTGCCTACCTGAACTGGGCTAGATAAAGAGATAAATGATCTTGTGAATCATTTACCCTATAAAATCGCTATGCTGATGAAGCCTAATTCAGCGGGATTGAGTAGATGATTACTGATTATTCTTTATTAAGTACTGTTTAATTAGTAGTTAGAGTTCAAATAATAGGTGTGACTCGGCCTAACTTATCTAATACTTAGTAGAGTATGGATTGGATTTATAAGTGATACCTCTGAGGAAGTATCCTCCAGTCTTACAGTAGAATGTAAACATGCTCGCATTAATAAGCTAATGATTGATGAAATCTAGGATAACAGGTCATAACTACTTGAATTCAGTTTTGAGTTTGAACAGACCTCCTAGCTGATAGGTATCCACTATTTATACACTTGACAGATAAAAATCTTATGCTATAATAAACTCATCCTAAATGAAAGAGGTAATGATTATGGATCAGTTCATTAAGAAGCTTGAGAATGGTAATATTGAAAGAACTACTTTGAAATCATTTGTAGCTAAACTACAGAGACAAATCGAAGTTCAGAATGAAAACAAAGTAGTATTTGGTGATAACTTTAGGATGATGTAACTAATATGAATACAAATCTCTATCCTAGTAAAGATGAAGAACTTGCAGTACAAGTTAAATTTAAATTTTATGATGATTTAGTAAAGGATTCTGCTTGGATGCAGTTCGATGAATCTAATAATTGCTATGTATTTCATACTATGGCTTTTGGATGGATTAAGGAATCTGATGTGATTTCTTGGAAGATTCTACAGTAATTTAATCTGTAGTTCAAATAGCAGAACATCACTGAGTAGTTTTATCTATGTATACTCCATGGGTATAATTAGGATAAAATGAAAGCTGAAGATGTTAAGTGTAAGTCTTAACCGGATTAATTAATATTCGGGATCGTCCAATAGGCAGGACAAGGGACTTTGGATCCCTTAATGGGAGTTCGAGGCTCTCTCCCGAAGCCATTTTATAAATTCCTGCGTAGCTCAGTCGGCGGAGCGAGTGACTGTTAATCACTAGGTCGTAGGTTCGAGCCCTACCGCAGGAGCCAGTATTTATCAAGGTCTATAACACCTTGTTAAAATTTACATTTGCCTAAATCAGTGCTTAGGACTGAGAATCATATAAAGGCTGATCTCTATTAACAAGAGCAATTATCATTGTATAAAAGATTCTCAAAACCCTTGATGTGAAAGAGGAGAAAGGGTGTTAGTACATATATCATCCTCATATCGTTTTGAAAGTACTAAACTACTTATAAATCACACATAGTATATACAAGTGTGAAGGTAATTCAGAATTGAGTTACTTTGAAAAGATGGCTTTAGTCTGTTAATTCTGTATATACTAACAGACCTAATCTTAGGGTCTTGGTAGATTATAATAAGATGTCAGTATGTAATTGACAAAAGACGAGAGATCTGATATAATCCCTGGTGTAAGGTTTTCAGAATCTAGCTTTTTGAAGATCTACCATTTAGATATGGATACACTTAATAATAATGATAAAAAAATATCTAACAAATAGTGAGAAATAAAATTTATTATTTGTTAGGAGGTCCAAAGTAAATGATTTCACATAAAAAGGTTGGAACTATTGGTGAAGCTAAAACTTTAGCTAAATTATCCGAATATGGAATTGATTGCTATTTGCCTTTTAATGAAGATACTAAATCTGATATTGTAGCAGATATTAATGGCACGTTAACAAGGATACAGATTAAAACATCTAATAGAATTGTTCATAACTCGTTAATTGTTAAAATACAGCAATCCGGAAATCATGAAGCATATTTAGCGAAAGATGTTGATTATTTTGTTATTTATAATATGATTGACGATGAACTTTATATGATTACTCGTGTCGATACAGAAAAATATGCTGGTAAGTCGGTTAGTATTAAAATAAGATATGATAGAGCTATATATAGGGATACCTTACAAAGTAAGGATATTTTAATTGACGATGTGCTGACTAGAGATTTAAAGGTAGCTAAAATAATATCTGAAAACTGCTCAGACACCACCAAGATCTCAGAGGCAGATTCAGCTTTAAGAAAAAAATCTAAAAAGCCTTCTAAGGACGCAATGGTAGATTTATTAAAAGAGTATAAAATAAGTGAGATAGCAGACATTTTTAATGTAACAGGTCAAACTATAAGAAAATGGTGCGCTGAATTAGGCATTGAAATTTCTGAGTATACGCGTGAATGTTTGGTTGAAAAAACTTGTGCGTTATGCGGTAAAAAATTTATGACTAAAGATAAGTCTAGAAAATTTTGTTCTAAAGAATGTTTAGACAATAGAGGATTAGTTAAAGTTGATTTAAATGATGTAATTAAAATGCATAAAGCTGGTAGTTCTATGAGAGAAATTGGAAGAAAATACGGGGTCCATCATAAAATGATTTCTAAGTTTTTGAAAAAATTTGATGAAAACCCAAGTTATATAAAATTTGCTACAGAAATTGAAGACGTTAAACAAGAGTAGGTAACTTTAGCACTGATCGTTCATGTAGTAGGACTGGATCCTTGTAAGATCCAAAAAAGTGTGCAAGTCACTTTCAGTGCTCCATAAAATATAAAATTAGTTAAATGCCCAGGTGATGGAATGGAAGACATTGAGGACTTAAAATCCTCTGGCATCGCGCCGTGGGGGTTCGAATCCCCCTCTGGGCACCACTACGGACTCGTAGCTCAATTGGTAGAGTCGGCGACTTATAATCGCCAGGTTCTGGGATCGTACCCCAGCGGGTCCTCCAAATTTGATTTCAAAACTAATAAGTTTTAATATAAATGCAGGTGGTGATCACCTTCAATGAGTATATTGTTTAATAATGTTTATCAAGGTCCACCTGGACCACCAGAATTTGAATATCCTATTTTATATGATGGGTATTTTATTCCTTATTCAGCTGATTATAATTTACGTAACGCTTTATCTCAACAATTAGGTAAGAATATTTCTTATGGAGTTATTGGATATATTGATTCGGCATATGCTTTATCTAAATATAATGTTACTGTTAATGATACTGGGTCTATGGATCCTATGAAATTTGGATTTACGAAGCCTGATGGTACTAAAGGAATTAATACTATTAAGCAATTTATGTTTAGTGCGGTAGATATGTACGGAGAAATTTATTTAAGCACTAATGGATTTTTAACAGAATATAGTGAATATAATGATGATGAGAATAGTTCGCCTAAAATAATGGTTGAATTTCAGTTGACTTATGAAAACTACGATAGTAATGGAGATAGAACTCTATTTATTAGAACTAATACGCAGTTCGCTGAATTCTTGGATCTTAGAAATTGTGTATCAACTACAAGCGGTGGTGCTACTTATCATACATTTAACAGTAGTAGAGAATATAATTCGATATATCTAACTGGATTTTTATCTGTTTCTGCTCCTTTTAGACTTACAGCTAGAGTACTGTCAAGTTAACTATTTATAAAAGAAGTGATTATAAATATTTATGCGAATGGTCAGTTACACGTAATCCTTATCCAATAGATATCACTTAAAGAAAGGATTGTGACATGTCTAATGACTGAATGGTACTTTACAAATGGAACTTCTTCTAATAATACAATAAAAGTTGAATATGTAGCCTTTATTCCAAATACTGGGAATATGTAGAACGTTAGCAAATAAAAACCAGTAGAAGATAAGCTGTATGTTTGATTTATAGTTTATTGTAAAGGAGTGAATACTATGCATGTTTAGTAAAAAACTTTTGATACAAAATAAAGATAGCCCATATTTAATATATAGACTTACATATGCGGAGTGTCAGGCGTACCATAGTTCTTTAACACTTGGGTATGTTATTAAGAATCGTGATGAAAAGTTTAAGGTAGTTGCGATTGCAAATAATCTATATATCAATAATAATGGATATATTTATGGAAATAGTGACGATCCACTTTATACTTATTCACGTTTTACAGATAGTCAATGGTATGAATTACGTGTTTACTGTGATGATAGTATAATGAATCTGGGAAGTTTTTTTCTTAGAGACTTCTATGTTTTTACTAGATATGAGCCTTCAACATATTTATATTTTTATGGGGATGGACGAGATTTAGTTTATGACGCTTCAGGTGGATATTATTCGGTTTTTCGGTCTGATAGACAACAACAATATTCTGGGGATTATACTTCGATGTCTATAAACACGATATCAGCTATACAAGATTCTTTTAATTTATATGCTGCACAAGTTAGGGATAATCCACAGTCAGATCCCGTAGAATTTGATCAAATGAGAACTGTTGAAGTTGAATTTGATTATAATTCTAGCTATGAATTAAATGTTGAAGGATTATTAGTAACTATTAATAGTGATACACTAAATATTAGTTTACAATATTCTTCTCAAAATCTGAGTTTACAATTCTATAGAATATCATTAAATCAATCTGAAATAGCACAAATTCCAGTATATGCTAATTCAGATAGTCGAGTATATACCATTCCAAGTAATGCCCCAGATTTAATAAATGGAATTAATAGTCTTACTGTTGTAGCTAGATTAAGTGATAATTCTGAGTCTATATCAGAAAACACATTCGTTTATAATGCATAGAAAGGATGATTCTTATATGGTTAAATATTTTTTTGAGTCAAATGGAAATAAGACCGAGGTTTCTGAAGTGATTTTTAATTCAGTTAAAAATCATTATGATAACAGTAGAATGTCTGCTACTGGAGATAGTTTTGGTAATGAAGAAATCACTCTTTCTGTAGAAGAAAGCGACATGCCTTTTTGAAAGGACTTGAAATAACATATGACTGAATGGTACTTTACAGAAGACAGTAATGGCGTCAGAACAATGGTTAAGAAGAAGGATTATAAGGAGCTTCAGTATAAGAGATTTAAGAATAATGAAGATCCTTATCCTCAGGATGTAGATACTACTAAACATAATTTGGTAGTGCATACACTTCATATTTAAAGAGGTGTCAATATGCTAGGTTATGCATTTACTTGGCTTACACAAGCTAAAGATAGTGTAGCTAATTTCTTCCTTGGTGTTCCAGTAACTATCTTTGTCACACTTGGTATTATTTTCTTTATAGCGATGTTCTTCTTTGCATTTAAGAAGAAGGATTAGATAAAATTAAAAATAGAGAAAGGATTTGATCTATAATGTTGGGTAGTTATAACATTAACGTTGCTCCTAGTAAGCTTCCTCAGAAGGTTGCTACTGCTTTTGGTGAGATTTTTAGTAATATGGTTGGTGCGGAGTACACACCAATTGCGTATCTTGGTGATAAGGTTGTTTCAGGTGTGAACCATGCTATCCTTGCAACTCAGACCATGATTACTGGTACCGATGTTCATAATGTGGTTCTTGTGGTTCTGAATGAGAAGGATGATAAGTTTAGTTTGGTTGAGATCACCACACTGCTTTCAGATTCTGGTCGTATGGGCGGTCTCCAGGTTGCTCCTACTATTAATATCCCTGAAGAGGCTATGACGGTTTTTAATAACACTCTTGCTGGTTTTGTTGGTAGTAAGGTTACTCCTTTTGCTCTGCTTGCTACTCAGGTTGTTAATGGCTTTAAGTATGTGTTTGCTTGTGAGAGCACTGCTGTTCTTTCACCTGAAGCTATGCGTACCAGCAACTACAATCAGGTTGTACTTGTGAGTGTTTACTCTAACTACGACAAGATTGAGTTTAATACTGTTATTGAGGGCGTTCCTGCTCAGGGTGCTCTTGGCGCTCCTCTTGGCGAATGGCCTTAATAAATAATATTTCTTTCATAATAAACCTCTAGAGGGGTGAAACTCCCCTCAACCCTTTTCTTTTGACCAGTTTTTCTAGATTAAAAAGCTGAGACCCTTGTTATAGGAGACCCATACTTATGGAGGTAGCTAAAAATGAAAATTATATCTAGTAGTACATATGATGAGATGATGCATAATCATCTAGAATTAACCGAGGATCTTTATTTTGAGATACCTTCTGGAGAAAAATTAAGAAAGTTCTGTAAGAAGATACGTTATGGATTACATCCTGAAATATTTAATTATTATCGGGAACATGATCTTGATCTTTTTACAGTATATAAGGATTATCTAGTAATCCATAACGATAGTCTTTGGAAGGAACTTAAAAAGAAAGATGAGGATTCTAAAATGATTAAAACTAACTATACATTAGATGAGCTTGGGAGTAAGTTTAAATATTCAATCTTGATTACAGCCCCAATAAATGATTCAATTACCTATGACCTTATTGATATTGTTAAGAGTAAATTTCGCATTGATAAAGATTTCAATATCGGTATATTCAAAGTTATTAATGCTATATATAGTGACGATATGGAGGAAAATTTGGGTTACTATCTTTCAGACAATAACAATATGGGATTTCCTCTTTGTAACGGTGGATATGAGTTTATTTTAGATAATGGTAAATTAACGGTAGAAAGCGATCAGGTTTCATCAAATAAGCCTTGTATTAAAAAATTTACCTGTAGTTTTGAGTTATCAGAAAAAAAGAATCAAAAGAAGCAAGCCACTGAAAATGTTAATTCTGGAAGTCTTGAATCTAGTGGACCTTGGCATGAACCTGAAAAGGTCAAAGCTATTAGAGAAACTATTGAAGCCGTAATGAAAAACACAGGCAAGACAGATCTTAAAGATATTGATCTTGACATGCTCAGTAGTTGTATTAATGCAACCTTTAATAGAGAAAAGATGTTCTATAAATGGTTGAATGAGTTTACCAATGAAGAAGTTGATGATAAGACAATTAAGTTTGCATTCAAATTCTTAGACTGGGTTCTTTTGAATAAACTTGATTCAGAGAAAACTAACGGTATTTGTTTTAAAGAGTAATATTAACATTCGGGTATTAGCGCAGTCTGGTTAGCGTATCTGCTTTGGGAGCAGAGGGTCGAAGGTTCAAATCCTTCATACCCGACCATTAAGACTTACAACATTTATATGTTTGTAAATAAAGTTTGCCAACACATTTGCCGCGATGTGTTGATGAAGAACGTTATCAGTCATGGATAACACCCTCCTTTGGAAGAAGCCTAGCTTAACCGCTAGGCTTTTTTATTGACAATTAAACAAAGCAATGTTATAATTAGTTTAATCTTAAGCATAAAGGAAGTGTATATAATGTCAGAATGGTTTGGTCATGAGCCATATATTCCAAATCCTAGTGGAATATATAAAAAAGATATTAATTATGTGGCTACTGAAGAAGAAGTTAATCAAGCAAAAGAAAAAACTATGATTGATGATGATTGCGGGTATGATGGAGGTAAATGGATTAATACTTCAGTTAGTAGCGAAGTACCAATTGAAGTAAAAGTTTTATGTAATGAAACTTGTAGAAAACAAATGGATTATTATGAGGATACTATAGTTAAACTCAATGATATGAATAGGCATCTTAAAGATAAAGTTACATTGTATACTATATTAACTTATTTCTTTGCATTAACTACTGGGTTGCCTCTTTTATATATGATGGTAGAATATCTTACCTTAAAAGGAATAATGTAAGATGAAAAAGAAAGGTAGATAACCTCTACCTTTCTTTTATTTCTATGAACTAAACATTTTCTTCTTAATCGGACTTAACATAAAGAATGCAGATACTTTGTACTGTTTATTAGCATTTTCAATTACAACTTCTTCCTGAAGATAGCTACTAATACTTGGAGTCCTTTTATTAAAGAAACTAATCTCATAAGTACTATCTTTATAGTATGCTATTCTAATATCTATACCACAAATAGTATCTTTAACAGCATATCTATCACCATAATAGTTAAGACGTATAAATGTTATCTTATCATTGAACTTTATTTTAGCGTAGATACATTTATTAAGCATATCTAACGCTTTTTCAAACGAAACGTTAAAGTAATTACAAAATTCATTCATAGTTTTTTCTATTGATTTAGCCCATGCCATAGACAGTTTTCTCTCACGGATAACGTCTTTCCTATGTAGTTCTTCCATATAGGCTAAACGTTCTTTTTGAAGTGATAGGTAAAATTTTTTAGTTGTATAACATTTCTCTCTTCCACAATATACGTTCTTTGCGCTAATTGTTCCATTAAGTTTTATTTCATTAATGGCAATAATCTCATTTTGAGATATGTCGTCCTGATATTCTTCTCTCCATAAGAATGTACTTAAGTCTAAACTTTCCTCACACGCCATATTTATAGATACCACCTTTCTTTTAAATTTTTATAAAAAGAAACCCTAGCCAGTGACGTGGATAACTAGGGTTTCCTTTATATTGGGTGAAAGTTATGCAGTTTGATTAACTACGGACTATCTCTAGCCATAACAGGTACCTCCTACTTTCTCTGAAATATTGGACCAGTATATACTGGGTATAACAGCCATTCAATTAACGGGACACTCTTGGCATATTTAGCAAACACAAAAGTTTTATGTGTGCCAGAATCAATTTCAATATGCCATAGAGTTTGACATTGGTCATAGATAGGTGTTTTTTTAATTTCTTCATGCAAGAATTTCCGTGGGTTTTCAGTATTAAGAAATTTCTCATACTCTTCTTCCGATACTTCATTCCCAACAGAATCTAAAAATTTTGATTCAATAACATATTTACTTGCATGAGCTTTATTACTAATCCGGTATAGTCCTTTTTCTACTACCATATTTTCTCCTAAAGTAATTCCGGGCTAGATTTATATCCAGCCCGGAATGATTAAATCTACTTACAATATTTTTCGCAGAACGCGTTGTATCCAGTCTCGTTGTTAGTGTATACGTCGATCTTGTGCTTCTCATCAGCACGATCTGTGTGGAACCCAGACGTATCAACAAAAGTCGCAACGTCACTGGTGTGGAAAGCAATGAGCTTTGAACCCATGTCGATTCCAGCGAACCCGTTCTTTAACTTGATAACTGGATACTTCTTTACAGAAGCATCCACTCTCGTGTCAAAGTACTTAACACCCTTTAGTGCTTTTGGCTCAGTCGGAATAAGCTTTTTTGCGTCCGGAGAATCAACAAGAATCGCCAAAGAACCTTTCTGATACATGTTAGGAAGCTTTATAAGCTTTTCCATACCCTCAAACGACGCTGACGAATAAACATACTCGTTTACGACATCGTTGATAAACTGGTACAGATGCTCTGTATCCGGTTCTTTAGGAAGCCTTTCGCCCTCCACCATCATCTTGGTAATGATATACCTTCCATTAGTGGGATTAAAACCACCAATGCCAAGGATGTGATATACGGCTCCGTGGTGCGCCAGAGGAGCTTCTTTGGAGAAAAAGCTTCGAAGGATGCAGACGAACTTGAACTCCTGAAACAACGCTCCATACGGCATGATGCACTCGGTAACGCGCTTCACCTTGAACTGCACTGCCTCCCCTGCAAAGACTTTAGTACTTAAAGTCTTTCCATCCGAGTCTTCGATTTCACACGACACGGGGAAGTCTTGGGTATAGATATACTTCACCCACCAATTGTTGCTGCGCTCGTTGTTATTGTCGGTCATTTTTATGACCTCCTTATTGAGATTAAGTCCTGTGATAGAAACAGAACTCACAATAATAATATATATACAAATTTTGAGATAGACTTAAAAATAAAAAGAGCCCCACAATTAAGTGGGACTCTTATATAGAACATTAGTCATCAAACACAACATCTTTGTTGTAAACTAATTTCATCAACTTCTTAAAAGACGGCTTAGTATGCAGGAACCTGAAGAATGGATGAGCATCGTCTGCTAAAGTTCTATCAAGAATTCCGTCTCTGACAAACCAATCATAGTCATCCATTCGAAAAACCCAAAACGCATGATAGTACTGGTCAGGCCAGTACACCAAAACCCAACCTGTTTCAGTATCTAACGCAGTAGCTAACGGTGGGTTCTTCAGGAGCTCGTTAGATTTTGAAGTGATGTTTTCGCTTAGAATAATACCGGAAACCTCAAGCTTCCCAAACAACTTAATATATTCAGTTGATGGAGAAGCACTAGTGTACTGATTAATAGTACCAGCATGTTTTCCAGTAGACTCATACGTAGTCGTTTTTATTTCTACAATGGGCCGATTTTTCTTTTCAGAAATTTCCTTCTCTTCTTTGTCATAAAGTATAGGCCAATCAAGGTTAGAAAGAAAGAACTCGAAATTTTTGTACCTATACTTAGAAGAGTAAAATTTCTTAGGATTGATCTGATATTGCTCTCTATCAGGCATATTTTGAACTTCCCGATCAAGATAGATTAGCTCGTTCCCTACAGTCTCCAAAAGAGACATGAAATAATGCCCACTGTTGCTATCTTCCAACGCAATTCTTTCAAACATTTCTCCATTTGTACTAACTCGTACTAATTTATAGCATCCATCAGATACATCATAATGGAGTAGTATATCGTTGACATACTTAGCGCATAACATAGGTACGTCTTTTTCAGGCCATTTTCTGCGATATGCATGTTTTATTGTCAACCTGATAACAACGTTTCCGGGGTTATTCCCACGTACAAGTCGTGTAGGCCAAATACGAATAAGTTGACCTTCACGAACTTCTTCCATTCCGATAGGAATGCCTAATTTTTTATCGAAGACCATAGCCGGGCCATATGGAATTCTGCCAAACTCATATTTAACAAGTAAGCAATTCTCCCATAATGGTGACCATCCCCATGTACTTTGCGACTCAAGTCTATTCTCTCGGGTAAAAATTCTACCCCCGAGATCCTGTTCTTTTCTCGCCCAATAATATAACATGGTATTACCGCCTTTCGTAAAATTAGCCCTGTAGATACAGAACTTATTAACATTATATACTTACAAATTTTAGACTTGACAAATAGTGTAATGTCTATTATAATTACAGTATCTTAATGAAGGGGTTGATCATAGCATGATTAACAAAGACTTTATTTCTAAGTATCCTTTTGATATACCAGGTATTGTTTATAAGAAAGATTATTGGGACGATAACTATGAATATGAAGAAGATGATGATGAAGATAAAGACAGTTGGATGTCTCTATAATTAGTTTAAGGAGGATTATAATATGTCTAGATTTACAGCTGAAAGTTTTGAGGATATGCTACATAGTATTCATTATATCTCTAGAACTCTTGAAAGAATTGAAAAGTTGCTTGTAGATATTGATGAAAAGATTAATAGGAAGGAGTCTTAATTATGCCAATGAAGAATCATTTTGATTATATGGTACATGACGCAGTATATAGACCTTATGAATCCCCAATGCCATTTACTGAAGGTCTTTATATGGATATTAAGGATTATATTGAATCCTTAGAAAGACGTATTGAAGAACTTGAAAAGAAAGTTGAAGAAAGTAATAATAAAAGTAATGTTCATATTACTATTGATACACCAGAGATTAATAGTCCGAGAGTTTGGTGGGATACTAAATCACCATATACTATTAACTCACCAACTTGTTAAGAAGGAGGAATTATAATGAGTTTAGGTGTTATTCTTGTAATAGCTATATGCATTGCAACTTTATTTAGTTGTATTGCTGATATAATGTTTGACATTAAGTTAATTAATTCTAATATAGATGCTTTGGAAAAGAACTTCTATGATAGAATGTTTCAAACTGAGAACAAATTTAGACAGCTAGATACTAAATATAGTCTCAGTAGTATTAGATTTAAAAAACTAGAAAAGGAGATTGATAAGTAATGAAGTATGATATTTACCCAATTAAGATTTGTGTAAGAGGTCGTAATCAGGAAAAGCCAGAAGAGCTTAGTTCTATTATGACTATTATTCCTGAAGCAGTTGAGGATAGTTTTAACAAGCCTGATACTCCGCCTACTATTAATATTAAGCTTTTGATTGATAGTAATAATCTAGAAGATATTGATTATCTTCATAGCAGACTTTGGTTTGACCAGTTTATTTCATATACTGGTATTTATAATTTGATCAATAAGGTTAATTTTGCATGCGCAATTGAAGTTAATAATCAGGTGGAATTTACAGATTCTAATAAAGAAGATCTGAATCATATGTTTGAACACTTTGTTGAAGACTTTAAGAATTTTGTTGAGGATACTAAAACACATATTGTAGTGTGGCCAGAGCAACCAGCATTTACTATTACCACTCCAGAACCAATTAAAGAAAAGGAAGAAACTAATGAAACAGCACCTGTTGCAGAAGCAGAGGTAGCTAATGACTCAACTACAAAGACTGAATGAGACCTATGATATTGTAACTAAATATGGATGTTTTGATTATGAGTTTATTATCTTTATGATAGTACTCATAGTCGTATTATACTTTTTGTTTAAGATTGAGCTTAACAAATGACTAGTAGACTTGATCCTAACTTTAAAGTGCAACTAGCTAATACATATGATCCAGAAAAGAACTATAAAGGAATTGATTATTGGTATGGATCATATAAATATGACGGCATTAGGTGTATGTATTTAAATCGTACACCTAATGTTATCTATAGTAGAAAAGGACTGGTTTTTACTGGGTTTGATAGTATAGTTATTCAGTGCAATGAGCTAGCTAATAAATTGGGTATAGTTAATAAGGAAGATATTTTTATTGATGGAGAATTATATTCAGATGAACTAGACTTTAATGATATTCAAAGTATAGTAATGACTGAAGATAGCTCTTTAGTAGATAAGGATAAGATATATCTTAGAGTATTTGCATTAGGTCCTTTTAGAGATACCTATGAAATGGTTAGTATATTTAGTTCAAGTGTATTTGATGGATTAGATAAACTTAAACCAATTACATATTTCACTGTACATAATGATAAAGAGACTATTACTAATAAATGCAAAGAGTGTATTCAAAATGGATATGAAGGGATTATGTTAAGAGATCCGGTAATTCCATATGATTGGAAACGCAGTAATAAACTTCTTAAATATAAAATGTTCAAAGACAGTCATGAACTAGATATGACTATAGTTGATATTCTACCAGGAAAGAATGGAACTAAGTACAGTGATACTATGGGTGCAGTATTGTGTATAGGTTATATAAATGATGCTGAAGTTAGATGTAGAGTAGGATCCGGGTTTACAGATCAAGAAAGACATGACATGTGGGATCATCCAGAGAAGTATCTTAATAAAGAGATTGTAGTTAGATATCAGGATGTTACTTCTGACTCTAAAACCGGTAATATCTCTATTAGGTTTCCTATTAAGAAATGTTTTAAGTTAGATAGATAGGGGATAGATATAATGGCTCAAGTTAAATTTTCGTTTAATGCCAAACGTAATGAAGATGGTAGATGGTCTTATACTTATGATTATGATGCTAAAAAGATTTCATTTGATAAGATGATCTGCACTGATTCTGAGATTATTTTTGAAGCAGTGTTAGATACAAATGATTCTGTATCAGAAGTAAATGATCCTTATTTGAATCCTTATTTGAATGAGTTATCTATATTGTTTAAAAATGGTTATAATGAAATCGGTGTTAAAGATATATTTAAGAGAATAAATCTCACCAGTATAGACTTTAGTAAAGCTGATGATCGAGGTAATATTAATTTATACACTTTTAATAAACATACCACGCCAGTGTATATTAGATTTGGAGACCCTGATACACCTAATACTTATAGTGGAGACCCTGATACACCTAATACTTATAGTTATGAAGAAGTTAAAGAGCTTAAAGAAAAGTATTTAGATGATACTGGAGATTATATGCTTCCATCACGTTTGAATGGCGATATTTATAAGTATCAATGTATTATAGCTGTAGACCTTATTAAAAGTAATGTTTTTAAAGAACATGATGTATATCTTTTATATGTTGTTACTAGGACTATGTATGAGATGGTTAGTGGTCATGAACTTACTAGGCTTGGCATGGATGAAGGACAGCGATATATCAGTAACTTTTTAACTAAAGAAAGACTATCTAACTGCTTGGTTAAATGAAAAAGAAAGTTGCAAAGAAACTAGCTGAAAAAGATTTTACTGACTTAACTAAATATCAAGTCAATATAAAGAAGATTGATGCTAAACCAATAGATGATCCTATTCCACATAAGCATCCTAGCACCCATAAAAAAATAGAAGTAATTTATAGATTAGCTAATGAGTATACTGAAGATACTTTGGAAGATCTAATCAACACAATTAAACTAGATGGGATTGACATAATCACTGTTCATAGTGGTTATGTTAGAGATCCACTAGGCAAAAATAAAGAGACCCCCGGTTAAGAGGGTCTCTTTATTATATGCAGACGTAATTTAAGCAGATGCTTCCAGCAATAAAGGAACCTTTCGATCTCGAAAGGATGTATGTCGATACGATCCTCTTCTGGTACTTTTACTACCAACGCATAATAGTAATGGTATAGAGTTCTATATACACCTAGCTCTTTAAACTTTCTATAGATGAAATTCATAAAAAGCCTTAGCCAGATGAATTTTACTCCGTGTTTTACCATTTGTTCTACCGCGAATTTGTCTGCGTATATTTCAGCAAATCTTGATTGAGATTGGTTATGTTCCCAATAACAGTAGATGTGCCCAATCTCGTGGTAGATGATGAACGGAAGTGCAAACAGCAAATTGCCGCTTCTGTAACTTCTAGAAATGGATATAATAAATCTATTTCCATTCCCACGAATTCCGCAGAATGAATCCCATATACGCTTTCTTATTACGATAGATAATGGGATTTCAAAATCCTTTATTATGTTTCTTATTCTACGCCTTAATTGTTTAATAGTGATCATAACAAAGACCTCCAAAAACAAGTTGTACATCTCTCAAGAGATGCTGTTACATTCCCTTTATATATTTATAAATGGCTAAAGACTAGCCAATGAAAAAGGCTGCCCAGAGATTGCTCTCCGGGGCTTACGCCTTTCAATGATATTAATCGATATAGACCGCATCGCTAGGCGACGATGCGGTGAATTCAGCATGGTGCGGCATGCACCACTCAGCTTTCCCTGAGGCCAGGATCTTTTCCCTGGCCTGCTCTTCTGTCGCCGCGTGCGTGCGATAAAACTCGCACTCATGCGGAGACGGTCCACCAAAGAAATACCACTCGTTAAACTGCGCAAAGATATTTTGTTCCATGTTGCACCTCCACCTGCCCAAGATAAGACAGTGGGTTAACTGGGTTAACCTCTGTCGAACTACTCGAAAGTAGTTTCTCTGAAAGCAGATTCATTCGCATTATATATATACAACTTAAAATTGATAGTTGACAACTACTTCTTTTTGCTTTATAATACAGTCATATTAATAATCACAAGGAGGTTAATTAATTGCCCTTAAGATGGTCTGAAGAAGAACATGACATTATTAGATTTATTAATTCTTATAACAACGAAGTAGTCAATAGCGGTTACAAAGAGATGAGATATACAGCGGATGATGTATATGAAATATGGAATAATTATCTATCAGATAACTACAGGGGGTTTGAATCTGTGAAACATAAAATGAGAGAGGTGGATTCATTTAGTTTGAATGACAGTATAATTAAATTTTTGAGTGGTAGTAATTCACTTACTATTATGGATCTTATGGAGTATTATCATATATTTGATTTTATGGCTGAGAAATGCCTAGAATACTATGAACAAAAATTTATGAAAAGATTTTATGATAGAAACACTGATGAAATCTTTACAAAAGAGCTTAAAGAGACTATTATAGAGAATCCTATTGTAGATCATAAGATTAAAATAGATACTGGTAATACTCCAGTTTTGGTTAAACCAGAGCCTGATACTATTAAATCAGATGTTCCAGTTTCTAGTAAAAAAATTGAATCATTAGATATACCAGAAGCACCAGTTAAAAAGAAGGGTAAAAACTCATTAAAGAAGATTACTAAAAAGAGTAAGTATAAGACTTTAGCTGATGTAGAACAAGAATCAGTTGAAGATATTCCTGAAGAACCATTTGCTGCTTTGAAAGAAATAGTTAATAGTTATAAGGTGCATATTAAAATTGGAATTATTGGAGATACTCATATTGGTAATATCTTTTGTGATGAGAATACTCTTAACAGTTTTTATAAGAGATGTAATGATCTCGGTATCAAATACATCATTCACGCTGGTGATCTTGTAGATGGTCATAATATGTATAATGGCCAGGTTAAAGAGCAGAATCTTCACGGATTTGAAGAGCAAGTAAAGTATGTAATCTCTAATTATCCCAAATATGATGGACTTGTAACCTATGTAATTTCTGGTAATCACGATATGTGTTATTTTAATAATACGACTTTACATCCTCTAGTTACTATTAGTAGATCTAGACCAGATATCATTTATGCTAGTGACTATTATGCTAATATTGATATTGATGGTATTAAGATTACAATGATTCATACTGATGGTAACAGTGGATCTGAACCAATGACTAAACTAAAGAAGCTTATCAATAATAGAACTGAACCGTGTGATGTTATGGTGATGGGCCATTTACATCAGTCTATGGAATTGAGAGATTATTGTGGAGTAGCATATGCATGTGCTCCTGGGTCTTTCTTAAAGCCTAATTCATATACTATTAGAAGAGGATTCAACTGTACTCTTGGTGGATATATTCTTGATATTGAAAAGAATCTTTCCACTAATAAACTTATAGTTACATCTACTTGGATCAGTGAATAATAAAAAGAAGGAGGGTTATGCCCTCCTCCCTCTTATGAATTCTACCCTAAACATGTGCCCATCACGCATGGTGAAATCTCCGCCAATCAGAACGCTATACTGTTTGCCACCATTAATCTCTAAGAATACTTCACAGAGATTAACGAAGAACCCTTCGATAGTAACTTTAACTCCGTTGGGAAGGACTTCTTCATGACGTTTTCCGCGTGGGATGCTAATCGGAAAGAGTTCCCCATCAAAATTGATAACGACACCACGCCCTTTTAAAAGAGATGAAGCCTCATTTTCAAGAAGAGGGAGGCGAAAATGTGAGGGTTTATAATTTCTCGGTGAATAGCTTCCCTCTCTGCCTCCAACAGTAGTGTAGCTACCATTACGGATGGAAATAATTACCTGCTGACCTATTGACATCGTGTATTACCTCCTTAAGGTAGTTTTAGATATTCGTATTATATATATACAAGACAGGAGTGATTTTGTACTTGAGTAATGGAATTACTAAACTAATTTATTATACCTTTAATGATGTAGTTAAGTTAGTTAAAAGTGAATATGGCTTTGATGTGTCATATTTGAAATGCAGTATTCTGAATAACAACAAAAGAGATTTTACTATTAGAGCTGGAGACACTATATTTATAAACTACAACTTAGGTATTATTCTTAAAAACAAATACGGTATTGAGTTTGATAACTATAAGAAGTTTTTTGTAATTGCAATTGCTAAAGAGATTGGTAAAGAAGTAATGGGTAAGTTCGTAGATGCTGAAACTAAAAAGCATTGGTTAGAAGTTATTGATAACTTTGATGAACTTGCTTTAGTTGGCCCAACTAACTATGAGAATGGTGAATTGGAACCATTAAGCGATTTCTTTGCATTAAAGATCTATCAGATTATGTTGCCAAAACTTAATGAGTTTGTTAAGAAGTATAAGAAGGGAGTAGATAAAAATGTCGAAAAAGACAGAGAGCAGAGCGATTCCGTGGAGTAATGAAGAGGTTATTCTTCTTAAGCTTAATTATGCTTGTAAAGGAGCTAAAACCTGGAGGGAGATCTCACAGAATATGCAGGAGTATACAGGTATTATTAGAACTACTCCCTCATTAATTGTGAGAATTCAAAAGCTTAAGGATGATAACGAACCACTTACCATTAAAGATATTGTTAAGCTTTATAATGATGTAGTGTTTGATGTGAATCATACCTATACAAAAAAGTTTACAGATTATGTAGTTGAGCATTTCTCAAATCAACTTTCTACTACTGAAAAAGAAATTGTTGAGACCCTTAACATCGAGCCAGAATCACAGATTGAAAAGAATAGGGTTGATTTCTTGGATGGATTTGATTATGAGATTGATGGTTTTGAAGAAGATAGATATGCTGATGAAGATGAATATCCAACAAAATGGAATCTTGGTTTGATTCTTGACTATCTTCTTTGTACAGCTGCTGCTATTGTTGTTCTCTATACATTGGTAACCTATATTGGCTAGAAAGAAAAAAGAACCTGAACAAATACAGGAAGAAGTAATAGACCTTGATGAGCTAGTACAGGCTATAGATAATAGATTCAATGCTATAGAATCTGTGCTAGCTCAGCAAAAAGAAAAAGAAAAGAAATGGGGTTTTGAAGTATTAGAGTGTAGAGATGATCTAGCTAATACTAAAGGGTTTCACTGGTTTCATCCACAAGCTACTGGTTTTGAAAGTGGAATCAGTAAAAATTATGTTAAATATTGTAAATATACAGGTAAAAATTATCCTAAAAGAAACGACTCAGATTACTTTCAATGGTAGTTGACATAAAATTAAATAGTGTTATAATAGAAGGGAGGTGGTAGTGATGGCATTTATGAAAGATAGGTTGTATGTAGAAGAGCTTAGTGATTTTGATAAGAACAAGCTTACTATTTTCACAGAAGAAGATACTATTACTTGTTATGATAGTACTGAAGTAGACGGTAAAAAGTATTACCGTATTCCACGTTATTTCAGTAATATAGAATACGATGATTTAACTACCGAAGGATTTGATATTGATATTGAAATGAATCCTGAATTTAAACCATTGAACGAACAACAAGAAAATGCTATTGAAGCTATAGTAGATAATGTGCATGGACTAGTTTCTGCTAGGGTTGGTTTTGGTAAAACTTATGTAGCAGTTAATAGTATTACCAGAATCAAAAAAAGAACACTTATTATTGTACATGTTTCTACTAAAGATGGCCTTATGGATCAGTGGAGAGATGCTATTATTAGATATACTAATCTTTCTATTGATGATATTGGTTATCTTACATCAAAAACAAAAACTATTGATAAACCCATTTATCTGACCACAGTACAAACACTGTTATCTAGAGTAAAAAGAAATGATCAAGAGTTTTTTGATATGATGTATAAAGGTAACTTTGGAGCAACCTATTTTGATGAGTGCCACATTACTGCTTCCTCTGCTGAATTTAGTGAAAGCACTAAAACTATTTTTTCTAGAAGAATATATGGCTTGAGTGCTACACTAATTAGAAGAGATAATCTAGCCCCATTACTTAACTGGAATATCGGAAATGTTATTTATGATGATGGTCAATGGTTTGTATTACCAATATATGCAGGTCTACTTGACATTCCAATTAAGATGGGTGGATATGGTAGATATCTGGAGTATGGTAGTGCTTCTGCATGGAGTGTTAAGTATGCAAAGTTCTTGTCCAAAAAAGAAGAGTATTTAAAAGCAGTAGCTACTATAGTAGATAAATGCATTGAACAGGGTAGAAACCCATTGATACTTTCATCTCAAATAGATATTCTAAACAAAATATATAGCTTATCAAAACATCAAGAAGATATTAGTATTGTTCATGGTAAAGTGGTTAATAAAGATTATACAAAGAAATGTATACTAGCTACTTTAGGTATGTTTAAAGTTGGAATGGATATTCCTAGACTGGATACTTTAATTTTTGCTACACCACTCACTGCAAAGAATGGTCTTATACAAGCAATTGGTAGAGTTGCAAGAATCTTTAAACCAGTGCCTAATAAAAAAGTAATGCTTGTAGATATTGCAAATTCGTTGTATAATAAGACTATGCAGATGAGAGAAGTTAGACAGAAATACTATAAAGAGATTAATGAGCATAGTAGTAAAGGTTGTGTACAAGTAAGACTTAATGAGCTTAATGATATTGATAAACTAATTAGATTTTGTAATAAGTAAACAAATTGTTTACATAATACTTCGGCCCTGTAGTTCAACTGGATGAACAACTGACTTCTAATCAGTAGGTTATGGGTGTTCGAGCCACCTCAGGGTCGCCATTAAATTAGCCTGTTTACAAAATGTAAACATAATAAAATAAAAAGAAGGAGCGGTGTTACTGCCCCTTCTTCTTTTTTTTAGGTTCTATGTTTCATTTTATACTTTGGGTACTGAACATAATCATAATCCCAGTATTGCATATCTTCACCAATAGATCTTAATTCTCTTAAGGAAAGTAAGTAACTCTTTAACTTTGTAGCTCTTTCTTTTTTAGCATTTGCCAGGCTCTGATATGCCGATACTATGGCTTCTTTTTTGTGCTTTAATTCTTCATCATAACGCGAAGACGAATACACCCTTTCTCTGGGATTCCAATATCCAATAAAGTAAGCCAATTCATCAAGACGTTTCCTAATTTCACAACGTCTTTCAGGATTATCTTTAGATGCGTCATTATATTTTGCCCAAGTTAAGCGTTTAAGTTCTCTATTTAACCTATCAGCTTCACTCTTTGCAATAGAGCATTTTAAGTGTAGTTCATCACTATCAAGCTCTTTAAGATCTTTTTCAGCTTTATAAATAGCGTTGAATGCATTCTTAAAAAGATCTCGCTGTCTCCAATCGCTGAGAGACCATCTAGCACTTGATGCTTTTCTAAAAATACTTAAAGTACTTTCGACTTCTTCTGAGTATCCTCCTGTTTTTTCATATAATTTGCTCAATCGCGTAAACCAGCCCCATGTGTCGGAATCTTTAGTATCATTAATCTTTTCTTCGGTAAGGAAATAATATTCCTTACTTTCATTATATAGCTTTTCAGGGATATCACGATACCCTGAATAATCTATGGTGATATAAGATCCAGTGCTCCACCTCTCATCACCATAGTGGCCTTCTACTTCTTCCTCCCGGATGTCATTTACCCAAACGTTCTTTTTTGACTTCCTATAGTGACTGATATTTAATTCAAACTTTATATTTGGGATGAATACTCCAGCGTCAACTACTACGTTGTTATCCGTATCGATAAATAAATTTTCCACAAATTTTACATGGAAAGTTTTCTCCAAAATTTTAAATACATAATTGAAATCATGAACGCTGTATTTCTTACAAGTTATCTTGCTCCACATATTGAGCATTTGCTCACGCGATCCTGAGATAGTTTTTACGATTTTGCCAAAATATTCTCTTCTAGTGTAAATTTCAAGAATAATTTCAGCATGCTTGTTTTTAACAACCGCTAAGCTTTTCTTACCTTTGAACGAATATGCCATGATAACGCCTCTTTCTGCTGGTGTTTACCAGCAATGAAATATCTGGATTCTAACGAATCCAGTCATTGCAATTTCATTATATATTTATAATTGACATCCTAATTAATCTATGCTATAATCATCTTAACCTTAAAGTAGGAGGAGAAAAATGGCATCACCATTAACTACCTATATTAAATGGCTATCTATCCCGGAAGATATTCCATTTCCAGAAGAATGTAAGTCATTAAATATTAAAACTATTTTGAATCTAGCAGAAGAAGATCTATTTGCTGGATTGATGATGAATCAGCTGTTCAATGACGCATATGCTTATAATTATAGCATTGAAGATATTGCTAGACTTCATAAGAAACATAATAGTACTTATAAGTTTAATTATATTAAGCAAGTTCCTAAACTTCCTGAACCAGTTAAAAAAGAAGAGGTTAAGGAAGTCGTAGTGCATAAGAAAACTAAATATAAAAGACCTAAAGAAAAACCAGGTATTACAGAAGAAATCAACCCTGAAGAGAATCCAATGCTGGTTAATGTCTATTATGATGGGGATAATAGACAAGTTGCTTATGTAACCAGAGTTGATAGGAAAAGGTATATTGAGATAGTCGATGACAATGTTATGATGTATTATGGTAAAGATGATTATCTTAATGTTAGTGATGCTGCTAGATTGAAAAGTGAATTGGTTTCTTATAGATACCGTAATAAAACTATTGAAAAGCATAAAGAAGAACATCCTTATGATGCAATCTATAATGTAGATCTTAATATTGCTATTCCTAAAACAGTATCTTGGAAAGAGAATCATCCTAATGCTGGTACTTATAAATTAAGGATTAACTATATTGATATTGAGTTGTATCAGGAAGGTTATGGAGTAATTGACTTCTCTGATTTGAAAACTTCAGCTAGATTAATTCCAGTTAACTTGATTACTATTTATGATAATTATGATGATAAATATTACACTTTGATTTACAATTTGAACCGGTCAGAAATTAAACCTGAACAAATTAAAGGATATTTAGACTATAAAGATGAATGTAATTTTGATGTAAGAATTTTTGATAAAGAAACTGATTTGTTTTTGGAGTTCTTTAGATTGCTAAAAGAATTTGATCCAGATCTAGTATCTGGATGGAATAGTGACGAGTTTGACTTACCCTATATCAAATATAGAGCTGAATTTCTTGGTATTAAGAATCCTAAATTGGCTCATAATAAAGTGTTTGGTATTGAATATAAGACTCTTACCAATAAGCACAATGAAGAAATTACTTATTGTATTCCTAAACTTGGCTATTCGGTTGCTTTGGATTATCAAAGATGTTATAAAGAGAGAGCTTTTGGTAAAAGAGAAAACTATAAGCTTGGTACTATTTCACAATATGAACTTGGTATTACTAAACTTGATACTGAAGATGGTATGGATAAGATCTTTAGAGAAGAACCTGAACGTTTTATTGCATACAATATTAACGACGTTCATCTGGTTAGAAAGCTTGATGAAAAACTGAAGTATATCGATTTGTGCTTTAATATTATCCAGTTCGCTAATATTTCTTGGGATAGTGTTTATACCACACTTCATATTGTTGATGGCATTCTTTATGAGTATTTGATTAAGCAATCTAAAGTAATGAAGATTGTTAATAGAGATGTTGAAAAACAACCTTTCATGGGCGCATATGTGAGAAAACCAATTAGTGGAGTACATGATTGGTTAGGTGATTTGGATCTTACATCTCTGTATCCTTATATTATGGCTAGATATAATATTAGTGCAGATACTTATGTTGGAAAACTTGATTTTGAAGATAGTAAAGAATACATTTATAACAAGGAAGGCTTTATTAATAGTAACAAGAAGATTAATCTATATCTTAGAGTAGATGGCATTGAAAAAAGATATGAGATTAGTACTAAAGGCTTCCATGATAAAATGATTAAGAATAAGTACATCATTACTTATACTGGTACTATCTTTAAAAGGCATGAAGATAAGTTGTCTGTTTTGTATGAAATTATTCAGATGCTTATTTCTAAACGTAAAGAGTATAAGGATCTGATGAAAGATAATATTGGCGTAAATGATATGCTGGTTGATAGATATAATGGAATGCAGATGACTGTTAAAGTTATTACTAACTCTTTGTATGGAGCTCAGTCTAATAATAGATTTAGAATGTATGATTATGAAGTAGCTAGATCTATTACTACTACTGGTAGAGAAATTGCTAAAGTAGCTGCTGTAGTTGCCAATGATCTGATTAATCAAATGATTAGAAATAAGAGTGGCAAATTTAACAGTGTTGAGATTCCTTATGATTGGGAAGAAAAATCTGATGATATTCTTAGCAATGTTGTATATGGAGATTCAGTTACTGGAGACAGTTTGATTAGAACTGGTATTGGTAATATTCCAGTTAAGGATATTTGGGAGACTCAAATGAAAGCCTATCCTGAATTGTCTAAAACTGGTGAGATTAACACTGGTTATGTTCAAATGAATGGCAAGGAGTATATCCTGAATCCTAATATAACAATACTTGGAGTAGACGACAGTTTATATATCCCAAGATACATTATGAAACATAAAGTTAAAAAGAAACTGTATAAAATTACAACTGAATCTGGTAAGTCAGTTACTGTTACAGAAGATCATAGTCTTATTGTTTATAGAAACAATGAGAAGCTGGTTATTAAGCCAACAGAATTGATTGACACAGATAAAGTGATTGTGATATAATTTAATAGAAGGAGATGTTGTTTTATATGAGTGATAGAAATATAGTCGATTTTAATGGCTTACAGACATATGATAATAATATTAAAAGATATATTAGTGAAGTTGGTAATACAAACTATGCACCAATGTCACATACGCATTATCTTGGAGATATAGGTTTCACTCCAGATAATGGTACTATTCCAAACGATGATGTTTATAGGTTGAAAGGATTTAGAAACTGTCAAATCTTTGTCAATTACGATAGCGATAATATTAATATTGATACTGATAAATATGACTTAGCTTATATTAATGTTTCTAGAGATATTAACATTACTTTAAGAATCGGAGCTACCGAAGGTGTGTCTCCCAAGAGTCATGCTAGATGCTTAAAGATTATTTTAAATAATGCCTATAATCATAATATTACTTGGAACTATAGTAGTAATTTTATTTGGAGAGATAATGATGTTACTTTCTCTGATGAAGCAAATAAGGTTGATATTGTCGAACTTATTACTGCTGGATTAGATGCTAATGGAGAAGTAGCAGAAATTAATCCTACTAGTAATGTTATTTGGTATGGTAATATTTCTAAATCATATTAATGAAAGGGATTGATTAACAAATGGGAGTTAAACAAGTTTTTACAAAAAAAGAGGCTAGAGAGATTTGTAGAAGACTCGGGCTTTCTGAAATAGCTTTGAGTAATGATACTTGTATTGTTGCTCAGAATGATAAGGGTCATATCTATAAGTTTCCTATCGGAGTTCCTGGCAAGGTAGAAGTTACTAATAAGCCAGTTGTGAATGCTGTTAAGGAAGAAAAGGTAGAACCTGAGAAGCCAGTTAAAAGAAAGCGTGGTCGTCCACCTAAGAAAAAGAAAGTGGAGGAAACAGAATAAGAAAGGACTGATTCTTATTGAATTCAGTATCTAAGAATATATTAGATTTACTTAAAGTTATTGCACAGAATCAGATGCAATTAGCTAAAAAAGTAGATGAGATGAACAATAAGCTTCAGGAGTTTTTTGATGAAGCCACTACTGAACCTCCAGTAGATTTAGAAGAATTTAGTATAGAACCTGAAAGAAATCCTCCTGTTAAAAAGAAAAAGATTGACAGTAAAATGTTTGATGAATTTGTTCTTCAAGAAAAAGAAAGAAGAACACCGAAGGGACAAGCTACTCAGGTTAAAAAGAAAACTAAAGTTACAGCAAATCCTGGCATTAATGCTAATAAGATAAGGATTATAAATGGAAGTGATGGCTCTGACATTTCAGATGAAAGTACTGTAGTTTCAGCTGATATTGATTCAATTAAACCAACTGATTCTGCTAAAGAAAAATTGAGAAAGCTAGGTATGCCACTTCCTTCATTATCTAATGCTGCTCCTGAATTAGCAGATATTGAAAAGGCAAAGATTTTAGAGGCAGAAATTGCTAGAGAACAAAAGAAAGCTGATTTAAAGAAACCTAAAGAAGAAGTAAAAGAAAAATAAGGAAGTGTTATTTTGAAATTGGTATTGGAACACTATGCTATGTTTATATGCATTTGGTGTGCTGAATATATGATTGCAAATCTTATTTAGAAAGGGAGTATTTTAGTGGCAACTAAAGTTTTAACAGATACTGGTCATTTTGATATAATGGATTATACTGTTACTAAGTTTTATGGTAAAGATATTTATAAGCCTTATAAAGAGTATGGTGTTAAAGCATATTTCGAGGCATTGAAAGAAGCTATTAAAGGCATTGCTTCGCCGCCTTCATATATTTTGGTATTTGATAATAAAAAGTATACCTGCAAGCTGTTTGTTAATCAGAAAGAAGTTAAACCAAAGAATCCCGGTGAGCTTCAGAAGAAGATTGATAAATATAAAAGGATGAAGTTTAAAGAGAATACCAAGGAGGATAATAGTAATGAAGGTTAGACTTATTGCCGAAACTAATAACCCAGAATATGTTGTTACATTGGCTGCGGCTACTTGTTATAGTGATAAAGAATACACTGAGCTTTATGATAAGTGTAACGATAAAAAGTATCAGGAGACCCTTATTACTAAACTTCTTTCTAGTGGGCATGAAAGTCCTTTTGAGCATGCTTGTTTTACATTCTTTATTGAAGGAGTATCTAGATCTATGACTCACCAATTGGTAAGACATAGGATTGCATCATATTCCCAGCGATCTCAGAGATATACTAAAATGAAACCTTCAGAATTTAATATCCCAGAGAGTATTAGTTCTGATCCAGAAAAGAAGAAAGCTTTTGAAGAACATCTTAAAGATACATTCCAGCTCTATGATGAATTGATTGCTGGTGGAGTTCCTAAAGAAGATGCTAGAGAGATTCTTCCTAATGCAACTCAAACTACTATTGTAATGACTATGAATCTTAGAGAGCTTAGACACTTTATGGAATTGAGAATGTGTAATAGAGCTTCTACAGAAATTAGAGCAGTTGCTGATGAGGTTTATTCTATTCTTAAAATGTATCATCCTTTACTGGTTATCGGTGCAGGACCCAAATGCTGGTATGGTAAATGCACTGAAGAACATAAAACTAAAGATTGCCCTAAAAAGAAAATTTAATAAACAAAAAGAAACTACCGTAGTGATACGGTAGTTTCTTTTTTAATTATGAGTTCACATGGATAAATCCAAGTAAGTCGCCAATATTAAATTCATTTAAGATAGCTAACGCCTTATCATAGAGATCCTTTTTTATTTTTTCATAGTCAAACTTAACTTGACTCTTAATGAATGCTTGATTAGGATCTTTCAAAATAGTTGAATAGAACAAAGATGACATTAGATCTTTAAAGCTATAGAAAACTTGGTAACAACCATCTTCTCTAATAAATAGATAGATGTCATAGTATCTATTAACTACAGCCTCCCAAGGTACCTGCCCATATTTAAAGGTAATACCGTTTGTTAAACAGTATTCTTTAAACAGGTCAAGTGACACAAACTGAAGTACTTTAACTTTTTCAGGAATAAACGCCTTAGCATCCTGGAGTTTTTCAATCTTCATCCAAAGATTATAGTAATAATTCTGCTCTACAGTTTCCATTAAAATTCCTCCTAATCAATATTAGATGGTCTATCTCCACACATCTTTATAAAGGTATGTGCTATCTCACAAATATCATACTTATCGTCATCTTTAACAAACTTATTATTGTGATATGTACAACTATAACAGTCGTTACAAATAAAATCTTTAAGCATAGTTAATCCCAAGGTTCTAATAAATTTTGCTTTGCCAGCACATACTTCATCAACTGTATGATCATGACTAGCATTTATAGGACAGCGGCTATTACATTTAGTATAAGACAAACATCTATTTGTAAATTGTATACTATAGTATAATACTACTGCAAAATGATTCATTCTTTATCCTCAAAAGACATATCCATAAAATATTCATCTTCATTGTCAGTACAGACTGCTATAGCGCCCTGATGAAGATATCCTAAAATCGCCATAAGATTATTAACATCATTCTCGTCAATTCGTATTTCAATAGGAGTATACTCTTTGAACACAAATTTTATAGTTTTCATACCGTTCCTCCATATCTCAACTTTTTTATAATACACCGTTACCTTTCATTTCAGAATATTTTACTGCTAATATATTAGTAGAACACGATCCTCTCCCTTCCCATATTACATGTTGTTTGTATTCACAAGATATACAATTTTTATGTTGTGAACAAAATCCCCTGGCAGTTACAATAATCTTATTACTGTCATGAAATTTAGAAGATACTGATACATATCTATATAATGTGCAACAATCTCCCTTTGATTTATACCGACAACTATTGCAGCATACTTGAGTCATACAATAATTTATTAAAACAATATTTGTAGCGAGATCTAATTTTCTCATAATTTCACCTCTTATTATACCACAAACACATCTAATTGCTAAAGCACTTATTTACTTCAATTTCATCCCTTTGAGAAGTACATATCTTAAAGCAGTAATACTAGCAGCACAATATTCCTCCTTGCCTCCGGTAGCTAATATACAGTCATACTTACAACATCCAGAACTACTATCACAAATCTCTAGTAGTTTTGATATAATATTCTCATCAAACACCTCTTTAGCTCCATCTAATGCCCATCTAGTTATATTACACACTTGAGGTTCATTCTCATCTAAAAACTTACATTTATAACAATACTCAACCCCCATACAATAATTAGCCAAGCATATATTTAGTACCAAATCATATCTTACACGCTTCATAAGACCACCTCTTCTAAAATATAAACTAAATGAACAGTGTAATAATATACTTATAAATTTTTACTTGACAAGATGAAATAATCGTGTATAATAACAGTGTGAGGTGAGAAAAAGATGAAGCTTGAACGGATTAAATCAGTTGAAGTTATAGACCCAAATTATGATGTAGATGTTTATGACTTTGAACTGCCAGTCGAACATAACTTCTTTGCTAATGATATTCTAGTGCATAATACTGATTCAATCTTTACCAAGTATGGAGATGCATTAAAAGCTATCTATGGAGATGAATATGATGATATCTCCGATACTGATAAGATTAGTAAAGTTATTGAATTGAATGAGTCTGTAGCACAGTACATTAACAATGTAATGATACCAGATTTGCTAGAAAAACACAATACCTCTGCTACAGAATCTAGTGCTAAGAAGTTTAACTTTAACTTTAAACAGGAACTAGTTATTAGAAAAGCATTGTTTATTGAAGCTAAAAAGAAGTATGCAACTTGGCTGGTTTCAAAAGAAGGTAAACCTCTTGATAAGATTAATATTACTGGTCTAGAAATTGTTAGATCTGATTTCCCGAAATTTAGTAGGGATATGATGAGAAATGTAGTTAATGATATTCTGAAAAAGGGTATCACTAAAGAAGATCTAATTATTATGTTATCTCAGTATAAAGATCAGTATATGGAACTACTTCAAACTGGATCTACAGATGCTGCTATACCTAGTTCTTGGAATAAAGAGAACTATGCTAGTGTACCTAGAGCTGTTAAATCGATGTTAATCTACAATGCTATCTATGGCAATACATTTAAGATACTGGATAGAGGTTATAGATTTGACTTGGAAAATATTAATATAAGTCAGTTTGATGAGACAGTTAGAAAACGCTTGACAGATTTAGTTGAGAGTGGTAAAATGGGAAAAGAAGGTAAGTTGGATTGCATCACTATCCCATCAGGTAGTGTATTAGATACAAGTAAGTTTACCATTGATTACAACAAGATGGTTGGATTTGCAATCGATGATAGACTGAAAAATTTCTGTGAGATATTTGGTATCAGTATTGAGGATCCTGATGCAATAAGTTGGATCTAATATCTTTAATAGGAGGTAATTGAAGTTCAGATGGCTAAAGGACTGAAGAAGTTCAAGGATGATATGTATGAGGACTATACGTCTAGGAACAGAAATAAGGACAAAGGGAAACCATCATATCACAAGGGTACATCGCCTAGAAACACCGACGATGATGAGTTTGACAGGACCACTAAGTTTGGTGGTAAGAAATCTAATTCTAGGAGGAAATAGTTAAGATGATTATTTATGTAGTTAACGAAGAGAAAAAGAAAGTATGTGCGTATATGCCGGATTGCAGACAGGATTTTATTAACTATGTTTATAATTGTGGTTCGGTGAATAATGATGGTAGGCTTAAGTTTATTGCAGATATTGTTTCTTTCGACAAGCTTGCCAAGTTCCCTGACAAGTTCTTTGCAGTAGCCACCTGTGATGATAGGGATGATTTTGATCCTGAAATTGGTAAGGAAATTGCAAAAGCTAAATTGCTTGTTAAGTATTACAACACTAGGGCTAGGTTTATTCGTAGCATCTATGAAGAGGCTATTGAGTATTTCAATAAGTTCGCTGAGTCACTCCAGACTGGTTATGAAGTTGCTCTTCAGAAGGTTGAAGATAGCCAGAATTATGTTGATGATGTTAATCAGATTCCAGATCATAATGAACAGCTTGAAATTGAGCTTAATGGTGATGTGGAAGTTAACGATGAAGAAGATACTTCTTCTGAAGAATAATTATATTAAGGAGATTGATAACTATGTCGTGTCAGTTTAATCGTGTTATTATTGCGGGAAATCTTGGTTCTGATCCTTTCTACAAACAGCGTGATGATGGTCGTGATTTCTGCACTTTCCGACTTTTTGTTAATAGGACTTTCTTTATGAGAGATCCTGCTACTGGAGAAGTTGTTAAGAAGGAATCTGTTGATAGCCCTGTTATTCAGTGCTGGGGTAAGAATGCTGAACGCATGGGTAAGTACCTTACCAAAGGTCGTAACGTTCTGATTGAAGGCCATATTGAGACTCATCAGTGGCAGGATAAGAATGACCCAAATGTGATGCATAATGAAACTGTTGTTATGGCTGACGACTTCAAGTTTATCGATAAGCCTCGTTCTGCTGAAGCTACCCCTAAAGCCTATACTAAAGAAGATACTCCAGTTGATAACACCGGAGATGTTGATACTGTAGCAGTTGACATTTAACTAAAAAGCTGGTATAATTCTTATAGCACAATATAAGAGCTATACCAGCTCTTTTTATATCTCTAGATTGGGAGTGGTAATTATGGATAATATTTTGGGAGAACTTAGACAGATTCTGGATAATAATAGAGAGTTTATGGGTAGTGAATTTTTGTCAGTGTATTCTAGATTGGTATTTGGTAAAAAGACTGATCCTACAGTATTGAAGTCAGCATCATATCTCTGTAAAGAATTTAAATATTTTATTGAGAGAGTAAAAGATAAACAGAATACTATTGGAGTTACTCTTATTACTTTGGATTCTTTACAGCAGAAGATGTTACAGTATGTTAGTAAGAGTTTTAATAATAAAAGTAAAGTAATTGATGGAGATGTAGCTCTAGAGAAATATAAGAATTTTATTAATAACGATGTATCAATCAGTTATGAAGATAAGCAGAAAGCATTAAGTATTACCACTCAAGAAGATCTTCAGTTGGATGTAGTGAATGAAATCCAAACTAGTTTTTCTAATAAGAAATGTATGTTCAATTCATTAGGTCAGTATGAGATACTTAAGACTTTTATTAATAGTGGTTATAATGAATGTGAAAACTGGGGAGAATTTGTAGATAAGTTTCATAAGTTGTTAGGTACAGCACTTTTGGATGTACAAGCTTATACTTATGATGCGGCTAATTCATTAGATCTATCTAGTATGACTATTGAAGATGTAGTTAATAATAATAATCAAGTCACCAAGATTAGTACTGGGTATAATATGTTTGATAAAGTACTTCAGGGTGGTTTTCAGAATCAAAGAGTGTATATGTTTGGTGGTATTTCTGGTGGTGGTAAATCTCTAGTATTGGTTAATTTTGCATTTAGAGCGAAGTTGTTTTTGGATAAGAAATATCCAAAAGAAGAAAGATCTAAACATACTGTATTGTATATTTCATTAGAGAATAGCACTAAAGAAACTGGTGATAGATTTATTTGTTGTGCATTGGGTCAATCTATTGCTCAAATTGAAAATGGGTTTAGTAGTTTGAAAGATCAGTATAACTACAGCATTAAAGAAGTATTTAATCCAGATAATGCTAGAATCAATATCACATATAGACCAGCTAAAAGTATCGATATCTATGATATCCAAACTATTATTACCGATATTGAAAGAAGTACAAAAAGTAAAGTAGATATTTTGTTTGTGGATTATGCAGATAAAATGTCTGCAGTGAATGCGTCTAAATCAGATCAAGAATGGAGAGATCTTGGTTATATTGTTGATGAATTGAAATCATTATCTATTTCATTGGATATCCCGGTAGTTACAGTTACACAGCTTAATAGAGAAACTTATAAGGGGAAAGGCAAAGGTAATGAGTTCAGTATTAATGGTGGTAATATCTCTGGTTCAATTAGAAAAAGAGAGAATGTTGACTTCTTTACTATCTTCAACTTCAAAGCCAAAGAAGAAGAAGAAATCAGTATGAATGATAATCCTGATGAAGTCTTTGATGATAGAAAAGATGTTATGAAACCAATTGAACCAGTATATTGTATAGTTGATAAAAACAGAATGGGCCCAGATAATCTGAAGTTCCAAGTATATATTGATTATCCAACTTACAGAATGCTTAATTACCCAAGTGAGAATATTAGTACTAGTTTCTATCATAATGGCAGTATTGAAAAAGTTATGATTGATGAAGATGAAAGTAAGCTTGATGAAAAATTAAGAGATACAATGCTTTAAGAGAATAAAATAAAAAGGCCGCGATGTAGCTGCGGCCTTTTTCCATTTTTACTCCTTAATAATCAACTTCCCGATTGCTGATTCTCCGCGAAACATAGTACGGAATGTCCGAGACAGAATTCCATAATTTCCGCACTCATTCGTGTCTGGAAACACTGACCAGCAGAATCCTGGAACATCCAATTTTAAGTCTTTAGAGTGATCATCAAGACGGAATACCTTTGAGACCTGTGTATAGGTATCCTTTTCTGGAACCCATGTCTCCACGGAAGTTCTCGGGCACCACAGATTGGAGGCATCGTATTCCTCCTCCGTTTCGTAATGCCCTTTGATCGTTCCTGTCTTTACTTTCCGACCATACGTGACGTATACTCCGCTATTTGGGCCGATCTTGATTTCGACCCCCAAAAATAGTCCGTTCCTTTCAATGCAATATGGTTCGTATAACGGGAGCGGTTTAACGTCGGGCCATACCGCGCCATCTCGTAATGTGACTGGAATGTCCGGGATTTCCACCCGGAATTCCTCCGGGGCCATGAATCGCCCCAGTGTCTCCCAGTATGGCGCAGATACTGCATCACCCAGTATTTCTTCAAACGGATAAAACTTAAAGTATTTCACTATCATTGTGGCTTTCATTTTGTCATCCTCCGAGGGCAGTTGCCCAAAAACGCAGAGCCAGTTGTTAAGAGGATCTAGGATCACTCTCCAAACCTAGCTGATGGACATTGATTATATGTCCTGTCACTGCCCTAATATATATACAAATGAAAATAGAAAAATAAATAAAAAGAAGACCTAAATAGTATAGGTCTTCTTTTAATCTTATAACCAAAGAGTAAATTCTAAGTCATCTAACCTATAGATAATTTTACCTCTAGTTTGTGCTCCCTTTATCTTTTTTAGTTCAGTTTCTTCTTTTACTACGACATTATACTTTCCAGATATTTCTTCTTTAATCAGATCAGCATTAATTATAGACATATGGAAAGTACGATAATACCATACTTTTATATACTTGTTTTCATCTTCAAGACAAAATAATGTAAACCAATCTTTATATTTACCACATATAACTGGAATTTCGTGCATATGTCGATTACCCTGAGTTAACCCTAAACAACTCATAACAAACACCTCCAAAGAGATTAAGATACTTTCATTATATACTTATGAATAAAGCATAGACTAAATAAAAAGAAGACCCTAAACTTCAGGGCCTTCTTTTTAATATTATAGTTACTTCTCGTTCTTAACGCGTTCGATACGTAAGCCTTTCAAGCAATCCCACAATTTCGGGGAATACTCTGATTTATAGCTACTTACGAAAATAGCGTGCCGGATGCAATATATGATTGCTTCCGGCACCCGAAACAATCCGCAGCCAACAACGTGTGCTGCGGACAACCCGCAATCGATACTAACGTTAAACATCGTATACCTCCACCTGCCCGAGATAAGACAGTGGGTTAACCAGGTTAACCTCTGTCGAACTGCGTTTTGCAGTTTCTCTGAAAGCAGATTCACTGTCCTAATATATATACAAACAGAAATTGGTTATAGAACCAATAATAAAAACTTGATCAGATCAGATTCGAACTGATGACCTTCACTAATGTGATACTCTACCTCTGAGCTACTGATCACCCTCTCGGGAAAATATATAAAACTTAAATACGCTCTTTTAATATACATATAAACAAGAATTAAAAAGAAAACTCCTAGGTGTGTGCTAGGAGTTATAAATTGTTATTATTTAATGAAGTCTTGTAAAGTAAAAGCTTTGGTATCAAGCTTTTCTTTGACAATCTTTTCTTCTTTTTCCTTTTCAAGACGAATTTGCTTTTTCATGAATCTGGCAATATCTTCTTCAGACTCAATATCATTAATAGACATATCTTTAGGATTATATTTCTCAATGGTTACATCCATATTAGGAAGTGCTATGAATGACCACCATTCAGATCCATCATACTCGGATCTTTTGAGATATGACTGGTCATTAAATACTACTTGGCATCCAAGCCATACTACTTCGCATCCATAACCGTTGTAATAGTTAAAGTCTGAAGATATCCTTTCAAAATCTTCCCAAGAAACAGCTGTGGAAGGATCTTTATGAAAGAATTCTTTTTCCTTATTTTTAACTACCACATGATGCACGTCCTTAGGAGAATGCCCACTCTTTTCAATTGCTTGAATAGTTTCTTCAAGCAAATTGATGTTAGGCTTGTCATATGACACACTAACACCTCCAACAAAAGATATTTATTTTGAACTACTCTATTCACACACAAAAGAGTAGTAGATACTTAGTTAATATATTTATGAAAGACAGAGCAAAAAGAAACCTATGCCTAATGTTACAGCATAGTAAAGAAAACATATAGTTTTCTTTTCCGTGAAGGTTTCTATCTCCTATCCTTATAAGGACGGGCGCTTAGTCTCTGATACACCAAACGGGGTGAGTGTATCTTCACTTAAGCACCTACCTTATAGAGCAGGTTAGGAGATCCAACACGATACGCAGCTCAGCTAGCTTGCGCCTGAATCGGCAAGCTCAGAACTGAGTTACGCAGCCCCAGATTACTCATAGGACACTCGTATAATATATATACAACCTGAATTAAGTTTTATACATTAGATAACAAAAAGAAACCCCACAGTCATCACGACGTTGGGTTTCTTTTATTTTAGCAAACTTTTACCTCCTTCTTTCTGGCGATCTTGCATGCCAGAGAACACCCCCAAAACAACATAAGGGCCACAGTAAGAAGTGTAGGTCTAATACTATTAACAGTCGCCCCAGTATATAACCACGTTGGGATTACTGACGCCAGAATATTCCAACTGCTGTGATTAATGTACCAGAAAACTTTCATACGCTTATTGCTATAATGGTAATAGCACAACCCAGATGCCGCGTGAAGCAGCATCATTGGCAGTCTAAATACCATAAACAACCCGACTCCAAACCACGCGATCTGGTAGGAGTAGAGAAAAGCCTCGAAGAAAGCATAAACTACCGCTTCTTTCTTGCTGCTGCAGTGCCTCATCTTAAAGGATTCTTCTAACCATGGAACCCAAAGGCACATCACTACGGATGTTACAATTCCAAACGCACTCATTGCTACGTAATAATGATTATTGATGCTATATACGCAGCCCCCTACAGCAACCCCCGCTACGATCAACGGCTTCCACATGGTGCAAATGAAATCTTTGAGATACTGTTTCATAGTATCCCTCCTACTCCACCTGAGCAAATGCCAGGCCGACCCACTGGTCTGCACCTTGGCTAGACACCGACCGATTCGGTGTGCTCTAATAGTAGAGTCACTTGCGTAATATATATACAACTAAAATTAAGTTCTAGCAAAAAGAAAAGTTCATTTCGTATACAGATAATAATTATTTTTGAACTATTCTTTTTTATTTCAGTCAAACATCCCTTAATTTAAATTAACTACTTTTCATCTGGATATAATTCACCAGCTACAAATACTACAGTTTGATATCCAGTACTATTGATAACTATAAATGATCTGCCATCAAAAGTATAAGGATATCCACTATTAGAACTATCACTAACAGTATTGTTATGTCTGTTATCATCTTTGTTCACCTTATAAAAGATGGTATCTCTGTAACTACTCATCTTCTTCATCCTCTTCAGGAGAACAAATCGTGATAGCTCCAATTGAATCTAATGGGACTATGTACTTATCATTTTCCATTATAAAGTCTTCATCAGACTCATCTGGAAAATAGATATTGATCTCAAGATGAAGTTCACCAATTAAATTAGTGATAACTTCTCTCTTGGTATACATACCCATTTTCTTTAATTCAGAGTATTCATCTTTAGAAAGCCTTATAATGCTTTCTTTCTGATGATTGCTCTCAATCAAAAACCTATTGTCCGCAAAGTTGTAGTAGTTGTAATTATAGTCCATTACAATCTACCTCCTCATATCGTACTCTCCTTTCAAAAGAGTAATAAAGTGTATAGTCTAATCTAAACGAAAAGACTTTTCTGAATGACTCAAACAAGCACTATTACTTGCTTGAATAAATCAGTGGATTAGACTGACTTACACTTATGAAATATATATGTATGTGAGAAGTTAATAAAAAATATAGTGGGCGCATAGACTCCCACTATATTTCTGTAAAACTACTCGTCTACGATGTCACACAACTTATCATACATCATATCAAGTACTTCTAAATCCTTTTGAGCATTAACCATTTTTAAGATATCATTTCTCACTTCCTCTATTTTCTTATTCAATTCAGATTCTGTAAACCTATATCCGAGCAGATCTAATACTAAACATTTTTTCTCATCATTAAGCGCATACTGCCATAATACATACTTCCACTGATTAAACTTCACACAATTCCAATGAGGCTCGTCATCAGCTGCCTCGATATAACTAAGCCTTGGAATATCGAACATATCCTTAAGTATTTCATTAGTTGATACACGAACACTTACATCCTCTTTAGAGAAGTCCTTAATAAGTTCGGATGGTTTGTTATATACTCGAACATCTACACCCATCTTATCAAGAGCTTTCTTAACCTTCTCCCACGGTGTTTCGTAGAACATCTTCTTTTCCCACTCGCGCTTTACATAGTCATACATTTTAAACCCTCCTTAGGGTAAAATAGATATTGTCTTCCTATAAAAGGTAAGACAGTATAATTATATACATATAAAGAAGAGAACTTTTATTTAGAGGATTCTCTTTTATAAAGATTTAGTTCTATTGATTGCTTAATAAAAATAAAGAGCAGTTTTACGTCATGCTCAGGACAGGCTGGTTACTTGATGATCTTCAGAACTTCGTCCGCGATTTCTTCTGGACAGTCCTTAACTCCCACGGCTTCTCTGAATTCGCTCAAGATTTGGCGCAGGTTCTCTGGCAAATGCCCGAGTTTCTCAAGGTCGTTGTAAATCTTCACTACAGAGAAATTGAAAACTTTCTCACCAAGCGCCTTTAAGAGCTCTTCATAAAGAGGGTAGTTTAAAGACTTAACCCACATATTGTGGGTTGTCTCTGAAGCAGTTCCCTTCAGCTCTTTGTGGATTACCAAGTACCACGTATACTGAATTGTCATTTTTATCCACCTCCACGGTTAAGGGATGACATACCCTTGTAAGATATTCTATTAATATATATACACCCAGAATTAAAAAAAAAGAGAACCCTCATATAGAGGATTCTCTTCTTTATTTTTTAATAAACTTTATAACTTCTTTAGCAACCCATTCAGCAGTCTTTTCCATCATATATTTTCTTGGGTCAGCATTCTTATATGAATCTAAATATACAGTACTGAACATATCTTTCTCAATCTTTTTAATAGGCAATACTTCATGATGTTCTCTATCTAAAGCATGACCTAATTCATGTGCAATAATAAAGATATACCAATCTTGCACAGAAGTCTGGTTAGCTTTCCAATAATTCCAAACTGCTTTATAGTCTGGATTAATATAGATCTTACCGTTATGACAGTATGACCCACCGGACCATCCTATTGGTTTACCTTTAACTATACTACCATCATTATAATGTGGAAATGGTGAGATAACTAATTTGATATAAGATAAGTCTACGCCAAACATCTTATTGATTACTTTAACTACTATACTATAGCAAGTTTTAATTGTGTTTCTAACTGAAGGATTAAGTAATTGATCTACTATATAGTTACTCAATGAATCACAGTATGATTCTTCTTGTAAAGTACTAGTAGTACTATTTTGTATCTTAAGATCTATAGTGTAACTAGTTTGTATTATAGATACTTTAGGTCTAGTATAGTTATGATAAACTATATGAGCTAATTCATGAGCTATAAGATTATATAAAAATAATTTATAGTTTCTAATTGATTGAAGTTTCTTAAACACTACTATTGGTCTAATACAAATTATTTCTGGATTGGTTTCCCAGCAAGCACATCCATCACTATCTTCATAACCACTAATTGGTCTAGCCTTTTCATCTAATACCTGATTACTAAATATAAGTTGTACTTGAGATAGATCTATATTAAACTTAAGCTTATAATAGTGTTTAACTATATTAAAGATTTTAATAATCTTTTCTTTCATTGTGGTATACCATTAAAAGCTATTGATTTAGCTCTATATCTTACATCATCTGTAACTTCTTTACCAAACCAATTGGGTGGGATAAATTGTTTAGCAGATCTTATATCTGGAAATTCTACTTCTACAGTGATAAGTCCTTTAGCATTACCACTATATATTGAGATACCAGCAAATCCTATATCAACAACTGTTTTTGATAATGATGCTTTTGATACTTTTTTAAGTGAGTTATATTCTTCAGGAGTAAGCCTCTTTTCTATTTCGGTTCTAACCATTCCATTACCGGATTTAATAGCCATTTTATAGATTACTCCATATCCCTGTATTTGGATCTTACTACATCTTAACTCACCAGAACCATCTATCAAAACATAATTATGAACTAACTTATGTACAGATTCAATCTTAAATTGCTTAAGATTAGGTAATCTATCAATTACCCAGACCCTTTCTATTTCTTGGCCTGATTGAAATGCCATTTATAACAACTCCTTTATAGAGATTTAGTTCTACTATTTGTTCAATAAAAAATAAAAGAAGAGCAGTTTAACGTCATGCTCAGGACAATTTCTTAATAGGTTTCTTCCTCCACAAGCCCCTTGAAGTACACTACTTGCTGTTCACCGTATGCATTCCAGCTAAACGAATGTTTCTTCTTAGCTTCGTCAAGAGTATTGAATGGACCGGCGATAAACACATCAGCGCTTGGTGCGGACATACCATTCGCTGAGGATGTACCAACAACGCAATACCATTTACTGCATTCTTTTTTGCTTCCGAACATTTTATTTCCTCCTAAAGATAAGATTGCCCCACATAGTAAGGTTACTTTCTTAATATATTTATAAAAAAATTTGAACAAATATAGAGTATATATTTTACAAAGAAAAGAGGTGAATCCTTTGAAATATAGATTAGTTCCTTTATTAGAAAACAGTGCTTTCAGCAATGTAGATTGGATTAAGAGGGCATTTAGAAAAGTTAAAAGATTTTATAAAGAAGAGTTAGACACTAATTTAGACTATATGAAGTTAAAGTTTACAACTAAATGTTACAATGAAGATGGCACTATTAAGACTGATGCTGATACTAATGTACCAAAGAAAGGTGCTGGAGATTGGACTGAAAAACATATAATCTATATTAGACCTAATCAAGTTACTTTAGAAACTCAGCATATGGATGAGTTTAATAAAGAAAGATTTGTAGCACAAGTTATTGCACATGAATTAGCACATGAATGTTTGCATAACAAGTTATTTACTTTAAGAGAAAAAGGTATACCTATGGCTAGAACTAGATATGTTAACACATTCAAGAAAGGTTCTGATGAATACAAAGAAGAATTATATGCTGATTCAGTAGGCAACTATGTTGCACAAAAGCTTTATAGTGAAGAATAATTTTGAACAAATTAGAGAGTACTATGGATTAACTCAAAATCCATAACTAGGCTCTCTAATTTTTTTATATACAGCATCAGACCATTGTGTCAATAACCTTATACATTATTGTATGAAGCCATGCTTCTTATTGACTACCCTAAGTCTGGTTTTACCAGGAAACTACGTTATTGAAGAAAAGATAGGCACCTGCGAACGTTTGTCCTAATTTACAGCTCTGCGGCTAATGATTAAACGGTTCTGAAAGGTAGGGACAGTGTTATTAGCATATAAAACCTTCAAATAACATTGGGTAAGGGCACCTAACTCTACTTTTGTAGAGAGTCACTTCTTTTGTTAGTGACTAAATTTTATGTAGTAAGGAGGTAACCTTATGGTTTATGTATTAAGCAAAACAGGGCAACCACTTATGCCAACTAGTAACCACAGAAAAGTAAGGTTACTTCTTGAGTCTGGTAAGGCAAAGGTTGTCCGTAGAACGCCATTTACAATTCAATTACAATATACTTCCCACACCTATAAACAGAATGTTAGTTTAGGTGTAGATACTGGAAGTAAAGTAATTGGATTATCTGCAACTACTAATAAGCAAGAGCTGTTTGCAGAAGAAGTAACTATTAGAAACGATATAGTTAAATTATTGTCTGTTAGGAGTCAGCATAGACATGGTAGAAGAAGTAGAACAACTAGATATAGGAAACGAAGAACGCTTAATAGAAGTAATTCCAAGCAAAAAGGATGGCTTTCTCCAGCCATTAAAGCTAAAATATTTTATCATATTAAAGTTATAGATAGAGTGCATCAAATACTTCCTATTAATAATATTATAATTGAAACTTCTGCATTTGATATGCAAAAAATAGTGAATCCAGATATAATTGGTGACGAATATACAAAAGGCCCTCAATTGGGTTTTTTAAATGTAAGAGAATATGTGTTATCTAGGGATAACCATGAATGCCAAATTTGCCATGGAAAAAGTAAAGATCCGGTGTTAAATGTGCATCATATTGAATCTAGGAGAGTTGGTGGTAATTCTCCTACTAACTTAATTACTTTATGTAAAACTTGCCATCATAAGTTACATTCTGGAGAGATAACTACAAATTTTAAAAGAAAAAGACCATTAAGAGATGCAGCATTTATGTCAATATTAAAATCTAGATTATATAATCTTCTTAAAAACAAATATAAAAATGTTAAAGAAACTTTTGGATATATAACAAAAGCAGTACGTATAAGTAATAATTTGCCAAAAGATCATTGCGTTGATGCTAGATGTATATCAAATAATCCTTTAGCAAAAGAATCTAATGTATTATATATAGCTATTGTAATAAGAAGACATAATCGAAGAATACATCAAGATGCTATAAGAAAGGGTGGTACAAGAAAGATTAGACAACTTCCTAAATATGTTTTAGGATATAGAATGTTTGATAAAGTAAGATGTGATAAAGGTGAAGGTTGTATATTTGCAAGAAGATCTTCCGGATATTTTGATATAAGACATTTAAATAACGAAAGAATGTATGCTGGTGGATCATATAAAAAAATTAAGCTAATAGAAAGAAGTAATACTCTTCCTATAGAAGGAATTAAACGGAATATTGATAGGGGTGATGATGATGCCTAATCATCAAGTAATTATTAGACGAAGAGACTATATTGAGGAATATAAGAAGTTAGTATACGAACAGTATGCTAAAGAACATATAGTAATAGAGTGTACATATTATCATTTAGATAAAGATGAATCAGTTTATGATCAGAACTATATGAGTACTTATAGAAGTGATGGTAAACTTACTGGATTAAAATATAGTAAGATACATCATTTAGCAGTATTATTTGGTCAGAATGCTACACCACATCCATTAAATAGTTCAGAGCAAGGTCTTAACTTTATGGATCAAAGAACTAGTATAGTTATAGATACAGTTTGTGGTTTAAATCCGCATCCTGGTGATAGAGTTATTTTTAAAATCTCTAATGACTATAGTACTTGGGTAGTATCTAATGTGAGTAAATCTGGTACATTTGATACTACTTATAATCAATGTGAATTAAAGCAAGAGATGTTCAATTATAACTTTGAAAAAGAAAATGTTTTAGATCAAGAGTATATGTATGATGAGTTTACAAAAAGAATATATAGTTTATCTAATGCTAATAACTATGAAAGAAATATAGTTAGGCTTAATGAAGTAATAGACTTCTTAAATAATGATGACAATTATCACGATAATATTGGTTATCACTTTATTGGTAATGTAGCATTTCCTCAATTAGAAACTATAGTTGCTACTCATGATAAGATATCGCCTCCATTAAAGATACTCTTAAATGAAGGTTTTGATGTAGAGATACCTACTAATAGTATCTTTACATTATGGACTATGATAAGTAATTTTGATACTAAAGCAGATTTATTAGATAAAGCATATACCACTGCTAAAGATAATGTTCTTAACCCTAAAGTAAACTTATGGTCTGGATATAATGAAGCTTTAATTGGAAAAGCAGGTGCTCCAGTATCTACTTACTTTTATGGTAAAGATAAAGATGATTTTAATGCTGCCACAGAATACTTACAGAAATGTGCTAAAGGAAATAAGTATTATAAGACATTTATAAAAAAGCATCCTGATAGCGCAATATGCAAGTTAGCAGATGAAATAGCTCAATTTAACTTTACAGATAATACTATGGTATATCCTGAACATATGATTAGTACTAACTTATTTGAAGCTATGGTAGAGTATTGCCAAATCAATAAAGAATTGTTAGATATAGAGAATAGTAAGGTGGTGTTAGAGTAATGGATATACCTGAAAATATATGTAGTCAGACTATACATCAAGTAGAAAAACAATTCTTATCTAGAAGAGTTCCAATTAAGTTATTTAAACAGCTTATAACAGCATCTAAGGATCTAGATTTTACTAAGCTTAATGATCCAGTAATTAAGTCAAGATATATGGAATCTAGAAATAAGATTGAACCTTATTTTAGAAGAGTAATCCAGCAAGATGTTTATTCTAATTCAGAAGATAATAGATATGAAGAGTTTATAAACTTATTAATAACATTGTTCTCTATATTTGATGCAATCATAACTGGTAGATTGTATATTACAGATATTGCTCAGCAAGAAACCACAATAATAAATGACTTCTTAGATTCATATGGGTTTATGATACATAGAATATTTGAGAATCAGGTTAAAGTAGATTTAGCCCAACATATCTATAGAAACATTAGATTAAAAGGAACTACTACTTTGCTTACTATTTTATTATCTAATATTGGGTTTAATGCATATCAAATAGATGAATATGAACTGAATTGTTTAGATGGTAAGTTTGTTTTAGTACCTCACACTACTTATAAGAGTCATGGAGCTAGCGGGCAAGAGTTAGAAAATAGTTATGCCTATGTAGAAGAATTAGATGATATACTGTGGACTGTTAGTGATGATGAATTAAGAACAATATTTAATCAATCGTTATCTATGTTACTTAAGGTTGATGAAAACCCTGAAGAAGAGGATCAAGAAGAAGAGCCTTAATAAAAACAAAAGTAAAAGGGCCTTTTAGGCCCCGCACATTCCTGCGATGGTGCATCCAATTTCGACTGCGGTGAAGATTCCATCCGCGAGGTTGCGGAGGCCTTCGTTTTCAATCATCGGCAGAGTGTGGTTTTTGATGTGCGTGGTGATAGCTCCCGCAACGGTTGCGAAGCTGATTTTCATATCAGTCTCCTTTCTCCCAGATTTCAGGGCTCTGGGATCTAACCCGGCGCAGTGTCTTAATCCTTTCGCTGCTCCAACGCCAGTATATATATACAACTTAAAATAAGAGGGAGGTGAATCTATCTGTTTAATTCACTACCTGTACAAACATCTTACTTTACTATTAGTTCGTTAGTAGATCAAGATGTTATGAATAAGATAGCCATTGCTATGGATATCTTAAGACAATACAATGAAAATTTAGAAAACTCTGGTAAAGAAACCAAGATTTATGCTATAGATGGATATGGAGAAAGAGTTAGTTTTAAGGCATTAGTTTTTGGTTATTACTATGTGTTTAGTAGTATTTATGGAAGTGTAGATAGCTTTTATGGATATCCTAAAGATATGTACTGGAACCTATTATGGGGCGATGGTATCATTGGGTGGAACAGACCAGTTACTAACCCAACAATAGATATTCCAAAGGCTTTAACTATTTATACTCAATTAAATGCTTCGGCATCTTCTTATAAAGATAAATTTAGTAGAAAAACTGCTTTTAAGAAATTATTTTATAGAGATTATACTTATAGGCATAATGTTTTTATTGATGAATCAATACAATTAGATGATGCTGGATATATAAAAAATATCTCTGATGCCTTAAAAACCCTAGATCCTGATTTTTATGAGTTTATAACAAATAAACTGAAAGAGCTATGGGATTTAGCTGCTAATGAAGCTAAGAATGTTTCAGTACCAACCAAGTTAAGATTCTTATTTGATAATAGACCTGTAGCTAAAATGTATGATGCATTACCTGAAGATGAATCATATAAAGATGGCTTATTAAATATGAACAGCTCTGTTATACAAGCTAATCAGTTCTATTTAACTTTCTTAACTTCTTTTGAACAGATTGTTTATCAGTATACAAAGCAAACCTTTCCTATAAAACTTTTAGGTACTTTAGCTAATCTGTATTCGTCATATGTTAAATTAATTACTAACTATGTTAAACCATATCATGCTAGACTTATAGATAAAGCTCCTATAATGAGGTTTGGTGGTGGTTTAGAAGAAAGTGTAGCGGTTGGAGATATACTTAGATTGGATCCAACAGTTCAAATCTATAGCGATGTGGTTAGATGGAGATTTGATAATCCTTATGACTATAGACCTGATGAATATGATAAGCTTGATAAAATTTGGGATGAGTTTTGGGTAGGTGGAAAACCAACCGATTCTGAAGATGATGAACCTTGGGACGGAATTCATTATTATGAAGATACTGAAGAATCTGGTATAATTCAAAGAATAGAAGATAAAGAAAACTACTATCATAGAATTGATGACGAGTTATTATATACTGATAACAAATTACGTCAGAATGACATTTATGAAGATATAACTATTACTTCTGATAAAACTATCAGAAGCTCTAAACCAAATTTAGATAATATTCCATTTAGTTTGTATCCATCTTCTTTATACGAAAAGTATAGTCATAAATGGGTTCCTAAAGATCCATTAGATCCTGAAAACTATAAAGTATATGAAGATTTAATTAGATTTGGAACTAGTAAAGAGCAGTACGCTCTTATGATATCGAATGGTATGATAAAAGAGGGAGATTTTCCGTTAAGATATGCATTAGCAGAAACCCATCCTAGTATTGAAGATATGATAGAATATGATTGGATAAACCAGTATGTTGAAAACATTTCTGATAGAGATCTTTGTATTATTACTGATTCATATACCGATAAGGATATTTATAGAGTAACGGATATTAACTTTAAGCATAAAGATTACGATATTGATATTACTGGTAGTAAGATAGGTATCTTTACTAATGATATGAATCATATGTGGGTCTATACTAAAGAAACTGATAAAACATTCAAATGGAACTTAATAGAACTTCCTGTTATATCGGATATATTTAACAGAATAGAGCCTCCTAATGTTTTGCATAGAAAGATAACATTTACAAATGGACATGAGATAGACGTGTCTCCATTTAGAAATTTAAGTGATAATAGTACTTTCTTAACTAATTTAGAAATGCCAAAGAAGAACTTTAACTTTATAAAGTTTTTCTTATTTATCCCTGCTCATACAAAAGCTATTCTTCCAGAAATAGAGTATACTAGCAGGAAGAAAATTTGATATAAAGAAAGGTGAGAATAGATTTGTTTAGTGATAAAATAAACTTAAAAGGTCATATCAGAATAACTGATTTTGATACTAAAAAAATTATAGTAGATACAGATAATCATATTGTTATTTCTGGAAGAAGATGGCTGATGCAAAGAATGTTTAATATGCCAATTACACAGGATAGTAATGCTCATACTTGGTTACCTGGCTGGTTTGGTATTGGTTCAGGTGGGGCTTCAGTGGATGCCCCATTTATCCCAATCTGGCCTACCGATGATGATACCAGCTTATTCTACCCAGAAGAGTTTTCACAGGAAGGTGCTCAGTATAGTTCTACAAATCATCTTTATAAGATGGTAGATTCAATTAGCTTTCCTAATGATCTTACAGCTAAACTCACTATGACTTTAGATTATCAAGATATGGTTGATAAATACATCAATGAAGCTGGAATGTTTGTTGGAGAAGTATTAGAGTATACTAACGAAAATTTCTTAATGTTTTCACATGTTACATTCCCAACCTTTCCTAAAAGTATATACCAGAAGTTAACCTTAGAATGGTTCTTCATGTTTTAAAAGAGGTGAATATATATGGCAGTTATTACAACTGATTTTGGTTCTATACAGACTAGAAATATCGATCCGCATTCACCAGTAACTTCAGAAAACCATAATAAGTTACTTAAAACTTTTGGTACTAGTAAGATGTATGTGGATGGATTTGATACAACTTTTTATGTAGAAGGTAATCAAATTCTTGTCGATATTGAAAAAGGCACAGCATTTGTTCAATACATGGTTATTGAAACCACATCTGCTGCGACATTAGAAGTTAGTGAACTACCAACCAATTCAAAAGAACTTTACATTGTTTTAGAGTATACCTATAGAGCAATTAAACCAGTTCCTATAGCATATCTTAAAGTAATCAGAGCTGAAAATTGGAATCCCACTAATCAATTAAGGCTGTATAGTCTTTATACTAATGAGTGGACTTCTCTTACTACAGGTAGATTAAGAGATTGGTTAAGTGATCCAGCCTATTTTACAGATTGGAGAACCAAACAAGAAAATACTCCAGTTTGGGCTAATAAGACATATTTGAGAATTGACGGAGATAATATAGCTGATGGATTAAAAATTAACCCTCCTGCAAAGGGATGGGATAATGCAGATGGAAATCTTGTTGTTAATAAAGATTATGTTGATAACCAAATTGCAAATCATAATGATCAACATAGAGATTTCTTTGTAAAGAAATACATTGTTGATCCGTCAGATCCTAAATATAACAGAATTGAAGATTATTTGGATGTGTATATGCCTAATCCATATCTTAATTTATCTGATTCTAATGATGAAGAAGGAAGAGGTTTAAAAGTTACTGCTTCGGCTGGTACAGTTGAAGTTGAATTAACTTACAATAGAATGCAGATAGTTAAACCTGGACTTAGTGACGAGACTGGTAGTAATATAATTAGCGATATTAGTGCTGATGGTGTTACTGGCGCTATATGGTCAGATATTGCTGAATACTTTATTACTGATATGACTGAAATGCCAGAACAGGGTGCTTGCATTTGTGTTAAGAATGGTAAAGCAGTTTTATCAGATATGGAAGCTGACACTTCTGTAATTGGATGTGTTTCATATAAACCAGCTTATATACTTGGTGGTACTACTGATTTCAAGAAAGAATTTGAAGAAAATCATAAGATACCAGTTGCTGTAGTTGGTCAAATAAAAGATGTTAAGGTTTATTCAGATACAGATATTTACTCTGGAGCACTTCTTATTTCAGGTAAGGATGGATGTTTCAAAGCTATAAATCCATCTATGTGCAATGGTTCACATATTGGTAAAGTTTTAGTTCCTGTTCATAAAGGACATGGGAAGTATTATTGCTTGATTAAGTAACAAATTTATGATATAATCCTTCTCAGAATAAACCACATTCTGAGGAGGATTTTTTATATGAAATTGAAGTATTATAATAATGGTGTAATTATGCTTAAACCTGGACCTGATTACTTTGATATTATGGGTGTTGATTTTAAAGATCCTACAGCTAGTATTACAGGATATCAAAGACTAGCTCATGTGTTTTGTAATGATACAGAAGGATTTTCAATACAGTTTTATAATTACGAATTAAACTCTTTTCCTAAAGCATATTATGCGTATCTTAAAAAGATGATTAAAGAAGATGCTTTTTTAGAGAATATAGAGATTCTTTTAAATAATAATATTCATAATATAAAAAAAGCATTTATGATTAGTTGGAAAGACGATAATAAGGATACTAAAATCACTAGATTGTTCTATTATATTTTTAATGTTATAGTCAGAAACTGCTTATCTTCAAAGGATAATATTGATTTAACAAATACTAATAAAACAACTTTAACTGGATCCAATGGATATGAAAGAGTAATTCTAGATTTTAATGTCGAACAAATATAGAGAAATATTTAGAAAGAGGTGATGATTACTAGTGTGGACAGAACCAGATGTTGCTTCTCATATAGAAGATAGAGGAGATTATAGACTTCACAACTTATTTGAGAAGCTGATTATAAATGTTGAACAAACCGCTATAGGAAACTATAAGTATGACACTACAGGCCAACCTATAACTAAAATAGAAGTATATGATGTGTCGTGCCCAGCTCTTATGGAAAACTTCTTTGAATTAAGAGATGAATGTGACATATACGAAATGCAGTATACTGATGAGTATAAAACACCAACTATTGCCCATGACCAGTATAAAAATGTTACACTTAGTCCTCTTATTCTTCTTATGAATAGTAAGTATACTAATGCAGATTTTGTATTAGATACCAGTGAAGAATATAAAATGTTGTCTTCAGAATTAGTTATAGATCTTCTATGTAAATCTGAGTCTCAAAACCAACCGAATACAGTTACAGAAGTAACTGATCCGGATGAATATGAACAGCATATACGCAAATTAAATATGCATAGAGACGATCATAATCCTACACTTGATCGTCTTTTTTCTAACAAATTTAACATTAGTATGAAGGATGTTAAAAATACTTTAGGCTATAAAAAATTAGTTCACGATATCGGTGAAGATGCCGTTAAGAAAAATATAATGAAACTTACTTCATACTTCAATAAAGGAGAGTAATAATGTATAAAGGAATATCTACATCACCTACAGATATATTAGGTGGAATGAATGTCCCAGTACTTGGGGATGTGCCTAATCAGTCGATTCCTATGCAAAGCAACTTCTCTTCCGAACTAAATCTTAATAGCTATGAAACAAGAATCTTTTCCAATACTAGTATTCTGTATAAGAATCTTTTAGATTGGAGTAAAGTATATATCATAAAATTACCTAATCAATTATCTGCAGTACCTGCTCTAATCACTCAAACTGGGAAGATATGTTTAAATATGGATGTAGCTGCAGTACACCTTAACTTAAACAAAAATAATATAGTTATTGAAGACGCCAATGACTTTAGTGCAGCGGTATTGTTTGGGTTAAATATGTTATTGTTTACCCAAAAACAAGATCCATCTTTGTTGAGCATAGCATTTCATGCTATAGTTGATTTTATATATTCTTTAATAACGCAAGTATACCAGTTTGATATAGATTTTAGCAAGATCAATAATCAAGATATAGCTAATATGTATTGTGCTGTAGCTAAAATGGTTATCAATAACTATCTAGGTTTAGAAGGAACTAATGTAAATGGAGTTGCTAGAACTTTAACTCACTACTTTTTTTCAAAGGATACTAGGTCTAGAGTACCTTATGATCCATCACTTCTTCCAATAACTCCAGATATAGTGATTAACAACTATGCAGATTTGTTTAATTACTTTAACACACAAAATATACTTCCATCAACTTCTTTAGAAGATTTTAGAAACAAGGTTATTACAAAATTATCATTAACTGCTTTAATGTGCATGGCTAACGGACTAACTTTTGCTAGCATGATCTTAACTAGTAGACTCCCATCTAATGTATTCAATGATAGAGTTACTAAAGTAAAACCGCAATCTGCTAATAAACTTTTTTCAGCAGTACTTCAAGTATTGACTAAAGAGTATATGGATAAACGAGAGACTGAAAGACAAGGTGGGTTAATATCGTCACAGACTAATGGTAGTTGGCAATGAGTAATTATTATAATCCTGATACTACTGGTTATACTATAAAAGCTACTTTGAAACTTGGCCCTGAAAAAAAGCGTGTAGAAATAGACATAAGTAGATTTATTAAGACTATTACATATAGTATAGTAAACTTTGATTTTTTACCTTCAGTAGAGTTAACGTTTATTATCAATACTTATTATACTAATCTTTTATCTAATCCATATGAATTAACTTTAGAGATACTTGAAAAAGGTGGAAATAGTGGTGAAGATATTCCTAGAAGTAAAGTATCTGGAACTTTTGTAGCGTTTCCTTCTGATGTAACTACTATTAACAAGTCTAATGATACAGAAGACAATTCTAGAATAGAAATAACTGAAGTATTCTTCCCAAAAGATGTTAGTACTACAGTTAATTCAGAAACTACATTAAGTATTAGTAATGCTAATCTTTTAAATGCTATAAAGAAACTATTTAAAGCATCTTGTTCAGGAAGTTGTCGTCTTAAATGTGGAAAATTTTTCAATACTTCTTCACAATCTTATGTAGTGTTATCTAGAGATAAACTCATACCACACATTAAAAACTTATTCAATGTATATGGATTTTATAACAATTCTACTATAATGTATGCTGACTTTAATAATTTCTATATTCATAATGTTAATGAAACATTAGTTGGAGAAAAAGACCCATTAGTCTTTTATTGGAATAAAGAGAAGTTAACTGATAAGTATACTATCAATAAGTATCATTATTGGATACGAACTCCTCCTAGGATTACATCTAGTACAGGTGATAATTCTAATATGTATAGTCAGGAATTAGTTTTAATTCAGCACCCTAAACACACTTTATATAAAAAGACAACAGCTAAGTTAAAAAAAGAAGCTAGAAAAAATAAGACCACTGCACAAGTTAATAGTTTTGACTATTACGATATAACTAAAAAAACTAAAACCACTATATTTGCTGGTAATAACGATACCATCGCTGGACTAACTAGATTATCTAGTGAAATGTCATATAACATTACTGCAGATGTAACTGTAATAGATCCTATGATATTAACAGATTGGGTTATTGGTAGAAAAGTAAAATTTGATACAGATATAACAGATTACTTTGGATTTGATATGAGTGGATATGTTTCTGGATATACAGTTACTCTAAATAGTAATAATGGAGTTAAATGGGATGGAATTACAGAACTTACCATAAGTATAGTGTCGAATGGAGCGTTCATAAAATGAGTGCACAAATTTTTGATGAAGTAGATTACAATGTATATAGACTCAATAAAATTTGGGATAAAATAGAATCTAACCCGGTACAACTTACTGAGGCCCCACATGAATATGATTTTGACAGCTATCCAAAATTAGATACTAAAGCGGCACTAGACATTCTAGATATAATTTATCAACAGAACAGTTATATGCTGTATAAAGAGCCATGGTATAAGTATCTTTTTATTAGATTAAAAAAAGATATTAAACGTGGATTTGTATCTATGATTAATATACAACCAACTATGCTTCAGAAAACTATTAGGTTTTTTTCACCATTACTTTCTTTGTTTAGTGGAATAGAAATGTTTAAAGATGCATTAGATAAAACCAACATGTTTTATGAAACTTGTATAATGGGAGTCTATAATAGTTATAAAAATAAAATGTTAATAGTTGTTAACTATATTGACAAATCACAAGTAAGCTTAGACATGCTTAAAACAATATTGCACGAGTATTGCCATTTTTATGCTAGAAAGCATCATGATTTATATGTTAATCTTTTTGAAGATATGGTTGGTAAATTTTATAAAGAAGTTATTAAAGCTACCTCAATTGGATTTAAGTTAAACATTGATAGAGTTACTGCTCAAAGATTATATGAATGCATTATGAAATGGAACTTTTATAAATTAGATAATTTAAAAGCTAAAAAACATAACTTTCAAAAATGTATAGAAGAAATGTCTGAAATACATGAAGAGTTTACTACAGCATACATTAACATGCTTTCATCTAGAATAGAATACAAACAAGATGATTCGTATAAAAATAGCGCTGAAATTATGAGGCAAGCATATTCTGTAATATCTGACCCTACTATTGCAGCACATATTGTACAAGTAATATATAACTATCAAGAGTATTATTGTGCAGATGAAATCATAGCAGTAATGTCTTTCTATAAACCCAACTATAAACCATATTTACAAATGTTAGAAAGTCTGGTGTAATAATCATGCCAGAAATTAAAAATGCCATAGATGCTGCACTAGAAAAAATCAAATGCAGAGATATAGAGACTGGGTTTAAGTATTTTCTAGAGAACTATGCAATGCTTCCTGAATCTGGAACTGGTAGATTGATACATTTTAAGCCTTGGCCTATACAGGAAGAAACTTATATAAAAACTTGGGTAGATATTTGGAAGAAAGAAAGAGAAGCTTCTGAAAAAGGAACCAAACCAGAAAAGAATGGTATTATCTTTATGGCATCAAGACAGTGTGGTAAAACACAGTTATCTGAAGCTTTATGTGCTTGGTTATTAACTAGTTTTGATAACTACGAAATATTACACTTTACTAAAGATACTACCTTTGCTAAAAAGACAATATCTGAAGTACATGCTATGATAGATAATCTTCCAAAGTTCTTGAGACAAGAGTATTTAACTGATACTAAAGATAAGGGATTTACTTTAGCTAATGGATCAGCATTTAGAGTTGAATCAGCTAACAGTTCTAGTAAAAAGGGTGGTTCTTCAAAAGGTAGAGGTTACAGACCACTTTTAGTATGGATAGACGAGGCCGCATTTGTTGACCTTAAAGAACACTTATCAGCTATACTTCCTGCTACATCAATGAGCTTTACAGTTGCTTTAAAGAACAAGATTCCTTATGGTCTTATTTATACTTCTACACCTAATGGTAGAAGTGGAACTGGGCAAGGTTTCTATGAAGAATGGTTAGCTTGTGAACAAGGAGATCCTACTAATCTTATAGCAGTTAAATATCTTTGGAGTCAGACTGGAGTATATGATGATAAATGGTTTGAAGGAGTTTGTGCTTCAGAGCATTGTACTCCTGATAGAATTAATGCTAAAGTAGATCAAGAGTATAACTTAAAGTTTATAGCAAATGATGCTTCTCTTTTTCCAAATGAAATCATGGGAGATCTTCAGGATATCAATAAAGCTACTAAGCCTATTAAAAAAGAAGAGTTTATAGATGGGTATATACATTGGTTTGAATTACCTAATCCTAGAGAAGGCTATATAGTTGGTATTGATACTGCTACAATGGATGGAACAGATAGTTCTACTATTGAAGTTATAAACTATACCACTGAAGAACAAGTGTGTGAAGGTAAGTTTAAATGTTCAGTAACAGACTTCTGTGAAAAGTATATACCAAAAGTATTAGATTATTTACCATTCAAAGTAATTGCTATAGAAAAGAATGGTGTAGGTAATCAAACATTAGAAATGCTTTCTAAAACATATAAGTTTGATATCTTTGGGGATTATACAGATATCTATGAACCCAAACTTGGAATTCATTCTAATACCAATAATAGAAAGCTTTGTATAGAACAAATCTACAATCTTTTTATGTATAACTTACCTAAAGTAAAATCATATCAATTAAGATTAGAAGCAACTACCCTTGAAAGAAGAAACAATGGTAGAATTGAGGGAGTACCTCATGATGACCTTTGTTTTGCTATAGGTTGGTGTAGATACTTAATTGAACATGAGCAAGCTTTTTGTATTAAACATCTTTCTACAGTAAGAAACACAATGACCGCTACACAGCTCATTGAAATGATTCCAGATGTTAATGATAAATCTAAGTCTACATTCAATCCAGCTCTTTCAGAAAAGAATCAGAGTATACAATATACTTCTGGAGGATCTGAAGTAGTACAAAGACTAATATCTGAAAACTCTAGAAATTTCAGTGGAACTTCTGTAGAAGAGATGCAAGAAATGTTTGAGAAGTATGGTACTAAAAAGCAACTATACCAATCAGACGAAGATATATGGGACTTGATATAAATGGAAATAAATGAAATTGAACTAACTTACAAAGACACCGACTTATTAAAACAGTATTACAAACTGCTTACAGATGAGTTTAAAGATTTAAATGATACTACATTTGATAATCTAGTCTATAGACTTAAAAACAAAGAAAATCAAGACATCGCTGTAGTCAAGGTGTATCTTAATGAAGACAAGGAAATGCTTGCTGGTATTACATATGATTACTATGAACCAATACAAACAATAGGTTTACAGTTTATAATAGTTAATCCAAAATTTAGAAATCAAGATATTGGTAAGATAGTATATAAACGGATGGCATCTGCATATATGTATCATCTAAAGTTTGTATTTATTGAAGTAGATAAGTCTGGTTATTCTAAACCATTCTGGGAAAAGCTTGGTTTTAAAGATACTAAAATGCTATATATTCAACCAGCCTTAGAAGGGAAACTCCCCTGTGATTATTTTGAACTGTGGGTTAAAGAGTATAACAACAGTGTCTTAAATAAAAGAAATATTGATAACTTTATAGAGTATTATGACAAGTATGCCATAGAGTTGCCAAAAAAGAAAGAGAGCATTCCTCAATAGGTTTGCTCTCTTTTATTGTTAATGTTTAGCTACTAGTTTTGCGATATAACAGAACCTAGCGGTATCTTTAAATTTACATCTAGAGCAGGTACTATACTTTCCACATTCACGTTTTATATAGCGTATAATACTAGAATTGCTTCTCCATTTGTACGGAATCCAAATAGATTCTGTTTCTGCTCTGCTTTGCCTAACTCTGATATAATTATTAACACTAGTATATATCAACAATGTTTTTTGTTTACTTAAATTAATCATCTTTCTTTACCGGTAACACCCACCTGATTTAGCATAAATAATTATTATTAATCGGATTTAATATTTTTCTTAGTCTGCAGAAAGAAAACTTTCTTAGCTTACTAGCACGAGCACACATAAAGCATTTATCACAACTTACACTACGACAGTATTCTGAGATATCTTTAATTACTTTGGGAGTTTTTGGCTTGCCCCAGCAATCTGGTACATCTAAGATAAGATTGGAAAGAATCTTATTTTTTCTAGAATAGTTGTTAATAACTATATAGACTAACGTGTACTTTGTTCTATCCATAGATTTATTCACGTAACCTATTTATCATCTTTCTTTACTGGTAACACATGATTCACTATATTGCTTATATTAGTTCTAAAGTTACACATCTTCCAGCCACTAGAAGTATCTTTGAAAAACTCACAATTTTTACATCCAACAGCACTACAATGCGCATTAAACCTATATTTGCTTAAGCCCTTGATCTTTGGAAGTTCCCAAGGTCCTAACACTATTTCTAGAGAAGAGCTTGCATTTAATACAGAATTTAATATAAAGATATAGTATAACCCAGTTAAGTTTTTATTTAGTACAAACAGATAACTCACCACGTCTTTCTTAATGGATCAAACATAAATCTAACAGAACATAATCCATTTAGCTTTGGGTTTGTAGTTGTGAAAGAACACTTACTACAATAAGTACATCTACACATTCTTTTTAGTTCAAGCATTTTAGATGGAATATCTTTAAATCTCCATAGATTAGGAGTACGTTCAGTATATTTAATTCTTTTACTTCTGAAGAAGTTATTAACTACAATATAAGCCATGTGGTAATTTATTTTTTTCATAGTTATTTACCACAATGTCCGTGGCAGCTACTACAATTATGTGTACACTCTTGTAGTTCAGTAAGAATCTGTGAGAATCTTTTTCCATCAATCTTATCTCCGGGAAAATCTTCTCTTTGAGGAACTACTTTCTTATCCTTTCTAACATAAACCGTCCTGCCATTGATTTCTCTCATTTCAAATTCCATTAGATGTTTCCTCCTAATCTGTTAGTTAAAATATGAATCTGCTAAAAAGCCCCTATAGCAACTAAACTTTTTGGACGTAAATTTAGAATTAGAATTATCTAATATACAATCTTCACAACCCTTATTATTATGGCAATAGTCACTAACTAAACCTTCTTTAGAAAAATGATCGCTAGGTGTAAAGGACTTTTTACTAGCATATCTATTGTTTAATATTATATAAGCTAATACTATAGTCATTTTTTCCACACGAATCTTCTCAAATACACACTTAAACAGTAATCTTTATATGTATTTAGGATACAATTCTTACATTCACTTTTAACGCAAACATCGTTTATTATTTTTGCTAAAAGCGCACTACTAGATATATCTCTATTTAAACCACATACATTGTTATCATGAGTATAAAACAAGGCACTTATACTTATATCAGTTATTTGAATCACCACCCTAACTTATCGTGAAGTTCATAACAAAGCTTGCTTACATAACAGTCTTTTTTAGTATTTAACATCAAACAATTTCTACAAAGTTTGTCTTTACAATACCTGTCATATAAACACGTATTTCGACAGCCTTCCTCATAAGCTTCCGGATAGCTGTTCATAATTATTATATACGCTAAAATTATATCTGGTTTCACATAGATCCTCCTTTTCTTAACAAGTACATTCTCAACTTGCGTAACTCTCGTGATACAGATTTATAATAGCAGCAAGCGATTGTAGTTTCTTCTTCAATATATAACTTACATGAATAACAGCGTGGATTTGAATTGCAATAGCTTCCAATAGCTCCAGTTAAGTACTCGTCACTGTTTTGTGTTATCATATTGTTTAGCATTACATAAACCAAATACTTATTCATTTTGTTTATACTTACCTAAAATACTTTTTAATTTTACTTGAAAACAATCAGAAACTACTTTAGATCTTATTATTCTCATTTTACATTTTCCACAGTTACTATGACAATACTTTTCAATCAAGTTATTAACTCCTGATTTAGTGTATCGTCCTAACATATCATTACAGAATACGATATATGTAAACAATATATCCATAGTATCACCGCCTACCTAGTACATTTCCGACAACCTCTGGTCCCATCCTAGTACGAAAGCTTATAGAATCAATGATATGCTTCATAATAAACCTAGCTATGTTATTGGAGTTTAATTTATGACGTTTAGCAAGCCATCTATTGTAGCTTACAATGTACATTCCAAGTATAGAAGTTCTAACTAAATTTACTTTATAGTTCATCTTTATAAATTAAGCCTCCTAGTTCATTAGATTTATCAGGATGTTCAAACTTAAGATATTTAATATTAACTTCCATAAGATCCCTATCAACAGTCCAACTATCTAACTCATATCCTATGAAATGACTAATATTGAGACTACGAAGATACTTGCTAAGTAATAGTGCTTTAGCAGTCATTCTACCCTCCATCGTCTTCATATAAATTATTATTCTTTATCACTAGATATACTCTGGCATTGTGCATTATAATCTTATCTGTAGTGTCATTACAAATATGAAAGTCCCATTTAAAGAACATATTCAAAGCTCTTATGTATGTTACTAGCAGTAATGAAATATTCATTTTTCTGAACACATATTTACTAGATAATCTCTGATCTTTACTTGATAACACCTTAACCCCTTTAAATGCATTTTACAGTCTGTACACACTGGTGGCTCACAGTATTTATTTCGCATATTACTGTCACCATCACCTATATTTAATCCGATAATATCATTACATAATATAATATATACTAGCATCATTTCTTTCATAGTTATATTCCACCTTTCAATTCAAAAGATACTTACACAATAACATAATATATTTATAAAAATTGACATATAATCTGGAGGTGATTCACCATTAGATATAGATTAAAACTTAAAGAATCTGATCAACAGCAATCTGAGACTCAAATCTTAAAAAAGATGGAGCATCTATCTACTATAATGAGACCTATTAAATATGGTTATTTAACTAAAGATGGACGAAAGATTAAAGCATCAAATGATTTTGATGATGTAGAATGGTATAATAGCTATATATTACAAACACCGCAAGAAGTTATAAATAACAAACTTGGAGTATGTTGGGATGATGTAGAATTTGAAAGGGCTTATTGTAAAAAGAATGATATCCCACATAGTACTTTCTTTATAAAAACTCATTATGGTGATGATAGTAATCATACAGTTTTAGTGTTTAAGACTGAGGATAATAAGTTTTATTGGTTTGAACATAGTTGGCACGATAAACGAGGAATCCATGGCCCATTTATAAATATAAAAGATATCTTTATAACTATATCAAAAGTAATAACAAAAGACCCGCCAGTTAGATTCTATAAATATGGTAAGCCACAGTATGGTTGTAATGCTATACAATTTGAAAAATTTGCTACTAAAAATTTAGTCTGGACAGGAGGTGTATAGAATATGCCAGGAAAAAGAGTTTCTAGTCAAGTACCTTATCCTAGTAAAGCTATAGGAGATTTTTTAGGAGAGGTTGGCAATCTATTACAAACTCAAGTTTATAATAAGTTTAAGCACGTAATAATTGGATCTTTCAATAAAGCAGTCTTATATTTAGAGCAGCTTAATAATGATAAGAATGTTACTAGTGAACATGGTATGTATAAAGATCTTCCTATGATGATCTATACACCAACTTTAGAAGAGCCAGTACCACAAGTGGATTATTTATGGAATTATCCAGGTACTCATCCATATATGTCTTCATGGAATAGACCACCCATTATGTTTGATGATGGAACTATGTTAACTATGACTACTAGAAGAATGCAAGGTAATATAGATTTAAGAATCTTTGTTGATTCACAACCTGAAGAACATGACATCCAAATGTCTTTCTTAAATTTCTTTAGGGGTCTAAACACAGTATATCCACTTAATAATGTCACATTAGAATTTTGTTTAGCAGACAAAATAAAAATGTTAACTGATAGAAATGATGAAATAGTACTCAATCTTTTAGATAGTAATATCAGTCATAAACTTGTAAAAGCCACCAATCAATATGAGTATATGATCCCAATAAGTTCTACTCCAACACTAAGATTAGCATCTTTAACTGATGCATCTACTTTTTATGGTGGAACAGATTTTGCTGAATTTGCTTTATCTGGGTCCTTGCAGTATGAATTAGAAATACCAGCAGTTATTACACTACAAACTGAAGTAGACATTCGATCTATTCAATTTAACATTACAACAGATATTAATACAGATACTGGAGAAGTACTTGAAAGTTTCATAAAAGAAGTCTAGTAATAGACTTCTTTTTTTATGTCTTGACAAAAAGAAATGATTAGTGTATACTCTGTATATCTTAAGGAAAAGGAGTTATGAGAAATGTCATGGTTTATTAATTCATTGGGCCTAGTGCTTGGAGTAGGTTTAGCTTGTTTTCTTTTAGCACTTTTAGTAGGGTCGTGTATGTATTATGCTAATGAGAAATGCGGAGATGAACTAAATGGTTCTTATAAAGTATATCAGGAAGGTAAAAGAAACATTAATATTGGAGGGAATTGTAGTGTAGTTCAAACAAACGGTACAACTATAATTAAGAATGATGATTATACCATTATAGTTACTAAAGATGGCATTAGTGTTAATGGAAAGAAAATTGATCTTAATAAGGAGGAAACTGAATAATGTATAACTATGATCCCGAGAGTATGAAGATTAAGATTTGCAAAGAGTGTAAGGGTACTGGTTTTATTGAAGGAAATGAATGTCCTAATTGTAAAGGCACTGGTAGAATTGTTATTAGAACTAATGAATCTGAATATCAGATTAGTGATATTGAAAATGGTGTAGTTGACTTTGATAAGGATATTATGAAAGTTAAATTGTGCAAAGCTTGCAAAGGACTTGGGTTTATGTTTGATAATATGGGTAACAAGATTCAATGCACTGAATGTGGTGGTAGTGGAAGAGTTATTAAATGTGATCCCAAGACAGAACTTCTAATGAGTGAGATTGCAGAATTTAGTCATACTGGAGAATAACAAATGGAAGAAAAAAACAATGAAATTTCCTGTAATAGCTTGATGGAGAAGCTAGACAAACTAGACCAGATTGATGAAAGTATTTCAAAACTAAAGCATATCCCAGATAACTGGAATGCAGCCACTTATAGCTTTGTACTTAATGAAATATATCATCTTAGATCTGATTTAAATACTTTAAGAAGTGCCCTTGAAAGAATTAAAATGAATGCACCAGGATTAACTAGATAAATAAAAAGACTACCTGTCATACGACAGGTAGTCTTTTTTGTTACAATACTTTTAAGGAAGAATGATACACTAATTTAATTAGTCGCGCTCACCATCATAGAAGCCGTTATCACCCTTGATGCGGAGGATACCGACACCCTCACGACGGATGAAGCGAGTAGCAAAGCGGCTGATGAAGCTCATTGAAGGCTTACGACCAAGGGGCCAAGGCGAAACAACGAGTGGTTTGTAAGGAGCATACACGAAGATAGCGTTGGCTTCGTCAGAAGGCTTGATCATAACAAGAACCTTGCCCTGGGGCATAAGAGGAGTGCTAAGAGCCTTCCAAGTATCGTTCAGGGTACCAGCGACAGGAGTCTCACCATACTCACCGCCCTTGATGTTACCATCAAACTTATACTCTGAAGTGTTCTTAAACAGAGCAAGATCAAGAGGATTGGCGATAAGAACGTTGGGCTGAGTCATGTTGGTATCAACATAGATCTTGGCGCTAAGATCGTTAAGCTTGACAACGATCTGGTTGTTCCACTCACGAGGACCGTAAGCGAAGTTCTTCATAGGACGACGATCAAAGGTGAAGCGATCAGAATCACTTGAACCATCGCCACAAGAAGTAGGATTGAAAAGCTCAGTCTCACGAATAAGCTTATTAAGGATACGACGATCGATATCCATAGCAATGATCTTACCCATATGATCAACAAGCTGAGTCTGGATATCAATATCGAAGTAAGCCTTGTAATCCTGCTCCTCCTGGATGGTCCAGTTGGTCTGAATCTCAAGGTCCTCAGCGCGGAATCTCACATAGGTGCTCTTAAGGTGAACTTCATTAGCATACATCTCTTCAGCCTGGTTAAGCTGACCAACGATACGAACGCTCTTAACATGAAGAACGCTGGCATCCTTGTCGCCAAGAGTTGACGAAACAGAGAAAACGCCATTGGCATAATTAATATGACCAGAAACGATATCCTCACGACCACCGCAAGGAACAGCAAAGCTGAAAGCGCCGCTATCCTCAGGCTCAACATTGATATCAACTTCGCTGTCATCGCTAAGTGTAACACCAACAATAGCGAAATCAGCAGAAAGAATGTGAGCATTCGAAGGAGTATACTTGCCAGGCTGACCAGCAAGATTGCTCATATGATCAAGAAGATCAAGGCGGTGGATAGCACCAGTGCCAGAAATAGTAACATCAAGTGGCTCGATATCAACATTAAGACCAAGCTCACCGAAAGGCTGACCGGTAGACACTGAAACACGGTTGTTGGGCATTTCAACCTCATTGCCACCAACCTTAGCAACAATTCTCATGAAGCTCTTAACAATTTCAGGCTTGTCCATAGGAAGAACCGTAAGGGCCTCTCTGGCAACAAGCTGAGGCCACATTCTACGGAAGATGGGCATCGTTAAAGGAGCAATAGGAGTGAAACCATATGCAGTTGATTCTGTAGTAAGAAGACCAGTTCTCATATGATTAGCCATCTGAAGGAATGAGTCCTTAACCTCACCCTCAAGACCTTCGGCTAATGACTTTGAGTATCTATCAAAGAGAACATCCTCAGCAAGGATCTCCTTATAATTAGCATAGGGATCAAAACCCATCTTGCTCATAGTATTAACTGACTCTGTTAAGAAGCCACGAGTAATATTTTCTGTAGACATTTGTATTACCTCCAAGTAATATTTTTTAAATTCGGGATGTTTGAAAAGAAATAAGTTCTGGAGTTTTTGTCAACTTTTTACTCTTAGCTCTTATAACGCACTTTTTTGATTGGTATACTTTAAAGAATATGCTAGTTTTATAATATGATTTCACTACACCAAAAGTCTCTTTCTTCTTCTTCTTTTTGACCTTTCTAATTATTATAATGGATTAGTGTAAACATGTAATGATCATACTCTATAAAAGCTATCAACAACTATAAAGTACATCATAGTAAAGTCTAATCAAAAAAGTATAACAAAAAACTATATGTAAAAAACCTATAAGGTTTTATACCAAAAATTATTTAAAATGTTTGTTAAAGAAATCTATGTATTTAAGGTTTGAATCTTTTTCATATTTCTTATCACGATCTGTATCAAGATAATCATTAAGATAATCAATCATTTTATTATGATAAGATTTAGTAACATCATCTTTATCATCATTAAGATATGACTCTAAAAGACCTAATATTACTTTATTAGAATCAATAGTTTTCTTCTGTTTGGTAGTAGTTAAACTATTAATATTCTCCATAAGATCCTGAAGTTTCTTATCTATTGAATTTGAGGCCTTATTAAAGCCATGTAAAATACCTGATCTATCAAGAGTAATTGTTCCAAAAGTATTTTCTAAAAGAACCTTTTGCTTTGGAACAACTAACGTTGCTTCTGATACTTTACCAACCATTCGAGCTTCTTTATGACTTGGATTTGAAACACAGTCATAGGTCACCATTTCGAATGGTTCCTTAATAGTTGTAATACCAGAAGAATTAACTTCTGATTCACCCATTGCTCTAAGACTGAATCCAACAGGAACTCCATCCATAATTAACCCAGCCATATCTCTACCTTTTTGAGTAGAAGCTGTTTTAATTATTCCCATTACTTTGTCTCCATCAAAATAAATATCCTCAATTATATGAGAAGTATTCTGATATAAAACAACAAAGTGTCTATATGAATCAGTTTCTGAATTACCTGATGGAACTGGGTGATCCATTTCACCAGTAAGAGCATGCTGTTCAATTAATGGTCTAATTTTTTCAACACCATGCATTAATACTGACTTTGGATAAATTCTTTTATTTTTATTGACATCATCACAGGTCTGTAATATTGTTTTTATCTTAACCTGTGGTCCACCATTTCTAGTAGTTGCTTCCAATAACTGATGCTTTTGACCAGCAATTGGTTCAAATTCTTCTGTAAAAATAGTAGGTATCTTAAACACCTCCTCTTTTGAAAACAATTACTATAGGAGAAATAGAGAAATTATTCTAAATCTCCTATAGTTTGTTAAGAATTAAATTAGTTAATTTTTGTATAATTATTTTTAATTAAATACTATATTAATACTATTAAGATCCTCGATATTAGTTGAATCATTAATAGCTTTTCTATATTGCTGTTTTAGTAAGTGATATTGAGCGTACTTATTAAGCATCTGATTCTGAACAGACTTCATTACACTTATTGGGATATCATAATGAGTATTATCATCAGCATCTGTGATATAACCAGATTCTAAACCAGAAGATTCAAGTAATTGTATTGCGCCAAACATCTTTAAACTATCATCTGTATTAAACTGCATCTTGTACCCTTCAGTAGTAGTAAAAGAACCTTTAACTGCTTCGTCAAATTTAATAGATAAGTCTTCTAACTTTTCATCTTTATACTCTTCAAAAGTCTTTTCAGATGGGACTTCATCTTCTATAGTTGGGTTCTCTCCCCAAGTAGCTAAAACATTTTCATATAAATCCATTCTATTGTATTGAGTACAATCTGCTAATAATTCTGCTCTGCCTAAATTAGAATTTATATAAGCTCTTCTACCTATTTCTTCTATTACTAAACTACAATTATCGGTATTTATTATGTTATCATTTACTACTATTAAATCTTCCGGATTAAGGTTTTCTATAAGTTCATCCATTTACATCACCTCTTTAACTTGAAGCTAAATATATACCCGTGAATCTCATATGAAATGATTCATTTACAGCTATAGATAGATTATAACCAAATAAATCGTTAGCTGTAATTGTTGTATAATTATTTCCAATTTCCTATTGCTAACCAGCATATATTTCCCCAATCAACTGAATATGCTCCATCTTTAATTTTATTAACAAACATATCAAACCCAGTTGTACTTCTTGATCCAGTTTGAGTACAAAATACAGAAGTTGAATATTGACCACCATAGCTAACATTACTAAATATACGGGGCTCACTAGCAAAAGCTTTAGTAAAAGTTACAGTAGCATGCCCAGTAGTATCATTAGGTACGTTAACCAAGCCCCAACATATTTGTAATCCACTATAATATCTAATATATCCATTGTTCCCTATAGATTTTTCTTGGGCTACTTCTACCTTACCTCCATTACAATCTACATTAGTATCGTTATCAACAAAATTAATTCTAAACATTCTTCCATTAGCTGCACCATTCTGAAATACTCTAAAACTATTTTGATATAAATCTATAATTGTTTCATAATAGCTACTTGATGATGGAATTAAGCATATTTGTCCGCCTTCATTACTAGTATTTTGATTTAAAACTCTTAATCCTACGTTATCAACGCCTGACCCTTGAACACTTAAATATGAAGTCTTATTTTCTAATTCCGATATTCTATTATTAACAAAAGCAGTAGTAGCTATTTGAGTAGAATTATCTGCAGTAGCTGGCGTAGGTGCAAATGTTTGTTTAGTCCCATCTGCTAATACTTTTACACCTAATTCACAACTACCAGAAGCAGATGAGCTGTGTTGAATAGCAACCAGTTTAGTAAAAGTATCATTAGTTGTACTTACGTAATTTTCAACACAACCTGTACGAATATTATTTGCCCCATAATAATTTATAGTGTTAAATGCAGAACTACTAGGCGGGTCTTCAGTTGTTAATTTAGGGTTTATAAATTTAAATCCATTTTGCCAAGAACCGTCTGAATTAATAATAACATGTGAAAAACTCTTTTTATTAGTAATAGATTGTACAGTATCTAAAGTAACATAATCACTTAAATCAGTTGAAGCAGCTGGAGTAGGATTTACTAAATTAATTGGTACTTTAGTAGGAATACCCATTAATATCCCTTCTGAACAGGCTGTTGAACAGTTTGATTATCAGATTGCTGATCAGGCATATCATTTGAATTTACCTCATCATTTTTTCTAAACTGATCATCTTGATCTTCCTGTTGATTCTGTTTAGATTTCTCCTTATCAACTACTCCATTCAACTCATCAATACAATTATTTAAGAACTTTTCAATCATATCATTTAATTTAGGTAATTCTGGTTTATCTCTAAGATTAGCCATATTATCTGTAACACCATTGATTAACTGATTGATTGATTTCTTAAGTTTATCTATCTTTTCATTATTGATTTTTTCTGAAAGATTAGATACCTGAGTCTCAAGCTTATTTAACTGATCTATATTATGAGAAAGTCTCTGATTCTCATCTGGACCTTCTTGTGCATTAGGATCATTCGGATCTTCACCAGCTAATGGATCATCTGGGTTTTGCTCTTGATCGGGATTATTAGGATCTTCTGGATTACCTTCTTCACCCATATCTCCACCTTCAGGATTATTTGGATCCATTCCACTCATATCATCTTGAGGTATATTTGGATCTTGCTGATCATAATTATCCTCTGGAGGTTGTTCTTGATTCATTTGATCTTGACCTGGAACTCCCCCTTGATCTTGCGGTGCTTGTTGATTTGGGTCTGCTCCCATATCTTGCATATTTGGGTCTTCCTCCGGAGCTGCTGCGTTGGGATCTTGATTAGGATCTGCTGGAGCAGCTTGTGCATTTGGATCTGCTTCTGGGGGAACAGCATTAGGATCTTCCTCTGGAGGAGGTGGAGCTGCATTTGGATCTTCTTGTTGAGGAACTTCTTGAGAAACTCCCCCTCCATAAGGAGTATTATTAGGCATTTGAGCTTGCATAACACCTGGCTGCATCTGATTAAATGGCTGCACAGCTGGCATTGGCTGTCCATAATATGGCATTTGGACTGGTTGAGCCACTGGAATAGGTTGAACCATTGGTTGAGGCATCATCATTGGTTGTGGTGCCATCATTGGCTGTTGCGGCATCATAGGCTGCATTGGCATCATCATCGGTTGCGGTTGCATCATAGGTTGCTGCGGCATTGGCATTGAATCGTATCCATTGCCAAACTGAGAATCATCATAAGTAGGTGGTTCAGAGTCGCCATCATAATTATTTGCATTAGGATCTGATGGATTCATTTGAGGAATCTGATCCATAAAATCATTAAATCTATCTCCAGTAGCTCCTTGATCCTGATCATGCTCTCCATCATCAGGATTATTTACATCTTTTTGTGAATCTATCACATCAGAATATGATGAATCTCCTTCCATAAATAAGTTAGACATATTTAATTCATCAGCAGCATTTAAGCATTCCTGAATAGTTCCATATTCTGACATAATGAATTTTAATAATTCATTTGAAATATAATTGCTATTAATATTACTCACCTCTCTTATTGAATTCCCATAGATGAAAGATCTCCACCTAAACTACCGCCACCTAAAGCTTGCGAAGTGCTCATACCAGTATCTGTTCCACCCATACTGGACATACCCATATCTCCACCAAGATTATCGAAGTCTCCACCCATACCAGAATCAATTCCGCCCATATCAAAACCGCCCATATCTCCACCCATACCCATTCCTCCACCCATCATACCCCTATCCCCGCCAAG